AGCGAGCGTAGCATCGAACGGGCGATTTGTCAACATCACGGGCATAAATTTCTGAGAATCCTGACATAAAAACTAGTCGAGGTCTGATAATTTTTCCTAGTCGAGATACTCATAATTCTCATAGAAGCTAGTCGAGATATATCACACATATAATAAGTCTAGTCGAGACTCTCATCATCATTCATCATCTCATATACTGTATGTGAATATGAATCTAGTCGAGACACCCGCACATCATATCATCTAGTCGAGATGTGTGCATATACTCATATACTTGACACGTCATCTAGATGTGTGCTATCATATGTACATACACTTCGAGATACACATTATCATGCATAAGCGTGTGTACACAGTCACGCTAGACATCGAATGTTGGGATGACCTGAAGGTCGAAAAAATTGATTGGGCGAAAAGCATAAACTCTTTTCCCGATGAGTTTATCCATTCTAACACGAAATTGCTAGAGAACGGGGTGCCAGTGGACAGTATCCGAAGTGGCACAACTTAAGTTGACGGGGCAGCTGGATTGCGATAAGATCCATCCCAAATATTACAGAAGGTTACAGTTATTATTTCAGAGCTCGGGGAGTGGCGAAGGTTTTCTATCAGTCCTACCCCAGACTCTTGTTTTTGTTATATACTCATTATAATCGAATATAAAGGACATTACAACCTTGAGTGTGCCAGTTTATGAACTGTCCATTACGGGTTGTTTTTTGTTGTGAGTGGGGTATAGTAGGAATGTAAACGTTATCCCCGCTGTATGAACTACGAAGAAATTATGAAATGCTATGAGGGCGAAACTGATATCCACGCTTCAACATCGTTTGAGTTTGGTTTGATGAATGACCTCTACTGGCAATTGTTCTACTCATACCCAGAGGTAGACTAATGGAGATGAAAGAAGTCAAATCCCAAATCAAGGATTATGTGCGGGACCATTACAAGTATTACGGTTGGTACCCGTATGATGTAGAGGTTGGAGATGTAGTATACACCTACGAACAGTATATGGATATACTGGCTATGACAGTTTAGAAACTGTCTACTATTGGTTGCATCCGTGTGACCATCCATTATAATAAGTACATACACAAACGGAGAACCCTTATGCCGAACTGGTGTCACAACAGAATTACAATCTTTGGTAATGAAGAATCAGAAGCAAAACTCAAGGAGATTGAGGAGACTTTCAGAAAGGCACAACCTTTTAATGAGATTTTTCCTGTACCTGATTTCAAGACAATTCCAAATGAGGAAGGAGTATTACCAGTTCTCAAACAGGAATTCAACAAAGACGGAAGACTTATGTGGGAAACATACAACTTTCCAGATGGTACGAATGATGATCGTTGGTATATGTGGTGCGTTAATAACTGGGGTACAAAGTGGGATGCAGGGGATGTTGACATTGAGTATAATGATGCGGAGATATTGGAACTCGAATTTGATACTGCTTGGAGTCCACCCGAAGGAATTATGGAGAAATTGCGTGAGAAGTATCCAGACTTATCATTCCAATGTTTCTATGATGAACCAGGAATGGAAGCAGCAGGATACTATTAGGACACTTTTTAAACTGTCCACATTGGGGTTGCATTGCGTAACCCCACCCATTATAATAAAAGTAAATCAACCCCCAAACATTATGAGAAAGATTGAAGAGCAAATGAACCACGCTATCAGACACAGAAAGAACTGGTCAGGTAGTAACACCACCGTCACTTGCTACAAAAAAGATGGCATCACGACTGAAGTAAACGTTATGCTTCACGGTAATTGCATTGCGTGGTTTGATACTGCATCAAATGATTTTAACATCTCAAGTGCAGGTTGGGAGACCGTAACCACCAAATCAAGATTAAATGCAATACTTGAAGAGTTTTGTGACGGTGCCAGAGTGGTACAGAGAAACTTTGATTGGTTCCTATCTGATTTCGGAACTCTTAAACCATTCGTTGACGGAATGAAGATTTAAAAAAACATCTAGTCGAGACTTAAGCATGTCTTAACAATCTCGACTAGACACACATGCTATAATACAACTAGATACACACACCCCTATGAGACAACTAACATTGACACAATCGCAACTAGACTACCTACAAGAACTAGTCATGTTCGCATACGAAATGGAAGTCCCAGAGCAGAAAGGTTGGGACATTCAAACTTACGATAACCTAGTTGATGAGGTGATGAAGTGATCGACACCTATAATCAGGCGGGTTACGTGCGTCGCATGGAGATGGTCGGGTTACGTAACATGATACGTGCATTAAGTATAATGGAACTTCTCAACACTGAAGAAGAGAACCAAAGACTAGCACTTGCCAAACACGAAATCAAGCGAAGACGTGCCAGTTCATAAAGTGGCACAAGCTGGGTTGCATTGGGTTGCAACTTGGTTTATATTAGAACGTAAACAAATTTCCCTTACAAAAATGACTATTGACGAATACAAAGATTTACTTCTTGAAGATGAGATCAACATTGGTTATGATGTTGAAGAAGATGACCTACCCGAAGAGTTGGAAGATGAGTCCTATATTGACGGACTTTTAACAACTGGATTTCATGCGGTTGATGCTTCGGAAATGTTCGGAGAAGAAGTCGTAGGTTATTCTTTATATTAATTTAATATTTGGGGGTTGCCATGCGTGACCCTCTATCCTATACTTAAAACAGTTCACCCTTAAACTATGCCTTACGAAATCGCCCCAACAACTTCATTTCCAACTGAAGCACATGCCCAAGAACACCTAGAAGGATTAATTGAAGACGGGCATGACGAAGACGAAATGAAAGAGTTTATCGAAACTCACGGAGCAAAAGACTTTGTTTGTTATTTTGAAGACTACGCAAGAATGGTTGAAGAATACGACCAAGAGACAGTTGACGCATTTCTTGAGGAATTTGATCTCATGGATGTTGAACACCTTAATGATGCGTATCATGGAAGGTTCGACAGCGAAGCAGAATTTGCTGAGAATTTTTTAAATGATTGCTACGGGATGCCAGACATGCCCTATTGGGTTGCTATCGACTGGGAGAAAACATGGGAAGATGGACTCTCATGGGATTATACATTCAATAACGGATATGTATTCTGTAACAACTGGTAGTATGCCAGTTTAGAAAGTGGCACAATAGGGGTTGCAAAGCCCCTAACCACATTTTATAATTAGTACATACAAGTTAATTCCTCTTATGCCTACTAAACAACTTCACTCTTTAAACACATTTAAACCTTATGCGGTACTTTACAGGACTGGTGGACAGATTGAAAAATTTCATTTTCTTAATGGTTGGGGTGCTAGTGTTGCAAACCATACTGGTTCATATGGGGGTGATGACGGATTATACGAACTTGCCGAAATCAACCCAAATGGTCACATTATAGACGATTCAATTAAAGGTTGGTTAACCTTTGCGGAGGTTGATTGCTATCTTAGAGAGATTGCAGAATATTAAGAGATTGTTAAGAGTACTTGCAAAGGTACTCTTACCGACTATAATAAGTACATAACAAACATTTCCCTTAAAAAAATGAGTACATTACATCACGAATCAATACTTGAAGATTGCTTAGTTGAAGCAGAAGAAAACTTCAGAGTATCAAACAAACTAACTCAAAAGCAGTTAGATGAATTACTTGCTCACCCAAGAGGTGGAGTCCGTGACGCAATCACGAAGCAAGCACAGAGACTATTTGACGATAGGTGCATATAGCACCTATTGGGCATCATACATCCAAATTTGGTTAGGAGTGTAAGTCCCATATGCCAGTTAACAAACTGGCACACCTGTAGCCCCATTTCGTGAATGGGTGGGGTTATAATAGTTGTATAACCGCAATTGAAGCAAATGACTTTAACCCTCTCAGAAGTACAATTCAATCTAACTAAGGTTGATTTTACCACACTACCAAAACCCCGAAAAAATAAGGGGGTTCGGGGACAGTTGTTAGAACTTGCACTTGGTATTCCCAATAGTTCTAAACTTACTGATATGGTAGACGGAGAATTGAAGTCGTTTACTAAAGGGGAATCAATTGCGGTTACTCAACTTAAACACACATTACCAGAATTAATTGATGACGAATGTTATAAAACATTCCCAGAAACTAAAGTTGGTATCAAATTAAAAAATACATTATTTGTTGCATTTGACAGAGAAAACAACTTCATAGGAACTACAACAATTAATGAAAATTCAAACCCCGAAATTTATGCAATGTTAGAAGAAGATTTTGAATATATCGCAGAACAAGTTCAATTTGCATACTTAGACGATAAAGAGTTAACAACCATTACAGGATTAAATGGTTTACTACAAATCAGAACAAAAGATTCAAAACCTTATCACCCATTAACCTATAAAGGGGTAACATTGAAAAATAAGGGAATGGCATTTTACTTAACAGGGAAATTCGCAAAGAGTATCATATGATACCAAACTACTCCCACCAGGATCGCCTGTAAGGTGCCTGTAAAAAACTCTGAAGGTGTTAGTACCTTCATTTTTTTGCTTATTTTTAAAAAAAAAGAAGGCAGGGGGAGTGTCGAACTTTTGCGTCATCGGGGCGACCCTGCCCCTCTTATACCTTTATTATAAGCGGAGAGGTTGACCAGTGCAAGCTAAAGTGGACAGTTTATGAACTGGCACACTACCCAGTTTTTTTATATGAAAATATGCAATAATAGGATATAAGCAATTAACCCTTATGTTTATTATCACTAATAAAAGATTTACAACTCTTGGAAATCAAATCTTTGAGTTTATGTCTGGATTATATCCAAACCTAACGGAAGTGGATATTGAAGTTATTCCCACGGATTTAACAGAGGATAACGTCTTTGGTTGGACATTAGAAAACAACGACCAAAACGAAATTGAAATCCATAACAACTTAACGGAAAAGGATTTTATAACAACCCTTATACACGAATTAATTCACGTTGACCAAAACGTAAGGGGGTTAAGAGATGACACACAAAGAGAGGAGGAGGCATACGCATTAGAGCATACCTTAACCAATCAATTTTTAAATGTTACAGATTATTAAATCTTTATTAAGTCTACTGGATATGTTCTTTCCAGAGACTATAATAAGGGTAGTTAAACAGTTTTCCCTTATGAACTTTTCACAACCAAAATTAAACCTTTCAGACATTAAGACAGAATACAACGGATGGACAGACTGGACAACTTGGAACGCTGCCCTATGGATAAGAAATGATGAAGGTTTTTACAGCATAGCAAAAGAATGTAAAAACTATGCAGATTTCCTTTATGAAATGCAAGCAATGATAGGGTCATTTGCTACACCTGACGGAGCAGACTGGGGCGAAGCAAACATTGACGAATTAAACGAAGTAATTTCTGAATGTAACTAATTGTTTCAATTCGCTGATATGGGGGTTTATTCCCCCAATTATCCTTTATAATAGAAGTAGTTAAGCAACCTCTTATGTTCAACAAAAACTTACAACCAATCTACGACGGAAAAGTCCTAGTAAATCAATCAGCACTTGAAAATCCAGTTGTTCAAGCAGCATTAAAAGAGATGTCAAAGAGAAACTTTGAACCTCAAGAAATCAAACCGCTATGGTGTGTGGTACATCTCAGACAGACACTAATTATGTTTAATTCAATGACTCAACCAATGTACATAAAAGGCGATTATCAATTAATCGCACGTTACAACAAGTTTCGACCAGTGCGTAGAAATTGGCGACTTAAACAACCCCTCTGATGGGTGGGTTGACTACGACCCCACACAGGGGGCAAGCAGTGATGAGTTAACAGAAATCTGTAATTCATTATATGACAGATGTTTATTAGCGGAATTAGGTGTTGACGGATTCAAACCCGCTGACCAACATAAGTTAATAAAGTCTTAATATTTGAGGGGGAAAAACTATTGACTTTTTCCCCTTTTTCCTTTATTATTATAGTATAAGTTTCATTCACCCCTTATGACAAAAACACAAAGACTAATCAACAGAATCAACGAAAAAGAATCTTTCTATGACGTTGCTTATGTATGCGAAGATTTTGAAACATTTGAAATCGAAGTTGCAGAGTGGGGAGTCGATTCAATCGCAAAGGTTGACTTTGACGACCCCGAATTAGACAGAGAGCAATTAGATGCTTTCTTTGGTTCATTCGGTTGCACTCCAAGCAATCCGCACCCTTGCAGTAAATACGCATTAGGAGTTTAATCCTAATGCAGTCCTTTCATTGTAGAAAAAATAGAGTTCGACTTCACGGACTCTATGGGAACAATTACAGAGCAGGAGCAGGAGTTCATCACGGACAACACTCTGGGGCTATGGCACGTTACCGAAGAAGATCAACTGGTTGATTTTATAACCGACTCTGTGGGGTGGTGCGTGAAGAGTATAAAATACTGTAAGAATCGACCCCACGCATTAACTTCTTATATGTAACGTATTGTTTCGGTTCGGTGGATATTTACCCCACGGACCTGAACTCTATTCGTTATAATAAGTATATAAATTACATTCACTTTTTAATTATGATTACATATTTCGTTGAAGTTCCTAACACAAATGTTAAAGAACCAGTAAGAACACTGGAGGACGCTTACCCTATGTGCTACGACTTAGCACAGGAATTTGGATTTGCAGAGGTCTGCTGGTATGCTCTGAACGGAAAAAGAGTTACCGAAGGTCACTACACCGACAGGGACTAATCTCCCTGAGTCTCACCTGAGACTGTTCGTGCGTTGGCAGCAGGGGTGCGGGTTCCCGCCCCCCCGTTATAAAATCGCAAGGTACCATTAAGCTATAAACGACCCAAATCGACCTGTAAATATAAAACGCACTTAGTTTACGCAGGGGGTACAGATTTTTTTTCGTGTGTAAAAATGAGCACACAGGATTTGCAAAAAATACCTATGTACTATATACTGGAAGAAGTGAACATCATACATGAAACACGATTCTGAATCTCAAATCCAACCCATCACAACAGACACTATCACAGGTGAATATAAACTCACAATCCCAGAATGGATGATGAATGAATACGGTTGGTACGAGGGAATGAATCTTGAATGGTTTATTGACAATGGTGGCATCCACATACTCGAAGAGGAAGAATGAAAACTTACCACATCTATCTGGACGATAATAAGTGTTTGTTTAAAAATTTGAATGAAGAAGAGTTCGATATTATATGGAATAAGTTATATACATCGTACTGGAAGGATGAGATAACATACGAAGAAATTGCTGAAACACCATTACCATCACTTGAAGAATCGTCTTATTAATGATTGAAACACCTTTTTGGAATGATTTCTTTTCTGTAATATCACCAGAGAATCAGAATGAAATAATTGAACACTGTATGAATCCAGATCTTGAACTTCCAACAGAAAAGTTTGAATGGGGAGATGAATGTTTAAGTGAGAAAGTTCATTTAAAACTTACAGGATTTACAGAACTCTTAAAACCATATGTTATCGAAGTTCTATCTGAAGTCATTGATGAAGGAATACCTTATGGTTTTTCAATTGATGAGGTATGGAAGAATACTTATCATCGATACTATCATCAGGAACAGCACGACCATCAGGGATATGAATTATCCTTTGTAATTTTTATGAGAGATTCTGAAGAGAATGATGCAAAATTTTATTTTGTAAATGAAAGGACTCGTCTCAGTGCTGAGATATGGGGAGATATAAGTGGATTGATGTCAAGTAGTTTACCAATTGAAGGAAAGAAAGGAGATATTGTATTTTTCCCCTCTCATATGTTACACGGAGTCTCTCCACATAAATCAGATACTCCTCGTATAACTGTATCAGGAAATATAAGTATAACTCAATTAAGTGAGTAAAACCGAATCATAATACTTTCATTGACAGTGTATAGATAATGATGTATAATGAATGTGTAATTACAACATATTATGGCGAAAGGATTTACAGTAAAAGCAAAGAACCCAAAACCAAAGAAGGCAGCAGCTGCACCACAATATGATTATGCAAAAGCAAAGGAAATGATTAAAGGAAAGACAGTTGTATTCTGTCTACCTGGTCGTGGAGTATCCTATACATTTCTCAAGTCTTTTGTATCTTTATGTTTTGATTTGGTTCAATCAGGAGCAAGTATACAAATCAGTCAAGATTATTCATCAATGGTTAATTTTGCCCGATGTAAGTGTCTTGGTGCAAACGTTCTTCGAGGACCTGACCAGTTACCTTGGGATGGTAAACTCAATTATGATTATCAATTATGGATTGATAGTGATATTGTATTCAGTGTCGAGAAGTTCTATCAGATACTTCTAATGGAAAAAGATATTGCAGCAGGTTGGTATTGTACCGAAGATGGAAAGACTACATCAGTTGCACACTGGTTAGAAGAAGATGATTTCCGCACAAACGGTGGTGTGATGAATCATGAAACTATCGAAAGTATAAGTAAGAGAAAGAAACCATTTACAGTTGACTATACTGGTTTCGGTTGGTTATTAATAAAGAAAGGTGTCTTTGAACATAAAGAAATGCCTTATCCTTGGTTTGCTCCAAAGATGCAGGTATTTGAATCAGGAGAAGTTCAAGATATGTGCGGTGAAGATGTATCATTCTGCCTCGATGCAAAGGAAGCAGGATTTGAAATCTGGTGTGACCCACAAGTAAGAGTTGGACACGAAAAGACAAGAGTGATATAATGGTAGGACTCACAATTCTACTGATTATCTTTATACTATTCTTGTTTATACAGTATTACAATCCACATCGGTAAATGGGAAATTACGGATTTACAATTATAGTATGGATCGCAATCGGACTTTTTGTATTCAACAAATGGGAAAACCGCAAGAAGAAAAGAAAGTAGGAGACCGTTATAACGTCCTACGCAAAGGCAAGGTCATCTTCTGGAATGTATCAGAGTCAGAACTCTTTGACATTATGGAAGACCTTGCAATCGAGTCCTATTACAATCAGACTCTTACATCAAATGATATTACTTATGAACCTTATATTGAGGAACCTTTAAATGGCTAAAAGAACTGGAATGATGGGCAGTACTTATATTACTGAGACAAGACCCAAAAAAACTCGTCAAGGGCGGGGCAAACACTCGAAATATGCAGCAACGTCCCGTAACTCGGCTCGTAAAAGATATCGGGGGCAAGGGTCGTTAATGTCTACCTTAATTACGAATCTTCCTTCTTATGAAGTATGGGTACGAAAAGAGTACTTAACCGACCATAAGAGTGGACATGGTGAATTTGTAAAAGGAGTATGGGTATCGGCCAAGAGCATTCCTGGTCGTGCCTTTTATTTTGAGACGTATTTGCCCGAATATGCTGCGATGTTTGATAAACTACCCATTTCGGCATTTCTATCAGAGCCAGAGATACCTGACCCTGATATGACTTTACATAATTTACAGTTCTGGAACTGTATGGACTATGGTGTAGTCGCTGTTCAGAAGCAGTTTATCGGTTCAATGCACTATGAAGTCTATACAAGAGACTTTGGCAACCAAACAGGCACCTACATCTGTACTTTAGACAACTATCATGACAGTGTAGACGCAATTGACTACTCAACCAGTGAGCAACCTGCCGAACATAAGTCTCATAATCTCTTAGAACTCGATAATGGACAGTTTTGTCTCTATCCAAACAACAGAATGAGGATTTATGACAACAGTATTACTCCAGAAACACCAAAAGTGCCCGATTTTAAGGTCTCAACTGTATATTACCAAGTTGAAAACGGTCATGATCGGGATGGACTGGGTTCAGAAGAGAATTATTTCTGGAAAACAGCAAAAGAACGCAATGAAATCGAAGAAGTTGAAGAAAAAAAGGAAAGAAAACCGTTTGAACCAAAAACAGGTAATGTAGAAATCAACATTGAACCAGAATTAGGATGAAAAACGTAAAAAATGCCCATATGGGGCAACATTTACTCGTTGAAGTGTATAATGTACCCTTTGACAAGTTAAATGATAAGGAAAAAATAGAAAAAACAATGGTAAGAGCAGTTGAAACCGAAGGTTTGACTGTTCTTAACACTTTTAGTCATCAATTTGAACCCTATGGAGTGACAACTCTCATCTCTTTAGCAGAAAGTCATCTTTCTTGCCACACTTGGCCAGAAAAAGGGTGTGTAGCAATCGATATTTTCACTTGTGGGAAGCAAAAATCCACGTAGTGTAGCGTGGTGGATACTCAATTACTTCGATACTGATGATTACGTTATGAATGATTATGCAAGATAGGGTATAAATAAAACTAAAAGCATTAATAATGGCGAGTCCACGCAAATCTAAAGCATTTAAGGATATAAGTTTGTCTTTCGACCCACATCCAGTGACAAAAGACATTCCTATACTTGCAAATGAGCGAGCAATCACTAGATCTGTAAGGAATTTGGTTGAGACTATACCTACAGAGAGATTTTTTGACTCAAATTTAGGTACAAATATTCGTGAACTACTATTTGAAAATATGAGTGCTTCCTCTGTAATGATTATAGAGGATATGGTGAGAAATACAATTAGAAACTATGAACCAAGAGTAGGTGATATTGGTGTTGAAGTAGATGCAGTACCAGATGATAACTCAGTAAATGTTAGAGTGCTTTTTGAGATTATAGGATTGGAAGCTCCCTTACAATCTTTTTCTTTTATATTAGAACCAACAAGATAATATGCCTTTTACTCAGTTTACAAGTTTAGACTTTGATCAAATCAAAGCACAAATTAAAGATTTTCTTCGTTCAAACTCAAATTTTTCAGATTTTGATTTTGAAGGTTCTAACTTTTCTGTTTTAATTGATGCTCTTGCATATAATTCTTACATCAATGCATTTAATGCAAACTTAGTTGCAAATGAGTCATTTTTAGACTCTGCTACAATTCGTGAAAATGTTATATCTTTAGCAAGAAATATTGGGTACGTACCCCGTTCAAAAACTGCTGCAACCGCTACAATTACCATAGGTGATATAAACTTAGGTACAACAGATGATAGCACTCCTAAGTTCTTAACTCTACGTTCTGGACTTGTTTGTGTTGGTAATTCACAAGGAACTACATATCGATTCTCAATACCTGATGAGATTACATCATCAAGAGTCAGAGATATTGGTGGAACTTCATTCGCACAATTTGCAGACCCAATTAGTGTATATGAAGGAACATTACTTCAAAGGGTATATCGAGTTGATACTACAAAGGAATTAAGGTATATAATTGATAGTCCTAACATTGATAGTTCAACATTAAGAGCATATGTCAAAGGTCCAAATGAAACTGGATTTGGAAGAAAATATTCAATGATTGATAATATTTTAAATGTTGATAAAAATTCAGAAATATTTTTGGCACAAGAAGTGCAAGATGAAAAATATGAAGTATTATTTGGTGATGGTTTATTTGGTCGTAAATTAGAAAATAGTTCAATTATAACTACGACATATATTGTCACTGATGGTGAAACTGGAAATGGTGCTGCAAGTTTTAGTTTTCAAGGACAGTTTACAAATAGCGATGGCACCTTCTTTACACCATCTGATAGTATATCAGTAACTACACTTACAAACGCTTCTAATGGTGCTGAAGTTGAAGATGTGTCTTCTATTAAGTACTTTGCACCAAGACTCTATTCAGCACAATATAGAGCAGTTACACCAAGAGATTATGAAGCAATAATTGGTACAATATTTCCTCAAACAGAGTCAGTTGCTGTTATTGGTGGAGAGGAATTAGACCCACCACAATTTGGTAAAGTTCAAATTAGTATCAAACCAAAAAATGGTACATTTGTATCTGATTTTGATAAATCACAAATTAAAAATAAATTAAAGAGTTACGCTATTGCTGGTATAAATTCTGAAATAGTTGATTTAAAATTACTATATGTGGAAATAGATTCCAATGTTTATTATAATCCATCACAAATTTCTTCAGCAGCATCTCTAAGAACTGCAATAATATCAGCATTAAATGAGTATTCTTCTAATGTTGAATTAAATAAGTTTGGTGGTAGATTTAAATATAGTAAAGTTAGCACACTTATTGACCGTATTGATAACGGAATTACATCTAATATCACAAAAGTTATTATTAGAAGAGATTTAAAAGCATTATTAAATCAATTTGCACAATATGAACTTTGTTTTGGTAATAAATTTAATATTAATCCTGCAGGATATAATATAAAAAGCACTGGATTTACAATTAATGGTTTTAATGATGTTGCATATATTACTGATGTTCCAAATAAAAATGCTGTTGGTACTTTGGACAGTAGTAATATGGGTACACTTAGTGTCGTTACTAAAAATAATAGAGGTGAGCAGAGAGTTATAGTTAAAGATGCAGGTGTTGTTGATTATAAAAAGGGTGAAGTGATATTAAATACTATCAATATAACATCAACTGTAAGTGATAATAACATTATCGAGGTTCAAGCATTCCCAGAATCAAATGATGTAGTGGGATTAAAGGACTTATATCTTAATTTTGATGTATCAAAGAGTACAATAAATACTATTAAGGATGTAATCGCTTCAGGTGAAGATGTTTCAGGAGTCGTATTTACCAGAGATTACTACACATCAAGCTACTCTAATGGAGATTTAGAGAGGAAATAATTTATGTCACAAATTGACAAAAGAATACAAGTCAATACCATTATTGAGAATCAGTTACCAGAATTTGTGGTATCTGATTTTCCTAATGCTACAGAGTTTTTAAAGCAATATTATATTTCACAAGAGTTTCAAGGTGGTGCATCTGATTTAATTACGAATCTTGATCAATATTTAAAAGTAGATAATTTAGTTCCTGAAGTAGTTGTTGGAATTACAACTATTTCTGCAGGAATATCTACTACTGATACAACTATAACTGTTCCTAGTACAAAAGGATTTCCATCTGAATATGGATTACTTAAAATAGATGATGAAATTATATCTTACACTGGAATAACTTCAACAACATTTACTGGATGTATTCGTGGATTTAGTGGAATTACAGGATATAATGTTGGTATTTCTTCTTCTTTACTTGAAATTAATCGTGAGAGTTTAAAATTTAATCAAACATCAGCAACCTCTCATACATCTGGATCATCATTAACAAACTTATCTGTATTATTCATTCAGGAATTCTTCAAAAAAATGAAGAAAACCTTCTTACCAGGTTTAGAAAATAATGATTTTGCAACAACCTTAGATGTAGGTAATTTTGTAAAGTTTGCTCGTTCATTTTATCAATCAAAAGGTATTGAAGAATCTGTAAGAATCTTATTCAAAGTATTATATGGAGTTGAAGCAAGAATAATTGACTTAGAGGGTAATCTTATAAAACCATCTGATGCAGAATTTATACGTCGTGAAGTTGTAGTTGCTGATGTAATTGGAACTGGTGAACCTCAAAACTTAACAGGTCAAACAATATTCAAATCAACAGATACTTCAACTAATGCATCAGTTTCAGAAGTTGAAATAATTAAACGTGAAGGTAGAAATTATTATAAAATTGCATTATTTGTTGGATTTAGTGATCGTGACTTAATTGAAGGTGTATTCACAGTACCAGGCAAGACTAGAGTTCTTGATAAAGTTGATGCAGGTGCAACAATAATAAATGTTGATTCAACTGTTGGTTTTGGTACTACTGGAACTGTCATTAGTGGATCTAATTCTAAAATTGATTATACTTCAAAATCAATAAATCAATTTTTTGGATGCACTGGTGTAGCAGTTGGTATAGGAACTGCAGATGATCTTAGAGATAATGAGACTATCTTTGGATATGAAAATGGAGATTTAACAAAAAGAGTTGATTTAAGAATTACTGGTGTATTATCTGAGTTAGTTCCAATTACAGATATTAGTTTAATTAATGAAGGTGAAAACTTCTTCGTTAAAAATATTGGTGAAAAAATAGAAAATGATAGTGAAAATTATAAACAAATTTTTGCAAATTCATGGATTTACAATACAAGTTCAAGATTTCAAGTTGATATTCCAGTAGGTAGTTCAACATTTACTTTAAAAACACTAATTGATAAATCATCTCTTAAAGTTGGTGATCGATTCGATATCTTAAAGAGAAATGAACAGGTTATTGCTGGTAGTGGTACTGTTGCGAGTATTAACACAACATTAAATCAGATAACAGTTTCAAACATTGCGGGATTTACACAAAATGCAAATCAAGAATATGATATTCGTAGAAAAATTGAAAAGGCATCTAGTACAGGTGTATCTATAGTAAAGGGTAATGATAATATTATTGCAGACACTTTAAGTGTTTATGTTGATGGAAACACTGATGGTTATGTTGCATCAAATTCTCTACCAAGTTATGATATAACAACTGATATTATTGAAGAGACTCTTACTGGAGGAACTGCTGCTGGATTAGACGCATTTAATCCTTTAAATGACCGATACAGTTTTATTAATTTTCCTCTTTCAAGAAATATAAAATTTATACAAGGTGATGCTGTTACATATCAACCCGAAGGTGGAGGACTGATTGGTTTAGATACTGGAAGAACATACTTTGTAGACCCTGTTATACCCGAACCAGGTCAAGACATTACAAAAATTAGAATATTTAATTCTTTAGCTCAAATCGGATCTGCAAGTACAGTTCAAGTTGGTCCAACTACATCCACAACTGATATTCATAGATTTGTCTTACAGAAACATTCAAGTAGAGTATTAGAACCAGATAAAATTATAAGGAAATTTCCTTTATCACAAAATCTTTTTGTAGCATCAAATCAAGATATACCTACAAATGATATTGGAATATTAATCAACGGTGTTCAAATTCGTTCACCTATTTCAGATAATCAAATATATTATGGTCCTTTAGAGTCCAGTTGACCTTATTAAATGGTGGAAGTGGGTACGATATTTTAAATCCACCAATTGTTGGTATTGAAACAAGTAGTGGAGTTGGTGCTGCTGTTGAACCAGTAATTCAGGGTACAGTCAAAGAAGTATTTGTTGATCCTCAAGAATTTGATATTGATCAAGTAACAAGTATTTCATTAACAGGTGGTAACGGAAATGGATGTGTATTACAACCAATATTAGGAACTAGAAACAGAGAACTTCTATTTGATAGCAGAGATATTTTCTTTAATGGTGGGGTTGATATAGTAAATGAAACTATTACCTTTAAATCTAATCATAATTTAACTGATGGGCAACTCGTATATTATGGATCTAATGGAAACAGTCCAATCGGTATTGGAACTGCATATGATCTTGAAAATAAAATTAGTGGCACATTATCTGACGGTGCACCATATTATGTAAGATCTGTGAATCCATCTACAGTAAGAAATTTAATACTCCAACAGATGCATTATTTGGAACTGCAGGTATAAACACTGTTGGATTATCAACAGACACTGCTGCAAGTGGTATTCATAAGTTAGAACAGAAAGTAGAAAACACTCTAGTTGCAGTTAAAGTTTTAGAAGAGGGATCAGGATACACTCATCGAAAATTGAGAGTAAAACCTATTGGAATCTCAACATCATTAAATGTTGTTTCATTTAAGAATCATGGTTTTGATCAGTGGGGAGATAGTTGAATATTCTGCAGAAACTACACCGATACAGGGATTATCAACAACATCATCTTATTACATTAATAAATTAACAAACGATACATTCCAATTAGCAGACGCTGGAATTGGAGGAACTTCAACAGTAGATTTTAATAGAGGTAAATATATTAATTTTGAATCTGGTGGTGAAGGATTCCAAATATTTAATTTTCCTCAGATTACAGTAAATGTTGATGTTTCTTATGGTTCAACAATTACTGGTAATATTGTAATTACTCCTGTAGTAACTGGTGAATTAATTGGTGGATATCTTTATGAAGAAGGAACAAATTATGGTTCTACCACTTTAGATAAAGAAGTTGTTCCTAAAGTTACTATTGAAAATGGTAGGTATGCAGAATTTAAACCAATTATTGTAAATGGAAGAATTACAGATGTAGCTGTTGTTAATAGAGGAAGAGAATATAATTCAAGTCCTGAAATTAGAATTACGTCAACAGGTGGTGGTGCAGGTGCTGTTGTTCGTCCAGTTATTCAAAATGGACAGGTTATCGATGCTATAGTAACAAACACAGGTATTGGTTATAGTAGCGTATCAACAGAGGTAAGGGGATTTCCAAGAGGTTCCAACGGATCATACGCAGCAAGAGTTAGATCTCTAACATTGAATAATACTCACAGATTTGGGGATTCATTCTTATCTACAAAAGAAGATACATTAAGATTCAGTATATTAGGTTACTCTCAAGATATTGCTAATAATTTTGAAAATACATTTAATGTCACTTCAAGTGGTGAATTTAGTAATATAACAGGTCACTCACCAATTGTTGGTTGGGCATATGATGGAAATCCAATATATGGTCCTTTTGGATATTCAGATCCAGATAATATTAACTCTACATTAAAAATAATCACACCATCATATGTAACTGATATTAATAGAGTTACAAATCGTCCACCAGGTTATTCTGCAGGATTTTTTGTCGAAGATCATGTATATAATGGAACTGGTGATTTAGACATTCATAACGGAAGATTTGGAAAAACACCAGAATTTCCAAATGGTGTATACGCATACTTCTCTACTGTTGGATTAGGAACAGGTACAAACAAATTAGAGGGTAAATATCCATACTTTATTGGTAATACATATCGTTCACCATTTATAGCAGAAAATCAAATATTAAATCAAGAATTTGATTTTAATAATTCTGGATTAAGAAGAAATACTTTACCATACAATGTAGATGAAAAATTTGCAGGTAATGATTTTGTCATAGAATCTTATGAAAAGATAAGACAAATTTCAAAAATTGAAGCGGTCACTAAGGGTGGTGTTGATGGATTTACAATTTTAAATGGTGGTACAGGATATAAAGTGGGAGACACCACAGATTTTGATGATGAAGGAACAAATGGTTCTGGATTCCGTGCAGAAGTTGATGAGATAGTTGGTATTGGAATTTCTCGTATTGATACAACTATTAATACATTTGAAAATGCTATTTTTACTTGGAATAATTATGACGAAGTAACAGCACAGTTTTTACCATTTATGGAGTTGAATGATCAAACATCCGTATCCATATCTGGGTTAAGTAGCTCTATCGTAAATTTAACTAATTCATTTAAAGTTGGTGTCACAACTAATAGAGTTGGACTTTCAAAAACAATGACAATTGGATCTGGCAATGGTTTAATTCAAGATATACATGTAAACAGATTACCAACTAATGTTGCAATAGGTGGTTCTATTAGAATTGGTTCAGGGAAATGTAATAGATGTTGAGGAAGTAAGAGTATTAGATGTATTTGATCAAAGGAAAGTTATTAGAGTATTAAGACATACAGGTGTCGCACATACTGCTGGATCTAATGTTGATGCCCTGAATAATAAAATTAGTATACCTGTTAAAACAACAAAATTTGAATCAGAACCAAATCAGTTAATTTACTTTAATGGTCCTCAATCAGTTGGTGTTGGAACTACAAATGGTGGTGCTGTAGATGTAGACACCTTTGTTGGTGATTTAAAGAAGTAGTATCAATACCAACAAGAACAATCCGTATTCCAAACCATCCATTTAAGACAGGTCAAAAAATTACATTAAATAAAAGAAATGGTGCAAATAGGTTTGATGTAGGTACTACACCATTAGTGACTGAATTTAAAGTACCACATTTAGGACAAAATTCACTCGATGTATATGTTATTAATAAAGGTCAAGATAATATTGGTATTTTAACTACTAGAGTTGGAATTGGAAGTACAAGTGAGGGTTTATATTTTTATAGCAATGGATCTAATTCTGGAATTTCTTCAGGATTATATTTCTTTCCAAACAGATAAAAAACAAATAACTGGTGATATTGATAAAATTACAACAACAGTATCAACAAATGTATCTGCAGCAAATACAACTACTCATAATCTAGTTGAAGGTGATACTATCAGAATGAATGTAGTACCTAGTTTAAATGTTGGAAATGGTACCACAACTCCTGTGTCTGTTAATTACAATTCTGAATTTGAAAAGTTAATTATTGATCCAATATTATTTACTGCCTCTGATATTGAAACTAATCAGATTGATATAGTTGATCATGGATTTGAAACTGGAGATAAAGTATTTTATGATGGTGCTGCAACTGGATTAAGTACAGGAACATACTTTGTTAATAGAGTTAGTAGTAGAAGATTCCAACTTTCAGAGACTATTGAAGATAACAAATCAAATCCAGTAAGAACTGTAAATATAACAGCAAACACTGGTGGAAATCAATCAATTGCATTAATTAATCCAAGAATTGATGTTGTTAAAAATTCAAAATTAAACTTTGGATTAACAAGTAGTACCTTGTTAAATTTTGACTTTAAATTATTTTATGACAGAAATCTCACAAACGAATATTTAAGTTCACAAGATTCAAGTGCATTTAATGTTGGTACTGGTGGTACAGTTGGTATTGCTACTAATAATACCGATCCTATAGGTGCTGCACTTACAGTTCAATACTCAGCATCTTCGCCAGGTACACTATATTATGGTTTAACCAAAGGTGGATTTATAAGCACTGCAGATACTGAGGTATCAAATTATTCAGAAATAAGATTTATTGATAGTAAGTATAATAATGAGTATAAAATATTTAACGTAACTGATGACACCTTTGATTTTTCACCTGTAATACCAGAATTTTTAAGTTATACAAATAGTGATTGTGAAAAATTAGAATACTCTACCAAGTCAACAGCAGTTCACGGTCAGATAAAAGATTTAAAAATAGTTTCACCAGGATTTAACTATAAAAAATTACCTCAATTTAAAAAGATTAATAGTGTAAGTGGAACTGATGCAAATATAATTGCTTCTTCAAGAAATATTGGAAGAATTAAAAAAATAAGAACAGTTGATATAGGTTATGAATATTCTTCAGATAAAACCTTAAGTCCAGAGGCATTTATATCACCTGTTGTTAATATTGATAATCTCGATATTATTGATTCAGTTAATATTGTAAGTGGTGGTGCTGATTATATGAGCACACCTAACTTAATTGTATTCAATCCTATATCAAATACAGTTGTTGATAATCTCTCTTTACAAGCTAGAACACCTAACCAAACTATATCACAAGTTGATGTATTATCACCTGTTACTGGATTAGACTCAGTTGTACATAAGATAATTTCAATTAACAATTCAAATGGTGTTGGAATTAACTCAGTTTTAATTAGTAATTCTGGTATTGTAACTTGTTTCCTTGAAACTCCAATTAATGGATTTGATACTCAACCATTTGCGACTGGAGATGAAATTTATGTTGAAGGTATACAAAGAGTAGGTGAAGCAGGAATTGGTACTTTAAGTGGAGGAATATCCACTACTACCACCGTTGAAGGAACTGGATACAATTCCGATAATTATAATTATGAGTTTTTCGATGTAGTTAACTACACTGCTGGAACTCAATGTATAGTAGAGTTTAGTACAGCAGGTGTTACAACAAATCCTGGAATTGCTAAAACATTCCAGTCTGGATATGCTACATTAATTAATAAGAAAAAGTATCCAGTAATTGAACCAGTTCAATCAAGAGGTGTTTTTGAATTAAAAGAAACATTGATAATTGGCGATGTCATTACTGATTTAAAAGTTATTGAAGTAAGAAATGATTATATAAAAATTGATGGTAAGTATAAAATAAGAACTGGTGACAGAATTAAAGGTGAATTAAGTAACGTATCTGCTGAAATAACAAGTATTGTAGATAATCAAGCAAAATTCACAACTGATTTTTCAAACAGGCAAGAGTATGGATGGTTAGATGATATAGGTAAGTTAAATGAAGATTACCAAGTTATACCTGACAATGATTATTATCAGAACCTATCTTATACAGTTAAGAGTTCAATTGAATGGGAAAAATTTGTTAATCCGATAAATCGTTTAGTTCATCCATCTGGACTCAAGAATTTTTCTGATACTACAATTACATCTAATATTGAAGTTGGATTTGGAACAGTTCGTGAATCAAATCAAAGTGTTGTTTTAGATGTAGGTAACGTACTTGAGCTTAATGATAAACAGAGAGTAGATGCGATTAATAATTTTGACTTTGCAAAGGATTATGACTCAAGAATTAATGGTTCTAAGTTTTTAACACTTCAAAATAGAACTTTAACCGACTTTACAAGATGCAAAACAAATAGAGTTTTACTACACGATGATATAAGTGATGATTTTTCTAGTGAAGGATTTGAAAGCACTAATACTGTTATAGAACCTCTAATTGAAGATTTTGCAAATTACCTAGTACAAATTATTGATCCTGATACTTTTGATATTCAATTCTCAGAAATCGTAACTTTAACTACTGAAAATGATGCATTTATTCTTGAAAAAACAACTGATTTTACAACACTTAAATTAGGTGATTTTAGTACTGAAATTTTAGCAACAGGAACTAAAAATCTTTTATTCACTCCAACAGAAAAATTCTTAAAAGATCATGACATAAAACTTCTTAAAATTGATTTCAATACAGATTTAACAGGTATTGGTACAAACGGAATCGGTAGCGTTGATTTAACTGGTGTAAATGCTGGTGTTGGATCAACAACTGTCGGATTCACAACTTCATCTATTATTGAAGTTCCTTCATACGATTTTAACAGTTTACATGCTTCTGTATTAGTTCAAGATAGTTTGACAAAAGAAATGAACTATAACGAGGTCATTGTTGATTATGATGGAACAGATACAACAATTTCTCAAACTTATGTTGATACATCATCTGGTTTAAGTAATAGTGTTGTTGGTGTTATAACAGCAAGAGTTGAAAATAATTTAGTTAAATTACAAGTTGAAAATGATAGAGTTAATCCTCTTACAGTTAGATCAAATGTTGTTGGCTTGGGTTCAACTGCATCTGGAATTGGAACTTATCGTTTTTCTGTTGCTGGTCAACCTGCAGGTGCTGAAAGAAGTGCAAGATTAGAATCTGGGTATGTTACTGGAACTGCAAGTACAATAACATATGCAACAATAAACAAATTAATTGATAGTACTGTTAAATCTTTAGTCAGAGTTTCTTGTGGGGAAACATCTGCAGTTCATCAAGTTATATCAATTCGTGATGTTGATGATATTTTAACTGTTCAATATCCATTTGTATCTGCAGGATCAACAACAGGTATTGGAACATTTGGTGGTGAAATAAGTGGTGACAACATAAACTTAAGATTTTATCCAGATGCAGAATTTGATTCATTAATTGAGGTACAATCTTACAATCAAATATTATATACAGCAAGTGATTTTGAAAACACACCTCCTGATTTAACTTATGGTACTGTTAATCAAAAAGTTTTCTTAACAACTTATGATGGTGCTGCTGGTCTTAGAGCTAACAAAAAAGATTTTGTATTAAAACATAATGAAGTTCCAATTTATTCTAAAACTTTTAATCCTGTTGGTACAATCAGCACTACAACAAGTGTCGTTAGTATTCCAAGTCATTTCTTTAACACAAATGAAGAATTAACTTATACTCCTGATTCTACATTTATAGGTATTGCTGGAACTGCTATCTCTATTGGTTCAACATCTAATATTGCTGGTGTTGTAACAACATTATTACCAAGCACAGTTTATGCTAAAGTTATTGATGAAAATAGATTTGAATTATATACAAGACCTGAATATGTTTCAACAGGTATTGCGGTAACATTTTCAGGATTTGGTGGAGGTAATTCTCATAAACTTACTATGAGAAAACAACTAACAAAAACAATTATTGGTTTAGATGGTGTTGTACAACAACCAGTTTCATTTACTTCTATTACCCATAATTTAGATTCAAATATAGGTATTGGACTTTCACAGTTTGTATTAAGTGGAATTGGGTCAGTTGCACCAACCGACTTCCTTAAAATTGATGATGAGTATGTGAAAGTTACTGAAGTTGGTTTCTCAAGTGTTTCTGAAGGAGTAATTAATGATTCAACTGATGTAGCATTAGGTATTGCGACTCTACCAGTTGTAAAAGTTGAAAGAGGTCAATTAGGTATTGCAGCAACTTCACACCTTGCAAACACTACAGCGAGGGTTCATAGAGGTGCATTTAATATAGTTGAAAGTAGTGTGTTCTTTGCAGAACCACCTAAAGGAAATAATAGATCAAGGAGAGATGAAACTAACTTACCATTTGTAAAAGCAGACTTTAGTGGCAGAACATTCTTAAGGAGTAATTATACAACAAATATGTTGTTTGATGATATATCCGATAACTTTACTGGTATTGGTAAAACTTATTCATTAACTGTGGGTGGTGCAAATACTTCTTCAGGTATTGGGGTAGGAAACGGTGTTTTATTCATTAACGGTGTATTCCAAACTCCAAAAACAATTAACAATACTGGAAATAATTATGAATTTATATCAGACACAACAGCTGGTATATCGACTGTGGAGTTCAGTGGTATCACTTCTACAAATGGTGATTTTATCGTATCTGAATTTGATATTAATCAAAACCAAGTTCCAAGAGGTGGATTAATTGTTTCATTAGGTTCAACACCAGGCACAGGATATGCTCCATTACAAGGTGCAAAGGTAAAAGCATTTAAAAATGCTACTGGTGGATTAACAAGTATTGTTGGTATCGGCACATCTTCAGGATTTAATCTTGGAATACAAACTGCAGCATATGATAATCTCACAGGTATTATTACAGTTACTACAAACAGTGTTCATGGATTTGGTTTAGAAAGACCAAATACTGTTAAACTTAAAGGTTTAGAATTTGTATGTCCAAAAACAGTTGTTGGTACACCAACAAATGCAACTTATAATCCAGCAACTGGTGTATTAGTATTAACTATCGCAAATCATGGATTAGCAAATGGTGATGCTGTTGTTCTTGATACGGGTTCTATTTGCTTTACTTGTGACAAAGATAGTAATAATTCTACTCATTGTTATCCTCGTGCAACTGACCCTGCTGCTGGTCAATATCTAACAGTTAGTAACAGAACTACAAATACATTTAGAGTTAATGTTGGTGCATCTGCTGCAAGTGACCAGTATGTTCATACATTTGTTTCCGCTGCTGCAAACTCAGTAAAAACAATTGGTGGTGGTGGATATGTTGGTGTCACAACAACAATCTTCCAAGATCATGAAAGACCATTATTTGTTGTTGGTATAGTTTCTGATAGAACATTTGAAGTTCAGGCAGGTGCAAGCACAATACCTCATACTTATCAAGGTGGTGGTAATGCGTATGAGTTCTTTGAAGATCTTACATTTGGTTCAGGATATCGTGGTGGTTCTGTTGCAATTGGTGTTACAGATCAAGCATATGTTCATAGATTTGTAAGTGCTGGTGTAGGTTCAATAAGACAATCAAACTTTGCTGGTAATGCGTTTACTGCAACAAATGCAGTTTACACATCTCATACAGGAACTCTTGTTCTTACAATTCCAAGTCACGGATTAACAACTAGTGATACAGTTGGTATTGATACTGGTGGTTTAGTATTCAAGTGTTCAAAAGATAATTTCTTCTCAGACCATCCATATCCTCGTTCAGTATCTAAGACAAGTTTCCCTAACTCAGATCCTATCGCTGGTATTCAAACTGCGATTACTGCAACTACAACTAACACGATTACATTAAATGTTGGTCAAGGTGGTGGCGGTGGTACAGGTGCAGTTGTAACAGCAACAGTAGGTGTTGGAGGTACACTTGCATTTAATATTGTTTCTGCTGGTACAAGTTATGTTAATCCTGAAATTATAATTCCTGAACCAAATTATGATAATTTACCAATTATAGGTGTTTCAAGACAGGGTATAGGTGCAACAACTGATTCTGGATCACTTTTATTAGTTGATGTAAAAGTTAGTGCTGCTAAAACAACTGTTGGTATTGGATCTACTACTTTTGAAATATCAGAATTCTCTATCGCAAGACCTGGACATTCATTCAAAGTTGGTGATAAGTTTAAACCAGTTGGATTAGTAACTGCATCACATTTATCCGCACCAATACAAGAATTTGAATTAGAGGTTACACAAATTTTCCAAGATAAATTCTCTGCTTGGCAATTTGGTGAAATAGACTTTATTGATAGTATTCAAAATTTACAAGATGGTTCAAGAACAAGATTCCCGTTATTCTTCAACGGTCAATTACTAAGTTTTGAAAAAGATCTTAATAATTCTCGTTCACAATTAATTGATTTAAACTCAGTTCTTCTCATATTCATAAATGGTGTTTTACAAGAACCAAGTTCTGCATATACATTTGAAGGTGGTACTACATTTGAATTTGTTGAAGCACCAAGACCTGAAGCAAAAGTTGATATCTTCTTCTACAAAGGACAAGATGGGGTTGATGTAGATACTGCAGATATCCAACAAACAGTCAAGATTGGTGATGAATTAAGATTATTCAAACATCCTGTTGGATTTACAACTTCACAAGAAGCGGAAAGAACATTAAAAGAATTACTTGGTGCAAAACTTGTTGAGACTGATATTTACACTGGAGCTGGTATTGATGAAAATAATAATAAACCAATCAGATGGACAAAACAAAAAGTTGATATTATCTTAGGTGGTAAGAAAATAGATAAATCAAGAGAAATTCTTGAACCACAAGTCTATCCTACCTCAAAAATAATTGGTGATTACACAACTACATCTGGAACACAAAATACTAACGGTATATTTGTTGACGATGCAGAGGTATTCTTCTATGAAAAAGGTGATCATTTAACCGCTACTAATCCAGATGAGACTGATGGTGACTATAATTTAGAATATAACACTGTTGATGCTCTTGTAACTTCTGGGGAAGTAAATGTTGGTGCATCTGCAACAGCGATTGTATCTGCAGCAGGTACAATAACTTCAATTGATATTACAAATGTAGGAAGTGGATATGATAGTGCTACAGTAAAAATTAGTTCTCCATTAGTTGGAGTTGCAACATTCATACAATCTGATGGAACTGTAGGAGTGGCAACAACTGCGACAGCATCTGCTACAATTACAAATGGTTCAATATCAGCGATAAATGTTACTAATGCAGGATTTGGTTATTCAAACGTAACTCCACCACAAGTTATTATTAACTTACCAACTTTTAAAACTGAAAAAATTACATCAATTAGTAATGTAGAAGGATTTACTGGTATTATTACTGGCATAAGTACAACTACAGTTAGTGGTCAATCAGCACTTAAGTTCTTCTTTAGGGCAGATAAAGCAGCGAACTCATTATTAGTAAACTATCCAGTGTTTATCAAAGATACAACAGTTGGAACTGGTATTACATCTGTTGATACTCATAATTCATCCATTGTGGGAATTGGATCAACTTTCTTAGATAACATCTATAAAGTTCACGCAGTTGCTTCTACTGGTGAAAATGGTGAGATTACTTGTAATATTCAGAATGGACAAATTACTGGTGTGGGAGCTGGACTCACAGGAAACTTTAATAATAGTAATCCTGGTATTGCTACACATCTAGGTCGAATCAGTTGGGGTAGAATATATAATGCATCTAGGAGTAGTAGTCCAATTTCAATCGGAGTGACTGGATTGACAGTCAATTCTGGTTTGGCAACCTTCCCAACAATACAAAGAAAGAACTACACTACATCGTCTCTTAGAGGTCTTAGATCATCAGGTGCGATTAGAGTGTTTGGAATTTGATTACATTACCTCTATAAATAAAAGGAAAAGAAAAGTTTAGATACAATGTCAGCGATTATTACTGATCAATTTAGAATACTAAACGCTAACAATTTTGTTGAATCAGTAGAAAACACAAATAATTCATATTATGTTTTCATTGGATTACCTAATCCAGCTGGTACTTCAACATTAGTTGGGTATGGTAGGTCTTCTAATTGGAACTCTAGTACACCTGCACCAACTGATAGTTTTTCATATCGTTCACATACAGGTGATACGATGATGTTTGGTAAAAAAATAGCATCCTCTAATATTAGAAGAATTATAAGAAGAGTTGATTGGGTTGCAGGAAGTAGATATGAAATTTATAGAGATGATTATAGTGTAGAAAATCCAAGTCCTTTAACAGCAGCAAATAGATTATATGATGCGAACTACTACGTACTTAATTCCGACTTCAAAGTTTACGTTTGTATTGATAATGGATCAACAGGTTCTAACCCACTTGGAAATGTCTCCCAAGATGAACCAACCTTCACTGATTTGGAACCATCAAAAGCAGGAAATAGTGGTGATGGATATCTTTGGAAGTATCTTTTCACTGTTTCACCTAGTGACATTATTAAATTTGACTCAACTGAATTTATTACTGTCCCAAATAGTTGGAACTCTAGTCAAGATTCTCAAATTAGATCAGTCCGTGAAAACGGTGACTCATCTGTAAACCAGAACCAAATCAAACACGTATACATTGAAAATGCAGGAAGTGGTTATGCTAATGGTTTAAGCCAAGAAGTTGATATAATAGGCGATGGTGATGGTGCAAAAGCAAGAGTCGATGTTGTAAATGGTACAATTACAGATGTTACTGTAAGTGCTGGAGGTAAAGGTTATAGTTATGGCATTGTTGATTTAGGAACTTTAAGTAGTGGTGTTAGTACATCTACTGGTAGAGCGAAACTCATACCTATCATTCCACCAGGTTTAGGTCATGGTTCAGATGTTTATACTGAATTAGGAACGGATAGAGTTATTGTTTATGCAAGATTTGATGATTCTACTAAGGATTTTCCAATAGATACAAAGTTTTCACAAGTTGGTGTGGTAAAAAATCCTACAAAAGTAGGAACATCAGTTACATATACTGATAATACTTACTCTTCATTACAAGCAATTAAGTTTGACACTGTAACTGGAGTACCACAAGTTGGTGAAGAAGTTAAACAAGTATTAACAGTATCTCCAAATACAGGAAAAGTTTCGACAGGTTACATTGCTTCGTATGATTCAGAAACTAAAGTATTAAAATATTTTAGAGATCGTTCTCTTAACTTTAATAGAACAACATACGATCACACCGACTATGCAGGTATTTCAACTGCAGGTCGAATATATGATTTTGAATCTGTTGTTGGTGCAAATAATGTTACAGGAAAGAGTTCATTCTTTTCTGGAGCAATTTCTAGAGATTTTTCTGGTATAACAACAAATCCTACAGGTAATAAATTAATTAACTTAGGAGTGAACTTTATTTCAGGACTTTCTAATTCTGAGATAAATAAAGGGTCAGGTGAAATAGTTTACCTAGATAATAGACCATTAATTGTTAGAAACTCTCGTCAAAAAGAAGACATTAAAATCATACTCGAATTCTAAAAATGCCACAAAAGACTAATTTAAATATATCACCTTATTATGATGATTTCAATAAGGATGATCAATTTTATAAAATCCTATTTAAACCTGGATATCCAGTACAGGCAAGGGAGTTAACTGGGTTACAGTCACTATTACAAAATCAAGTTGAATCTTTTGGTAAGCATCTGTTTAAAGAAGGTTCAATGGTCATACCTGGTGCTATTGAATATGATAATACATATTTTTCTGCAAAAGTAAATGATACACATCTCGGCATTGATGTTTCTGTTTACTTAAGTAATATAATAGCAGCTAATGATGGTAAAGGATTAAGAGTAAGAGGTCAAACATCAGGAATAGTCGCAACAATAAAGAATTTTATATTACCTCCAGCAGAAGGTGTAGATAAAATAACAATTTTCTTAAAATATCAACAATCTGGAACAGATGGTGAAAGCACTGCATTTCCAGATGGAGAAGTTTTAATATTAGAGGAACCACTAACATATGGTAATACTACAATAACAATAGGTGAAACTGTTTTAACATTAGCATCAGAAGATGCAACTGCAATTGGTTCTGCCTTTGGTGTGACTGCTGGAATATATTTTATACGTGGTACATTTGTAGACGTACCAACTCAACAAATTATTTTAGATCCATATTCAATAAATCCATCATATAGAGTTGGATTTGATGTATCAGAAGAAATTATAAACTCAAATGATGATTCTTCATTATATGATAATGCAAAAGGATTTACAAACTTTGCTGCACCAGGTGCAGATAGATTCAAGATATCAGTAAAACTTGCTAAAAAGTCATTAACAGACTATGAAGATACAAATTTTATAGAATTACTGAGAGTTGATAATGGTGGAATTAAAAAATTACAAGATAAATCAATTTATAGTGAAATAGTAACTTACTTTGCAAGAAGAACATATGACGAATCAGGTGATTATTCTGTTGAACAGTTTCGTGTAAACATTCAGGAATCATTAAATGATGAGATAGATTCGGATGGGTTGTTCACTGATGATAGATTTACTGATGATGGAAATGAACCTGATGAGGATCTAATGTGTGTTAATATATCACCAGGTAGAGCTTATATAAAAGGATTTGACGTAGAAGTATCTGGTACAACTATTTTAGATGTTGATAAACCAAGAGATACTCAAAATATTCAAGGAATATCAGTTCCTTTTGAAATGGGAAGTTTAATCAGAGTAAACAATGCCCAAGGAGCTCCTGTTGTTAGTATTGGAGGAACAACAGGAAATATTATTCAACTACAAGGAAAGAGAAAAGCAGGTAGTAACGCTGCGAATGGTTTACAAGTTGGTGAAGCAAGAGTTTACTTTTATTCTTTGACTGATGATACTTACAAAGATGCAGCATCTAGTTTCGATCTATACCTTTATGATATTCAAACATTTACTGTATTAAAGTGTAGTGCATTTACATCATCAGGTGTAGTAAAAGGAATGAAAGTTAGAGGTCTTTCAAGTGGTGCTGAAGGTTTTGCTGCTAAAGATGGTGGTTCTACAGGATCTAATGAAATAGTAGTATCTCAAACAACAGGAACATTTATTGTTGGAGAACAATTAGTAATTAATGAAAGATTAAGTGGATATGAGAAACCATCTATTCGAGAAATAGTAACATATACAATTGATGATGTTAAATCAGTATTTCAAGATGCGAATGGAATTGATGCTGGTTTATTATCTGATTTCAGTGCTGATACAGTATTATATGACCGTGTATTGCCTGGTTTTTCTTTAACTGATCAAATTAATATTGTAGGAACTGCTGCAACAGCAGTCAAATCGCAACTTTGCAGGTAAAGTAGGTATTCAAACAGGATCAATTATATCATTTAATGCTGGAACTGGATCTGTTCCTATTTTTAATGAAGTTACTGGCATATCAGTTGATGGTAAAACATTAACTTTAGGAACAACAGCTAGTGTTGCAGGTATATGTGATGGAGGAACAGTTGCAACAAGCAAAACAACATCATCTACATTTAGAATTAAAGTTCCCAAAATTTTAAATCTTGAAACTTCTGGAATTTTTGCTGAATTACCAAAACCAAATGTTTCACTGGTTGATTTTGGAAATTCAGATTTAACTATTGCAAAACAAATAACAGGTGGTCCAACAAATATTAACAGTAGTGAAATAACATTTAATTCATCTGTTGGTTTAACAACTTCTGTAGGAATTACAAGCGTATTCTTTGAACCATTCGATCAAGAAAGATATTCAATTCATTATAGTGATGGTACAACAGAACCATTAAAAAAAGATCAAGTTTCAATTACAAATAATGCAAATACAATCACATTTAGTGGTTTATCTAAAAATAACCAAAATGCGACTGTTAATGTAACACTCAAAAAACTTGGAATCACAAGTAAATCAAAAGATTACTTAAGGAGTCAAACACTTGAAGTAACAAGAACTCAAGGAGTTGCAACTCCATTTAATGGATTAGCTCAGAGTAGAGGTTATGGATTGAGAGTTGAAGATGAAGAAATATCATTAAATGTTCCAGATGTTGTTAAGGTGCATGCTGTTTATGAATCTAAAGATACAAATACACCAGTTTTAGATAAACTAACATTTGTATCTGGTTTAGCACTAAATGCAAGCACTATAGTTGGAGAGCAAATAAAAGGTCAAGAAAGTCGTGCAATTGGACAAATTGTAAGTCGAACTGCAAATACTGTTGATTTTGTATATTTAAATGATAGTACATTTACAATTGGAGAAATTGTTAAATTTAATGAGTCATCTGTAGAGACTGTTTTACAGGGAGTAACTATTGGTAACTTTGTTGATAGAACAAGTAATTATTCATTAGATAAAGGTCATAAAGATCAATATTGTGATTATTCTAGAATTATTAGAAATGCTCATTCTGCTGTTCCATCTAAAAAACTTTTGATTATATTTGATCAATATCAAGTAGCAAGTGGAAATAGTGGAGATTTCTTTACAGTCAATTCATATTCACCAGAAAGATATACTAAAGATCTTCCCGATATATCTGGAATTCAAGCATCAGATATTCTTGACTATCGACCTAGAGTATCACCATATGTTTATGGTGGTGGTGGAGCCTCACCATTTGCATTTACAAGCAGAGCTTTTGAATCAACAAATCCATATGTAATCACTCCAAATGAAAGTGCATTACTTGGTCTTAATCATTATCTTGGTAGAATTGATAAGTTACTTATGGATTATGATGAAGGTATGGAGGTATTTCTTGGAGAGTCAGCAGAAAATCCTACTGAACCTTCAAGTAATAGTGATGCAATGGAAATTGCAACAATAATTTTACCACCATATTTGTATGATATAAGAGATGCGGAGATTAGATTAAAAGATAATCGTAGATTCACAATGCGTGATATTGGAGCACTTGAACAAAGAATTGAAAATTTAGAGCAAATAACATCTCTAAGTCAATTAGAATTGGATACAAAATCATTCTCAGTTAAAGATGCAAATGGTTTAAACAGATTTAAAACTGGTTTTGTTGTAAACAATTTTAAAAATAGAGATTTTATTGATTTTAATCCTGAAGGTGGTTCAAAATGTGATGTTGATGTAGACAATAAAGAGTTGATTTCTGCAGTTGATTTTTGGTCAATGAATCCTGAACTTGCATTGAATACTGCAATCGATGTTAAAACTGCTGATATGAATTCTAATTTGCAACTTTTAGATTCAAATTGTAAAAAAACTGGAGACTTAATTACATTAGACTATGAAGAAATAGATTGGATTGAACAACCTCAAGCAACATCAGTTGAAAATGTTAACCCATTCAATGTGGTTGCTTTTTCAGGTTTAGTAATATTAGATCCTCCTTCTGATAATTGGACAAGAACCATATATGTTAATAATGCAAGAATAGAATCAACTGGTGCGAGATGGGTCGAAAGTACAAATGTAGTTTCAGATACAAAAACTAGAGGTAAGACAACTACTACTAGAGGAAAACAATATAGCCGTACATCTACCAGACGTAGTGGTAGAACTACTTATACCAAAACTCAAACATTAAGAAGAGCGAGTAGTAGTACACAGGTCACTCGAAGGATTGAAAAAAGTTTTTCAAACAAATTAGTTGGTCCATCAGAGGAAAAAGATTACGTTGAAAGTACAAAGGTATCAAGTATTGTAGATCCATTTATGAGATCTAGAAACGTTGCTTTCTATGCTAGTGGTTTGAAGCCACTCACAAAACACTATCATTTCTTAGATAGTGGTGTTCCAGATATAGTACCTAAATTAACTGAGATTGAAATGAACTCTGGTACATTTTCTATATTTGAAGATGTAAAGGTTGAATTAAATGGAAAAGAAATAGGTTTAATTAGATCTCAAGAACCAAATCATAAGTATGGTGATGAAAACAGACCAGAAGTTCAATCATCATTAGGATCACCTTCTGTAAGTGTAGAAAAATATATCATTGATCCATATGATCGCACAAGACCAGCACCATCAGCAACTTATTCTGCAACATCAAAATTATTTAATACTGATATAATTGGACTTGCTAATAATGAAAAATATTTTGGATACCTTATTAAAGGTGCAAAATTAACTGGTAAATCAAGTGGTGCTGTAGCAACAGTAATTAATACTACACTATTTTCGGATAATTGGGGAGATTTAATTGGATCATTCTTCTTTAGAAATGCAAATAAAACACCAAAACCACCTACTTTATTTACAACAGGAACAAAATCATTTAAAGTAACTTCAACTCCTGATGGATCTATTCCATTACCTGGAGATTTAGCAATGTTAAGTAGTTCTACTGGAACCTTCCTTGGAACTGGAACAGTTTTAACTCAAAGGGATTTTATAGTTCAAGTAAGAAATCCACCTCGTCCACCAGTAAAAGAAAATGAAGTTACTGTAACTGTTGATACTGAAACATCTACTAGTGAAGAAGTAACTGGAGAAAGAACTACTACTACCAGAAGAGGTGGTGGATGGGGTAGGACACTTAAAAGAAGACAAAGGAGAGCAAAGGACAAGCCAAAGCAAAAGCAATGGCGAAGAGGAGAAGGAAATCTAAAGGAAAGAAGGTGGAAAAGGAAAATCTTGGAAAAAGTCAGGTGGAAGAGATCCGTTATGTCAATCATTTACAGTTGATGAAACAGGTGCATTTTTAACCTCATTTGATGTTTATTTTGCATCTAAAGACCCAAATGCTAAATTAACAGTTCAATTAAGAACTATGGGATTTGGAGCTCCAACTGAGAACTTAGTACAGGATTTCTGTGAAATTGTCGTAAATCCAGAAGATATTAATGTCTCAAATGATGCCTCTGTACCAACTACATTTAAATTCCCATCTCCAGTATACTTGCCACAAGGAGAGGAATTTGCATTAGTGTTTATATCAGCATCAACTGATAAGTACACAATGTGGTGTGCAACAATGGGTGAAAAATCAGTTAAAACAACACAATTACCTGATGTTCAAAATGTAGTAGTTTCTAAGCAGTATCTTGGTGGTAGTTTATTCAAATCTCAGAACGGTACAATTTGGACAGCATCTCAGAATCAAGACTTAGCATTCAAACTTCGTAAAGCACAATTTGTCGATGAAGGTGTTGTCAGAATGTACAATACACCAATTGAACCAGGAAATGCAAATACACAATTGTTAATTGACAACCCTGTTCGTTCATTACCTAGAAAGTTAAAGGTAACAATTGATGGTAGTGGTACAAGAACAAATTCTAATTTACCAATTGGTAGAAAAGTAAGCACAGGTGCTGCTGGTGATTCAGAAGATCAAAGTGTAACAGGTATTATTGAGGGTCAAGGTGCTCCTATATCAACTGAAGAAGTTGTAACAGGTGGTTCAGGATATAGTATAAGTGGAACCGTTAGTACAGTTGCTTTGACAGGAAGTGGATCTGGTTGCACAGTAACTGCAACAGTATCCAATGAGGTAGTTACTGCAGTAGCAGTACAATCTGCTGGAACTGGTTATCAAGTTGGTGATGTCTTAACAGTCGATAATAGTCATAGTGGTGTAGTCAGAGGTGCTGGATTAAAATTTGTTGTTGATTCAATCAACTCAACATTCGATACTCTCTATCTAACTGATGTTCAAGGAGAGAAGTTTACTAATAACGAACCATTAGTACAATATGGTGCTGGTAATGATACAAGAGCAGTTATTGCTAACGTTGCTGTAAATGGCGATTCAGTTGTAAATGGTGATTTGTATGCAGGTAATGTATTTGAGGTCACACAGTACAACCACGCACATCATGGAGCAAATAACAAGATAGAAATAGGAAATGTTAAACCAGACACACTTATAGTTCCTTCAACTTCATCACTGACTGCAGAGAGTACAACAGTTTCACTTGGCAATACTGTACCTTTCTCATCATTCTCTGGTATTTCAACTGATAGAGGTGAAGCATTAATTGAAGAGGAAATTGTATCTTATGTTGTTGGCACAGGACAACTTACACTTACTAGAGGTGTTTTAAACACAGTTGCATTACCTCATCCTGAAGGTGCAAGTATTCAAACATATGAAGCAGCTGGAGTATCATTAGTAGGAATCAACACTATTCATACTATTCCAACTAATACAACACTTAAAAATAATTCAGATATTGATAATTATTACCTTGAAGTCAATCGTACTGCTTTAGATCCTTTGAATCAAAGAACTGGAAATTCACTATTGTGTTTCAGAGATGAAAAAGCATTTGGTGGGAACAATACAAAAATTTCACAAAATCATCAGTTTAGTTCCTTTGAACCTCAAATTAATTTCCTAACACCAGGAAATATCACAGATTTAAGTGCTTCAGTAAGAACAATTAGTGGAACAAGTGCAGGTGGTTCTGAAGTATCATTCATAGATCAAGGAATTGAACCAGTATCACTTAACTCGTTTAAATTCTTTGAAACTCCAAGATTGATTACATCAACAGTGAATGAAGATAAATTAACAAATCTTCCTAAACAAAAATCATTTTATGTAGATTTAGACTTAGTAAGTGGAGATGCAAATTTATCACCAGTTGTAGATTTAAAAAATGCAACATTCATATTTGGAAGAAATAAAGTTAATAATCCTATTGGATTAGATAATTATGCAACCGACTCACGTACAAATCGAATATTCAATGATCCTCATGGTTCAGTATTTGTATCTGAAAGAGTTGATTTAGAGCAACCTGCAACTTCATTAAAAGTTATTGTTGGTGCCAATGTTGCACCAGAAGCAGACTTTAGAGTATTCTATAGATTATACTGTGCAGACTCTTCTGAAGTATCATTAACATATAGAGCATTTCCAGGCTTTAAAAATTTAATTGATTCTGATGGAGATGGATTCGGTGATCAAGTAATTGATGAAGCAAATAATGATGGTAGACCAGATGCTCGTGTTATCTCTAGTGGTTTTGATGAGTTTAATGATTATCAATTTACTGCCGATGATTTACAACAGTTTACTGGATTTACTATAAAAATTGTAATGATATCAACGAATGAATGCACTCCAGTTAGATTAAGAGATTTAAGAATAATAGCTCTAGCGTAATGATACAAGTAGAAGGACACAAAAATTTATTTCGTGATGAAGATACTAATGCTATAATTAGTAAAGATGAAGCAGGATATCAAGACTATATGAACACTCGTAGAATTAATTCCGATAAACAGTCCGAATTAGATGCTATGAAATCAGAGATAGAGACTCTGAAATCTATGTTACATGACCTTGCTTCAAAGATAACATCATAGTAAATATAAATACTTTTTAGATCTGAACACGCTAACCTAGATGGCAGATATCAAAGTCAGAGTTGGACAACAAAATGCGACAAAAGTGATTTCTTCACTTGCAGGTGCTGCAACTCTATCATTATCAGAATTAAGTGACGTTAACGTAGTAAATCCGCAAAATGGGATGGTGCTAGTTTATAATGCTTTGACAAAAAAATTTGACGCAACATTGGAGCTGACTCCAGGTGCAACACAGAACTTAGACATCAACGGAGGAAATTTTTAAGTGGCTAGTATTATTAGAATCAAACGCTCCTCTGGAACTGCGAAACCAAGCAGTCTGAATTGGGGTGAAATGGCATATGTGACTGGTGTGGGTCAGTATGGTGGTACAAATCAATACAAAGATAGAATATTTTTAGGAGATGACGGTACAAACGTCAATCCTGTCGCAGGACATTACTATACATCCATGATGGAGCACACACCTGGTGCTTTGAATGGTGTAACAAACTCAAGAAATAGTGATGGTGGTATTGTAGCAATACTTGACAATAGTAGAAAAATAGATGTCTGGAATGTAGATAATTTAACTTTAGATGCAAATACCTTATCCTCGACTGATACTGATGGAGACATAATCTTTAATCCAAATGGATCTGGTGAGGTAATGGTACCTGACGATACCTTCTTGGGTTTTGGTGGTGGAGCAAACGGAACAGCAACTGCTGATTCAAAAATTGAATATGATGAAAATGGTACAGACCAATTAACTTTTACTGGTGCAGATGTAAGATTTAATATTGCAACTCAATCAACAAGTAAAGACGTAGGTGCTGTAATTGTTGAAGGTGGTGTAGGTGTAGAAAAGAATTTAAATGTTGGTGGTGACTTCACTGTTGCTGGTGGTAATAGTACACTTGGTAATATAAGAATTGAGAATAATATTATTGCATCATTATCAGGTCAAGAAAATAAAATATTCATTGACCCATATCCAGATGGTTTGAGTAATGAAGGTGACGTTATCATCAAAGGTAACTTACAAGTTGATGGTACAACAACTACAGTTAACTCAACACAGACAACTGTTAATGACCCAATCATGATGGTTGGTGATACTACCAGTACAAGAACTGTAATGACTGCGATGGCAAATGGAGCTTCAGCAGTTGTAGTTGACCAAGTAACAGGTATCGCAGTAAATGATACTCTTTTACATTCAAGTTTTTCAGCAAGTGGTATTACAACAGTTACAGCAATCAATACTGGAACTAAGACTCTTACATTCCAAGGAACAGCAGTTGCTGGAATTAGCACACAGACTGAAATAACAGTTGTACACGCAACAGACACTAATACTGACAGAGGACTTGGATTTACTTACAACGTTGGTGTAGGTACTGCAAACTCAACTGATGGTTTCTTTGGACTTGATGATAGTTCAATTGCTTCTAATACTGCTGGAGTTGGAAATCACGGAACACACGGTGATAATAGTCGTAGATGGACTTATGTTCCTGATGCAACTATTACAGCAAGTGTTGTTTCTGGTACAAAAGGTTTCTTAGATATTAAAGGTATCTACTATCAGTCAGGTAACTTTAGTTCAGGTGGTGTAGTTTGGTTTGATAGTGAAGGTTTACAGAGGTCTACAAATGCCCCTGCTTCCCCAGTTATTACTTCAAAGCAAGTATTAACTGCAATTACAAAGGTTGTTATAACAACGCCAGGAGCGGTCACACTGTCTCAAGGAGACATTATAAAGCAAGACACCACAAATGCATTTGGTGTCGTTGAGAGTGCAGTGAGTGGTGGTACATCAGTCCCTCTAGTTGGTGTTGAAGGAACATTCAATACATCAAACAATTTAAGAAGAGAAGGTCAGAGTGGTGCAATTCAAAACTTGAGTACATCACCTGACGCTGTAACGAATACATATACTAACAAGCCACATTGGACTTCGACCCTTGATGGAGGAACTTTCTAAAAATGCAACAAAACAGTGAAGTAGATGTTAATGTATTAGTGAATTTATATCATAACAAATTAGCAGCAGCATTAAATCAAAATGTTCTTTTGGAGGCAAAACTCCAAACTCTAAAAAATGATTTTCAAAAAGAAAAAAATGAACTTTTAGAGCAACTCGCAAATCAAACGGATAGTAATGGCAGCACCAAACAGTAGAGGACAACTAATAAATTTCGGTTTGCGTAAACTGGGTTATCCTGTATTGGAAATAAACCTTGATACTGACCAGATACATGATGCACTTGATGATACTCTTCAGTTATATCAAGAACGTCATTATAATGGTATTGAGAGAATGTATCTCAAATACAAAATTACTCAGGAAGATTTAGATAGAGGTAGAGCACAAGGCACTGATGGGGTTGGAATAGTTACCACAACTGGTATATCAACTAATACAGCAGGAACTGTATCAAGTAATTTTTATGAGACTTCTAACTTTATAGCAGTTCCAGAGCATGTAGTAGGAGTAAATAAAATATTTAAATTTGATAGTAGTTCTATATCAGGTGGAATGTTTAGTATTAAATATCAGTTATTCTTAAATGACTTATATTATTTTAATTCAGTTGAATTACTACAATTTGCAATGACAAAAACATATCTAGAAGATATTGATTTTTTACTTACAACTGAAAAGCAGATAAGATTCAACCAGAGACAAGATAGACTATACTTAGATATTGACTGGAATTCACAATCATTAGACACTTTTATAGTAATAGATTGTTTCCGTGCCCTTGATCCTGAACAATACACACAAGTTTATAATGACCCCTTTGTAAAAAGATATTTTGTTGCATTGATGAAAAAGCAATGGGGTATGAATTTAATTAAGTTCAGAGGAACTAAATTACCTGGCGGTATTGAATTAAACGGAAGAGAAATATACGATGATGGAGTTAGAGAGTTAGAGGAAATCAAGTCAAGAATGATGATGGACTATGAGACTCCTCCTCTTGACTTCATTGGGTGATGTATAATGGCATTAAATCCACATTTTTTACAAGGTTCTAGAGGTGAACAGAGATTAGTACAAAGTCTAATTAATGAACATCTAAAAATTTATGGTGTAGAAGTTACATTTATTCCAAGAAAATTTGTAAATCAATCAACAATTATAGAAGAAGTAACTGCATCTAAATTTGATGATAACTTTTTAATTGAAGCATATGTAGAAAATTATGATGGATATGCAGGTGCTGGAGATGTATTAACTAAGTTTGGAATGAGTTTAAGAGATGAAGTAACTCTTACTATTTCAAAAGAAAGATTTGAAGAATTTATTTCACCATTTATGGAAGCAGATGATGATATAGATTTATCTTCTCGTCCTCGTGAAGGTGATTTAGTATTCTTCCCATTGGGTCAAAGATTATTTGAAATAAAATTTGTAGAGCACGAAGAACCATTCTATCAGTTGGGTAGTAATTATGTTTACAAACTTAAATGTGAACTATTTGAATATGAGGATGAAGTTATTGATACTGATATAGCTGCGATTGATACTCAAGTGGATGATGTTGGATATATTGCAGACCTTCAATTAGTTGGAGTTGGTAGAACTGCACAAGCATCTCCAGTTAGAAAATCTGGATTTATTCAAGAAATTTTCCTAAACAATGATGGTTCAGGATTCTCAAGTGCACCTTTAGTTTCAATAAGCACGTCTCCAAGTACTTTGAATAATTCTGATGCAACAGCAGTGGCATTCACAACCTCTAGAGCAAATGTAACTTCTGTAGAGAAGATATTAATAACCAATGCAGGATTTGGATATACAGAAGCACCTACAATTACATTCACAGGTGGCGGTGGAACAGGAGTAGCAGCAACTTGCTCAATTAATACAACATCAAATGGTATCGTTAGATATATTATCACTGATGGTGGTATCGGATTTGGTACTGCACCAATAGTTACTGTATCTGCAGGTGGAGGAACAGGAGCAGTTGGTCTTGCATCTATTGGTATTAATGATACACAAGGATTTAATGAAGTTAAAAGTATATTCGTCATTAATCCTGGTACAAACTATGCTACTGACCCAACAGTTACAATATCTGACCCAGAAACACTCAGTGGTGTTGGTACATACTTCTTTAATGAAGTTGTTCAAGGTATGCGTTCAGGAACACAAGCAAGAGTTAAAAACTGGGATTATGATACAATGATTCTTAAAGTTTCCAATGTTGGAATTGGTACGACAACGACAGGATTCTTTCCAGGTGAAGATGTTAAGGGACTTGAATCTGGAGCAGTGTTCAGTGTTTCTGTGTTTGATGATGACACTACCGATAAATATAATGAAGGTGACATATTTGAGTCAGAAGCAGACTTGCTTATCGACTTTTCAGAATCAAATCCATTCGGGAGTTTTTAATGGGATATCCAAAACCTTATAAAATACCATATGATCCTTGGTTTGATTATAATCTTCCAACAGCAATCACCGATACCTTGCAATGTTGGATAGCAACAGAAAACACAGCAAAATGGACAACTGAAGTTGATGATACCATACACGCTAAAATGTATGATTTAGCAACAGAAAGTGGTTTATTATTAGGTGGATCGGAGTTATTAGCGTAGAAAAATGTTAGGGAATTATTTTTATCACCAAATTGTAAGAAAAACTGTTATTGCGTTCGGTACATTGTTTAATGATATCCATGTGCAACACGATGACGGTGCAGGAAATGTTATATCTGATATTAAGGTTCCAATTGCATACGGACCAAGACAAAAGTTTTTAGCAAGAATTACACAACAGGCAGAATTAAATAAAGCAACTCAAATTACATTACCTAGAATGTCTTTTGAGATTACAAATATATCATATGATTCAGCAAGAAAAGCAGGTATAACTCAAACATTCAAAGCACAAGATAAAAATAATGATCAAATAAAAAGGGTTTTTATGCCAGTGCCATACAATCTTGGATTTGACTTAAATATTTTAGTTAAGCAACAAGATGATGGATTACAAATATTAGAGCAGATATTACCATTCTTTCAGCCAGGTTTTAATATATCAATTGATTTAGTTAAATCAATCGGTGAGAAAAGAGATATACCAATGGTATTACAAAATATTGCACAACAAGACGATTATGAGGGTGATTTTTCTACAAGAAGAGCATTAATATACACATTATCATTTACTGCAAAAACATTCTTCTTTAATCATATTGCAAATACTCCAGAAGGACTTATCAAAAAAGTTCAGTTGGATTACTATGAAGATACAAATACAAGAACAGCAAAACGTGTACAAAGATACACTGTTGTACCAAAAGCAAAGAAGGATTATAACGAAGATGAAGTTATAGATAGTGCAGATGACTTATTAATTGAACCAGGTGATGATTTTGGATTTACAGAAACAAGTTCATTCTTTGGGGATGCAAAAGACTTTGCACCTAATCGAGGAGTAGATATCTAATGAGTAAGTTTGATTCTTTAAATGATACTTTCAATACTGATGATAGTGTTGAAGTAGATGCGATTGTTAAAGCAGAAGATACTGAAATACAGAAGAGTCAAACTAGAGCAGAAAATGTTGAAAAGGATTATGATTATACAAGAGGAAATTTATATTCATTAATCGAAAAAGGACAAGAAGCAATTAATGGTATTATGGAAGTTGCAGGAGAAACTGCAAGTCCAAGAGCATATGAAGTTGCAGGTCAGTTAATTAAAAGTGTGGCAGATACTACAGATAAACTCGCAGATTTGCATAAAAAGGTAAAAGATATTGAAGCAGATAATCCAAAAACTCAAAATACAGTTACTAACAATGCATTGTTTGTAGGTTCAACAACTGAACTATCGAAGATGTTAAAAGACGGAATGCTAAATAATAATAGCTCTGAATAGTCTGTATAATGGGAAAGACTTCCTGTAAAAAGGGACAATACTATTGTAACACTGATAAAAAGTGTAAACCCATTCCTGACGGATACAAAGTTCGTGAGGATGGTTTTTTAGTTTCAGAGGGATCGAATCCTCGTATTGCCCGTAAAAAGGGACAACCTGCTAAATCTAAAAAACACTCTGATTTATATACTGATGAAGATCCTAAAGGAACTATTCATGGACTGGGTTTCAAGGACGTTGCTACTGCTAAAGCAAGTGTGGCGAAAATTAGGAAATCTAGTAGATCACATGCTCATAAAATTCAAGCAGCAATTGCTATGGAGCAAAGAGCAAGAGTGATGGGTAAAACTTCTGAAGCTGCAGTTTATCGAAAGTTTATTAACTCAATGAAGAAAAAGACTAAGAAAATGAATGAAGAGAAGCATGGTGATCACGAACCAGAGATGATTCGTAGTCAGTTGAAAACTGCAGATAGAGCATCTAAACGTATTGAAAAACACTCTCGTAAGAAAGACAATTTCAAAGCGTGGGTTCAATCAAAGATAACTAAAGCATCTGATTATTTGGATACTGCTGCAGATTATCTTGATAGTAAAGATGTAAAAGAAGCATCAAGTTCTGCTCAACAAGCAGCGATTGCGATTAATATGAAGGAAAAAGGTAAGAAACCAAAGAGTATGAGTGAGGGTTCATTACGTTCTTGGTTCAAAGGTTCTAAATCCAAAGACGGTAAAGGTGGATGGGTGAATGTAACCACAGGTGGAACTTGTGCAAGTGATGAACCAGGTGAAGGTGTACCTAAATGTGTATCTCGTTCTAAATATGAGAGTATGACACCTGCAGAGAGAAGATCTGCATCTAGAAGAAAGAAAAGTAAAGATAAAGGTCAACAATCAAAAACAAACGCAGCAAAACCAACATACGTTGCAACCGACAAACCTAAAAAGAAAATGAAAGAAGAATTTGTTTCACTACCACTTCAACTTGAAGTTCCACAAAATGATGGAGAGTTTAAATTAGGTCTGATGTTCCGTGAGAGTTTGGAACAAGATAGAGGTATGCTCTTCGTATTTGAAAATACTGATCAATATTCATTTCATATGAAGAATACTTTTATACCTCTTGATATTGCGTTCATAAACGAAGAAGGTATAATTGAAAGTATTAAAGAATTAGATCCAATGAACCCAATTCCTGTATATCCTGATGGTGAGATAAGATATGCGATTGAAGTTAATCGTGGTTGGTTTGCAGAGAACGGTGTAGTTGTAGGAGATATACTATTAGAAGATATAGAGGAAGAAGAAATAATTACAGAGGTAAAAGACAAGAAAGGTAAAGGTAGTGGCACAAAAGATGCTTGTTATCACAAAGTTAAGTCAAGATATTCAGTTTGGCCAAGTGCATATGCATCAGGAGCATTAGTTAAGTGTCGTAAGGTAGGTGCTGCAAACTGGGGTAATAAATCAGAGTCAGTTGAATACGAAGTAAATGAAAATATGGGTAGATCTGGTAAAGATTTAAATAAAGGTCAAACTATTTTTCAAAAAAAGGCAGAGATGAAAAGACAAAAGAATGTGAAGACAGTAGTTGCTGGTGAAAAGGAATTGATAACAAAAGAAATGAAGAAAGAACATTATGATTGGAGATCAACTTTAGATGAGAAGTGTTGGGCAGGTTACGAAAAGAAAGGAATGAAAACAATGTTTGGTAAGAGGTATCCAAACTGCGTAAAAAAGTCCAAGAAGAAGAAGTAAAAGACACTTCTTCTGATATACAAGAAAAAACAAAACTAAAGAACACTAATTACGGTCCTGCTGTTGTATATCAGGATAATGAAAAGACTGTACCTGCTAGAGTAAGACAGCAAATGCCGACTGGTGGAGATGGTACTGCTTATATGGGTGAGAAGAAGGAACCAGAACTTCCAAAAATAAACAAGAATGTTAAATCAATTAATCAGGTAACTATAAAACCTGGAGATACTTTAGCATCACTTGGATCAAGAGCAAAAGGATTTTTAAGCAGAATGTATGCGGGTGTCGATACTTCAAGAGAAGATAAGTTATCACAAAATATAGTAAACCAAGCAAAAAAATCAAAAAATTCAGCATCTTTTAGAGCATATAAAGATGTAGTAAAAGGAACTCCTCCAAGGAGAGGTCTTGCAAAATTAGCTGCTAGAGCTGGGAAAGCAATATCTAAAACTCCAAAAGGAGCATTAGTTGCTGCTGGATTGGTTGGAGCAGTTGCAGGTGCTCGTGCAATCGGTAAAACATTTAGTCAAATAAGAAAAAATATGAAAGACGCTGCAATTACTAAACAAGTAGATAAGTACGTTGCAGATAGAAAAATACCTGGCGGTCCTAAAAAAGTTAATTACAAACCAACAAATCAATATACTGTAACTAGAGATAGTAAAGGTAAAGTTACTGGAACAGGAAAACTTATTAGAGTGGTTCCTGGTACTGAATTTAAAGAGGAAACTATGACTCCTGCTCAAAAGAGAAAGGATACAATGTTGAAGAAAAAATATGAAAAATCCGATGATATGATGAAGAGTTTTAAAGACCAATATGGTGAGAAGGAAGGTGAAAAAATTTTTTATGCTAAAATTCGTAAAGATGCAATGAAGGAAGAATTAGATAAAAAAGATAAACCATTTGTAAAACACTTAGTTAAGAAATTGAGAAGTGGTTCTAAAACACACGCAAAACAGGCAGATAATTTAGAAAAGGCAATGAATGAAGGTTTAGGTGCTACAGGAGCAAAAACTGCTCCATCACCTGAAGAAATGAAAAAGAAGCAGTTTGCAAAAGAACCACTGACTCAACAAAGTTTAGATGCAAGAAAAACAGCTCAGGCAAATGTGGTAGGTAAAATGAATCAATTAGAGGTCGGTAGTGGAACAAATAAAGACGCATTGAAATCAGCATTATCTAAATCAGGTATGGGTATTAAAATGGATGCTGATGGAGTAGTTCCAAATGTTGGTGCAGTTGTACAAAAAAAGGCAGAGTATGGTATGAATATTGCTCGAAATACTATGAGTAACAATCCTGCAAAATTTACATCAGCACAGAAAAATGATTTTAAAACTGCTGATAATTATTTAAAAAGTGGTCAAATAGAAAAAAATGTGCAGAGACAGATACCAGGTTCACAACAATTTAGACTTGATATTGGTGCAGATGAAGTTAACTTAGCAACTCAAAAATTTAAACCAAAGACAAATAAAGGTTTTAAATTTGGAATGCAAAAAGAAGATATTGCAGATGAAGCATTGACTATTCAAGATTGGAATGTTGATGATATTAAGTTTACAGAAATTGAAACTGTTGATATAATCAAAGCAAAACCACTTAAAGAAAGTATGTCAAACTGGAGAGATGAATTAGATGAAGATTGGCAGAAGGTGAATCGTAAAGATAAGACTGATGGTTTAAGTCAAAAGGCAGTTAATGCATATCGTCGTGAAAATCCTGGTTCTAAATTAAAAACTGCAGTTACAAAAGATCCTAAGAAATTGAAAAAAGGTTCTAAATCTGCAAAGAGAAGATTATCATTCTGTAGAAGAATGAAAGGTATGAAGAAGAAACTTACTTCTGCAAAGACAAGAAGAGATCCAGATTCAAGAATTAATAAGGCATTAAGAAGGTGGAACTGCTGATGAAAGATTTTAAAACTTTTATGGAGCAAGTATCTCCAAAAAATTATGATACTATACCTGTGACTGTAGATGATGCGATTACAAATAGGATCAGAACTTTGGATATGATAAAGAAGAGTTCAGATAAGTTTAGAAAGAGCACTGGATTCAATCTTCCTATTCCTCTTGCTAAAAGGGGTAAAATTAACAGTGATGTCTTAAAATCTAATCCTCAGTTAAACCCTGATAAACCTGGTGATTACATAAAACTTAAAAGATTAAGTGCGAAGATAAAAAAAGCATAATAAGAAGACAGCATAAATAGTCAATAAAAGTTTAGAATAATGATCACATTAATTAAAGGTACTGAAGCAGCATGTGGCACAAATGCTGCAGGTGCATCCACCTTTGGTAGTGCTACAGCAGTCCGTCTTGTTAATAATAGTACAACTGCAAGATTAGTATCTGTTATTGATTCTGTTGGAGGATCTACAACAATTGGAACTTTTACATTACCAGGTAATGCTGTAGAAGTTGTAGAGAAAAAATCAACTGAAGCAATCTTTGCAGCAAACGCTGCTGTTTTAGGTGCAGCTGTAGGATACACAATAAGTTAACAATTTAATTTTACATAATGAGTGAAGTTTATCTTGGTAATCCCAATTTAAAAAAAGCAAATACTCCTATTGAGTTTTCTCAAGAGAATATTCTTGAGTTTATGAGGTGTAAAGAAGATCCTGTATATTTTGCAAACAAACATATAAAGATTGTATCCATTGATGAAGGATTAGTTCCATTTCGGATGTATCCTTTCCAGAAAAAACTAATAAGTAATTTCCATGAAAACCGTTTTAACATCTGTAAGATGCCTCGGCAGACGGGTAAATCCACTACAGTTGTATCTTATCTCTTACATTATGCAGTTTTTAATGATAACATTAATATTGCTATACTGGCAAACAAAGCCTCTACTGCCAGAGATTTATTAGGTAGACTTCAATTAGCATACGAAAATTTACCAAGATGGATGCAGCAAGGTATTATATCTTGGAATAAAGGTTCATTAGAATTAGAGAACGGGTCAAAAATATCAGCAAACTCAACATCATCATCTGCAGTTAGGGGTGGATCTTATAACGTCATATTCTTAGACGAATTTGCATTCATACCGAATCATATTGCAGGATGATTTCTTTGCGTCTGTATATCCAACAATTTCATCTGGTCAAAAATCAAAAGTTATAATTGTTTCTACCCCAAGAGGTATGAATCATTTTTATCGTATGTGGCACGATGCTGATAGAGGTAAAAATGAATATGTACCAACTGAAGTTCATTGGTCTGAAGTACCAGGTCGTGATGAAGAATGGAAAGAACAAACAATCGCAAACACATCAGAGCAACAATTTAAGGTTGAGTTTGAATGTGAGTTTCTAGGATCTGTTAATACTTTAATCAATCCATCAAAATTAAAGAATCTTGTATATGAAAGTCCAATTCAAAGAAATGCAGGATTAGATGTATATGAAGGACCACAAAAAGACCATAATTATTTGATTACAGTTGACGTTGCTCGTGGTCTTGGAAATGATTATTCTGCATTTGTTGTTTTTGATATAACTAACTTTCCATATAAAGCAGTTGCAAAGTATCGTAATAATGAAATCAAACCAATGCTGTTTCCGAGTATTATTGATGATATAGGAAAAGCATATAATAAAGCATTCATATTATGTGAAGTAAATGATATTGGAGATCAGGTCGCATCTATCTTAAATTATGATTTAGAGTATGATAATTTATTGATGTGTTCTCAAAGAGGTCGTGCAGGTCAAGTTGTTGGTGCTGGATTTAGTGGTAAAAGGTCACAGTTAGGAGTGAGAACTACACAAGCAGTTAAAAAATTGGGTTGTTCAAACTTAAAAACTTTACTAGAAGATGATAAGATACTTATTATTGATTATGATATAATATCAGAATTAACTACTTTCTCTCAAAAACACAACTCATTTGAAGCAGAAGAGGGATGTAATGATGACCTAGCAATGTGTTTAGTGATATTTGCTTGGCTAGTTGCACAGGATTATTTCAAAGAAATGACTGATAATGATGTAAGAAAGAGAATATATGAGGAACAGAAAAATCAAATCGAACAAGATATGGCACCATTTGGTTTTATGTCTGACGGACAAGATGAATCTACTTTTATTGACAAGGACGGAGATTTATGGCATACTGATGAATATGGTGACAAATCTTATATGTGGGATTATATGTAATGGATTTAAATGAAAGTAATGTAACCAAGTCTTTATCTGAAATTGCTCCTTATATTGAAGCAGATGGAGGATTTGTAGAGTTTGTAGAGATAGAAGAAGGTACAAACTATGTTAAAGTTAGATTAGGTGGTGCTTGCACAAGTTGTGCAATGAGTGCGATGACACTTAAACAAGGTATTGAAAGTAAAATAATGCAAGATATTCCAGATTGTAATGGTGTAATCCAAGTTCTATAATGGATTTTGATGAACAACTTGAAGTTGACCATTTTGTTCTGACAGAACGTAAGTGTCGTGTTTGTGGAAATATTAAAGATTTAATAGATGGGTTTTATTTAATAAGAAAGAATAAAAGTATTCAATCATCATATTCTTATGAATGTAAAACTTGCACGATTGCAAGAGTAAAAAGTAAAAAAAAAGTAGAAATAAAGAGGTGGGAATATCCAGATTGGTAGTTCATGCACTGTTTCCCCGATGAAAAAGGGTATTTTCATAAATAATTTCAGAAAAATATTCCTGAGATCGGAGAATACAAGATGGCGGTAAATTTAGCCTCTCCTGGTATCCTAGTAAGAGAAGTTGACCTTACCATTGGTAGAGTAGACGCTACAAGCGGCTCTATCGGTGCGTTAGTTGCTCCATTTACGAAAGGTCCTGTAGAGGACGCACAACTCATTGAGAGTGAGGAGGATCTATTACAGACTTTTGGACAACCATATTCAATAGATAATCACTATGAATATTGGATGGTTGCATCTTCTTACCTAGCATACGGTGGCACACTTCAAGTTATTCGTGCTGACGATTACGACACATTAACTGGTGTTGGTCTGAAGAATGCTTTTGTAGGAGCTGCTTCTTCTATAAGAATCAAGAGTGATACTCACTATAACCAATTAGGTTATGATGACAATACAATTACTGGTGTTACAGTTGCATCAAAAACACCTGGTACATATGCAAACGGACTTAGAGTTGCAATCATTGATGCAAAAGCAGACCAAATATTAACAGTATCTGGTATCAGTACAGTTGGATTAGGAATCACACAATCTGCTGCTGGTAGAATCGTTGCTGGTGCTGGAGGAACAAGTGTTCTTGATGGTTACGTTAAGGGTATTGTTACTGAAGTTGGTTCAGGTACTATAAGTGTAAAAACAATAGCACACGTTTCAACTGCTGGAACAGTTACAAATGTAAGTTACCAAAATGGTGGTGTCTACAAATTTAATACTGGAAACGTTGAAGCAAGTGCTGCTGGTTCAAATATTGGAGGAACAGTACAGAGTGTTACTGCAGCAGTTGACTGGTTTGAACGACAAAACATAGTGTTAACAAAAACAGATGCAAATGGTAATCCACTAAGTTTAGAGTGGGATCAAATAGCAGACGCACCTGGCACATCATCTTATGCTTCCTCAAGAGGTGGTAGATTTGATGAACTTCACGTTGTTGTCATAGATGATAAAGGAACAATTACAGGTAATGCTGGAACAATTCTTGAAAAGCATCTAAATCTTTCAAAAGCAAAAGATGCCGAATATTCAGTAGGTTCAACTGCATACTGGAGAAAATATCTTGCAACAAACTCACAATACATTTACGGTGGTAGTGCTCCTGCAGGAATTACAACAACTGGATTTACTGCTGGAACTGCAACTGCAATCGGTAATTTAGATGCAGATAGTGGATGGGATCAAGATGCAAGTGGAGTTAACTTTGGTGCTTCAGGTGTAGTTACATCATCTCTAGCAGGTGGTACAAACTACGGAGATAAGACAGACTATACAACAGTTGGTGCTTTGACATCAGGTGTTGATGACTTAATCAGTGGTTATGAATTATTCTCAAACACAGAGGAAATTGAAGTTGACTTTATAATGATGGGTGCTGCTCATCATCCAAAAGAGCAGTCACAAGCTCTTGCAGAAAAATGTATTGCAGTTGCTGAAGCAAGAAAAGATGCAGTCGCATTTATTTCACCTTATCGTCAAGCATTCTTGAATGATAGTTCAGTAGGTTCTGTAACTGTCAATAACATTGATACGATGACTGAAAACATCGTAAGTTACTATGCTCCAATATCATCTTCAACATATGGTGTATTCGATAGTGGATACAAATATATGTTCGATAGATTCAATAATACATTTAGATATGTGCCATTGAATGGTGATATTGCTGGAACTTGTGCAAGAACTGATATTGAACAGTTCCCTTGGTTCTCTCCTGCAGGTACTGCAAGAGGTGCAATTCTAAACTCAGTGAAACTTGCCTATAATCCAGGCAAAAAACAGAGAGACATTCTATATTCAAATAGAGTTAATCCTGTTATGCTCTCACCAGGTGCTGGTATTGTTCTCTTTGGAGACAAAACTTCATTTGGTAAGTCTTCGGCATTTGACCGAATTAACGTTCGTAGATTGTTTATTTTCCTTGAAGATGCTATTTCAGCAGCAGCAAAGGATCAACTCTTTGAGTTCAACGACGAACTAACAAGGACAAACTTCGTAAATATCATTGAACCATTCCTAAGAGAGGTTCAATCCAACAGAGGTATATTTGACTTTGTTGTGATTTGCGATGAAACAAATAATACTGCAGCAGTCATTGATCGTAATGAATTTGTTGCTGACATCTTTATCAAACCAGCACGTTCTATCAACTTCATTGGTCTAACCTTTGTCGCCACCAGAACTGGTGTTGATTTTGAAGAAGTAATCGGTTCCGTTTAATTAACAGAGGTTTAATCAACTATGGCTAGAAATCAGGTCAATCCACCACCATTAAGAACGATTTCAGACTTTAAAAGTAAGTTGACAGGTGGCGGTGCTCGTGCTAATCTGTTTGAAGTAGTCCTCACATTCCCAGATGCTGCTCAACCAGCACAGGATGTTCTTGACAAATCAAGGTTCTTGGTTAAAGGAGCAAGATTACCCGCATCAAACATTGCACAAATAGAAGTTCCTTTCCGAGGAAGGGTTCTTAAAATCGCAGGTGACAGAACGTTCGATTCATGGACAGTCACAGTAATCAACGATACAGACTTTGCAATAAGATCTGCATTTGAGAACTGGATGAATACAATCAACAAGTTAAGTGATAACACTGGATTAGTTAATCCTGCTGCATATCAGTCTGACGCATTTGTATTCCAACTTGATCGTGATGGACAAAGTATCAGGAAATATCGTTTCTATGATACCTTCCCAACACAGGTCGGTCCTATCGAATTATCATATGACGCTCAAGGTATTCAAGAATTTACTGTTGAACTTCAGGTTCAGTATATTGAAATTCTTAAGGGAGACAGTCCCGTATCAGGCGGTGTAGACATCAGCTAAATAAACATATAACAAAAATATTATACTATGGCAAAACTTTTCGGTTTTTCTATTGAAGAAACAGAAGATAAATCAACTTCTATTGTCTCCCCTGTCCCCAAAAATAATGAGGACGGGGTTGATAATTATATAGCAAGTGGATTTTATGGTCAATACGTAGATATTGAAGGTGCATATCGTTCTGAACACGAATTAATTAAAAGATATAGAGAGATGGCTCTGCATCCAGAAGCAGATGGTGCCATTGAAGATGTTGTTAATGAAGCAATTGTAAGTGATCTATATGATTCTCCTGTTGAAGTTGAACTATCAAATCTTAATGCGAGTGATGGCATAAAGAAAAAAATTAGAGAAGAGTTCAGATATATTAAAGAATTGATGGACTTTGATAAGAAGTCTCACGAAATTTTTAGAAATTGGTATATAGATGGTCGTTTATATTATCTAAAGGTAATCGATACAAAAAATCCACAGGAAGGACTCAAGGATTTAAGATATATTGACCCGATGAAGTTGAAGTTTGTTAAACAAGAAAAAAGGAAGAATGGTAAAGATGATCCTTACATAAGAATTAATAGTAAGGACGATAGTATTATGAGTCCTGAATTTGATGAATACTACATCTATTCAATGAAACCTAATTATCCAACAGGGATGATTGCACAAGCAGGTAAAGGATCGACTAAAATTGCAAAAGATTCAATTACTATGTGTACATCTGGTTTAGTAGATCGAAATAAGAATCGTGTTCTTTCATATCTTCATAAAGCAATCAAAGCACTCAATCAATTAAGAATGATTGAAGATAGTCTTGTTATCTATCGTTTATCAAGAGCACCAGAAAGAAGAATATTTTATATTGATGTTGGAAATTTACCAAAAGTTAAGGCAGAACAATATCTTAAAGAGGTAATGAGTCGCTATCGTAATAAGTTAACTTACAACGCACAAACTGGTGAAGTTCGTGATGATCGTAAATTTATGAGTATGATGGAAGATTTTTGGTTGCCAAGAAGAGAAGGTGGTCGTGGAACTGAAATCACAACTCTACCAGGTGGACAAAATCTTGGTGAACTTTCCGATATTGAATATTTTCAGAAGAAATTATATCGTGCATTAGGTATTCCTGAGTCAAGAATTGCTGCAGAAGGTGGGTTTAACTTAGGTCGTTCATCAGAAATATTAAGAGACGAACTTAAATTTGCAAAGTTTGTAGGTCGTTTAAGAAAGCGTTTTGCACATATGTTCAATGATATGCTCAAAACTCAGTTAATATTAAAGAATATTGTAACTCCAGAAGACTGGAATAAGATGGAAGATCATATTCAATATGACTTCTTATATGATAATCAGTTTGCAGAGCTCAAAGAAACTGAAATGATACAAGGTCGTTTAGGTAATCTTGCACAAATTGAACCTTATATTGGTAAGTATTATTCAACTGAATTTGTAAGAAAGAGAGTATTACGTCAAACAGATCAGGAAATTGAAGAGATTGATATGCAGATTGAAGATGAAATACAAAAAGGTATCATTCCAAATCCTGCAGAGGTTGACCCAATAACTGGAGAACCATTACCTCAAGAAGGTGGTGAAGATTTAGGTGATGTACCACAAGATCCAGATGTAGAAGCAGAAGCACAAATTACTGATGCTGAGTATCAAAAAGATACCAAATCAGCAGAGATATAAATAAACATATTGCTATAATTTAATCTTATGGAAGAATTAGTGGATTTGATTGCGACTGACGCTAGTGCTAGTGATGTATCTAATAAAATAAAAGATACATTAATGGCAAAAGCAGCTGCTCGTATTGATGCTTTTAGACCTGATGTTGCTTCAACTATATTTGATGAAGTACCAGAGGAAGAAGAAGTGTCAGATGAACAACCAACTGAAGAGGAATCAGAATAATGAAACTTATCACAGAAGAAGTCTCACAAGTAAAATTTATCACCGAAGGTAAAGGGAAATCAAAACGTCTCTGTATCGAGGGTGTGTTTCTTCAAGGTGGTATCAAAAATCGTAATGGTAGAATGTATCCTGTTGATATTCTTGAAAATGAAGTCAGAAGATACAACAAAACTTTTGTCTCTCAAGGCAGAGCACTTGGTGAACTTGGTCATCCTGAAGGTCCAACAGTTAACTTAGATCGTGTATCCCACAAAATTACCTCGCTCGTAAGAGAGGGAAATAATTTTAGAGGAAAAGCGACTTTACTATCTACTCCAATGGGTAAAATTGCATCTTCTCTTTTAGATGAAGGAGTAAAACTTGGAGTGTCTTCTCGTGGTATCGGATCACTAAGAGAAAGTAGTAATGGTTGTAAAATGGTTGGAGAAGATTTTCAATTAGCAACCGCTGCTGATATAGTAGCAGACCCTTCCGCACCAGACGCTTTTGTGAATGGAATAATGGAAGGAAGAGAGTGGGTTTGGGAAGGTGGAAGTCTTCGTGAAGAACTCGCAGCAAAAACTGAGAAGCGTATTAACACACTTGTCACACAAAATAGATTAGAAGAAAAGAAACTTAGTCTGTTTCAAGATTTTCTAAATAATCTCTAAATTTAAGAAAGCTATAAATAAGTATAGATTCTTACGAATTTCAATAAATCCACGGTAACTTTTTACACTAAATGGAAAACATCGAAGAAAACGTAGTCACCAAAGGTGCAAAACCTGCAGATCCAATGCCTTCATCAGGCATTCCAGTAGAAGATCTAGGTGGACCTACACCAGAAAACTATAAACCTGATGACGATTCAGCAAAGCTGAAAGATCCTGCACTTACACTTGCACAAGTGAAAGATGTTGTTAATGCCAAAGCTATGAAAGCAGAAGAGGCAGAAACAGAGGAGGAAGTTATCGAGGAAGAAGAAGCAACTACAGATGAAGTAGTCGCTGAAGAAGAAGCAACTACAGATGAAGTAGTCGCTGAAGAAGAAACTTCTGAGGAAGAAGTCATCGAAGAAGAAGAAAGTTATGATGTCGAAGCAGACGTTGCAGCACTTCTTGAAGGTGAAGAACTTTCCGAAGAGTTCCAAAACAAAGCAAAGACAATTTTTGAAGCTGCAATCAAAACTAAAGTTGCAGAAATCAAAGAAGAATTACAAGAGTCTTATGCTACTGCTCTCGTTGAAGAGTTAGACACAATCAAGGCAGGATTAACTGAAAGAGTTGATGGATACCTTGAGTATGTCGCTGACGAGTGGATGCAAGAAAATGCACTCCAAGTAGAAGCAGGACTTAAAACAGAGATGACAGAATCCTTCTTGGAAGGTATGAAGTCACTTTTTGAAGAACATTATGTAACAATCCCTGAAGAAAAATACGATGTACTCAATAGCATGGTAGACAAACTTGATGAAATGGAATCAAAACTCAATGAGCAAATAGATCGTAACGTTGCTCTAAATCGTAGATTGGCAGAATCCAATGCAGACGGTGTTTTCACTGCTGTAGCTGAAGGTCTTGCAGACACTCAGAAGGAAAAACTCGCTACTCTTGCCGAAAATGTTGAGTTTGAAAGTGAGACAGACTATCGTGAGAAACTAGTTACATTGAAGGAATCTTATTTCCCATCAAAAACTAGTGCTCCAAAGAGCACCTCTGAGAACTTATCAGAAGAGGTTTCAACAGATGAAGTAATCTCGGAAGAGACTACTCCTAGAATGCAAGCCTATTTGAACGTTCTATCCAGAGCTGCCAAAAAGTGAATTTAACATTTATTCAAACAACAAACCGTAAGAGGTAAAAATCAAAATGCAAATGTATAACACAGAACATTTGCAGGAAAAGTGGGGACCTATTCTCGACTATGATGGAGTTGATCCAATCAAAGACGCTCATAGAAGAGCTACAACCGCTATCCTGTTAGAAAACCAAGAAAAAGAATTACGTGAGGAAGCATCATTCCTTGCAGAACAACCAACAAACGCTGCTGGCACAGGTGGATTCACCGCTGGTGCAACTGCTGCAGGTCCTGTTGCTGGTTTCGACCCAGTACTTATCAGTCTAATTCGTCGTTCAATGCCTAACTTGGTGGCATACGATTTGGCTGGTGTACAACCAATGAATGGTCCAACTGGACTAATCTTTGCAATGAGATCCAGATTCAAAACTCAGTCTGGTTCAGAAGCACTATTCAACGAAGCAGATTCAGCATTCTCTGGTCAGAATGAAGGATTTGACAACACAGCAGGTTTCACTGCTACTGGTGCATCTAACGTTGGTTTAGGTACAACTGCTCAAAGTGGTACAAATCCAGGATTACTTGGTGGAACTGCATCTCAAGCAAATGCTACTGACTACAACGTAGGTCAGGGTATGACAACTGGAGATTCTGAAGATCTAGGTACAACTGGTGATAACTTCAACGAAATGGCATTCTCAATCGAGAAAGTGACCGTTACAGCGAAGTCCAGAGCACTAAAGGCAGAGTACAGTTTAGAACTTGCTCAAGACCTTAAGGCAATCCACGGATTGAACGCAGAGGCTGAGTTAGCAAATATCCTTTCAACAGAGATACTTGCTGAAATCAACAGAGAAGTTATCAGAACAATTTACAACGTAGCGAAGCCTGGTGCTCAAGCAAACGTTGCTTCTGGTGGAACATTCGACTTAGACACAGACTCCAACGGAAGATGGTCAGTTGAGAAGTTCAAAGGTCTCATATTCCAGATGGAAAGAGATGCTAACGCAATCGCACAAGAGACTCGTAGAGGAAAGGGTAACATGATCCTTTGTTCTGCTGACGTTGCTTCTGCATTGACAATGGCTGGTGTATTAGACTACACTCCTGCTCTTAACGCTAACCTTAATGTAGATGACACAGGCAATACATTTGCTGGTGTATTACAAGGTAAGTACAGAGTGTACATTGACCCATTTGCTGCTAACGTTGCTGCTACTCAGTACTATGTTATCGGATACAAAGGTTCATCTCCTTATGACGCTGGATTATTCTACTGCCCATATGTACCATTACAGATGGTTCGTGCGGTTGGTCAGGATACATTCCAACCAAAAATTGGATTCAAGACCAGATATGGTATGGTTGAGAACCCATTCTCACAAGGAACAACTCAAGGACTTGGAACACTTACACGTAACACAAACCGTTACTACAGAAGAGTTAAGGTTTCCAACCTTATGTAATTTAAATATTACAATTTTAAAACAAAGCAATCCTTCGGGGTTGCTTTTTTATTGCCTTTGTGTTATAATTTGGGGGAGCGTTGGTGAGTCAATGTTCAATCCAAATTCATATCAATAAGAATATGTACAAAACAGTAAAAATAGATCAAAATAGGGAAGATTTTCCTATTGATCAACTCGGAGTAGGAGAATCAGATGGACCTGATTACCCTCTTTTTTCGTTTAAGGGGTTTGAATCAAGACCTGTAGCGGACTTAAAAGCACCTCCTTCAAAAAACACACCACGTAAAAGTGAACTGATTCAAGAAAAATTTGAATCATTAGTTGCATCAACTATGAACTTTTTATGGTTATTTTTTGGTTGGCCAGTTAGTGTTTTTATAAACACAGATGGAGAATGGTATTTTGATCATCGTCATCTTGTGAGAGCACTTAACGAAAATGGATGGAGGCATGCTCCTATTGCAAAATATGAACGCAAGTTAACAGGTAATGCTATTCTTGATAGATTATCAGATGCAACAGCAATGACCTTAATGGGTATGAGAGCAAATGCAACTGATCATTCTGAAAATGCAAAGGTAGCAGATTTTTATCAGATACAGAAATGCATGATAGATGATAATATTCCACTAACTAAAAGTAATATCAAATTATTACTTGAAGTATCGGGTGCTTACCTTCGTTTTCCAAAGAAAGGTCACAAAGGAACTATTGGAGGAATAATTAACAAAATTCTAGATACTAAACAAAAGTCATCAAGAGTTTTTAACACAACTCCAGAAGAAATAAAAGAATGGATATTATCAAATCCACGTTTTAACAAAAATAAAGTATCAGATTTAGATGGTCTTATGTGTTATCACAAAATACTTGATGAAGGATTTTATTATCGTTATGCTAATGATGTTCTAAAGTGGACTTGGGCAGCGTGGACAAAAGGTGAAACAGTTCGAGTATGTGCTTCAAGTAAATCTATATGCGAACATCAGATTGAAGCAGAGAGGCAAGAAATGATTGATACAATTCAAGATATTCTTAACAACACAATTAATTGGTATATTTCTTACGCAAACAAACTGATTAATACGAATCCTCTTTGGAAGGTTGGACTTCCAAAAATTGAACTTAACAAACTTCCATTAGAACTTTATTGGGTTCCTCAAATTGAAGGAGAAACTGATGCTATAAGAGTAGTTTTTCCAGAAGATAAATAACTCGTTCGAGATATCAGAGACTCCTTCGGGGGTCTCTTTTTTTGTCAATGTTTGGAAACCTAAATAATGTTACGGGAGGCTAAGACAAATGTTACACTTATTAGGTAGAGGACAAGAACCAGAATGGGACGAAGATAAGCACGATATAGATGAGGTCTTTGCTTTTCTGTGTTACCGTGGGATTCACTATGCAAAAACGGTTTATATAGATGTTATTATGGAGTCTCCTTCTTGGTTTCTAAATAATCCAAGGAAAGATGATACTACAACTAACACCTAACACACACCCAATACTACACGAAAAAATGAAACCGTGTAGTGAGGATTTAGATCGTCGTGAAATTTCTCGAATTCTGAAAGAGAATATGATTCATTACGAGGGGGTCGGTCTGTCTGCAAATCAAATTGGTATTAGTGAAAGAGTATTTGTGATGATAATACATATGGAAACAGAGGAAATAATCACTTGTTTTAATCCTCGTATTATCAAAAGATATAAAGATTGTGGTTGGTTTGAAGAAGGATGTTTATCCTATCCTGATGAGATTATAAATGTCAATAGACCAAATCGAATCATTGTAAAATATGAGGACGAGGATAAAAAAGAGCATAAAATAAAACTAGATGGTTTTGCAGCAAGAGTCTTTCAACACGAATATGACCACTTGGAAGGGATTGATTTCACTCAAAGATAATAAATAATCAAAAAGATAATGACTAATTCGGCATTTGTAAAGCAAATAGATAATAGAAATTTTCTTTCGGGAGTAGGATTTAAATTTAATTTGACTAAGTTTCCGAAGGTTGACTTTTTCTCAAATTCTGCTAGAATACCAGAGTTAAGCCTCGAACTTACTACTCAAGCATCATACTTAAAAAATATTGATGTGCCTGGTGAAAGACTAACTTTTGGAGATTTTACTCTTCGTTTTTTAGTTGATGAAAATATGGAAAATTATCTTTCTGTATATGGTTGGTTAAAAGGATTAGGATTTCCAGAGTCTGGAAAACAATTTAAAGAAATAATTACAGACCCTGATGGACAAAGAGATCCCAAAGAAGCATTTTGTGATGGCACTCTAAGAATACTGAATAGTAATTATAGAGAAGTTGCAAAAGTTAAATTTAATGATTTATTTCCAATATCTTTAACTTCTTTAGAATTTGATGCAACAAATACTGACGTACAATTTTTTACAGCAGAGGCAACATTCAAATATACAATATACGATTTAGTAAGTAGCACTACATGAATCTTGAACAAATACAGGAGATGTGGGAAAAAGATTCTCATATCGATCCTGATAATTTACATGATGAATCTTTAAAAATACCTCAACTTCACTCAAAGTATTATACACTTTATAATACAATTACTTTAATGAGAGAGAAGGCAAGAACACAATATAGTAAAGTTAGATTAGAAAGATATAATTATTACACAGGTAAGGCACCAGCAGAAGCATATATCGAAGAACCATTTCCATATAAGGTTCGTGAAAAAGATGCTATCCAAAGACATCTTGAAGCAGACGATAGAATGAATAAAGTTGATATGAAAATTAAATACTATGATATTATGCTTAAATTTTTAGAAGAAGTTATAAGAGCAGTATCTAATCGAACATATCAAATTAAAAATGCAATTGAATGGAATAAGTTTCAATCAGGATATAATTAATCAGGAATCGCATCCATTATACGAGTAACACCAATACCTCCACCACTTCTGGGGAAGAAATCGAACTCTAAGAACTCTTCTAATTCTTTCTCAACTCTTTCCTTACCAAATAATTTGAAAAGAAGGTCAGCATACTGTCCATCAGATATTGTATGAAAGGTATCACGCATTTGTTTTTTGTCAGTACTGCGTTCTGCACTACCAATTGTTTCCATACCATTTAAGATTACATCAATCTTTTTACTAGTATCATCCTCATTTCTTGCCATATTCCAGAAAGGTGAAGTCCACTCAGGAAAATCTGTAATCATACCTGTTTGTATGAGAGATTCATCAGCGTGATCTAATTCTTCATGACCAAATATTTTCTGCCATAGTTTATAACTTTTTATCTGAGAATGATTAAGATCAATTCCTAAATGTGCAACTAAATCTTTCTCCATCTCTTCGAGTGCATCAACACCACCATGCATTTCAAACTCAAACATGGGAAAGATTACTTCGTGTCTACCAGCAACTGGATTTGGTTCTTGTCGATATGAAGTCGATAAACAAAAGAAACCAGGCACATCAGGATTTTTAAGTAACTCATACTCCAACCACATTTGTCCCGTTTGTGGTAACGGCCACACTTCACCATTATATTCATATGTTGCTACTGTTTCTGGATCTTCACAAGCAGCGAGAATACTTAGACGGTTTTGGGTATGGACTTCTAAAAAACCTCTAGACAAAAAAAATGACCTCAAAAGGTCAAGTGTCTTCGTATATTTTTTAGGTTCAATTAACTTTGTCATGAATTTAAAGCAAAACTAATTTATTTAGAATATAGAATATTCAGGACGAAAGAGATTACTATGAAACCAACACCAAAAGAAACAAAAAAGATTCACGAGAACTATGAGAAAGTGAAACAGCATCTCATAGATGAAAACTATGCAATAGATAATGATTCAGCAGACAAAATTATCTCAGGAATGAGTCAAGATTGGTTTGATACTATTGTAGGATAGGTTTATAAAACACGACTAAATAATTGATATTGATCGATGTTATGTCGCATTTGATAATATCAAAAAAGAATGAAGTGCATCTTCAGATTGAGTCTGAAATGCATGTTTATTATGAGTTAGCAGACTATTTCACCTTTGAAGTACCAGGTGCAAAGTTTATGCCAACTTATAAGAATAAGTATTGGGACGGAAAGATAAGGTTATTTAATATTCAGAACAATCAAATATATGTCGGACTGTTAGATAAGATCGTACAGTTCTGTAAAGACCACGGATATACATATGATTTTCAACCAAGCAAGTTCTATGGTTTACCTTTTGAGGTAAATGATGGTATATGTGAAGAGGGTGTCAAAGATTATTTAAACGCTGTAAGTAAATATAAACCTAGAGATTATCAGATTCAGGGAGTACACGACGCTTTAAAATACAATCGTAGGTTATTGATATCTCCAACTGCTTCAGGAAAGTCGCTGATGATATACGGGATTGTGAGATATTACGTTGAAAGAAAACTAAGTATTCTGATAGTAGTTCCGACGACATCTTTAGTAGAACAGATGTATAAAGATTTCGAGGATTATGGTTGGGAAGTTGGCTCATTTTGTCACAAGATATATGCAGGTAAAGAAAGAGAAACAGATTCTCAAGTAATCATTACAACTTGGCAATCGATCTACAAACTTCCTCGTAAGTACTTTAATCGTTTTGGATGTGTAATCGGAGATGAGGCACATCAGTTTAAATCAAAGTCATTAATATCTATAATGTCAAAACTTGATAATGCCAAGTATCGTTTTGGTTTCACAGGAACTCTTGATGGAACACAGACCCATAAGTGGGTATTAGAAGGTTTATTTGGTCCTTCTTATAAAATTATTAAGACAGACGAGCTTATGAAGAAAGGTCATGTAGCGACGTTGGATATTAATGTGCTTCTATTGAAACACTCACCAAATAAATTTGAGACATTTGAGGATGAGATTCAATATATTATTGGACATCAAAAGAGAAATAATTTTATTAAAAATCTTGCCCTTGATCTTAAAGGTAATACATTAATTCTATTTGCAAGGGTCGAAGGACACGGAGAACCGCTATATAATTTAATACAGGAGAGCAATGTACTTGAACAACGACAAGTCTTCTTCGTACACGGAGGAGTTGCAACAGAAGATCGAGAAGAGGTTCGCTCAATTACAGAGATGGAGAATAACGCAATCATTATTGCCTCATACGGAACCTTCTCAACAGGAATCAACATTAAGAACCTTCATAATGTCATCTTTGCTTCCCCATCTAAATCTCGAATACGAAACCTTCAATCAATCGGAAGAGTCTTAAGAAAGGGAAACAATAAAACAAAGGCAACTCTATATGATATTGCCGATGATATTAGTTACAAATCAAGAAGAAATTATACACTGAACCATCTCATTGAGAGAATAAAAGTGTATAATGAAGAGAATTTTAACTATGACATTGTAAAAATACCTTTGAAAAATTAATGAAATTTAAAAATCAAATTATGGTCATTGATGACTTTATTGAAAAAGATTATCAAAATAAAATAAAAACAGAATTACTTGGTGGAATAGATCATACTGGACTACAGTTTCCTTGGCATTATATTGAAGATGTTACAGTAGCTTTTGATGATGATAGTAAACATAGACCTGGTCTTTCTCATCAATATGTTAACCTACCTAAAGAATGGACAGAAGATAATTATGAACCTCATAAACCTAACTTACTAGGTAGGGTACATAGTGACTATCATGAATTATTTGTACCTATGCTACAAAGAGTTGGTTTAAAACTAGGACTTTCTAATGTACAAGTTCTTCAAGGACGTTCTTTTTTACAATTTCCAATAAACACGGACGGAACAATAGATACAGCACATATTGATATAGAAGAGGATATTAATTTTATGGTGGCTCTTTATTATGTTTGTGATAGTGATGGTGATACTGTCATATACAATGAAAGAGAGGAACTTCCTAATGAAAAATATACTATAAAAGAAAGTGTAACACCAAAACAAGGACGAATGGTTATATTTGATGGTCGGTTATATCACGCAGCAAAACAACCTATAAATAGTAATACTAGATGCATTGTCAATTATAATATAGGAGTATGATGGGAGACGAATTTCACGCAGTTCTAAAACTTATTACAGGGGAGGAAATCTTCTCACTTGTTTCTGTCGATGAGAATGATGGAGACTCTATTATCATGCTTTCAAATCCAGTAATAATGAAAATGCTTTCTAGTCCTGCAGGAAAATATGTTAAAGTCAAACCTTGGTTAGAGTTACCAGATCAAGATTTATTTTTAATAAAGTATGATAAAATTATTACGATGTCTGAAGTAACTGATGAACAGATGATTAAATTTTATACCAGATATTTAAATGAAGATGATATTGATATTGAAATTGATGGTCAAGTATCCTTAAATAATAAGATGGGATTATTGACTACAGTTGAAGATGCTCGTGAGAGCCTTGAGAATATCTTTAAGAATAATATAGATAAGCCTAACAACCCTTGAACCTCTACAAAGGTTATTGTACATAAATTTATGGAACTTGTCAAGTGAGTGAGAAAAAGCAGATAAACATTGACCAAATAGTACAACAGTATACACATTTGTATGATGAAGGTTATCTGACTAATGATAAACTTGCAAAGTTAGCTAAGTTGTATAATAAATCAAATCTTCTTCCTACATCAATGACTACCAATTTATTTGGTAAAGATAGAAGTAATCATATTAAAGATTTAATAATAGATTATGAGAGAGAAAATCCAGTTGGAATGGAGTCAAATGTAAAAGCTTGGGCTAGTGTATACGAAACTCATTTACTAACTGATATATTTTCAAACTATTTAAATTTGATATTACAATATTCTCAAAATTTATATAATAAGTTATTTTCTACAAAAGAAGTTTTAGAGGTAGGAGAGTTCTGGGTAGCACATTATCGGAAAGGTAACTTTACAGTGAAGCATGATCATGGTAACTTATTAGATGGATTTCTTATATCAGGATGTTATTATGCTTATGTTGAAGATAATGCATCTCCAATAATATTTGATGGTCAAAAACCAGTTTATCCGAAGAATGACTCTTTAGTTTTGTTTTCACCTCAAACACAACATGAAGTTCCACCCACAGATGGTGAAAGAATTATAATGTCTTTTAATATACGTAATACTAATAAAACTGAGTTAACAACTGATGAATATAATAATGTAGCAAATTTTATCTTGAATCAGTAGTAACTTGTCAAGTCTTATAAAATATGTTATACTATCAATATATTAAGTCAGGTATATGGCAAAGAAAAAATCAGAGCATTATGTAAATAATCGTGAACTGTTAGAAGCATTAATTGTATATCGTGCACAGGTAAAAGAAGCAAAGGAAAATGATTTACCTAAACCACGCATTACAAATTACTTAGGTTCTTGTTTTTTAAAGATTGCCACACACTTATCATATAAACCAAACTTTGTAAACTATATGTTTCGTGATGATATGATATCTGATGGAATAGAGAATTGTGTTCAGTATATTCATAACTTTGACCCAGAGAAGTCAAGAAATCCATTTGCTTACTTTACTCAAATCATACACTATGCATTTCTAAGAAGAATACAGAAGGAAAAGAAGCAATTAGAAATTAAAACAAAGATAATTGAGAAGACAGGATTTGAAGAAGTGATGACAGTTGATGATAGTGCAATGGCAGGTAGTAGTTCTGATTATAATACAATTAAAGATAATATTCAGTACAAGTCCTCAAATAGAAAAGTTAGCAATCATTACAGACCAGCACTTCGGTGCAAGAAAAGGTGCTGATTATATACACAAATATTTCAAAAAGTTTTACGATAATACCTTTTTTCCATACTTGGAGAAAAATAAGATTGATACTGTTGTGGATATGGGTGATACTTTTGATAATCGTCGTAATATTGACCTAGCAACGCTTGAGTGGTCAAAAAAGAACTACTATGACCGATTGCAAGCAATGGGTATAACAGTCCATACAATCGTTGGTAATCATACTGCATACTATAAAGATACAAATGAAATTAATACAGTCGAACTTTTATTAAAGGAATATGAGAATGTAAAAGTTTATTCAGAACCAACTACTGTAAATCTTGGTGGATTAGATATATTGTTTCTTCCTTGGATTAATGAAGAGAATAAATTACAAACTCTTGAGATGATGGATACTACATCTGCTGATGTAATAATGGGTCATCTTGAATTAAATGGTTTTGTAGCAACTCGTGGTCATACAATGGAACACGGAATGGACACAAAGGTATTTGATAAATTTTATCGTGTTTACTCAGGTCATTATCATACTCGTTCTAATAATGGAAAGATATATTATCTCGGAAACCCTTATGAAATGTACTGGAATGATGTTATGGACACAAGAGGGTTTCACATCTTTGATACCAAAACAATTGAACACAAACCCGTAAACAACCCTTATAGACTATTTTATAATATTTACTATGAAGATACGAATTATAAGTTATTTGATACTAGAGATTTTAAAGATAAGATTATTAAAGTAGTTGTAAAGAAGAAAACCGACCAAAAGCAATTTGAAAAGTTTATAGATAAATTATACAACTCTGGTATTCAAGACTTAAAGATAATTGAAAATTTTGTTTTAACAGAAAGTGCAGACTTTGAAGTTGAAGAAACTGAGAATACGATTGGTATATTGAATCGCTATATTGATGAATCTGAGTTTGAAGGAGATAAAACTCTCATTAAAGGAATTCTACAAAAAATATACACAGAAGCTTGCGAGGTAGACTAATGTATCTTCTTTCACTTAAAGACAGACGGGACGATGGTGCCTATGCTGTTTTAAATCGGTATGGGGAAAAAGTTCTCTTTATGTTTGAGGAAGAGGATGATGCGGAAAGATATGCTATGATGTTGAATGATGATGAAGACACTGACTTAAATGTTATAGAAATTGAAGATACAGTTGCCATAAAGACTTGTAAGCTGTATAATTATAAGTACGCTGTGATCACACCGAACGATATAGTCGTTCCACCACCTAAGAATGATAACGTTTCAAAAGATTAGATGGAAGAATTTTCTGTCAACTGGAGACCAGTTTTCGGAAATAGATTTCCAAAAAAATGCAACGAATTTGATAGTAGGAACAAACGGTACAGGTAAATCCACTGTGTTGGATGCCTTGACTTTTAGTTTGTTTAATAAACCTTTTCGTAAAATTAATAAGTCTCAACTCATAAATGCAACGAATGAGAAAGATTGTTGTGTTGAAGTTGAGTTTGATATTAGTGGAAGACAATATCTTGTAAGAAGATCAATCAAACCAAATTTATTTGAAATAGAAGTTGATGGTCAAAAGATGCACAAACAGGCAGATGACCGTGCAACTCAAAAGATTTTAGAGGAAAATATACTTAAAGTAAACTATAAGTCCTTTACTCAGATAGTAATTCTGGGTAGTAGTGCTTTTGTTCCTTTTATGCAATTGTCAGGAACAAATCGAAGAGAAGTGATTGAAGACTTATTAGATATTCGTATTTTCTCTGCGATGAATGTAATTATTCGTGATAAGATAAGAAAACAGAAGGATGAGATAAGAGTTTTAGACTTAGCTAGAGAGAATATAAAAGATAAGTTAGATATGCAAAAGAAGTTTATTGAAGAGTTGGAGAATCGTGGAAAGGCAAATATTCAAGGAAAAAAAGATAAAATTACAACCCTCCTCGAAGAACAAGATGAGTATTCATCTAATAATCAAGGATTAGAAAATCAAGTTGTAGAGTTAACTGAAGAGCAAGAAAAGGTCACAGGAACTAATAAAAAGTTACGGACTCTTAACAAATATAAGGGTCAATTAAGTCAGAAAGTAGCAACCATTACGAAGGAACATAAGTTCTTTACTGATAATGTAACATGTCCTACATGCACTCAAGAGATAGAAGAATCGTTTCGTTTAAATAGAATTAGTGATGCTCAAACTAAAGCAAAAGAGTTGCAATCTGGTTATCAAGAACTAGAAAAAGCAATTAAAAACGAAGAAGAAAGAGAGCATCTTTTCACCAAACTTTCAAAGGAGATTACTAAACTCAATAATGGCATTTCTCAAAACAATACTCGAATTTCTGGATGTCAACGACAGGTCAGAGATTTGGAATCAGAAATTCAAAAACTTACCACTCAACTTGCAAACAGAAATACTGAGGATGAAAAATTAAAAGAGTTTAATCAAAATCTCCAAAACATTTTTAAAGAAATAGCAGATAAGAAAGAAGAAATCATTTATCATGATTTTGCATATTCGCTATTGAAAGATGACGGAGTTAAGACAAAAATAATTAAAAAATATCTACCACTTATTAATCAACAGGTCAATCGTTATCTGCAGATGATGGATTTCTATATCAACTTTAAGTTAGATGAGGAATTTTGTGAGACGATAGAATCTCCAATTCACGAGAACTTTTCTTATAGCTCTTTTAGTGAAGGTGAGAAGATGCGTATTGACTTAGCATTACTATTCACTTGGAGAGAAGTTGCAAGAGTTAAGAACTCAGTAAATACTAATCTATTGATTATGGATGAGGTATTTGATAGTTCTCTTGATGGTATGGGAACTGAAGAATTCTTAAAGATAATCAGGTTTGTAATTAAAGATGCGAATGTATTTGTAATATCTCATAAAGTAGACTTACATGATAAATTTAATAGTGTGATAAGGTTTGAGAAAGTCAAAGGTTTCTCTCGTGTTGTTTCTTAATAAATACCTAAAAAACTGATAAAATGGTTTGGCATATTAAAAAAACTAGTATGATGACTTCAGCAGGAGTTGGAACGGTTTATTACAAAGGTGATAATCGTTGGACTGAATCTTACGCTGATCGCTCTACATATAGTTCTCAAGCGAATGCAAAAGCAGTAGCATACATTTGGGAAAAGAAAACAACAGCTGGTTGGGATACTACTGCTGTAAATGAGAACGCATAATGTTTATTTTTTCCTTTATCCTTTCATTATTTGCGAATCACTTACCCGTGATGTATGTTCAAGTACCTCAGTGGGCAGATGATTGGGCAGTTTGTGCTGTAGATATACCTGATGCAAAGTGTCATTGGTATGTTGTCGCACCTGATAATACTTTTGGTGAGGGATTTAGTTGGGAAGATGCACCGTGGTTTGATGCAAATGGTTTAAATGATGTAGCACCGATACAAGAAGTATCAGTTTTAGAAAAATTACAGGGAAAGAAATGAAAACATTCTCACAATTTCAAGAAGATGTTGATAGTATGAAAGCAACTATGAAAGGATTTGCTGATACTATAGTGCCACAAATGAAAACCTTTGCTAAAAGTAAAGAAGTTAAAGACTTGAAAAAGAATGCTATGAATTTGCTTATCAATAAAGGATATGAAGCATTAAATAAAGGTAAGAAGAAGCTTGGTGAATTTGAGAAAAAAGTCAGATAGTAGACAGTTGATAAAGTGTCCACTTGACCGTCCCTTGGGGCGGTTTCGTTGTTATAATAGATGTATAAAGCAAACAACATTATGACAGTCCAACACGAAATCAAATCACAACTTGCTAAGTTACTTGCCACAGAAGACATTGTAGTTGAGCACAAGCAAGTCGAAACAGCACAGTTCAATGTACAAACTCGTGTACTTACACTTCCGATGTGGGAGAAAGCAAGTAACGGAGTAATTGATATGTTAGTTGGTCACGAAGTTGGACACGCACTCTACACACCTGATACAGAGTGGTGGAAAGAGGTAAAAGTACCTCAACAGTTTGTTAATGTTGTTGAAGATGCTCGTATTGAAAAGTTAATCAAGAGAAGATATGAAGGATTAAACAAGACATTCTATAATGCATACCACGAATTATCAGATAAGGATTTCTTTGAGATTGAAAACAAAGACCTAGATGAGTTAAACCTTGCAGATAGAGTTAATCTACACTTCAAGATTGGTCACTTTGTAGATATTGACTTTGATATTGAAGAGAATTTACTTGTAAGTAAGATTGAATTAGCAGAGACATTTGATGAAGTCCTTGTTCTTGCAAAGCAGTTGTATGACTTAACAAAGCAGAAGATAGAAGAAGATAGACAAGAAAGACAAGAAGTAGAAAATGATATGGGTATAGATTTAGGTGATGAAGGTTTAAGTGGTTCACCTAAATCAGAATCAGAAGAGTCTGGAGAAGAAGTAGATTTAGATTATCAGAAACCACAATCTCAAGAACCAACACTTGAAGAGATTGAAAATATGATGGATAAAATCAGTGGTGGCACTCAGGCACTTGATGAACCACAAGAACCAGAAGTTGAGACTATGGATGCACTTGATGAAGCACTTAAAGATTTAGTAAACAAAGGTACTCGTGAGAATCATTACATTGAATTGCCAAAGGTAGATATCAAAAAAGTAGTAATCTCAAATGAAAAAGTACATAAAGCATTTGATGAGCATTGGACTAATTTAAATTGGAGAATACAAAAACAGTTCAAAGAAAATCCAAACTACTTTACTTCACTTTGCAATCCTGATAGAATCCCAGAATCTTATGACCCATTTGCAGAATTAGATAAAGACTTCTATGCATTCAAAAAGTCTGCACAGAAAGAAGTAAACTATCTTGTCAAAGAGTTTGAGTGTAAGAAGTCTGCATCTGCATATGCTCGTGCTACTACAAGTCGCACTGGTGTTCTTGATACAACTAAACTTATCAATTACAAATTTAGTGAAGACCTTTTCAAGAAAGTTACTGTTCTTCCTGATGGTAAGAATCACGGACTTGTATTCATACTTGATTGGTCTGGTTCAATGAACAATGTTTTACTCGATACTCTTAAGCAACTCTATAATCTAATCTGGTTCTGTCGTAAAGTTCAAATACCTTATGATGTATATGCATTTACATCAGACTATCCTAGACCAGCTATGCATGCAAATGGAGAGACTTTCTATGAACCAAAGGATATGATGGCAGAAGTCAACAACCAATTTGCTTTATTGAATATGTTTAGTAATCAAACTAGGTCAAAAGATTTAGATACACAAATGATTAATATTTGGAGGTCTGCGTGTATATTTGCTTGGAATATGAATACACCTTACCTAGATGTGCCATATGGATATAGATTATCTGGAACACCTTTGAATGAAGCAATGGTTACTTTACACACATTACTTCCTGATTTTCAAAAGAGAACTGGTGCAGAGAAAGTACAATGTGTTGTGCTTACTGATGGAGAAAGTCAACCACTTCGTTATCATCGTGAGGTTCAAAGACAATGGGAAGATGAACCATATATGGGTACAAACTATTTTAGTGATGGTTGTGTATTGCGTGACCGTAAGTTAGGTAAGACTTATCTTTCAAAAGACTCTGGTAGATATGAAGCAACTGATATGTTACTTGAAAATCTAAAAGATAGTTTCCCACAAACTAATTTCATTGGTATTCGTGTTCTTGTAAGTCGTGAAGGTGGTTCATTCATTCGTAGATATTGTGGATATGAAACTCCAGAATCAATAAAAATGATGCATCGTTGGAAGAAGGAAAGGTCTTTTGCAATCACTACATCTGGATATCACACTTACTTTGGTATGGCATCATCTGCTTTGAATAATGATGGAGAGTTTGAAGTTAAAGAAGATGCAACTAAAGCAGAGATAAAGAGAGCATTTACTAAAAGTCTTAAGGGTAAGAAGATGAATAAAAAGATATTAAGTGAATTTATAGAATTGGTAGCTTGATAAATAAAGTTACCTTACGTTAATATTATGGTTAGAATTACACCTAGAGAAGCACAGGACATGATGAATGCATATTCTAAAGTATATGCACCGAAGGAAGAACCCAAGGTTGAAGCAGAACCAACAGAGGAACCTGCAACAGAACCCGAAGCAAGTACAGAAGAATGACACGTTTTACAGATTTACTATCAACTAATGAAGTTCACTCTGCATATGAAGATGTTACTACTACACCTTCAGTAGAAGATACAGCACCTGCTTCAGTAGAAGACCCTGTGAATCCAGAACCTCTTGATTATGATTCTATGTCAAAACTAGAATTAGAAACATTTGGTCGTACAATCGGTATTGAATTAGATAGAAGACATAATAAATCAAAACTAATTAAACAATTGAAAGACCATATCGAATATATGGAGACAATGTAAACCAGTTGACAAACTGGCACACAAGGGGTTTACCGACCCCTTTTTTTTAACTATAATATAGGTATAGTTAAGAAACAAACCTTTTATTATTATGCCCTTTGAAACTAAAATGACTTCCGAGCAAGCAATCGAAAAACTTAAGAACCTATACGGTACTGAGATTACAACAGCAGATATCAAAGCATTTTGTGCAATGAATGATATTACTTATCAAACAGTTACTAAGAAACTAGCGAGTTTCAAAGTATCAAAAGGTAAGTGGAATCTTGAAGTCACACAAAAAGATGTAGAGCAGATTGAAAGAACATTCCAATCTCCTGCAGTATTACCTGCATCTGAAAAGAATTTAGTTCCTGCAATTGACGAAACATTCTTCAAGTTTGGAAACTTCAATGATGTAAAGAAAGTAATACAATCAAAACAATTCTATCCAACATTCATTACTGGATTATCTGGTAATGGTAAAACATTCTCTGTAGAACAAGCTTGTGCTCAGTTAGGTAGAGAACTTATCCGTGTAAACATTACTATTGAAACAGATGAAGATGATCTTATTGGCGGTTTCCGTCTTGTTGATGGTGCCACAGTATGGCACAATGGCCCAGTCATCGAAGCACTTGAGCGAGGTGCAATCTTGCTCCTTGACGAAATCGACCTTGCCTCTAACAAGATTCTCTGCCTTCAATCAGTCCTTGAGGGAAATGGAGTTTTTCTTAAAAAAATTGGAAGATTCGTTAAGCCAGCTAGAGGATTCAACATACTCGCCACCGCAAATACTAAAGGTAAGGGTTCAGACGACGGAAGATTTATTGGAACTAACGTGCTCAATGAAGCCTTCCTTGAAAGATTCCCAGTAACATTTGAGCAAGCATACCCAAGTGTGAATAATGAAATCAAACTACTTGGATTACATGCAGATAGAATCGGTGTTAAAGATGCTGAGTTTATCAAGAAACTTGTAGATTGGGCAGACATTATTCGTAAGACATTCTATGATGGTGGTATCGAAGACCTAATCAGCACTCGTAGACTTGTTCACATCGTTCGTGCTTTCTCTATCTTTAAGAACAAAGCAAAAGCAATTCAAGTTTGCATAAATCGTTTTGATGATGAAACAAAGCAATCATTTATGGAATTATATGATAAAGTAGATGCAGACTTTGAAATGCCTGAGACTAATGAAGAGAAAGAGAATTAATCCAAATACCTATTTGCGTTCTGGTTGGGACAATCCTGCCCCAGTCAGATATCGCAGAGGTAATCTAGAAAACAGAATTAGTATGACTTTACTATGGATTTATCTTGTTACATTTGCAGTTATGCTAACTCGTAGTTTAATTATTTTTTTAACATGAATCTTTGGAAAAGTTATAAAGATGTCTTACACGAAATGTTCCCTCTCCATAATGGAGTAGGGAGCGTTTGGGCAAATTGGGAAAGTAAAGGAACTTCCCTAACAGCAAAGACATACACAACTCCTTACTTTATCAAAGCAAGAGAAGTTGAAATATGGGATGATAAAAGTTGTATTTACAATAATATCATATATCCAAAGACGGGCAGTAACCTGCCCTGTTTTGGTATGGACTTGATGGGATTCTTTCAGAAGAAAGTAATTATTGTATTTGACTTTCAGCATCCAGTAGAGAACTATTTGTTCTCAGTTGAAGGACTACCTAAGAGTGAAGGAGACTATCGTTTCTTTGAACCAGGTAATCACTTCTCTGAGAATGTTTATATTGCTAAATGCACAATGGATGAAGTCGATGACCACTTAGAAATGTTTACCAAATACTTGACAAAGTACAAGGATATGGTAGAATTAGAGAAACCCACTGGTGAAGACACTAGTGTTTATAAAGACTTCGATGCTTATATGACTAAACTTGACCCAGTATCAGGATATCTGAAGGGTAAGTTTGGAGAAGAAAAAGCAGAGAGTCTAGTAAATGACTTTTTATTTTGCTATGATTAATGCTTGGAGTTTAGCGTGGGAAGCACTATACGGAGATATGGACAAAGAATATCCTATCATTGATACAAGTGTAGGAGCAGGTAATACTGCTATGTCATCATTTAATGCATCAGTTGACTTTGCAGGAAACATAGTAGAAGATGATGGACTTGACTATGAAGTCGATTTATTTGATGGTGCCTCTGCTGATTATCTAGCAGATATAGATGATCAAAGAGCACATCATTTTTCAACTTATGACGATGGATTTACATTACAAGTAACAGAAGAAAAACCTATGGCACACTATTTTAAATATCATGAAGAAGAAATTTTAAAAGATATTGAAGAATATGTATCAAGAACATATCAAGGACATTATACAGGGAACTCATATGAGTTTCGTAATGTTCAGACATTAGATTTGATGGCAGCTAAAGAACTTGCATCAGGATTCTGTCAGGCAAACATACTGAAATATGGAAGTAGGTATGGAAACAAAGACGGAAGAAACACAAAAGACTTGATGAAAGTCATACATTATGCTATGCTATTATTACACTTTGATGGGCACTATGGAGAACCATCTATGTCAAAAGGAAACATTGACCAAATCGACCACAACATGCCTTAATTATGCATTTCATGAAATTATCAGACAGTACACTTACAGTTCTTAAAAACTTTGCAGGAATTAATAATTCAATTCTTGTTAAAGAAGGGAACCAACTTCGCACAATATCAGTTGCAAAGAATATTCTTGCTGAAGCAGATATTCCAGAGGACTTTCCTAGAGACGTTGCAATATATGATCTCAATCAGTTCTTAAATGGATTAAGTTTACATCAAGACCCTAATCTTGACTTCTCAAAAGATGCATACATTTCAATTGAAGAAGGTAAAAGAAGAGTCAAGTATTTTTATGCAGACCCACAGGTAATTATTGCTCCACCAGATAAGGAGATTAATTTACCTACTCAAGAAGTAACTTTTCAATTAGAAAGTACTTCATTAGAAAAACTTGTAAAGGCAGCAGCAGTATATCAACTACCTGACTTATCTGTTCTAGGTAAAGATGGAGATATTCATATGGTTGTTCGTGATAAGAAGAATGATACATCGAATGAATATGCAGTTTATGTTGGAGAGACAGACCAGACTTTTGAATTTAACTTTAAGGTAGAAAATATTAAAATTATACCTGGTGCATATGATGTAGTAATTTCATCTAAATTACTTTCCGAGTTTACAAATAAGCAATATAATCTTAAGTACTTTATAGCACTAGAACCAGATTCAACATTTGGTTGATATGGATAAAATTGATTGGACAATGATACCATTGACTGATGAAGAATTAGAATGTGTAAGGGTATGTGTAGCAAACGCACCTATACCCTATGACATTACTAAAAAGAAAATACCTGCTGATATTCTAGCAAAAATAGGACAACCTAATAGAGTAAAAGAAGAAGGTATTGCTAAAGTAAAATACGATCTAACACAATACGGAATATTTGATTAATGAAACTGACACAAGAACTTATTGACCAGATACAAGAAGCTATGCTTCATACTAATCTGAAAGGTCAAATAAACTGGAAAGATGGTGATAATATCGAAGTACAGGTTGCAGGAACTTTTGCAAAGGATAAATTTATTGTATTGAAAAATGTATCGAAGAATCCTTTTGAAAATGCCCAACCTCATCCTTACTTTGATTACGAAAAGAAAGTCTTTACTAAAGATGGTAGAGAGGAATATATGAAAGAATTAAAGAAGAAATGAAGATAAAATCTGTCACTATAGTTGGTGGTGGTTCTGCAGGATGGATGACAGCAGCCTTATTATCTAAGTATTCAAATATAAAAATTACCTTAATAGAATCTCAAAAGATAAAAACTATAGGTGTTGGTGAATCAACCTTACAAAAATTTAATGAATTACTTAATAGATTAGAATTAGATGATAGTGAGTGGATGCCAAAATGTAAAGCAACTTATAAGACATCTATTGCATTTAAAAACTGGAGAGAAGGTCAAGGAGAAAGATTTCAATATCCATTTGGAAAATATGACTTAAAAGATACTTACAAAAATAATGCAATTGAATTTTTTCTACTCCGTTCTAAATTTGGAAAAAAATTATATCCATATGAAGAGTTTTCTAGATTTGTAAATCATAATACATTTATAGCAGAGAAATCTAAAATACCTGTTAATTCAGATATGAGTATAGGTAATTTTAATTTAGCAGATGATATAGCTTATCATTTAGATGCAGAATTATTTGGAAAATATTTAAGAGATGAACATTGTATTCCGAATGGAGTAATTCATAAAATAACTGAAATTAAAGATATTATATTGAATTCTGATGAAAGTATTTGCAAATTAATAACTGTCGATAATGAAAGTATTAAATCAGATTTATATGTTGATTGTACAGGATTTAAATCTTTACTTTTAGAAAAATATTTAAATGTTCCATTTCGCTCATTTCAAAATGAATTGTTTAATGATAGTGCAATAAAAGCAAACATTGAGTATAATAATATTGAGAGTGAAATGTCTACTTACACAGATAACGTTGCTCTTGAAAATGGATGGTGTTGGAATATTCCTCTCTGGGATAGAATTGGAACAGGATATGTTTATAGTAGTAAATACACAAGTCAAGAAAAAGCAGAAAATGAATTTAAACAATATTTAAGTAAAAGATTTTTTAAGAAAAAATCTAAAGGATTTAATTCTGAAGTAGATGAAAAAGTAGAATTTGAACATATAAAAATTAAACATGGAAAACATGATGTTGCTTGGAAGAAAAATTGTGTAGCAATTGGATTGTCATATGGTTTCCTAGAACCATTAGAATCCACTGGATTATTAACATCTCATCAATGTGCTATCGTATTATGTGATACTCTTGTAAGAAGAGATTCATTCGTAACACAATTTGATATTGACTTTTTTAATAATTCTACAGATGCAATGATGGATACTTACAAAAATTTTGTGCTTGCACACTATACACTGTCTCAAAGAACAGATACAGAATATTGGAGAGATTGTTTAAACGTTAGTACAAGTAAAGATTCTATGAATAAAATTATGAAGTTTGACTCAAGTGAAAATGATGGGTGGTTATATATCGCAGCTGGTTTAGGTAATAATCCTTTAAATGAAAAATATGTTCTTCAACAAATTTCAAATGATAAAAATATAGATAAATTACATGAACAATGGCAACAACATCGTAAGACTATTATGAAGTGGGTTGATAATCAACCAACTCACTATCAATTTCTAAAAGATAACATTTATTCTTAAAATGAAATTCAAAGCAAAGGTTTATATTAGATTAAGAGCGTCAGTATCTGATGCTGCAGGAAATGCTGTAAGAGCGAATGTAAATAGAGTTGCATCTGATATTACTGTAGATACTTTAAGAATTAATAAACTCATTGAATTAACTTTTGATGCAGAGAGTAGAGATAAAGCAAAGGAACAATTAGACTTACTTAGTGATAGATTGTTTGCTAATATTGTAATAGAAGATTGGGAATATGATTTGGAAGAAAATGAAGATAGTTGATAATTTTTTACCAGATAATGAATTTTATAAAATAAAAAATGAAATGGAGGGAAGAGATTTTCCTTGGTACTGGCAACCACATAGTCATGGAAACGTAGTTGATGGAAAATTTATAGGAGATAATGTTCCTCAGTTAATTCATGGTTTTGTAGAAGATGGAGATACAAATAGCCACTACTATTTTTATTTTAAAAGTAGTAGTTGTTTTTCAAAATTAAACGTAGAAAGAGTAGATAAATTCAAAGCAAATTGTAATTATAAAACATCAGAGCAAAATACGGGATGGTTTCATACAGACTATGAAGATAAAAGAAAAGATAAAATTACCACTTCTATATTGTATATGAATACTAATAATGGAGGTACAAAATTTGAAGATGGTACATTTGTAAATAGTGTTGCAAATAGAATGGTCACATTTGACTGCTCAACAAAACATGCTCCTGTCAGTTGTACGGATAAAGATAGAAGAATAGTGGTAAATATAAATTATTATATTGTCAAATAATAAATGTTCTGTTATAATAAAAGTATCAAACTTATATTATGAACATTTTTGTGACAGACCCTGACCCTGTTGTTTCGGCAGAGGTTCTACCTGATAAACACATTGTCAAAATGCCATTAGAAACTTGCCAGATGTTAGCAGTAGTTTTTTCTAAATGGTATTATGATTGGGGTAATGATTTATTACCCAAGAAAGACGGAACACCATACAACACAGAGAAAGGTGCCTTTCGAGGACATCCTTGCACTATCTGGGCAGCAGAAAGTATTGCAAACACTGCGTGGTTAATTCAACATGGTTTTGGATTACTTGAAGAGTATACTCATAGGTATGGTAAAGTACACTCTTGTCAAACTGCAATGAATGCAGCAGAGAAAGTGTTTGAAGAAAAAACAGGAAAGACATTACTATGCCTACAGAGAAGCAACACCATTCGCATTCGCAGGTCCCGATGAGTTTAAATATGACACAAGCATTGACACTCTTACTGCTTACAAACGTTATATATCGTCCAAACCTTGGGCTGCATCTAATTATTTACGTGACCCATCCAAAAAACCAAATTGGCTATGAAAGAATTTGACTATGACCTCGATTACAAAAAACTTAATTTTACAGATACGGAAACTCGTGAACTTTATCGTATTGGAAGGGGAGAGCAAGGAGTTTTACTGGTTCGCCCTTATACTAACACTATTTGTAATCATTGGAGATTCAAAACTCCTAGAGAAGCAATAATATCTTCTAACAAAATTTTTGCTTTGTATCTTGATTACCGTGATGAAGGAGACTTCATTGGTATGGATATGTGTCGTAAATTTTTAGAAATGGGATTTACTAGAGCAAGAAGATATGCGAATCATAACTCTGGTAGGAAATACAAAAAAGGAACTAAAGAAGTATTACCTCAAGAAGCAGATAACTTATCAAGTAAATATGCTGAATCTGCAAGAGTATTTAAAAAAGTTCGTGATATTGTTGCGAAAAGTGATGTGTATGTTAGAATGAGAAAAGAATGGAGGGCAAAAGAAAATGCAATTAATTGCTAAAGATGACCCAAGATATTTTTCTCAAACTTCTGACGGTTCTTATGATCGTCATCATTATCGAATAGTTTGTCAAAATAAATCTTTTGTGGTAGAATCTTGGGATGAGGTTCAAGAATATTGGTGGAATAATTGTAATTCACCTTGGTTTCAAGGAACAGTTATTCATGTTCTTGACAAACCAAAACCAAAATCAAAAGGTTTTAAATAATGAGTGATTTTATATGGGTTGAAAAATACAGACCCAAGACAATTGATGAATGTATTCTACCGCAAGGTATAAAGAAAACATTTCAAGATTTTGTTGAAAGAGGTGAGATACCAAATATGTTATTGTCAGGTCCACCAGGTATTGGTAAGACCACAGTAGCAAAGGCATTGTGCCATCAACTTGGAGCAGATTTTTATGTTATTAATGGATCGGATGAAGGACGCTTTCTGGACACTGTTCGGAACAACGCAAAGAACTTTGCATCTACCGTCTCTCTTACAAGTGAGTCGAAACATAAAGTCATCATCATTGATGAAGCAGACAATACCACTTCCGATGTACAGCTCCTTCTCAGAGCGTCTATTGAGGAGTTCTCAAAAAACTGTAGGTTTATCTTTACCTGCAACTACAAAAACAAGATTATTGAGCCACTCCATTCTCGGTGCAGTGTTGTTGATTTCTCTATACACAAAAGAGACAAACCCGCAATAGCAACTCAATTCTTTTCAAGACTTACAAATATTCTTGAACAAGAAAAGATAGAGGCAGATAAAAAAGTTGTAGCACAATTAATTAATAGTCATTTTCCTGATTGGAGAAGAGTATTAAATGAGTGTCAGAGATACTCAGTAAGTGGAAAAATAGATAGTGGTATATTAGCAGTTTTCTCAGATGTTGCAGTAAATGATCTCATTAAAAGTCTCAAACAAAAAAACTTTTCGGAAGTTCGTAAGTGGGTTGTTTCCAACTTGGACAACGACACTTCTATGTTATTGCGTCGTATTTACGATAGCTTATATGATTCCTTGGAGCATAGCACTATACCTGCTGCTGTCCTTATTATTGCAAAATATCAATACCAAATTGCGTTCGTCGCAGATCAAGAAATTAATCTTTTGGCAGCGTTAACAGAAATTATGGTGGAGTGTGAATTCAAATGATTAAATCTTTCGGTTTATTAATTCTAAGATTATCAATAGGAACTATGTTGATACATCACGGATACGAAAAAACAGCAGATATAGAAAATTTTGCAAACGCTTTTGTAAAACCTCTTGGATTACCATTTCCAATTTTCTTATCATATATTGCTGCATACTCTGAAATATATGGTAGTTGGTTAATAATTGTTGGATTGCTTACAAGACTTGGTGCATTATCTATTGTTGGGACAATATCAGTTGCAATATATCACGCAGTTGCCACATCAGGTTTTAATATCTACTTACTTGAACTTTTAATACTATACTTTGGGGGTGCATTCTGTGTCCTTTGTTATGGTGGAGGAGACTTTGCACTTGATATATTTTTAAGAAAGTTTAGAATAAAATTCAAAAGACCACATTTACCTTTTGAATAATTGACTTTTTAATGTTTACTTGCTAAAATATAATTAATGGAAATTTAAATGACTGTAAAACTAATTCGTATGTGGTCTGGTGAAGATGTAATCACCGACATCGTTGAAGAAACAAATGATTCTTATGTAATCGAAAATCCAATCGTAGCAGTTCCTTCTCCACAAGAGGGAAGAATTGCTTTTGCTCCTTGGTCTCCTTTACTTCAAAAAGATAAAATTGAAGTTACTAAAAAATATGTTGTGTATGAAGGAAATCCTCAAGAAGAGATTATCGAACAATATAATACAATGTTTGGTAAGTTATCAACACCTACTAAAAAATTAATTATATAATGACTAAATCAACTTTCGCTAAAACTAAAGCACAAATCAAATCTTATCAATATTATTTGTTCTGGGGTGCTTGCACTGTTGCAGTAATGGCAGGACAAATCTTTGTTGGTGCAGGATATCAATCGATGTCTAATTCAGTAAATGACCTTACCGAAATAATTGAGATTAAAATTGAACTTGAAGAATTAAGACAGAGAAGAACAGGTGGAGGAATTATATATTGATTCCGCATCTTAATTTAAATCCTGATTACACATTTGGTATATCAATTGCAGTTATTACTATTTTGTTAGCTGCTTATGGTGTGTATAAGGGATTCTTTGCTAATGAAAATTTAACTGACCCTTGGGATGACCACGACGATTAAATCACTTAAATCATATAAGACACCACTTCGTTATCCTGGTGGCAAGTCTCGTGCTTGCAAAAAGATGGAACCATTTATTCCAGACTTAAGATTTTATGATGTTTATTATGAACCATTTTTAGGTGGTGGAAGTGTAGCATTACATATTACTAAGAAGTATCCAAAACTTAAGATTGTAGTTAATGATTTGTATGAACCATTATATAATTTCTGGTTACAGTTACAGGTTAATGGTGACTATGTTCATAGTGAATTGCAACAATTAAAATCAAGATTTCCTGATCGTGGTTCTGCGAAAGGATTGTTTGAAGATGCAAAAGAAAAATTATATGACCTTGATATTGTAGATAAAGACCGTGCTGTTTGTTTCTACATTATAAACAAATGTTCTTTCAGCGGTCTTACTGAATCATCATCCTTTTCAGCACAAGCCAGTGATGCAAACTTCTCAATGAGAGGTATTGATAAATTACCAGTTTATAGTAAACTGATTGAGGATTGGTATATTACTAATGTTGATTATCGTCATTTGTTAGGAGATAAAGAAAAAACATTTATTTATCTTGACCCACCATACGATATTAAGGATAATTTGTATGGTAGAAAGGGTTCAATGCATAAAAAGTTTGACCACGATAATTTTGCAAAAGCTTGTGAAATATATAATTCTGAAATGCTTATAAGTTACAATTCAGACCAATTAGTAAAAGATAGATTTACAAATTGGAATGTTGCTGAATTTGATTTGACATATACAATGCGTTCTGTCGGGGAGTATATGAGAAATCAAAAAACTAGAAAGGAATTACTTCTTTTTAATTACAAACTAGGAATTTTTTAAATGGATGAAAGACCATCAGATATGTACCAAGACATGCAAAAACTCAATATGCTTTATGAGGAAATGTGTTGGGACACCGAGGATATAATTGAATTTTATCCTGACTATGATAGTAATACAATTGTCATCCGAAATAAAACTATGGATGATGAAATGGTGAATGGATAATATGTCAGAATTTATTCAACGTCACATCGGACCATCTGAATCAGAACAACGCAAAATGCTTGCTGATCTTGGTCTATCAACTATAGATGAATTGGTCAGAGAGATTGTTCCTGATTCAATTTTACTTCGTGGTGATAGTAAATTACCAGAAGGTTGTAGTGAGCAACAGGCACTCACAGAATTAAAAGATATTGCAAGTCATAATGTTGTTAAGAGAAGTTTGATAGGTCAAGGATATTATGGAACAATTACACCATCAGTAATTCTTCGTAATGTATTTGAAAATCCTGCTTGGTATACATCATATACTCCATATCAGGCAGAGATATCACAGGGTAGATTAGAAGCACTATTTAATTATCAAACATTAATTACAGAACTCACTGGACTCCCAGTTGCAAATGCATCATTGTTAGATGAAGGAACTGCAGCAGCAGAAGCAATGTTACTTGCACATAGTCAAAGTAAGAAGAAAGATTTTATAGTTGATGATAAAATATTTCCACAAACATTAGAAGTATTACAAACAAGAGCAAGACCATTAGGAATTAATATTATTAAAATTGATTTTGATGGTTCAATACCAATTGCTTTCTTTTCTGATGCTTTTGGAGTTATTGTACAATTACCAAATAGTCACGGTAATTTAAGACATCGTGATGGAGTATTAAGATTAGCAGAAGTTTGTAAATGTATGAAGATTGCGATTGTTGATCCATTAGCACAGGTACTTATGCAACCTGTAGGTGAAATGGGTTTTGATGTTGCAGTTGGTAGTATGCAAAGATTTGGTGTGCCAATGGGATTTGGCGGTCCACACGCAGCATTCTTTGCAACAACAGATAAGTATAAAAGAAAAATACCTGGTAGGATAGTAGGACAGTCTGTAGACGCTCAAGGTAACAAAGCACTACGATTGCACTACAGACCAGAGAGCAGCATATAAGAAGGGATAAGGCAACATCTAACATATGCACAGCACAAGCTTTACTTGCGAATATGGCAGGATTTTATGCTGCATATCACGGAGCAGAAGGTCTCAAAAGAATTGCAAATCGTATTCTAACTTATCGTGAGATATTAAGAAAAGGATTATTTTGGTTAGGTATTGAGGTAGATGATACTGAAGGTTTTGATACAGTGAGATTTAGAAGTTTCTTACTGTTGAAGGATACAATGTTCGTTATGAAGATGACCATACTATCATCACTTTAGATGAACTTACGACTCTTGATGAGATAAAAGATATCCTTAATTCACAACAAGATTTAGTAAACAAAAGTGATAGTATTGATCATATTGTTGAGTCAGTTGGTAGATATAAGTGGAAAGATATTCCAGAGAGAACTAAACCTTGGTTAAGACAAGATGTTTTTAATAAGTATCAAAGTGAAACTAATATGATGAGATATATTAATGAGTTAGTATCAAAAGATTTCTCATTAGTCAATGGTATGATGCCACTTGGAAGTTGCACTATGAAACTCAATGCAGCATCAGAACTTGATGCCTGTAAGTTGGAATGAGTTTGCAAATATGCATCCATTTGCACCAGAGAATCAAACTCTTGGATACCAAAGAATTATGTTTGATTTACAAGAATGGTTATGTGACATTACTGGATTTGAAGAAGTATCATTACAACCAAATGCAGGTTCACAGGGTGAGTATGCAGGTCTACTTGCAATACAAGAATATCATCGAAGTAATGGTGATACAAATCGAAATGTATGTTTGATACCTACAAGTGCACACGGAACGAATCCTGCATCAGCAGTAATGGCAGGTATGAAGATTGTTCCTGTCAAATGTGATGAAGAAGGTAATATAGATTTGAAGGATTTAGAAAAGCAAGCACTTATGAACTGTCTTGAGTTGTCTTGTATTATGATTACATATCCATCAACTCACGGTGTATTTGAACCAACTATTAAAGATATATGTAGAATCGTTCACGAAAGTGGTGGACAGGTATATCTTGATGGTGCAAATCTAAATGCACAGGTAGGATTAGCAAAACCTTGTGAATATGGTATTGATGTATGCCATATGAATTTACATAAGACATTCTGTATTCCTCACGGTGGTGGTGGTCCTGGTGTTGGTCCGATTGGTGTTGCAGAACATCTTGTTCCTTTTATGAACCATAGAGTATCCGCAGCAATTCAAGGTAGTGCATCTATACTTCCAATCAGTTGGATGTATATAAGAATGATGGGTGCTGATGGATTGAGAAAGGCGAGTGAAATATCTTTACTTACTGCAAACTGGTTAGTGCATCGTATCGAACCATTCTTCAAAGTATTATACAAAGGTAACAATGGAAGAGTGGCACACGAATGTATATTTGATGTTCGATATTTTGATGGTATTAGTGCTGAAGATGTGGCAAAGAGATTAATGGATTATGGTTTTCACGCACCGACATTATCTTGGCCAGTTACAGGAACAGTAATGGTTGAACCAACTGAAAGTGAGTCTTTATATGAACTTGAAAGATTTGGTTCAGCGATGGTAAGTATCCGAAGAGAGATTGATAAGAATAAAGATATCTTGAAAAACGCACCCCATACTGCAAAGGTTGTAAGTTCAGACGAATGGGTGTATAATTATAGTCGTGATGAAGCAGCATATCCTGCCAATCAAACAAATAAGTTTTGGCCAGCGATATCACGAATCGACAATGTTTATGGAGATCGTAATCTTGTTTGCTCTTGTGCTAACTATTTTGATAATGAAGATGGAACTTAAAGATTGGTTAAATTCAATCAACCAAACAAAGAAAAATTTAATAGATGAAGACCCTTTAGTAGAGAAAGATTATCCTCCATATATTATTAATCGTTGTTTCTCTGGACACTTAGATGCAGTCCTTTTTGCAAACGAAATGAATAAGTATAATTTCTTACCAAAGCGTATGCAATACGACTTTTATATAAATACTCTCAGAACTAAGAAGAGATTCTCTCCTTGGCTTCGTAAGGATATGATTAAAGACCTTGATTATGTAAAACGTTATTATGGTTATAGTAACGAAAAAGCAAAACAAGCTTTAAAAATTCTGACAAAAAAACAACTCAACTTTATAAAATCTAAATTTGATACTGGAGGAGCGAAATGAGTGTTGTTAAAGAACCTGTCGTCACATGGTCTCCCGACCAAATGGTGGAGGTAACATTGAATGAACCAGATGATTTCCTGAAAGTCAGAGAAACTCTCACAAGAATTGGTGTAGCAAGTAGGAAAGAAAAGAAAATATATCAAAGTTGTCACATACTTCATAAGCAAGGGAGGTACTATCTTGTCCACTTTAAAGAACTTTTTGCTCTTGACGGGAAACACGCTAACCTTACTTCTAACGATGTTCAGCGTCGCAATCGTATTGCTCAGCTTCTTGCTGATTGGGGATTGGTTGGTGTGGTCGATGTAGTTCGTATACAGGACATTGCACCACTTAATCAAATCAAAGTGTTATCATTTAAAGATAAAGGTGAATGGATTTTAGAAACGAAATACAATATTGGTGCTAAAAAGAAGAAAGAAGAAGGGGAGGGTTGACACCTCCTTTTTTTATGCTATACTTATATTGTTGGACGCAACAATGGGAGTGACTGAATAAACTTACTGGCAATCGCTGGTTAAGGTGATGAGACACAGGTGGTGCTGCTGATGCGAGTCAGAATCGACTTACCAGTCGGGTCTCAGGCAAAGATGTATTTACTCTGTAGTAATGCCCATCTTTTGTTGGTACACAGGAACCCAACCTCCCTCCTTTTTTAGACCTAAGATGCAACTCAGAGAGTGGGGCAGAGGGTCTTTTTTTATGCGGTTTTCTACACTCTTAATTAAGACGTTAGTGTTATAATTAGTAATGTCGCCTTCGGGGACACAATTTACACTCGCTTTTAAAGGAGAACTATTATGACTTCACTACAGAAGTATCACTCTGCTAATCTTCCAGAACTAATGAAGATTATTTCTAAGAATGGAATTGGTATGGACTCATACCTAGATAATTTTTTCAATTCTTACGAAACCGCAACAAACTATCCACCCTACAATCTTATTCACGTAAATAATGTTGAATCAATACTAGAAATAGCATTAGCAGGATTTAGTAAAAATGAACTTCATGTTTATACTGAATATGGAAAACTTATTGTTGAAGGAAAGAAAAAAGAAAAAGAGAAAGAATCCGAGTATGTCTATCAAGGACTGGCTCAGAGATCTTTCAACAGAACCTGGTCACTATCAGAAGATATTGAAGTCAGAGAGGTTCTATTTAAAGATGGATTACTTACCGTCAAATTGGGTAAGATAGTTCCAGAACATCATGCAAGAAAAAACTACCTATAAATCATCGGGTGTTGATATTGAAGCAGGTAATGCTTTCGTTGAAAGACTAAAACAAAAAGTACCTACCATCGGTGGATTCGGTGGTATGTATAAGGTTCCTCGTGGATATGAGGAACCTATTTTAGTTTCTGGTACTGATGGAGTTGGAACAAAGATTTGTATTTGTAATCGTTTAGATAACTATAAAACTATAGGTATTGACTTGGTTGCAATGTGTGTCAATGATATTATTACTTGTGGTGCAAAACCTTTATATTTTTTAGATTACATTTCTCTAAACACAATAAACCCTGTTGTAGATGATATTATGACAGGTATCATTAAAGGTTGTGAGTTAGCAGGTGTTGAACTTATTGGTGGTGAAACTGCTGAACATCCAATGACTTTTGATATTGACCTCGCAGGATTTAGTACAGGAATCGTTGAGTCATCTGAAATAATTGATGGTTCAATTATTCAAGAAGGAGACCTTATAATCGGAATCGAAAGTAGTGGTATTCATAGCAATGGTTACAGTTTAGTTAATCATTTAATAAGACAGAAAAAATTAAAAGCAACGAAAAAACTTTTAACACCAACTCATATCTATGCTCCACTTGTAATGGAACTTATAAATGAAGTTCCTATATTAGGTATGGCACATATTACTGGGGGTGGTATTCCAGAGAATCTACCACGATGTTTACCTGATGGATTAAAGGCAGATATTGATTATAATTCTTGGCCGTTACCTAAAATATTTCAAAAGATAATGTCAGCAGGTGAGATACCAGAAGAGGAAATGAAAAAAGTTTTTAATCTTGGTATTGGGTATTGTGTGGTAATACCAGAGCAAAGTGAAATTGATACTCACGATACAATAGATGCATTTGGATATAAAAGTTGGACAATTGGAAAAGTTGTGCTATAATATATTTGTCAGAGAAATACTGGCTGCGGTTATGCCCTTTGGTAGGTTCAGCATAAGCGGCTATAGGAATCTACCAGTTAATTAGATAGAAAAATGTCAATCAAACTTACTTTACTTAAAACTGGTGAGCAATTAATTTCAGAAATGAAAGAATTATCTGCAGAGGGAAAAGATGAACCACAAGCATACTTACTTGAAAATCCTCATACAGTTGAGATAAATGAAAAACAATTTATGACTGAGGAAGAAAAGAAAGATGGTGACTTTGGTATTAATGTTACTTTACTACCGTGGATAATATTATCTCAAGATACCCAAATGATAATACCTGTAGATAGTGTATTAACTGTTGTTGAACCGCTTAATTCAGTAACTCAATTATACCTAGATAAATTGAAGACTTTTGAAATGAAGGAAGAAGAGGAAGAAGAAGATGATTAAATGTGTAATGTTAAATGCTCACTGTACTTTGATTACAGAGATTGTAGAAGTAGATGCTCAATTGGGTGATCCTAATTGTAAACTAATCAAACCATATGTCTATAATGGTATTGATGATATGAAGCCTTGGAAAGCAGATATTACAAATCAAACAGAGTTTATGATTCGTGCTGAAGATATATTGACGATTGCAGACCCAAATGGTACAATTAAGGACAAATATACTGAACTAACTGCGTAATGAGATTTTATACCAACGTCCAAATGGTCGGAGATAATTTCTTGGTTCGTGGATATGAAGATGGAAAGCACTTTGCTACTCGTGAAAAGTTCTATCCAACATTATTTGTAGATTCAAAAAGAAAGACAAAATATAAAACACTTGACGGTTTGCCCGTTGAACCAATTGAACCTGGTACAGTTCGTGAATGTAGAGACTTTATTAAAAATTATAATGAGGTTGAAAACTTTAACATCTATGGTAATGAAAGATTTATCTATCAATATATTTCGGACAAATATCCAGAGCAAGAATTAAAGTTTGATATTGAAAGAATTAAATTAACTACAATTGATATTGAGGTTAAATCAGAATATGGATTCCCTGATGTAGAATCTGCTGCAGAAGAAATATTACTTATCTCATTACAAGATTATACAACAAAACAAATACGCACTTGGGGTCTTGGTGCATTTAATAATAAGCAAGAGAATGTTACTTATAAATCATTCACTACAGAATATGAACTTCTAACAGATTTCATCAACTGGTGGATGATTGAAGATAATACACCAGAAGTTATCACTGGTTGGAATAGTAAGTTTTATGATATTCCATATCTCTGTCGTCGTATTGACAGAATACTTGGTGAGAAACTTAAGAAGAGAATGTCACCTTGGGGTCTCGTAACTGAAGAAGAAACTCATATAATGGGTCGTAAACAAATTTCTTATGATATTGGTGGTGTATCGCAGTTAGATTATCTTGACTTATATAAGAAGTTTACTTATAAGGCACAAGAGTCATATCGATTAGATTATATTGCATCTGTTGAACTTGGACAAAAGAAACTTGACCACTCAGAATTTGATACATTCAAAGACTTCTATACTCAAGGATGGCAAAAGTTTGTAGAATATAACATCATTGACGTGGAACTTGTTGACCGTCTTGAGGACAAGATGAAGTTGATTGAGCTTGCATTGACAATGGCATATGATGCGAAGGTCAACTATGAAGATGTATTTTATCAGGTAAGAATGTGGGATACGATTATCTACAATTATTTGAAGAGAAGAAATATTGTTATACCTCCAAAGAATAGGTCACATAAAAATGATAAGTATGCAGGTGCATATGTAAAAGAACCAATACCTGGCAAATATGATTGGGTAGTATCATTTGACTTGAATAGTCTATATCCGCATTTGATTATGCAATACAATATTTCACCAGAAACTTTATTAGATACAAGACATCCTTCTGTTACGGTTGATAAAATTCTTAATGAAGATTTGACTTTTGAGATGTACAAAGAAAATGCTGTTTGTGCAAATGGTGCAATGTATCGAAAGGATGTTCGTGGTTTCTTACCAGAGCTGATGGAGAAGATGTATAATGAAAGGGTCATCTTCAAGAAGAGGATGATTAAGGCAAAGAAAGCATATGAAAAAACTCCTACAGTTGAACTGACTAAAGAGATTGCCCGTTGCAATAATATCCAGATGGCAAAGAAGATTTCTCTTAACTCTGCCTATGGTGCGATTGGTAATCAATACTTCCGCTATTACAAATTAGCAAATGCGGAAGCAATTACCTTATCAGGGCAGGTTTCTATTCGTTGGATAGAAAACAAAATGAATGCATACTTAAACAAAATACTCAAAACGGAGGGTGAAGACTATGTTATTGCCAGCGATACTGATTCCATCTACCTTAATCTTGGTCCTTTGGTCGAAACTGTATACAAAGGGAGAGAGACGACTAATCAAAGCATTGTGTCGTTCCTTAATAAGATCTGTGAAATGGAACTTGAGAAGTATATTACGAGTTCTTATGAAACGTTGGCGAACTACGTAAATGCTTATGATCAAAAGATGTTTATGAAGCGAGAGAATATCGCAGACCGTGGCATCTGGACAGCAAAGAAAAGATATATTTTAAATGTGTGGGATAGTGAAGGTGTTCGATATGAAAAACCAAATCTCAAGATGATGGGTATTGAAGCAGTTAAATCTTCAACTCCTGCACCTTGTCGTGCATTAATTAAAAGTGCACTCAAGTTGATGATGAATGGCACTGAAGAAGATGTCATTGAATTTATTGATGAGTCCAGAAAACAATTCAAAAAGCTACCACCAGAAGAGATTGCTTTTCCTCGCACTGCATCAAATGTTCAGAAGTATAAAGCGACTTCTACGATTTATGCAAAGGGAACTCCTATACATATACGGGGTGCATTATTGTTTAATCATTATGTTAAAGCGAAAAAGATTGATAATAAGTACTCACTTATTGGAAATGGAGAAAAGGTCAAATTTCTCTATTTGAAAAAACCAAATATTATTCAAGAGAATGTAATATCATTCATTCAAGATTTTCCTAGAGAACTTGACCTTGAAAAGTATGTCGATTACGACTTACAATTTGACAAAAGTTTTGTTGAACCACTCAGAACAATCTTAGATGCAATTGGGTGGAATGTTGAAAAAACTGTAAACTTAGAACTATTTTTTTCCTAATGGAATTACCTATTAATGATAACGATTTAGAAACAATCGTAAATGCTCTTTCTCTTGGAGGAGATGCACGATTGTATCATTTACTGAAAGAAGTCAAAGATGTTAGAGATAACAACCCTGACGGACCTTACAAAAAAATACTGCGTGAAGAAAAAGGAATATCAATATAACCTTGACGTTTGAGTGAAAAAATAGTATAATAAAAATAAAATGGATTGTTGGCACTGTGGTACTGAACTCATCTGGGGTGGAGACCACGATTTAGAAGAAGAGTTTTATGGCAAAGATCATGCATATGACTTTGTAAGTAATCTCTCTTGTCCTAAGTGCCAAGCATACGTTGAAGTACATCATCGCAAAGAAAGTTAGTATGGATTTTTTGAAAGAAATAGTTAAGGAGATCGGAGATGATTTCACCAAAATTGCAGCAGACATAGATGAAACAGAAAGATTCATCGACACAGGATCACACATCTTTAATGCAGTGGTTAGCGGTTCCATTTATGGTGGTGTTTCTAGTAATAAGATCACTGCTATCGCTGGCGAAAGCTCTACTGGAAAGACTTACTTCTCTCTCGCTGTCGTCAAAAACTTTTTGGACACTAATCCTGATGGGTATTGCCTCTATTTTGACACTGAAGCTGCAGTCACCAAAGGACTTTTGGCAGTCTCGTGGAATTGATACAGCACGGTTGGTTGTTGTCAATGTCGTAACGAATCGAACAGTTTCGTGGTAAGGCACTAAAGGCAGTAGATATATACCTTAAGACAGAAGAAGAGAATCGCAAACCTTGTATGTTTGTGTTAGACTCTCTAGGTATGCTTTCAACTGAGAAAGAAATTACCGACACATTAAATGATAAGATGGTTCGAGATATGACCAAATCTCAACTTGTCAAAGGAGCATTCAGAATGCTTACACTCAAACTTGGTCAAGCAAACATTCCACTTATAGTAACTAATCACACCTATGACGTTATCGGATCTTACGTCCCAACTAAAGAAATGGGAGGAGGCAGCGGTCTCAAGTATGCTGCATCTACAATCATCTATCTTACCAAGAAGAAAGAAAAAGACGGAAAAGATGTCATTGGAAACATTATCAAGGCAAAGACTCATAAGTCACGTTTAAGTAGAGAAAATAAAGAAGTTGAAGTTCGTCTTTATTATGATGAAAGAGGACTAGACAAATACTATGGTCTTTTAGACTTAGGGGAGATAGGTGGTCTCTGGAAAAATGTTGCAGGTAGATATGAAATGAATGGAAAAAAAGTATATGCTAAAGAAATATATAAAAATCCAGACAAATATTTTACAGATGATATAATGGAAAAGTTAGATAATATTGCAAAAGAACAGTATTCATATGGAACGAATTGAGACCACTATTCTTCGTAATCTGATTTTTGATGAAGAATACTCTCGTAAAGTAATTCCATTCATTGAACCAGAATATTTTGAGAATAAAACTGAAAAGATAATATTTGAAGAGGTAACACAATTCATTGTCAAGTATGATGCTGCGATTACAGTTGAAGCACTGAATATTGAGATTGAGAATCGTACTGACTTAACAGAAACAGAAATAAAAGAAGCAAGAGATACTACAAAAATATTTGATGATGCACCAATAGATAGTCAATGGTTACTTGATTCAACTGAGAAATGGTGTCGTGATCGTGCTATATATTTGGCACTTATGGAGTCGATTGCACTAGCAGATGGACAAGATGACAAAAAAGGAAGGGATGCTATTCCTAACATTCTCTCTGATGCTCTGGCTGTTTCTTTCGATAATCATGTAGGGCACGATTACTTAGAAGACTATGAAGCAAGATACGAGTCATATCATAGAAAAGAAAGTAGGGTTCAATTTGATCTAGAACTCTTTAATAAAATTACAAAGGGAGGTCTCCCAAACAAAACACTTAATATTGCACTTGCGGGTACTGGTGTAGGTAAGTCTTTGTTTATGTGCCATCACGCTAGTTCTGTCCTTCTAGAAGGTAAAAATGTTCTATACATTACTCTTGAAATGGCAGAAGAAAAGATTGCAGAAAGAATAGATGCAAATTTATTGAATGTTAATATACAAGACATTACTGATTTACCCAAACCTATGTTTGAAAATAAGGTAAATAATATTAGTAAAAAAACTCAAGGAACTCTTATAATTAAAGAGTATCCTACTGCATCTGCACATTCAGGTCATTTTAAATCATTGTTAAATGAACTCGCACTGAAGAAGTCATTTACTCCTGATATAATATTCATAGATTATCTGAATATATGTGCATCATCTCGTTATCGCACAAACAACAATGTCAATTCTTACTCGTATATTAAAGCCATTGCTGAAGAACTCCGTGGTCTTGCAGTTGAGGCTAATGTACCTATCGTCTCCGCTACTCAGACGACTCGTTCTGGTTTCGGTAGTAGTGATGTTGATCTTACTGACACAAGCGAGTCGTTCGGTCTTCCCGCCACTGCTGATCTTATGTTTGCTCTTATTAGTACAGAGGAGCTTGAGGGTCTTGGGCAAATAATGGTCAAACAATTGAAGAATAGATATAATGATCCAACCATCTACAAAAGATTTGTTGTGGGTGTAGATCGTGCAAAGATGAGATTATATGACTGTGAACAAAAAGCACAGGATGATATTCTTGACAATAAAACAGAACAAGAGTATAATGATGAAGAGAAGAAACCTTTAAAAAATCGTTCGCAGAATTTAAATTTTAATGACTAAAAAAATTGACTTTGATAAGTATGCTCTATTCGTGGATGGTGTCACATCCGATTCCAGTAAGGATTATCAATGCTTTATTGAGAGTATTAGTTCCCTTGACGGAAAGGGTGCCAATATTCACAGGCTCCTTACTGCTGCTGTTGGGATTAGTGCTGAAGGTGGTGAGTTTATGGAAATCGTCAAGAAGATGGTTTTCCAAGGTAAGCCTTGGAACGACGACAATCGAGAACATCTTATTATTGAGTTGGGTGACGTTATGTGGTACGTGATGCAAGCTTGTGCAGCACTCGATGTTTCACTTGAAGATGTGGTTGCAGGAAACGTAGAAAAGTTAAAGAAAAGATATCCTGGTGGAGAGTTTAATGTGTATGAATCAGAGAATCGTTCAGCAGACGACAGATAATAAAGAAAACATTAAATTTATAATATACTATAACCCGTATGGACTGGGACTTAGAATTAAAAAATAATGAACTACAAAGTATGATTCATGTATATGAAGAGCACATAGATGTTCTTGAGAAAGAAAACAAAAGTTTAAAGTTACAAGTTGACTTCCTAAAAGAGCAACTAACATATAAAACTTTTGGTAAACCGTTAAGTTTAGGAGAAGAAGAATGAGTGGCGATGCAGGATTACACGAACAACCAATTGTCTTTTATCATGAAGAAATGACAGAGGCAAAGAAAATTATTTTAAGACATAAAGAAATTAAGTTAGCGTATCTAGAAATAAATAATAAAAAGAAAAAGTAAGTGGCAAGATTAGATAGTAAAGATTCTGTTAACTTAATAAAATTATTGGGAAATCTTGTAGAAGATTTAAATGCCAGTATTGAAAGGGGATTGTCTATAAAAAGAGAGAATGATGAAAAGAAAGATAGTAGATTAGATCCAAATCGATATACAAATAAACAAAGTGTTGTTATAAAAAAGGGACAAGAAAATTTAATAAATTCATTTGTGACAAATGTTGCTCAAAGGCAGAAATCTGCTGCGATGGGTATAGATTTATTGACAACTGAAAATAAATTAATTAAGTTTGGATCACTGTCAGCACCTACTAGTGTAAGTGGTAACTTAGGAGATATTGCTGAAGGTGTCTTTGCAGCAGCGTTAGCAGCAAGATTTATTAATAGAAATAAACAAACTGATGCAGCAGCAGTAAAAAATATTATTCGTAGTTTGAGTGTAAATGCAGCAAGAAATACTGCAACTTTTACTGGAACTGCACCTAATGTTGGTATACCTGGTCAAGATGTAATACGACTTACAATAGTTCTGAAACCAACTAATATGAATTTTCTTACAAACCCTGCTAATATAGAGGCATTAGCACAATATATTACTGCGTCAATCCAATATGCTGATAGACAAGTTGTAAGAGAGTGGGTAAATACAATATATTATAATAAAAGAATTGACACAGTTGAAGTTAAAGCTGATGGAGTATCAGATTCTAGGAGTACAAAGATTGATGTACAAGTCAAAATAACAAATGATAAAGGTCTTTTAAAAGGTGTTAATATAAATGTATCTCTCAAAGTTGACGATACTGCCTTATTTGGACAAGTAAGTGGAGGTGAATTTTCCGCTGTCTCTACATTTTTTTCTACGGCTATTCAAGAAAATATGTCAGCAGAACAACAACAATTTCAAACTAAAACTAGTGGTGCAAAAAAAATGGAATATATCTATAAACAAGCAGCAGATAAACTTAGAAGTAAATTAAAATTAAATCCACAAGGAGCAAAGTCTATATTGGGTTCAGGAATTAAACAATTTGCAACACGAGATAATGCAGGAGTAGTTGATGAAAATGGTAACACTGTTGAAATAATTGACTTAAATAGGGGTGAAGCAACAATTTATGATTTTAAAAATGTGTCTCAAAAATTATTAGATTATAACTTTGATGTAAAATTTAATGTTGGTAAAAGTGGTCTGCCAACAATAGTTATTGAAGAGGCAGAGTCTAATAAAACTCTGATTCAGTTGAGGTCTATGGTTCAAAATTTAAAAGACTCTAAAGGTAGACCATACTTATATTATCGTAATTACGTAGAGAAGGGTGCCTTTCTAAAAGAACTTATAGGTTCTTCTGCAAATGAAAATCCTGTAACAAGCTCATGAATGATTTAATTGAATCACTAATAATTCAGTTTAAAAAACAAAAAATTATCCGAGGAAATATCTACGATAACTTTATGTTTTTTTCTTATAGAATATTGGGTGCTGACAAAGATGATAAATATAAACATACCAGAGCGTCTATTCTTGAGTATATGACGCACAATAAGAATGAAATCTTATTGAAACTAATAAAAGACTGATGAAATCATTTTTACAATTTATTACTGAGAGCACTGCAACCCAACAAGCAGCAAGATTGGGTTTAGTTGGTGACGGTCATGGTGGATGGACTGATAGAAATACAGGAGAATTTGTAGCGAAGACAGAGAAAGGTAAGTTAAAGTTTTATAATAAGAGACAGAAAGTAGGTGGAAAAGATCCAGAGCAATCAGAAAAGGAAAAGAATTTATCTGATCCTAATATGGAGGTTCCACCAGAGGGTCAACAAGCACCACAACAAGAACCTGCACCAGATCAACAGCAGCAGCAACAACAAGTTCAAAGTCCCGATTTAGCAGCAGGTCCGCCACCAGTTGAAAAAACAAAAGGAACATTAACTCTTGCATTTGGTAGATTTAATCCACCACACGCAGGTCATCAACAATTAATGGATATAGCTGCACAATCAGCAGAGCAAGAAGAAAGTGATTATATAATTGTCCCATCAAGGTCACAAGATCCTAAGAAAAATCCACTTGATGCTGACACTAAAGTATCAATGATGAGACAAATGTTCCCACAACACAGTGAAAGAATTATAAATGACGGAGCGAATCGTACTATTTTTGATGTATTAAAGAAAGCACATAATGATGGATATACTAATGTTAGAATAGTCGCAGGACAGGATCGTGTAAAAGAGTTTGATAAATTATCACAAAATTATAATGGTCAACTCTATCAATTCGATAATATGGAAGTTGTTTCATCAGGTGATCGTGATCCTGATGCAGAAGGTATGGAAGGTTTATCATCTTCAAGAATGAGACTTGCAGCAGCAGAAGGAGATTTCAAATCATTCCGTGCAGGATTACCAGAAGACACTCCAAGAAAAATGGCAATGACATTGTTTGATACAGTAAGACAAACAATGAATGTTAAGGAGATGAAAGAGTTTTGGAATATATGGGAGATTGCACCAAAATATGATACAGAAAATTTAAGAGAATCATACGTTAAGAAGGAGATTTTTAATATTGGTGATAAAGTTGAAAACTTAAATACAGGTCTAATAGGACGTATTATTCGTCGTGGTGCAAATCATTTGATATGTGTTGCAGAGAATAATATAATGTTTAAATCTTGGGTGAAAGATTTGCAAGAAGCAGTTGTAAATGCAACAACTCCATCGGGTGTTTCAGCAGATCAGAGATTAACTGGCACTGATAAACTCCGTAAATACGTCGAAACTATGGTTCCTGGAAGTTCTTATGGATTTCAATTTATAAATAAATATAAAGTTAGAAAGTAATTATCATTAAAATGAGCACTGATATAGCTGAAAGTCTTCCAGCAAGAAAGTTTGCACCTGCTGCAATGGCAAAATCTAAAGGAAAATCTGCACCTCTTGAAGCGAAAGGTGGTGGAAAACCAGCAGCAAAAGGTGGTGGTGGAAAAGGTGCGTCTGAAGAAGGTTCTGAAAAGAAAATTCGTCAGGCAGTTTATGATATTAGATATCGTGCAAGAAGAGAAGATATAGATTTGAAAGCTGCTTTCGCTCAATATATGTCTAACAGTTCATTAGGTCAGGCAGAAAGAACTGCTGTTAGAGAAAAACTATTTGGTAAGACTGGTGGTATGTCAGAGAAGTATATTAACAGTGCAGATGAATTAGCAGTTGATGGTGTTGCAAATGCATTATATAAGGTATTCGTAGAAAAGAATGATTCGGAGAAAGAACTTGAACTTGCATATCTACAACAGTTAGATGAAGAACCTGGTCAGAAATATAAAGTAAGAGTTACAGATAAGAATGGTAAATCATATGTAAGATTTGCAGACCGTGCTAAGATTACAGAACTTCGTGGTAATCCTAATATTGAATCTGTTGAGATGACAGACCACGGTGAACCATATGAAGGTGAAAGAAAGAAAGGTAGTATGACTGCAAAAGCAAAAGGTGGTGGATTAGATCCAGTTGGAAAAGAAGATGCTGATGTTAATAATGATGGTAAGGTGAATAAATCTGATAAGTATCTTATGAAAAGAAGGAAGGCAATTGGTAAAGCAATTCGTACTCAAGCAGAAGCATACTTAGCAGATGGAACTATCTCAACAGAACCAAGAGGAAAAGATAAAATAACTGGTAAAGGTGTTGACAATTATGCATCAGGTGCTGTAACACTTTCTCCTGATCCTCAAAAAGAAGAGGAGAAGAAAACTAAGAGTATGCAATATGCTCATCATCTTTTAAAAGGTTCTACTCTTTCTGAAGCACAGAAAAGAATGATAGAAATGTATGATGAGAAAAAGAAAAAGGAAGAATTAGCAAAGAAAGATAAAGTATCGAGTATGATGACTAAAACTTCTGTGAAGAAAGAAGATGAGAAAGAAGAAGAGAAACCAGATCTTCGTAGCAAGTATGCAATGATTAATTTAATCAAGAATAAACTTCGTGCTGCTGGTCAAAGAGATCCAATGGTGATGGCAGTTGATGCTTGTGAAGAGAAGATAGATGAAACAATAATTAGAAAAGATGGAACACCAACACACGGTGCACCTAAAAGAGATAATGCACCAAAGAATACAGAAAGAACTCCTGCAAAGGATGACCCTGCATTTGATATTATGAGACCAGGTGGAAAGAATAGTCCATATAATGAAGATGGAACTAAAAAGAAGAAAGAACCATCAGGTGAAATTAAAAAAGATACAGCACCTAAGACAAGAAAACCAAAGTATAATCCATACGGACCAGGAACTGCCAACCCCTCAAACATGGCACCAGGCAGACCATAGCTATATAATATAGTTCTTATTATTAACAATGTTTTCATTTTTATTACCAATCGCATCCAAGATTGTATCAGATGCTATTGACAAGATTCCCGACGATGCAGAATTGGGAGAAAAACTTATCGATTTATGCCTAGTTATCCTTAAAAAAGCAGTTAAATTAACTAAAACTGAGATGGATGACAAGTTACTTGAACAAGTAGAGGCAGCAATAAAGACAAGATAATATAAATATCTCTGATAATAATAATACAGAGAATCATGTCTTTATGGGGAGCAACAGACTCAGATGAGTCAAAACCTAAGAATTTGACCACTGCTGAGAAGAAACTAGTATTCGCAAACTCAAGTGGTTGGGTGTTGGAAGCTGGTTCATCTCTTAGTGGTAACGATAATACAAGTGCAACACCAGAAGTTCTGGTTGCAATCGGTGAATTAACAACATCTATTGGTGCTGCTGATATCACAGAAATTGAATGGATTACAACTACTGCTGATAAGTCAGCTGGATTTAGTTTATCTGTTCGTGCTAGATTTAACGAGGCAGTTGATGTTGATACATCAGGTGGTACTCCATACTTAGCAGTTACAAACGGAAACCAAGGTACAGGTTCAGGTCGTGGACCACATAACTTACCTTATGCATCTGGTACAGGTACTAATGAATTAGTATTTACATTAGCAATTGCTGCTGCAAACGCTGCAACTAACGCAGATGATGTTCTTTCAATTGGAACAAACCCAATGAACTTGAATAGTGGAACAATTAAGGATGCTGGAACAAACACTGCATCTACAATTACTTCTGCTGCTAGTATTGGTACTGCTGCTGGAACAGTTACAGTTGTTGCATAATAACAACTATATAATATATTAACGAGGTATAATTATGTCTCTCTGGGGAAAAACTGATAATACTGCTGGTGAACCGAAGTTTACATCACATCATGAAGGTATGGATTCGTCCAACTTCACGATGTATGGTGTAGATACTACTGAACAAGGAGTAGCAAATACTGCTGGTTCTCAGTATACTCCTGCACACGCAGGATATGTAGGTATTACAACTTACATGGATATGCACGGTAATTTAAGAGTTAAGACTGAAACGATAGTTTCTTGTAGTTCAATTACTGGTGATGCATCCGATGACACCATTCTCCCAGATAGTTAAATGACATAATATGAGATTTGATGAATTGAATGAGAGCAACTATATGCTCTTCGCTATAAAATTCTATGACAATCCTCAAGCAGTTACCAAAGATGACTTTGAAAGTGACTTGAAGAGGATTCGTTATATTAAAAGATTGCTTAAAAGGTATAAGAATACTGGAGAGTTGAAGATTCATTTGATTATGAATCATTTAATTATATTGTTTAATGTTTTTCATGATGCTGCAGTTCCTTTATTATTTTATAATTTAGAAGAAGAACTCTGGCCAATCGTCAAGAGTTTTTTAGTTTTTTTAAAACGGATACCAGAATATCCAAAAACAAAAGTAGACACAATTGATGTAGATCAAGACTGTCTCGATCAACTCAACAATCTCTAATGGACATCGATAGAGTCATACAAAATTTAAGAGAAGCAAAGAAGAAGGCTAAGTGTCCGAAAGGATTTAAGTATAGCAAGAAGTTGAAGTCTTGCGTCCCTATTAAGAGAAAAGGAAAAGGATATGGTGTAAGAGGATATTATATGGGTGGATATGGTCGTGGAGGAGATAATCGTTCCGATAGTGGTAATGGTGATAATGGTAATGGCAACGGAAATGGTAATGGTGGTAATGGCAATGGTAATGGTGGTAATGGAAACGGTGGTAACGGTGGTGGAAATGGCGGTGGCAACGGTGGCGGTGGCAACGGTGGCGGTGGTAATGGAGGAGGTGGAGGAGAATGAAATCCTTCAGTGAATTTCAAGAAGAGATGAATAAAAAAGTTCCACCAGTGATGAGTCTTGGTGGTGGAGGTGGTGGTACTGACTGCAATCACTGTCTAAAGCAAAAGGTAAATCTCTTAAAAAGAGAGTTATAGATGCTGGTAAAATGGCAACTGTCCCTGCTAGATTTTTACTAAACATTAAATCAAAACCAGACCCTACAGAAAAATTTGCTGATTCTAGAATGACTCCGAAAGAAAAGGTAACTAGTGCAATAAAGAATTTTCGTAAAGAAGAAGTAGCGATAGCAAACTCTATGAGTGGTGGTGGTATTGCAGGTTCAGTAGAGGCAGGTGATGAACCTCCTGTAAAGAAAAAGAAAAAGACATATGCTTATGGTGGGACAGGTTCTCGTAAAATGTGGATGAATAATAAATAAATTGAAGGTAAAAATACTCAAAGTGGACGATAATACGGGTGTAAACGCTGCTATTTTAGAAAGATTAGAGAAAGTAGTTCAATCATTACAGGAAAATTCTGTAAAGATGGGCGAACTTCTTGCTGTACATAATGAGAAATTAGATAAGCAAGATCGTATTGATGCAGTTTTATTTGAGAAAATAGATGGATTGCACAAGGATATGGATCGTGCAACCAATGAAATTAAGAAAGGATGTGAAAGAGATATACGTTTAGTTGACCAAAGACTCCGTATGATGGAGAAAAAGATGTGGACAATCGCAGGTGCATTAACTGTGATTAGTTTTGTAGTATCTCCTATCGGACAGAGATTTATGAGATCATTGACAGTGCCACCACAATCAAGTATAATAGTAGAAAAGTAATTACTATACAATGAGTGAAGTTCATTTCAAGAAGCACAGAGTGTTTCGTGAAACAGATGATGTGATCTTTTATGATATATCAGTTGAAGAATCAAATGCTTCTGATTTAGTTGTTCATACAGGTGCTGCAACATCACCACCGAACGATAGAGTGGGTGCGAAGCAATTTTATATACACAAGTATCAGGACGACTATAATAGGGTTGTCTCTGGTCAAAGACAGTTTGAGTTAGTTAACTTTGATTGGAAGTATCCATATCATATAGTTCATCTTAATCGTGCCAGTGGTGCTCTACTTATACCTAAACTGACTTATCATAGGTCAGTATCAGGAGAAAAGGGTTCTATTGTCATCAATCAATCTCATAGGTATGAAGGTTTTGATAGTGAAACCGAGTTTATACCAGTATCCTGTGCAGATACTCATAAGTTATACAAGGTATTGATGCACGAGAAACCAGTGGTACACACTTTAGGTGAGTAATGGATATAATTGATTCCAAGTATATTGGTCTCGTATCCTCAAGACTTCAGAAGTTTAAAAGAGTTAAACCAAATCTCTTTAACTTTCGTTGTCCGATTTGTGGTGACTCTCAAAAACATAAGAATAAAGCAAGAGGATATTTCTATCAGGTTAAGACAAATACAAACTTCAAGTGCCATAACTGCGGTGCAAGTTCTTCATTTAATAATTTTCTAAAACAAATAGATGCAACTCTTCATAAACAATACACTATGGAGAAGTTTAAAGAAGGGTTTGCAGGTGGTAGAAACTTCGTTGTTGATGAACCAAAATTAGAATTTAAGAAACCAGTATTCAGAAAGAAGTTAGATTTACCAAAGGCAACTGAAGTTCCGATTGCAAAGGAATATCTTGAAAAGAGAAAATTAGACCCATCAAAATTTTACTTTGCACATAAGTTTAAAGAGTGGGCAAATACACAAAAACAGACCTTTGACACTATCGGTAGGGAAGAATCACGTATCATAATACCACTACATGATACAGAAAAGAATTTGATCGGATTTCAAGGCAGGAGTCTAGGTCCTAACTCTGTTAAATATATCACTGTGATGATTAATGAAGATGCTCCAAAAATTTATGGACTCGATAAAGTTGATAATGAAAAACCCATATACATCATTGAAGGACCCTTCGATGCGACCTTGGTACAAAACGGTGTTGCTATGTGCGGCTCCGATCTTGATATTAGGTCGTTTGGTTGGAGCGATTGTATTTACGTTTATGATAATGAACCTCGCAACAGAGAAATCGTCAACAGAATCGACAAAACCATTAATGGAGGATACAAAGTAGTAATCTGGCCAACGTCTATTGTTGAAAAGGACATCAACGATATGGTATTGGGTGGACACAAAATCATGAGTGTGCTAGAATCAAATACATACTCTGGTTTACAAGCAAAAGTAAAATTTAACAATTGGAAAAAAATATGACCAACGGAACAAAGGTTAAAAAGAGAAATGGTGCTATTGAACCATTGAACCTTGAAAAGATGCACGTAATGGTAGAAGAAGCGTGTAAGGGTCTTGCAGGGGTCTCTGCAAGTCAAGTAGAGATACAATCAGGTATACAGTTCTATGATGGTATTTCAACTGGAGAGATACAAGAAATATTAATCCGTTCAGCAAGTGATTTAATAGATTTAGATCATCCAAATTATCAATATGTTGCAGCAAGACTATTATTATACTCTGTTCGTAAACAAATCTTTGGTAGAATACACGACCACCCAAAACTTATTGATCACGTTAAGAAGTGCGTAGATGCAGGAGTATATGACAAAGAGTTACTTGATTTGTATTCTGAAGAGGAATTTGTTAAACTCGAAACATTCATAGACCACGAAAGAGATTATCTCTTCACATATGCTGGACTTCGCCAAGTAGTCGATAAATATTTGGTACAAGATAGAAGTGAAGGATTGCTTTATGAGTCTCCACAGTTCATGTATCTTTTGATATCTGCTTCTATATTTTCAAAGTATTCACCAGATATCCGATTAGATTACGTTAAAAAGTATTACGATGCCATTTCCAAACACAGAATCAACATCCCAACACCAATCATGGCGGGAGTCCGTACACCCCTTCGGCAGTATGCGTCTTGCGTTCTGGTTGATATTGACGACACCTTGGATAGTATTTTTAGTTCTGACATGGCCATTGGTAAGTATGTCGCACAAAGGGCTGGTATCGGTATCAACGCTGGTAGGATCAGGGGGATCAACGCTAAAATCAGGGGTGGAGAAGTTCAACACACAGGTGTCGTCCCGTTTCTTAAAAAGTTTGAATCAACTGTCAGATGCTGCACTCAAAATGGCATCAGAGGTGGATCAGCAACTGTCCACTTTCCAATCTGGCACCAAGAAATAGAAGATATAATTGTTCTAAAGAATAATAAGGGAACAGAAGATAATAGAGTTCGTAAATTAGACTATAGTATTCAATTGAGTAAATTATTTTATGAGAGGTTCATTGAGAATAAAGAGATTACCCTGTTTTCTCCTCATGATGTGCCAGGGCTTTATGATAGTTTTGGTACAGATGATTTTGATGAACTATACTTAAAGTATGAAAATGATGACACAATACCAAAGAAAACAATAGGTGCTCAAGAACTTATACTCGACCTATTGAAAGAAAGAGCAGAAACTGGTAGACTATATTTAATGAATATTGACCATTGCAATTCTCACTCATCATTTACTGATAAGGTTGAGATGAGTAATCTATGTCAAGAAATTACATTACCAACCAAACCTATACAACATATTGACGATGAAACTGGGGAAATTGCTCTCTGTATCCTTTCTGCTATTAATATTGGCAAAATTAGGGATGTTTCGGATTTTGAAATGCTTTGCGATCTTAGTGTTCGGAGTCTTGATGAACTCATTGATTTTCAACAATACCCAGTCGGAGCAGCAGAAGTCGCTACTAAAGCAAGACGCTCCCTCGGAATTGGTTACATTGGTCTAGCACATTACCTTGCCAAGCAAGGGGTATCTTATGGAGACCCAGAGGCATGGAAATTGGTACATGACTTGACAGAAGCATTCCAATATTATTTGATAAAGTCCACTGTGAACCTAGCCAAAGAGAAAGGTGCATGTCAATATTCTGATCGTACTAAATATTCTCACGGTGTACTTCCAATCGATACTTACAAAACAGATGTTGATGAATTAGTTCCAAATAAGTTAAACTTTGACTGGGAATCTCTTCGTCAGGATGTAAAGAAATACGGTGTAAGAAACAGCACATTATCCGCACAAATGCCTTCGGAATCATCTTCCGTTGTTAGCAACGCAACTAATGGTATAGAACCTCCAAGAGGATATCTTTCAATCAAGAAGTCAAAGAAAGGACCTCTCAAGCAGATTGTTCCCTCTTACAATACCTTAAAGAATAATTATACGTTGCTCTGGGATATGCCTGATAATACAGGGTATATTAATATTGTTGCTGTTATGCAAAAGTTCTTTGACCAAGCGATTTCTGGGAACTGGTCGTACAATCCACAACACTATGATAATTCAGAAGTTCCAGTTAGTGTAATGGCAAATGATTTTCTAACCACATACAAATATGGTTGGAAAACATCTTACTACCAAAACACTTATGATATTAAAACTGATGAAGTTGGTGACACCTTAGAAAATGAAAAGAGTGACAAACTAGAATGTTTATTAAACGAATTAAGTAACGCAAAGGAGGAAGAGTGTGAATCCTGTTCAATTTAAAGTTTCACCTATCGGAAAAAAATCAATGACAAATCTTAAAGGCATGACTGTCTTTAACACAGAGGAATGCGACACAAAAAAACAACCTATGTTTTTTGGCAAACCTTTAGGAGTTCAAAGATATGATAACTTTAAGTATCCTGCATTTGAGAATTTAACAAAGTCTCAATTAGGATATTTCTGGAGACCAGAAGAGGTATCATTACAAAAAGATCGTGGCGATTATCAATCACTACGTCCAGAGCAGAAACACATTTATACATCTAATCTTAAGTATCAGATTATGCTCGACTCAGTACAGGGTCGTGCACCAGGTATGGCATTTTTACCATATTGTTCTCTACCTGAGTTAGAAGCTTGTATGGAAGTATGGTCATTTATGGAAATGATACACTCACGTTCATACACATATGTTATTAAGAATGTATACTCAGACCCATCTGAAGTCTTTGATAAGATACTATCTGATGATCGTATCCTAGACAGAGCATCAAGTGTTACAGAGTCATATGATACCTTTATAAACGAAGCACATCAGTATGATACAGGTAACTTCTGGAAAGAAGGTTGGAAAGGAAGTCCTACAGCAGAGTGGGAAACAAAAGAATTAAAGAGGAAACTTTATCGTGCAGTTACTAATGTCAACATTTTGGAAGGTATCCGCTTTTACGTATCTTTCGCTTGTAGTTTTGCTTTTGGTGAGCTTAAACTCATGGAAGGATCTGCGAAAATCATTTCGCTTATTGCTAGAGATGAAAACCTCCATTTGGCAATAACTCAAAATATTATAAACAACTGGAGAAAGGGTGACGACAAACAGATGAAGGAAATCATCAAAGAAGAAGAGCAGTGGACTTATAGTATGTTTGATCGTTGTGTAAACGAAGAGAAGCGATGGGCAGAGTATCTATTTACAAATGGAAGTATGATTGGTCTCAATGACAAACTACTTCATCAATATGTTGAATGGATAGCAAATCGTAGAATGAGAGCAATTGGATTGAAACCAGTTTATGACATTGCAGCAAGAAACAATCCATTACCTTGGACAGAGCATTGGATATCTTCAAAAGGATTACAAGTGGCACCACAGGAGACAGAAGTAGAATCCTACATTGTCGGTGGTATTAAACAGGATGTGAAAAAGGATACTTTTAGTGGATTTAAGTTATAGCACTACAAATCTTTTTCCTACCATAATACATCAGTTTGATGTAAATGAATTTGATGAAATAAAAGATGATTTAATTAAATATGCTTACGACATAAAGCACAGCGGTGTTCAAAGTGTTTTAATTTCAAATTATGGGGGGTGGCAGTCACCTCCATTTCAAGTAAAAAATGAAGATGATGTCTTACAAAAATTTATTATAAATTGTCTATCAGGATTTCCTGCAATTCTTGAATCTACTAATATCAAAGTTGAAGCTTGGATTAATATTAATAAACCAGGTGATTATAATATAAAACATAATCATCCAAATAGTAACTTGGCAGGAGTTTTATGGATTCAATGTCCTCAAAATTCTGGAGATATAGTGTTTGAGTCACCAAATGATTTTGAGACATATAATGAAATTGAATCATATAATCCACAATTTAAAATTCAAAACAAATTTCATCACACTTATTGTTTTAATCCTGTAGAGGGTAGAATATTAGTTTTTCCTGCACATTTAAGTCATTCAGTAAATGAAAATAAATCATATGGAGATCGTATCTCAGTTTCATTCAATATCCGATTAAGCAAATGAAAATACAATTTCAGAAACAATTTGGTAAGGGCACAGATCCTTGGTATGCAAAAGCAGAAAGATGGGTCAAGAAGAAATTTAAGAACCCATATCTACAACATCTTGCATTAGGTATTGTTGCTTGGTTGAAAAAGATATGGATCGAGGGTAAGATACAGATGGAAATGGCAAGTGTAGATGAGCAAGTGAAAGAGATTCATAAGAGTTGGGATGGTTATACTCAACCCAGAGTTAAAGTTGTTGAAACAGAATCAGAAGTAAAAGGACTCAAAGATATGAGTATTGAAGCATATCGTGAAGCAGCAAAAGCAGATGCTTGGTTGTTTGGAGACTATGATGCCTATGAATCATTTGATATAAATAAAAAGAAAGTGTCTGAAAATAATGAGGACGTTTGAGAATTTTAGAAAAGTTGTTAATGAATCTGATTATATTTTGTCGGAGGCACAAAGGTATCTTGAAATATTACTAGAAAAAGATTCAGAAGCATTAAAGCAATATAAAAAGAGTCAGAAGAGTTTTCAGAAGGGATTTGGAAAAAATATAAAACCAACAGTTGTACAACCAGGATTAGATTTATATAAAGCTGGCGGTCCTTTTGTACCAGATAAAACGACATTTAAAAACACAGGTAAAAAGGTTCCTAGTATGGAACCTAAACCACAGTTTGGAAAACCTAAAACTACAAGTAAGGCACCTGATAGAACTGGTTTAAAAAAATCCATCGCAGACGTAAGGGCAAGTGAGAAGAGATTATATGATGCAGGAGTCGGTAAAAAACCATCTTTAGTTCAGCAAAGAAAATTAACAATAGCTAAAATAAAAGAATTAAGTCGTCAAACTACAAGAGGAGATGCTTTCTCTAGGGCAACTGGCACATCTGGATCAACTGAAGGATCTGCAGGAGCAAGTGGTAGTTCTAAAACAAAGGTAGTTAAGCAATCTGAAGTATCAAAGAAAGCAAAAGATTTTACAAAAGACGTAAATCAAAAAAGAGTAAGTTCTTCTGGTTATAGTCAGACAAACAAACCGAAACCAGGTTCAGAACCAACTTTATTTAAAAGAGTGAAACCTAAAACATCAGTAACACCATCAGAAGTAGTTGATCAAACACCGTTTGATGATAAATCAGGAACTGTAAAGAAAAAGAAAATCACAAAAAATCTTACTAGGAAGAATAGAGGTTTTACAGAACCTATAAAAAAAATTACAAAAAAAACAACAAAAGTTAAACTACCAGACGTAGGAAAAAAAGTTACTACTGCTGAATACAGAAGAACCGTAAGTAAAAAGTATGGTATAAAACCTGAAAATATTCTTAGTAAAACACAAAAAAGTGCTTTAAAAACAAAGAGATTAGTACAGAAAGATGTTGTCAAAGCAGCAATTGGACCACAAAACAGAGCATTCTTTAAAAAAGCAATTTCATTACCAGGTGCAAAGAAAGCAGCTCCAGTTATTAAAGCTCTTGCAAAAGCAGGACCAGTTGGTAGAGTTGCTGCTACAGTAGGTGCAGTTGCAGCATTAAGTCCCGCTGCTAGAAAAGGTATGAGTAGTTTTGCTAAGAGAGCATTAACAGGTGCAGGTTTAGGAGGAATAGTTGGAGGAGCTGCTGCATCTCAAAAAGAAACAGATAAAGAACGTATTAAGAAAAACTTAAAACCAGAATTTGTAAAAGATAAGGATGGAAAAGAAATCAAAACAGTAACAAGAATGGGACTTAACTTATCTGATATTAGTAAACCAAAGAAAAAGGATAAAGGAAGAACAGCACAATCCATTGCAACTGAAGTAGACTATCTTAAAAAACGTCAAAAAGTCGCACCATACGGTTCAAAATACACTGGATAAATTTTAGATATAAATAAGTTAGTAGAATATTTAATTAAAATGTTTAGAGACTTAAAAGAATATCAAGAGATTGCAAAGATTTATGCTGACAAGGTTTCTAAACCTGAAAATCTTGAAGAGAACCGTAATACAAGAGGTTCAGAACTTGCTGCAAAAAGACTTGCAGAAAAACCACCAGTATCAAATGAACCAAAGATCAAACCAAAATATCAACAAAATAGAGATAAATTAAAAATAACAAGAAATTCAAATAAACCAAAGACTAGAGAAGAATTGGGTCTAAAACCAAAACCATTTCAAGGTAGAATTTCTCGAAGTAGTCAGAATATGTCGGGTAAACCCAAACCAGAACCAGAGTACAAACCAGAAAAAGGTGTAGTCTTTGGACAGAGAACTAATGAGGTTGGTGCACAGGGTGGTGGAAAACCATCAGAGGGAGATTTCAAAAAAGATTTTCCTGATAAGAAACCTGAACCACTAACAAAAAAACAAAAGTTTGATAAAAAGTTTATCAAAAGAGAGAAAGGTGCAGGAGTTGGTTTTTATAGGAGAGGAACTCCTGGTGCACAGAGAGCAGAATTTCAGGAGAAACAAAAACTTAAAGCACAGGCAATGGCAAAGGCAAGACTTGCTAAGAAGGCAGAAATGGCAAAGGAAGAGTATACTCCTTATGATTTTGTTCTTGATTACTTGTTATCTTCAGAGCAAGCTGCTACAATCGAAGAAGCAAACTATGTAATGACTGAAATGGATGCAGAAACTATTCAAGCAATTGTCGAGGAGCAAAAAAAAAATCTTGATGAAGGATTAGCAGGTATGGCATTAAAAACTGGTGCTGCTGTTCTTGGTGGTGTTCTTGCTAAAAAAGGTATTGATAAATTAAAGAAATTTGATCCTGTAGGTGATGCAAGGAAAAAATATCAAGATAAAAAAGCTACAGAGTATGAAAAGAAAAGTGGAACCACTAAAGAGGATGGTTACTTTAGATAATTATGAAACCTGTTATTAATCGTGCTGACATTATCGGTGGTCTAAAGTCAGTTAAACTTGCAAAACTTAATCCTCAGAACTATCAACCTGGTGTTGGTGTGTCTGAGGATTTTGAGTTAATATATAATAAAAAATAATTATGGATACACAAGCGATGACCTTTGGGAGTAGTTCGACTCCTGATGATGTACAGCGTCAAAGAGATGCTATTCCACCTTTGAAGGTGAATAAAATGAATCTTATATCTGATGCACTTAAGATAGAACTCAAAGAACTTATTAATGAAGTCCTAGACGAAAGAGATATGGAAAAAAAGTTGAATGGACCTTATGATTTTCCTGAAGATTAAGGAACTTGAGCGTCAAAAGGAGTTAGGGGAGTTGGTGAATCCCAAGTAACAGGATGTTTTACGATTACAATTCCTTCAATTACTCTTTCTACAACGCTACTTGGGTCAGTCAACATTAGCTCATAAAAATATTTACCTTCTTCAATCGCTGCTGTTTGTGTATCTGTTAATGATATTCTAACTTTACCTAGTGTTCGATCATTCAAAAATGATATTGTAAACTCTGTCAAACTACCAAGATTTAATGTCCTTTGCATTTTGCAAGTGGCAGAAAAACCTGTTAAATTTTTGACACTATTCGTGTTACTATCTTCAAGTGCAAAGGTTTGCTCAAAGTCAGTATGTTTGTATATTACTAAATTTGTACTAAAAACTGCCATTATATTTTTACTTTTATTTATGGAGAACCAAAGTAATGTACAAAGGTATTGATACCTGATCTTACCAGTGCATTACCTTCAACTGCAACAGATTTGAATCCATTAGGTTTGATTAGAACTATATCATATACGTGTCTACCACCTTGAAGAAATTTAGTTACTGTGCTTGCGATTGAGATATTAACTAATCCTTGAGATGCATTTACAATACCAACTTGAATATCTGCAAACCTATAGTTTGTGGGACTCTTTCTTAATTTTGATTGTGCAGAATAACCTGTTAAATCAACAACACCAGAACCATCAGCACCCATTAATGTTAAATCTTCACTAAAAGTCTCACCGACATTGATTGTTATGTTTTTTCTGTAAACAGTCATTTATATAATCGTTTATTGATATTTATGGATATATAGATATGAATGTGTTAATATATGATTACTACTTTGGAAGTCGATTATGAAAACCCTTGGATGTATGAAGGTAATCCTTTTACCTCTGATGATATCGGGAATTACTATGGGTTCGTCTATCGCATCACCAATACTACAAACGGAAAACAATATATCGGAAGAAAGTACTTTACTCAAAAAAGAAAACCAAAAGGAGGAAAGCGAAGAGTTACATCAGAGTCTGACTGGAAAAAGTACTATGGAAGTTCTGACGATCTTAAACGAGATATTAGAGAAATTGGAAAAGACTCTTTCAGAAGAGAAATTATCTCCCTCCACGCAACCCTTGGAAAAGTAAACTACGAAGAAACAAAACAATTGTTTTTACATAATGTGTTGATGGAGTCACTTGACGACGGGACACCAATGTATTATAATAGCAACATATTAGGACGCTATATGCGTAAAGACTACGGTGAATTTAACAAAGACTCTTAGAACAACTTACGATTGGTCAATAGACCGAATGAATGATCTATGTACTGACGGTGATGTAGAACAATTAAAAGATGCAATTTCAATCCGTGAGGAATTTGCAGAATGGTTATTAAGAGAGGATAAGGAAGTTCATCACGATATTATCTCTCTTCAATATATGGGAGAGGGAAGTGAATTTGATAAATGAAGTTTGTAATTGTTGGAGGTGGAATATCTGGTTGGTTATCTGCACTTATATTTTCACATAGACAATCAAATCATGAATATGTAATTATAGAAAGTCCAGATGTAAACACTATAGGTGTTGGTGAAGGTACAACTGGACTCTTTGTAGAAACTATAGAGGAATTACCTGATATAAATGTTGCAGAGTTTTTAAGAGAAACAAAGGCAACACCAAAAATTGGTATTGAATTTAATAATTGGAGTGGTAAAGGTTCTACTTTCTTCAATCCCATAGATGGAACTCCAACTACAAACGAAGACTTTGATTCTTTTTTATATTTTACATATATTCAAAATCAATCATTAGATACCTCTTCTCTACATGGATTGTTGAAAAGGAAAAATAAATCACCTTACACAGGAAGATTAGAAGATTATAATAGTGCCTTGCACTTAGATAATAAATTAACAATTCAATATCTAAAGAATAAATCATTAAAAAGAAAAAATATTAAGTATATTTCAGATACAGTATCTAAAATTAAAAGAGATGAAACTGGTAAAGTATCAAAAATAATTTGTAGTAATCATATCATAGAGGGTGATATTTTTATTGATTGTACAGGATATAGTAGAATATTTTCAGAGAAATCAGATTGGGTATCATTTAAAGATAACTTACCAATGAATTCTGTTACGACTTTTACTAGAAAACATAGTGTTAGTATGGTGACGAAGGCAGATAAATTAAATTTAGGATGGTGTTGGCAGATACCAACTCAAGAAAGAATAGGATGTGGATATGTAAGTTGTGATGAATGGGGAAATAATGTGGTAGATGAAATTAAATCTAACTATCCAGATGCTGAAATATTAAAATCATTTAAATTTGATTCTGGCAAGTTAAAAAAATCATGGAACCAAAATGTGATTTCTTTAGGTCTTGCATATCATTTTTTAGAGCCATTACAAGCAACTAATATTCATCTTACATTAGTTCAAATTGATATCTTATGTCAAAGATGTATTAGAGAAACTAAAGATAGAACATTAAATCCTAATGTCATATCCATTTATAATAAACATATTGATAATTTGATTGAGGATTTTAAAAATTTTATTAATATTCATTATAGTCGTGACAGTAGAGTAACTCCTAACTGACTACAATAAAAAAATTATTAGTCTTCTGAAAGTAAGAGGATTATTTTTTGAAGACTTACCTCAATTATATGGTTGTTCTGGAATAGGACTATGGGGACATACTTTACTTGGATTAAATCATTTAACAAAACAAGAGTGTCATAATTTTTTATCTGAAATGAATCTTTATGAAGAAGTTAAAGAGATATCCAGTGAATTGCACACAACCTTTACAAATACTTCTTTTCTTTCATATAAAGAACTCATTAAAAGTTTGTCTATATAATTTGTTGAGTAAATAGAATTATGTTACAAAAGATAGTAAATGGAATCGCTATTGCAAGTGGTGTTATATCTCTCACCGTTGTTGGTCTTGGCGGTTACGTATTCATACGCAAGGATGCGATTATCGAAAACGTCAAAGGCAAGGTAATGGAAGCAGTCACCGATAAACTTGGTAGTCTTGGAGACCTTGGTGGTTTAGGTGGAGGTAGTCTAGGTTTACCATCACCATCAACACCAGACGCACCTGCTGCATCACCTATGTCACCAATACCATTAGGTTTCTAAGGATTAAGCGTCTATATATAATATAGACATATTGATCCCATGGCTGAAGCAAAGAAAGAAGAAGTAAAACCTAAAGGTCCTCTAGGTAAACTTAAAGAGACAATAGATGATAAAGACGAGCAAATGGCATTCCTCTCTACAATTATTAGATTGGCAGTGCTCACTTGGTCTGCAGGAATATTAACTTTAAACTACGTTAAAATACCAGGATATGAGCAAGGAGAAAAAATTGATCCAACTTTCATAGCTTCGATTTTTACAGGAACTTTAGCTACCTTCGGTGTCCAAGCAGGAGGTAAGAAGAAAGATGGATCTGGTGGCGGGGGAGCAAACATATCAAAGAAAGATATGGAAATATTAATCGAGAAAGCAGCAAATACAGCACCAGCACAAACAATCAGAATTGAGCAAGCACCTATGGTTCTTGCACCACAAGTACCACCTAAAAAATAATGGAAAAGAAAGAAGTGAAATGGGGTAGATGGTTCGCCTTGGGATTAGGTGGACTTATTGGATTATCTCACATTGGTATGATAGGTTCTTTATCAAATCGTCAAAGTAAATTACCAAGTATCAACTTACCAGTTGGTCCTTATACATCATATGAAGCAGAAGTTGGACATAATGGATATAAGATAAGTTATAAAGCAAACGATCCAAAAGTGATGCGTGTGGAAAGGGATAGCAATACGAAGGGTGGCTTTCTTGGATTGGCTAACAACAAAGTTAAAGTCGTTGAGCAATACACGATGGACGGTGCAGTACACAATAAACCAATCACAGTCACAGAAGGAAATAAAAAATCAGAAGCTTGCATCAAAGCAATCGGAGGAGCAGAAAACACAGGAAGACTCGTGGGTTCCAGCGTTGGTGCTAGTGTTGCTCCTAGCGTTGCTAATATTCCCATTATTGGTTGGGTTGCTGCTGGTTGGGTAACAATGTTTAGTGGTAATCAAGGTGCAGAAATAGGTGGTGGTATGGCAGAAGACTTAAATAAAAACTGTTAGTTGCAAAAATAATTTTTTTCTGATAGAATAAGACTATGGAAAATCATAGAAAAACATTACTCAATCTCTTGAAAGAAAGAGCATATAAGAACGGTAAATTTACTTTGTCATCTGGTAAAGAATCAGATCATTATATTAATTGTAAACCTGTTACTTTGTCTTGTGAAGGAAATGCACTATGCTCACATTTAATGATAGAGCACGTTGAGAATGAATCTGTAGCAGTTGGTGGACTTACACTCGGTGCTGACCCATTAGTATGTGGTATTGCACAGAAAGCATACTACTCTGGTAAACATATTGATGCACTGATTGTAAGAAAGAATCCAAAAGGATATGGAACAAAAGAAGTCATTGAAGGTAATAAACCACCAAAGGGGTCAATCGTTACAGTATTAGAAGATGTGACCACTACAGGTAGTAGTGCAATTAAAGCAGTAAATGTTTTAAGAGAATCAGGTTATATCGTAAATCGTGTCGTTGCAATCGTTGATAGACAGGAAGACCATAAAGTATGGGATAATAATGAAATTGAATTTGTTTCATTATTTAAACTAGAAGATATTATTAAGTAAGATATAGTTGTCAAGATATTTTTTAGTGCTATAATATACATAGAGAAAAGAAAAGAAAAATGATTTTTGCGTCAAACCCATCAGTGTATACACTACCAGGCACTTGGGAATCACAACCATTAGTTCCAACTGAATTAGTATTCAGCACAAGTGTTGCAGTCGCAACTCTAGGTATGGTTGTAGGTTTAATGGTAGGTATGTCAATTATTAAGATAAAAAGAAAAAGAGTCTGATAGGTGTGGGAGTCCACACATCAATGCGTATTTATACCTAGTTGCTATACTAAATAATAACGTACTGGAGTTGAAACTATCATGTCCCACTACACACTTGGTTGGCACGACCAGCTAAATGAGTATCACGAAATAGGCGAATATGCCACAGACGCTTTTGAAGCAGTAAAACACGCAAGAGAGGATGTTCCGTATCTACACGAGCATCCTTTTTCTTTGAATAAAATTACGGAGATAAAATGAAAAATCTACCTATAAGAGCAACGTTAGTAATTTTTGCGACTATTGGAACCGCACTATGGTTCTATCCAAACTATGCTTGGGCACACCCCATACTTGTATGAAAAAATTTAACACATCGGTTTTAGACCTTACAATCTACATCTTGGATTTTCTCTATCGAGGTAGAGACTTCCAAAGATTCTGGGTTCTTGAAGTAATTGCAAGGGCACCATACTTCTCATTTATCAGTGTATTACATTTCCGTGAAAGTCTTGGACTTCGAGGAGAGGATCATATATACTTGATGAAAGAACACTTCTATCAGGCATTAAATGAAACAGAACACTTGGAAGAGATGGAAACTCGTGGAGGTAATGAGTATTGGATCGATAGATTCTTCGCTAAACACTTGGTTCTTCTTTACTATTGGATTATGGTTGCTTACTACTTCGCTAGTCCAGTAGATGCGTACGATATCAATATGAAGATTGAGAAACATGCATATGAAACTTATGTGAAATACTCTGCATATCATCCAGAGGATACAAAAATTGCAGAGATAGCAGAGGATGAATTGAAACACGCAAGAGAATTGCAACTTGCAATGTCTATGGTTTGATGATATAATAAATATTATGACCTCGTAACAATTTAATGATTTCTCTTTTACTACTTTCATCTAGCTTTCTAAATTTTATCTTTTACATCTACGCAATCGGTTTTGTAGTTGCATTAATATTAGAGCAGATAGTTAAGAAAGGTGATAATGAAAGAAATATCTATATTGTAGAATACAATCGAAAGTATCTTTGGAGAAACACTTGGATTATAAATGCCTTCTGGTTTTTAACTAATCTTGGTTTATATTTTGTTGCAAGAAATATCACCCCTGTAGATAACTTTTGGAGCGAAGGACTATAATGGAAAAGACATATGACGATTCAAATTGGAGAGAGGACTACGCTAAAAACTTTTGTAATAACAAACGACATCTTGAACTATTAGAGAACGGACCCCATAGTCTTTCTCAAGCGTGGTTATTAGGTGCATTACATAATGAATGGAAAAGAATTAAAGGATATGAAGACCCAGATACCGAAAACAAAGGTCAATGTCAATCATCATTAAAAGAGTTTTACTCTCGATATAAAGACCAAGGTATCTAATGCATCGGTTCAAAGAAATTTTACCTGAAGACGCAAACGAAAATGGTGGAGGAATTAAACTATGGCAGCTCAAACGGTTACTTGGTCGATTGTTATAATGGTTGCAATATTATTAGTATGTGTTACAATAATGATATACTACATAATTAGATACGACCATTTCTTTCCAAATGAATAAGTTAGCAATAATTCCAATATTCTTTTTAACGATGTGTGGTACAGCACCTATAACTGACCCACCTGCACATGCTTGTAGTCTTCCTTTAGATGGTTCACCTGCTAATTGTCCTGATGAAAGAGATTTAATACTTGTACCAAGACCACTTATACCAAGAGAAGAATTAAAAGGAGAGATTGATATCTACGAACCAATGCACTGGCATCAAATGCAAATGATGTTTCAAAGAAATATGAATAAAGGTAGAATTGAGCAAACTGCAACAAAACCTGGTGATGCTATAAATAATGCACTAGATAATTTTTGGGAGCAAGAAAATGGGAGCAATGGTTCCACCAAGTCGGAAGAGTTGCTACAACTTTAGAGTCGTATCAATTGATAGAGTACTCGACGGAGATACGATAGATGTCACTATAGATCTTGGATTCGATTTATTCAAAAAAGAACGAGTAAGAATTGCTGGAGTGGACACCCCAGAGAAGAGGACTAGAAATTTAGAAGAGAAGGCATTAGGAATAGATGCTACTAACTGGTTAAAGAAAAAATTAGAAGATACTATTGCAGGTGATGGTGATGAACTCACTGTTAGAACTGAACTTGTCGGTGGTACTGGTAAGTATGGTCGTCTTCTTGGATGGTTATATATAAATGAAGAAACAGTTTCTCTTAACGAGCAGATGATTACTGAAGGGTATGCACATGCTTATGATGGAGGAACAAAGGATATGAATCTTGAAGCACTACGTGAGATTCGTAGGTCATTCGGTACACTAAACGAGGGTTAAAAAAATGTCTTGCAACGATCACGAAAAGATGAATCCAATAGTTCATCGTTTATATCATTTGAAAGAGTGGGATAAGAAAAAAACAAAGTGGATACAGGAAAAGTTCAACTTGACTGATTATCAAATGCTTTGTATTACATTTGCAAAAGGATTTATCATAGGAGCTATACTACTGTGAAAAAATTTATTGGAGACCAAATCAAAAGATTTTTTGAGACAGGAAAATGGGCAATGAAACTTATTTTCCTTGTTGTTCTAGTAGAACTAGGATTGATTGTAGGAGTTGTTGCAACTATGGGTAATGAATTAACTGATGACGATGGTAAAAATATTCATCATTTATTAGCACTAGCAATGACTAAATCTTTTGCTTTATATTCAATGGAAAAGGCAGGAGAAAATCAAAAGTATCTTATTGAAAATGTAACTAAAAAATGAAAATCTTTATTAAAATTGGAATAGGTGTATCTTTATTACTTAATGGTCTTGTTATTGTTGCTACTTCATATGTATGGTTAAATGCAGAAAAAAGATTTAATGAAAATAGAAAGTTTATTAAAGATACTATTGTTGAGGAGGTTTACAAACAGATAAAAGTTGTGATGCCTAAACAATCTGGTGGTGTTATTAAGTGACAATACCTCACATACAACCAATTTATAATAATAATATTAGAATACCTAATGTTTTTGTACCAAATTGGCAGAATGTAGAACGTAGTGTAGATCATTTAGTTCCACCTGTGGTATTGAATATAGGTAATCCAATAATTAATATGCCTGGTTGTGTGAAAGCACACCAAGATAATCGAATGCATGTATCTGGTTTGCCGAAAGATAAAAATCTTGTAGATCAAGATCCTGATCGTGCAATGATAGTCTGTGATGCAACTATACCATCATATGACGCAATGAATTATGAACCAGAGCAGTTAATAATTACAAGAGAAGCACCAGTTCCAGTTGTTCCACCACCACCAGATGTTGACCCACCAGAAGTTCCACCTACAGGAGATTTAGGTGGTGAAGAAGAAGTGCCTTGTCCTGGTCCTGGTCAATTAAGAGTTGGTGACTTAACACAAGCAGGTGATGAAAAGGTCATTGGTCACGAATTGAGTGCTGATGGAAAAACCTGTATAACCTTATATGAACCAACTACTGCAGCCGAAAAATTCCTTCCCTCTGCAAATCAAGCATCTACAACACTCGCAGTCGCAGTAATTGCAACTGCAGGTGCTGCTGCAACACCATTAATATTGAGAATAGTCAAACCTATAATTAAAAAGATTACAGATACTATCAAGAAAAAATTAGGTAAGAAAATTAGTAGACCTTCTCTATCAGAAATTAAAACAAATAAGTATCGTGAAAAGAAAGGACTTCCCCCAATTAAGAAAAAGAATTAATTATTACCTATAGATATTTCTTTTAAAACACCTGCGTCATTACTGATTGGTGGTTTTGTTGATATTTCGTGTGTATGTTGTTCTACAACACCTGGTGGATTTACCAATACTACATCAGCACATACAGCATGATATGGTGACTTTGGATGAAACATAACTCCAGCTTTCATTAGTTCTCCACAATTTTTAAGTCTGGCTAGTTCAAAGTCTAATCTCTTATTCGCAGTTATCTGTTGTTGATATGATATTTGTGTTGCTGCTGCCTCCATACACTTCTCTCTTGCTTCTTTATCCAATGGTCTTGACCAAGTTGCTGATAGACCACCTGATATATTATAAACTTCTTGTTGTCCTGTTCTTGTTGGAACATAATATAAAATTTGACCTGGATTGTCTAATACTCCATCATCATTTAAATCTGACATATCATATACTGGATCTTGATATGTGTGCTCAAATGGACGCTTAAAATTTCCTGTTCCTGTTAAGTATGGAGTAATGTTCATGGTAGCACTTTGACACTGTATGCCATTACCATATGTGTTAGTTATATACGGTCCTTGTAAAACTTGTATAGCTTGATTGGTAACTGAGCCAGAACTATTTGCGATTGGATTTGCTGTGGCACTTATACCCCCCACTTCTGCATATGCAGGGACTGAAACCGCAGTTGTAGCAAGTAATAAACATAATTTCCTCGTTATTGTGTGAAGGTTGAAGTTGTGTCTGTGACTGAATTTATTGTTGTTGTTCTTTGTATTATTGTGTGATTTGACAAGCCTGGGCCATGATATGTTTCCGTGAATTGGAAACTTCCTACCCCGTTGTTTGTTTGTGTAAATTGAGGTCTGTTTTCTAAATTCAAACCGTTCCATTGCGAAGTCACTCCATCTAATGTTACATTCGTGCTTGTTACTGAACCAGCACCTGTAGGTGATAATGAACCATCTGCAGTTACGTTTGTTCCCGTTACTGAATACTGCCAACCAGTATTGTAGTCCATACTATTGATCGTTTCAGTCACCGTTGTGCTTGTCGTAGTGTTCGAGGTCATCGAGCCCTGCGTAAAATTAGGGACCACGGGCACAGCGTATACCGAAGGTATTGTGCTAAAAAGAAGTAATAGTAAACTATATCTTTTCATTATAGCACAAAAATGTTAATTGAACACGGTAACTTCAGATATGAACTGACCAGTTACTGTTGTTCCAGAAGTTTGACTTCCAGCAAGAGTTACTGTGTGACCACTGGTAACTGTACCTGGTGCTGCTGAAGCACCTGTTGCACCTGCTGTTACTGTCGTGTTAGTTCCTGTTGAATCTGTCGCATCTCCTTGAGTGTAAGAATTTGCAAAACTAAAAGTACCAGTGGACTGATAGACTGGACTACTAGTTGTTCCTGTATTAACTACACCTTGAGCTGCACTGATATCGGTCATAGTTGTTGCACCAGTTGAAGTATAACTAATCCTTGCAACTCCACCTGTTACGGTAGTGTTTGTTGGAGTTCCACTACAATCAGCAGAACAATATGTGTATGATGTACTCACATTGTTTCCAGAAACTGAATATGAATTACCAGTTCTCTGGGACTGTGTTATAGTTGGTGTCTGAACTTGTTGAAGACTAGTTTGATGTCGAGTTGTCATTCCACCAGCATTAACTGCAGTGCCAAATCCAAACAATAATAATATAGGTAATAGTTTTTTCATTGGTAATTCTACCTATTTGATGTAGCTTTATTTAGCAAACTAAAACTTATGGTTTGCAAACTAAAAATATGTGTTATACTGTATGTACAGTTATGAGACACTATGAAGTTATTTTTGGATACCGCTGATACAGAATTGATAGAAAAACACTTTCAGACTGATTTGATCGATGGTATCACAACAAATCCAACTCTGATTATGAAGAGTGGTCGAGACCCAGAAGAAGTATACCAACAATTGATTGATATGGGTATTGATGATATCAGTATGGAAGTCGTTGGTGACTTTGATGCAATGTATCTTGAAGGTACTCGTCTTTCTCGTAAGTTTGGAAAGAACGCAACTATCAAAGTTCCTTGCACTCCTGACGGATTAAAAGTATGTAAGAGGTTATCAAGAGATTTAGTGAATGTTAATGTGACTCTTATATTTTCAGCAGCACAAGCAATACTTGCTGCAAAGGCAGGTGCAAAGTATGTCTCACCATTTGTAGGTAGAGTTGATGATAATTCATTTGATGGTATTGAGTTGATTGACCAGATTAGTGATGTGTATACAATACAGGGTATAAGAAAGACAGAGATACTTGCAGCATCTGTAAGAGATGTCAAAACAGTATCAGATTCATTTGGTGCAGGTGCTCATGTAGTCACAATGCCACCATCTATCTTTGAGAAAATGTACAATCACGTTCTCACAGACAAGGGTTTGTACCTCTTCGATATGGATTGGGCAAAGGTCAAAAGGTAAAGAAATCAACACACTTGACACGATCTCAACCTTGTGTTACAATAAATACCATTACATAGAACAAAGGACTCGAAAGATCGTAACCCTGCGTAGAATGTAAAATTCTAGTCGAAAGAATTTCCATCCGCAGGTTTTTTAATGCCTAGCGAGATACTATAAACAAAAATGATTAAATCAACAATCGCTGCAGTAGCAGCAACCCCTTTCCTATTCGCAGGTGCAGCCTTTGCTGGTCCATACGTTAATTTGGAAGCAAGTGGATCATATCCTGATGGAGCATATACATCTGGTGGTCTTGAAGCAGTAGTTGGATATGAGGGAGCAACAGAGTCAGGAATCGGTTGGTACGTTTCTGGTGGTCCAACAGTAACTCATACAGAAACTTCTGATGAGTTCGGTGATGTAGAATTCATTGGATACCTTGGTGGTTCTTATGATAAGTTCTACGGAGAAATCTCTGGTGTAACAACTCCTAGTGACGATGTTGACTTCTCTGCTAAAGCAGGTGTTAAGTTCGTTTTCTAAATTAAAGTAACGACTTTACAAAGACCTCTACATAGTAGGGGTCTTTTTTTATATAATGAATTTACTCAAGCATCCGTTGTTTCAGATCAATATGATATTGGTTTGTGCTCTTGTGTTCATAGAGTTGCTACACGTTAATTATCACAGAACAGCACCACCTTGTCCTGTACAGCAAATAGAAATGGAAGATGATTGGTGATATATAGTTATGATATCGTAACATTTTGTGATGACTAGTAAAGCAAAGATAATTTTAAAGGTAGTGGTTCCAGTTGCCATTTTGGTTCAACTGACCTCTATCATTTTTTTATTAAGTAAAGAGAAAGCATTCTCCTGTAAGGCGATAAAAACTTATATGGTGTGTAGGCAAATAGATTTAAAATAATATATAATAAAAACAAGTGAATGAAGCAAAGGTTAGAATGTTAAAGATGGAACCAATAAGAGTAAGGTGTAGACCTTGTGGAAAAGAGATAAAGGCTGCTGCAGGAAAATCAGTTTGTTGTGGTTGTGAAATATGACAACCATCAAAGGGGATGTGATATCTGCTGTTGATTTAGGGCAAGTTATTATGTTAAATACCTACTCTGTGAATGAAAGAAGTGGGTTATCTACAGAGCAAATTGAGTGGCAAGAAGAGCGTAGTAAGCGTAAAATACGCAAGTTAGACTTTGAAGTCCGCTAAATAATTACACTTAGACCAGAACTCACCACTCTTTTCTATACGTGAGGAGGTCATAAGGGAAGCATTTTAGAGACGAATGGATATCAAAAAGGAACTCGATGAAGTTCAAAAAAAGATAGACGAAATTAAGAAAAGTCAGGAAACCCTCAAGAAGATTGCTGACTTACAGGAGAAACAGACAAAAAAATGGCGAAACGACCATATAGTGGTGGTTACGAGATGATATGATATAATACATAATAAAAAGCAATCCGATATGTTCAAAGCACTAATCACAGAGTTTCCTTTGTCCGACGTTCCTGTAGAGAGAACAGTCACGGAGGAGAAGATAAGAAAGTACACCTACACCAAAGATGAAGTAGATGAATTAATTTCTGATGCTGTTAAAGAAGCAGTAGATGAAGCACGGAAGATTGATGAAGAGTCAATGGCAAAGCATAATCGTGATGCTACAGTTCTCAGTATGATTCTAGGATTCACTGCTCTTGCTTTGTTTGTAGATGGTTTGTTAAGAGTGTTAGGAATCGTTCCACCATTCATGGATTTAGATGTTAATATCTTGGAGAGGATTGCAGATAAGGTAGAGACTGATGTTATAGATAGAATACGACAAGTTCCTATTCAAAAAATATTTCATCGATGAATGATACTCTAATTTTTATCTATCTTGTGTTTTTTGTAGCACTATTTGCTGCTACCTTTGCGTTTATGTTTAAGATGATGACAAGTACATTATCAGAGATGGATAAGAAACCTGTCAAATCATATGGCGATGCAATGAAACCATATAAGATGCCAGCACCACATCCAGAGATGGAAGGTGTAAAGACAGGAGAGGAGTTATTAGTATTTACACCAGAAGAATTTGATGAAGATGAAGATGATGATGACGGAGATATCCCTGCATATAGAGGAGAAAATATATAACTTTTTGCTTGACTAGACAGTATTATGGTGTATAATAGTAGTATATTATTATGAAACATCATGGATGTTATTCTTGAAAGGTATCCCTATCGCTTTGTTACGAAAGGAAATTAGAGAACGGTCAACCAGATTACCGTATTCAAAAGTACAATACATATACTGAGAGGTATACTGATATGTACCTTTGTGATAACTCAATTCAATTCGATATGTGTATCGAAGACCTTGAGTATACAAAATGGTTAGACCCAGAAGGAGTACCCTGTTACGTAAAAGAATGAGAGAACAACTAATCAAAGCACTTTTAGCCCACGCTCAAGGTGACATACAAAAACACGTTGCAAACGTAGAAGTGTATCTAACTAATCCTGCAGGGATTGGTGAGCACTCAAATATAGTTGAAGCAATCGAACAAGAACTTGATATGATTGCAAAGTATCAAGATCAAATTGATATGATAAACAAGTACTTTAAGAAATGAAGGAAGAACGACCTTGGGGTTGGTATGAAGTAATTGATCAAGGTGATAGATTTAAAGTCAAAAACATTGAAGTTAAACCAGGTCATAGATTATCCCTTCAGAAGCATCACCATCGAACAGAGCATTGGATTGTTGTCAGTGGAACAGCAGAAGTTCAATTAAATGATGCAAGACAGTTGATTGGTGAGAACCAAAGCACATACATTCCTCTGGGATGTAAGCATCGTTTGTCAAATCCTGGCAAGATACCACTTAAAATCATTGAGGTTCAAAGTGGTCCTTATCTTGAAGAGGATGACATTGAAAGGTTTGAAGATGACCACGGGAGAGATTGACAATTAATACTTTATACTTTATTATGTGACTATGAAATACGCTCGAACAGCATTAATAACAGGCATAACTGGGCAAGATGGTTCTTATCTTGCCGAGTTTTTGTTGTCTAAAGGGTATGATGTACACGGTATTGTAAGAAGAAGTTCTCTTATTAATACACATCGTATTGACCCTTTCTACAGTAAGATTAAACTTCATTATGGTGATATGACCGATTCTGGTAGTATCATTCATATTATACAGAAGGTTAAACCACACGAAATTTATAATCTTGCAGCTCAAAGTCACGTTAAAGTTTCCTTTGAGTTGCCAGAATATACTGGAATGGTTGATGCGATGGGAACACTTCGTATTCTTGAAGCAGTCAGAATACTTGGAATGCAAGACGATGTACGCATCTATCAGGCATCTACATCAGAACTCTATGGATTAGCACAAGAACATCCACAGACAGAGACAACACCATTTCATCCCTCGTTCACCATATGGAGTTGCGAAACTCTATGGTTATTGGATAATCAAGAACTATCGTGAAGCATATAATATGCATTGCAGTTCTGGTATTCTATTCAATCACGAGTCTCCTAGAAGAGGCGAGACATTTGTTACTCGTAAGATTACACAAGGGTCTTTCAAGAATATCTGTTGGTCTTCAAAATATTTTGTATCTTGGTAATCTTGATGCAAAGAGAGATTGGGGTCATGCAAAGGATTATGTTGAAGCAATGTGGTTGATGATGCAAGAGGAAAAACCAGATGATTATGTGATTGCTACTGGTGAACAACACTCTGTTCGTGATTTTGTAGAAGAAGCAGCACCTATATTTGGATTTAATATTGAATGGATGGGTAAAGGTCTAGATGAAATCGGAATTGATAAGACTACAAAGAGAACGATTGTTGCAGTAAATGAGAAATACTTCCGACCATCAGAGGTTGAAAGTTTACTTGGTGATGCAACAAAGGCAAAAGAAAAACTAGGTTGGGAACCTAAAACAACATTTAAACAATTAGTTGAGGATATGTGTATCTATGGGCAGTGATTCAAAAATATTTGTTGCAGGACATAACGGACTAGTTGGTTCTGCAATCGTTCGTCATTTAGAATCTCAAGGTTTTACAAACATCATAACCTGTGAGTCGTTTTCAATGTGATTTGACTGACCAGAAAGATGTTAAGATGTTCTTTATGATGGAACAACCAGAGTATGTCTTTCTTGCAGCAGCAAAGGTAGGTGGTATTGGTGGTAACGCTGATTATCCTGCTGATTTCATATATGAGAATCTGATGATTCAATCAAATGTTATCAGTTGTGCAGCAATGGTTGGTGTTCGAAAGTTACTATTTCTAGGTTCTTCTTGCATTTATCCAAAGTTAGCAAAGCAACCAATCACAGAAGACCAATTACTATCAGGTTATCTAGAACCAAGCAATGATGCATATGCAATCGCTAAAATTGCAGGTATCAAAATGTGTCAGGCATATCGTAAACAGTATGGTTTGAATGCGAATCGCAGTAATGCCGACTAATTTATACGGACCGAATGATAATTTTGATCATAATTATGGACACGTTCTACCATCTTTACTTTCAAAGTTTCACGGTTCATTAGAAAAGAGTAAGCATTGGGTTGTAAAACTATGGGGTGATGGTTCTGCAAAAAGAGAATTTCTACACGTTGATGATTTAGCAGCAGCATTATTAGTTTGTATGGAAAGATATGACAGTGAAGAGATAATTAATATTGGAACAGGAGAAGATGTAACAATCAAAGAACTTGCAGAGATGATAGTTGAAGTTACTGGATATAAGAACGATTATGAATGGGATACATCAAAACCAAATGGAACTCCAAGAAAGGTTTTGAATGTAGATAAAATGAAATCTTTGGGATGGGAACCGAAGATTAGTTTACGAGAAGGACTTGAATCTACCTATGAGTGGATGAAAAATAACGAGTCTAATTTACGTTCTATATAAAAGGAGTGAAATAGATTATGGAAACTGAAACTAAAAAAGCACTTGTTTGTGGTGCAGGTGGCTTCATCGGAAGTCATATGGTAAGGAAACTCAAGTTAGAAGGATACTGGGTAAGAGGTGCAGATGTAAAAGAACCAGATTTTTCTGGAACAGAAGCAGATGAATTTCTAACTGGTGATTTAACAGACCAAGCATTTTGCAAAGATGTAACTAATATAGAGTTTGATGAGATATATCAGTTTGCTGCTGATATGGGTGGAGCAGGATATATTTTTACAGGAGAACACGATGCAGATGTAATGAATAACTCTGCAAGTCATTCAATCTAAACATACTTAGAAACGTCAAAGATTATAAACCAAAGATATTCTTTTCATCCTCTGCGTGTATGTACCCAGAGCATAATCAACTAGACCCAAACACACCAGACTGCCGTGAAGATACTGCCTACCCTGCCAATCCAGATTCAGAATATGGTTGGGAAAAACTTTTCTCTGAAAGGTTATACCTTTCTTATCATCGTAACTACGATGTTCCTGTTCGCATTGCCAGATATCATAATATCTTCGGTCCCGAAGGAACTTGGACAGGTGGAAGAGAAAAAGCTCCTGCAGCAATCTGTCGCAAAGTTGCTGAACTCCCACAGGAAGGTGGAACTATTGAGGTGTGGGGAGATGGCTTACAAACTCGTTCCTTCTTGTTCGTTGATGAATGCGTCGAAGCAACCTATAGATTAGTTCAATCAGACTTTACTGGTCCTGTGAATATAGGTTCAGAAGAAATGGTATCTATCAATGGACTTGTAGATATTGCAGCAAAGGCAGCAGATAAAAAAGTAGAGAAGAAATCATATTGAAGGTCCGTTAGGTGTTCGTGGTCGTAATTCAAATAACGATTTAATTAAAGAGAAGTTAGATTGGAATTATACAATGACACTTGAAGAAGGTATTAAGAAAACATATGACTGGATAAATGAGAATCAGATGGGAAATAAACCAGTAGTAGAAGAGGTTGTTGAACCTAAATTAAATCCATTTAGTAGGTTTATGAAATGGATGGATCAATGATAATAACCGTTTTAGGTTCAAGTGGTCAAATCGGTGCATATCTTTCAGAGTATCTTTCAAAGAAAGGACATATTGTAAGAGAGTTTGATATGGTAAATGGTGAGCATCAGGATATGACTCACATTCCTAATACATATCTTCGCAATGCGATTATGGAAAGTGACTTTGTTTTCTTTCTTGCGTTTGATGTAGGTGGTTCTAGGTATCTTAAAAAGTATCAGCATACATTTGATTTTGTGAATAACAATACAAGATTGATGGCAAATGCATTTGGTCTTCTACAAGAATATGATAAACCATTTGTATTCGCATCATCTCAAATGAGTAATATGAGTTACTCACCATATGGAACTTTGAAAAGAGTCGGTGAATTATATACTGAATCACTTGGTGGATTAATCGTAAAGTTCTGGAATGTATATGGTATTGAAAAAGACCACGATAAAGCACACGTAATCACAGACTTTATTAGAAAAGGATTTGAAGAAGGTGACTTTGAGATGATGACAGATGGTGAAGAAGTTAGACAGTTTTTATACGCAGAAGATTGTTGTGAAGGACTAGAAGCTGTAATGAAAAATTATGATGAGTTCTATGCTAACGACCCGTTACATATCACTAACTTTGACTATACATCTATTCGTGAAGTTGCTATAATAATAGAAAATGAATTTAAATTAATTGGTAAACCAATTAATATTCTACCAGGTCAAGCAAGTGACTCTGTTCAACTTGATAAAAGAAATGAAGCAGACCGTTTCATTGAAAAATACTGGTCTCCAAAAACTGATTTAGAAACTGGCATTGCAAAAGTATTTGAAGCAATGAAAAAAAATTATGACTAAAGTAAGCACCATTACTCCTTGCTATAATATGAGCAAGTATATGAAGGGTTTTTTAGATAATCTTTCCACACAAACTCATAAAGATTTAGAGATTGTTTTAGACCACAATGACCCTTCAGATGAAGAAGTTAAACTGGTCGAAGAATATAATGAAGAGTATGATAATATTTTACATATTAAAGTAGAAGGTGTTGACCCTATTGGTACATCTATGAATCGTTGTATTGAATATGCAACAGGTGATTATCTTTGTATTTGGAATGTAGATGATTTAAGAACACCAGATTCAATTGAAGTGATGGCAAAGGCATTGGATGAAAATCCTGATGTTGATTTTGTATATGGTAATTATGTTATAGTTCCTAGATTTGGTAGTACAGAAGGACAATATGTTGATGAGACAGGAAGAGAAGATGAACTTAAAACAGGTATGATTTTAGGTCCATACTTTATGTTTCGTAAATCATTACTTGAAAAGTCTGGTGTATTTGATGAACAGTTAGTTCAAGGTGCTGATTATGATTTAGCATTAAGACTTGCTTTCAATGCTAAAGGTTTACATCTACCAATAAATCTTGGTTATTATCTTAATGAAGGATTAGGTCAAAGCACAAAACCTGATAGTAAACAGCCAATTGAAAGAACAGTAATTGAACTTCGTTATAACATAAGAGTTTTAGATCCTCATCTTGTACCATATACAAGAGCATATGATGTGGGAAATATAATTGTTGATGAAGAAAAAATTCCTGTTTCTAATTTTAGATGAATCACACAACACTTGAAAAAATAATTTCTGAAACTCAGAGTAGTCCATATATCAAATGGAATGATGAATCACTTGCAGATTTAATTCGTAATGATAATGTCTACAATGTTTTCATATTTAATAAGGATGGAAATCATGGATACTTTTCTTTATTACATAACCTCACATCTAATATTGAAGGAACTATTGTTGAATTAGGTAATCGTGAAGGACTTGGAATACTCTCCATTTATGATGCACTTCAACCTAACAGTGAGTTCTATACATTAGATATTGTAGATGACGTTCGTTTTGTAAATGATAAGATAAAGAATGACTCTAGAGTTCATATACTCAATGATTTTGATGCTTTAGATTCTGAAAGAGTATCAAAAACTTTTGAAAAGAAAAGCATCTCAATGATATTTTTAGATACTATTCATACTTATGAACAAGTATTGTCAGAGTTAATAGTATGGAAACAATATATGAAAGATGATTGTGTAATGTTAGTTGATGATATACGTCCATCTATGCCTGGTCGCACGAAGTGGAGATTTCATACAGAGTTAGACTATACTTATAAGTATGATGTAACTGAATGGGCACATAATGATACAGGTTTTGGAGTGTATTTAAAATGAAAGTAATTGGACTAATACCATTTAAAAATGAAGAGTATTTTCTTCCAACATACTTATCAAATGTTAAACCGATATGTGATGAAATAATTGCTGTTGATGACCACTCAACAGATAACTCCCGTAAGATTATGGAAGATGCAGGAGTGATTGTCAAAGGATATGATGATACTGAAAAACTAAAGGGTGGATGGACTTGTGGTTTGATTCGTCAACATCTTTTTAACTATGGTCGTGAAGCAGGTGGTACACACTTTGTTTGTCTTGATGCTGATGAAACTTTTACATCCAATTTTGTTCCAATTGCGAGAGAAATAATGGAACAATTAGAACCAGGTGAAAAAGTTAGAATGCAATGGTTAGCACTCTGGAAAAGTTGTACTCATTTTAGAAATGATTACACAGTTTGGAGTAATAACTTTAAAGATTTTATTGTTCGTGATGATACTTCATTAGATTACAACTATGGATATATGTGTGAAGGTAGAACTATAGGACCCAATACAGATGAAACACAAAGAACTTTAGAATTAGAACACGGTGCTGTACTACATTATCAGTTTAGTTTCTATAACAATTTCCAATTAAAACAAGCTTGGTGTCAGATAGGAGAACTTGTTCAAAAAGGTCAAGGAGCAATACACGAAATCAATAATAAGTATAGTATCACTATGCTAGAGGATAATGTAGGTATGACACAGATGCCAGAAGAATGGATTGAGAATATTCCACTCCCAGATATACCTAACTTTGACCCAGAATGGAATGAGAAATATTTTATGAGAAAGAACCTACTACCAGACATCTATAGACATTTTGATGAATATGGGGTAGAATACTTCAAGGATTTAAATGTATGGCACATCCCACAATTGAGAGATAGATTAAATGGAAAAAATTAAAGTTGCGTTTATAAAATTTGGTGGTATGGCAAATGGTGGAACCGAAAAGTATCTACAAACTATTGCTGCACATTTACCAAAAGATGAGTTTCAAGTTGACTTTCTTTTATTGTGATGCTGCACCTTATATTGGTTCAGATTTTAAACATCTTGATACCGATGAATCAAGAGTTGAGTATACAAAATCTCACGGTGTAAATCTAATCAAGTTTGATGTTGAATTTAAAGATGTAACTAAACCAACTCACGATTGGGTGAATACTAATTTCTTTGATTTTTTTAATGAAGATAATTATGATGTAATACAAACTGGTCGTTCTGGACATCCAGAATATCCATTCATTCATATTAATAAGACACCTATTATTGATAGTATTCATCTTGCAGGTATGGGTGAAGACAAAGCTAATGTCTATCGCACAGTTTTAATATCTCAAGAACAAAAATCTAAATGGGTACAGGCAGGTGGTAGTCCACAGAGAGGTGTAATTATTCCTGTTCCTGTTGAAGTTCCAGAGTATGATACAACATCTTACATTGAAGAGTTTGGATGGGAAGATAAGTTTGTATTTGGTATGCATCAAAGAAACGATATGCATATCTTTTCACCAATGCCATTAGATGCATACGAAGAAATACAAAGTGATGATACTGCATTTTTAATTTTAGGTGGTAGTACAAATCATCGTAAACAAGCAAAAGATTATCAACTAAAGAATGTTAAATTTTTAGATACGACAAGTGATATAAATTTGATTCATAAGTTTTTAAATACACTGAATGTTTATGCACACGGAAGGTCTGATGGTGAACAATGTTCAAGTTCAATTATTGAAGGACTATCACATCATTTACCTATGATAAGTCATACCGCACCAAGTATGGGACAGAAAGAGCAGATAGGTGATGCAGGTGAAGTTGTTGAAGATTATCAAGAATATTCTGAAGCAATGAAAAATTTAATGTGTAATAAAAATTACTACGTTGTTTGTAAATTAAACGCAGAGAAAAGATATAGAGAAATATACGATGTGCCATCTATTATAAGTAGGTTTATGGAATTGTATCGGGAGGCTGCAAGTGCCTAACGTTGACTCTTTGAATCAACATAATAAAAACTATGTTCTTGATGATGCTTTTGAAAAAGAAAAGAGAGCACACCTAGAACATAATAGTAATGATTTTAAATTTTTATATCAAGAAGATATACCGCACGGTGATGCATTAGATAAGTATGAACTTACTTCTGGTGTTGATATTGGATCTGGTACAGGATGGTTTGCAAACTATTTGGTAGAGCAAAGAAAATATAAAAAGGTGTACGCAATCGAACCATCTGGAGAAGCAATTGAAATTGCAAAGAAAATATATCCTGATAATAAAAAAGTAAAATATGTTAATGGATTTGCTGAAGAAGAAATATCAAAATTAAAATTAACTAAACCAACATTCTTTTCTACAATGTGCTGCCTTGCTCATCTTGAAGATGATGATGTTTTAGGTATCATAAAAACTATTGATAAGATTGCACCTGTAGGTTCTGTTCTTGCTTGCTCTGAACCTTGGGGTGATTTTTATCATCGTGAGTGTTGGAATATTAGACCACCTGAATGGTGGAGTGAAACACTTGCCAATTGGGAGTTTGAGTTCTATAATGATTATATACTTACTGACCCACCAGGCAGGAGTAAGGGATTTATTGCAATTAAAAAATGAAAGTATTGATTACAGGTGGAGCAGGATTCATTGGATCTCATACTGCTGATAGACTACTACAGAAAGGTTATGATGTTAAAGTTCTTGATTCATTAGAAGTACCTGTCCATAAAAATAAACCAGAATATCTTGATGAACGTATTGAACTGATATCAGGAAGTGTAACAGATCATAATATATTACTACAAGCGATGAAAGATGTAGATTATATCTTTCATTTTGCTGCGTTTCAGGATTACTTACCTTACTTTTCAAAGTTTGTTGATGTAAATGTATCATCAACTGCAAGCATATACGAGATAATTTTAAGACATAAGTTACCAATACAAAAAGTTATTGTTGCAAGTAGTCAAGCAACACTAGGAGAAGGATTATATCTTGACTCTGATGGTAATGAATTATTACCAGATATGAGATTAGAGGAAGATTTAAAGAAAGGAATATGGGAGCCTAGACCACCAGAGGGTAAAGAGATATATTGTGCAAGAACACCAGAAAGAATATCAAATCCACAGAACCCGTATGGAATGAGTAAGATTGCAGAGGAAATGTTTGCATTACAATTAGGAAAGAGATATGGTATACCTTCAGTTGCGATGAGATATTCAATCGTACAAGGTTCAAGACAAAGTTTTTATAATGCTTATAGTGGTGCTTGTCGTATTTTTTGTCTTGCATTTCATCAAGGTAAAGAACCACAGATATATGAAGATGGAAATCAAATCAGAGACTTTGTAAACATTCACGATGTAGTTGATGCAAACCTTCTAGTATTAGAAGATGATCGTGCCAATTATGAGATGTTTAATGTAGGTGGAGGTGCACCGATTACAGTTAAACATTTTGCAGAAACAGTTGCAGAAGTATTTGGTGTTCAAGATTATGAACCAAAACCTTGTGGCAAATATCGATTTGGAGATACAAGACACATATGGTCTGATATATCTAAACTTGAAAGTCTAGGTTGGAAACCAAGCAGAACAATATATGATAGTATTGTTGAATATAAGGAGTGGTTAAACTCTGCCTCTTCGATTGATAATATAATCGAATACTGTAGTAAAAAAATGGAAGAGTTAAATGTATTGAGGGATGTATCATAATGTTTATTTCATCTTGTCCTTTACGAGTATCTTTATTTGGTGGTTCAACAGATAATCCTGTCTTTGTAGAAAGATATGGATACGGTTCTGTAATTAGTTTTGCGTGTAGTCTTAAAACTTATATCACATTACACGAAGATAAGTTAGGTTATAATAATCAAGGTGGAAAATATATTATTAATTACTCAAAGAGAGAAGAGGTAACTGATGTTCGTAAAATTAAAAATGAATTAATACGAATAGTTCTTGATTATTTTAGAACACCACCCGTAAATGTTTCAATGACCAGTGATGCATACTCACAAGGAAGTGGTCTTGCATCTTCATCATCTTACATTATTAGTTTACTCAAATGTCTTACGATGTATTATAAAACACCGATGACTGATGTTGAAATATGTGAAATGGCATATCGTTTAGAATTAATTATGAATCCTTATTGTGGTTATCAAGATCCATATGGTTGTGGTGTAGGTGGATTTAAAAGAATTGAATTTAAGAGAGGTGGTATTGTCAAATATAATTTTATGAACTCTGATTTATTTCGTGAGTTTGACGCACATTTAATCTTTACTGGTGTGACAAGAAATTCTAAAAAAGTTTTGAAAGATGTAACTGCGAATATTGAAAAATCAAGACCATTACTAGAGGCTGTTGAAATTGCACACGATGCTTTCTATAAAAAAAATTATGATGATTTTTTAAATCTAATGAATGATAGTTGGATATTGAAGAAAAATACATCATCTACAATATTAAAGAACAATTGGATAAAACAAATGGATGAAGAATTAATTGAAAATAAATCTGTGATTGCACATAAATTATGTGGTGCGGGTAATGGTGGTTTCTTTCTAACATTTTCTAAAAAGGGACAGTTGAATATTCCGTTTGATTATGTTAAAATAGATGTAGAAACTAAAGGTGTAACTGGAAAAGAATTATGAATCCTTTTGAAGAGTATGTTAAAACTCTTGAATCTGCTCATATGGAAGTTGAGTTCTTCAAGTTTCAGAAAGAATATTATACACATCCAAGAATTATAATTTTAGGAAATGGTGGTAGCAACTCTGTTGCATCTCATATATCTCAAGATTATATGAAGTTTAATGGTAAGAAAGTATCAGTGTTATCCGACCCATCAATGATAACAATGTTATCAAATGATTTTGGATATGATCACGCATATGAAAAGTTCTTAGAGTATTATGTTGAGAAAGATACTCTCGTAATTATTATGAGTTCTGGTGGTGAGTCACCTAATATGTTGAACTGTTTGAATTGGTGCGAAGAAACTGAAACTGATTATGGAGTTCTAACAGGATTTAAGATTGATAATACAATAAAAACAGTTGCAAAAAATGCACTTTGGAACTATCATATTAACAGTGATAGTTATGGGGTTGTTGAGTGTGTCCATCAGATTTTTCTTCACGGAGTTATATGAAATATTGTTTTGATATAGATGGGACTTTATGTGAAACTCCAAGTGATCCAGATGGTCATAATGTAAGGTATTGGGATTCACAACCTTATCCTTTTATGATTGAGCAAGTCAATCGTCTTTATGATGAAGGTCATACTATTATTATGATGACTGCAAGAGGAAGAGGTTCTGGTAAAGATTGGACTCAATTAACAAGAGAGCAGTTAGATCGTTGGGGTTATAAGTATCACGAGATTGAGCCTATGTTTCATAAACCAACTGCAGATTTGTTTATAGATGATAAAGGTATTAATGTAGAGGAGTGGAAGAAAACTGTTCCACCAAAGAAAGGTATTATTGCAGGTAACTTTGATGTAATACATCCTGGTTATATAAGAATGTTTAAGGAAGCAAAAGAACATTGTAATCATCTAACAGTTGCATTACACGAAGACCCATCAATGGCAAGACCGAATAAATTAAAACCAGTCCAGACTGTAGAAGATCGAAAAGAAATACTACACGCTATTAAATATGTTGATGATGTTGTAGTTTATCAAGCAGAAGAAACATTTCATCATTATCTAAAAGATTATCATATTCGTTTCTTAGGAACTGATTATATGGATGGTAGTTATACAGGAAAAGATTTATCTATTGAAATTGTTTGGTTAAGTCGTAATCACGACTATTCAAGCACAAAATTAAAAACACAAATTTACAACACAATTAACGGAAAGGTTTACGGAGAATATGATTAGTTTTAATAACATTGGTAATCTTGGAAGACTTGCAAATCAGATGTTTCAATATGCATCGTTAAAAGGTATTGCAAGAAATCGTGGATATGAATTTAGTATTCCACCAGAGCAAGTCTTTGGACAAAATGATCCATTAGTAAAAGAATCACCTCTGAATATCTACAACGTATTTGAAAATATAAGTAAGAATAATATTCAGATATCAAAGAATCCTATTCTACAAGAAAGGATGCACGAGTTTGATGAAGAACTTTTTAGGTCTTGTCCTGATAATGTTGACTTCTTTGGTTACTATCAATCACCAAAATATTTTGAACATGTAAAAGATGAAATCAAGAATGATTTTAAGTTTTCTGATGAAGTAGAATCATTATGTAATGAGATGTATGAGTCAATTAGCGGAAATAAAGTTGTATCATTACATATCAGAAGAACAGATTATACTGTGAATAATAATCATCCATTACAACCGATGAGTTATTATGAAGATGCATTAAAGTTGTTTGATAAAAATGTTCAGATACTTGTATTTTCAGATGACCCGAAATGGTGTCAAGAACAAGAACTCTTTGCTGATGATAGTGTGATGATATCTGAAGGTAATGATGCAGATATTGATTTGTGTTTGATGACAAAATGTGATTATCATATTATTGCAAACTCATCATTCTCTTGGTGGGGAGCTTGGTTAGGTGATAGTGAAAAAGTTGTTGCTCCAAGTAATTGGTTTGCTGATAGTTGTGCAGGTAAATCTGTAAAAGATATGGAGTTTAGTGACTGGACTTGGGTATGACTTTTATACCAGAAGAAGAGTATCAAAAGATAATAAAAACGATGCCAGTTTTCTGTGCAGACTTTTTAATTTTTGCTGAGAAAAAATATCTATTAATTAAAAGGAAAGAAGAACCAGTTAAAGATGTATACTGGGTAGTTGGTGGTAGATTAAGATATAAAGAAACAATGGCAGAGTTAGCCAGAAAGAGTTATGATGCAAGAGATAGGTCAAAGTTTTTCTGAATTTAAAATTATCGGATATTCTAATTATATTTTTCCAGATGTTCCAGATGCAAGGGCAACTCATACACCTACACTCTTACATATTGTTCCTGTCAAAAAGATGTTTGAACCAAAGATAGATAATAAACATACTGATTACATTTGGACTGATAAACTTCCAGAAGAAATGCTAAAACAAACTACTTGGTTATGATAAACTTATATTATTCTGAATCATATTGGGGTCATACTCAAACAATGAATGGTCCTCATAAGGTTGTAAAAAATCTATTGATGAGTTTAGACCAAGAGAAGATCGATTATGCTATCAATGAAGAGAAGTACGAACATAATTTTCTATTACAATATAATGATATTGCACACGAAAAACATTCTAAAATAGAACTTGATACTTGTATTATTGGACCACAGGTTTGGTTGTTTGATACCTATGGACAGTTTCTAATCGAACATCAGGATTATTACAAAAAGATGATTGCACCATCTCAATGGGTCAAAGATAAGTTTATCAATAAATTTAATTTACCAGAGAATAAGTTATCAGTCTGGCCAGTTGGTATTGAGACATTTAATAATGAAAGAGATATTACATATGATTGTCTGATATATTTCAAGAGAAGAGAGCAGAAAGAACTAGATACAGTCAAGCAATTTTTAGATAGTAAAAATCTTACATATAAAATGGTAGAGTATGGTGGATATGGTGAAGATGGTTTTAAGGATTTAGTTAATCAAGCAAAGTTCTGTTTCCTTATTAATGGTACAGAAAGTCAGGGTATTGCAGTTCAAGAGATTATGTCAATGGGAGTTCCGATTATTGCTTGGGATATTAAAGAATGGTTAGACCAAGGAGAAGCATACAGAGTTCCTGCAACATCGATACCTTATTGGGATGAGAGATGTGGAGAAGTATTTTTTAACATAGATGAACTGAATGTGACATTTTCTAAATTTTATGCTACACTAGACGAATATGATCCAAAAGCATTTATTAAGGACAATCTATCCTTTGAATGCTCTGTCAAAACTTTATTAGATATATTAAGATGAAAATTCTTATTCTGACTATTGCAACTAATAAGTACATACAATTTGTAGAAAGATTGTATGATAATATTGAAGAGAAGTTTCTCAATGGTCACGAGATACAAGGTTTATTATTTACTGAACACGATGTAGAAACATCAGATAATATTAAGGTATCTCAAATTGACCACGAACCTTGGCCAATGCCAACACTCAAAGAGATACAATTACTTTGTAAAAGAGAAAGATTATATTTCACAGTTTGATTACTGTTACTACTTTGATGTAGATATGGGAATCGTAGATAAGGTTGGTGATGAAGTATTAGATGATTTAGTTGCAACTATGCATCCATATCAATCATTCTATCCAAAAGAGCAGAGAACATATGACCGTAATCCAAAGTCACTTGCATATGTACCACCAGGTGAAGAAGGTGAGTTATATTATGCAGGTGGATTCAATGGTGGTTCAACAAAAAGATTTTTAGAAATGGCAGAGATACTTGCCGATAGAGTCACAAAAGATTTAGAGAATGATGTTATTGCATTATGGCACGATGAATCACAGATGAATCGTTACCTGATAGATAATCCACCAACTAAATCATTGACACCATCATATTGTTTTGCAGAGGAGCAAATGTATAACTCCGAGTATCCTTATGATGCTAAAATTATTGCATTGAAGAAAGACCACAATGAACTTAGATCTTAGAGAAATACCTGCTGTCTATATCAATCTTCAACAAGATGTTGAGAAAAAGAATAGTATTGTAGATGTATTAGACGAATGTGGATTTGAAAATATCATTCGTATAGATGGTGAGTATACACCAGACAGACCATTAGCAGGTTGTTCTTACTCTCACTACAAAGCATTGAACGAAGTAGAACCACCTTTTATTATATTTGAAGATGATTGCAAAACAAAAAACTTTAGAACTATTATTGATGTACCTGATGACTCTGACGCAGTTTATCTTGGCATCTCATCTTGGGGTAGGATGAATTCTCACTCTGGTCCTTGCGTTCAATATGAAGAATTGAACGGTGGTCTTTTGAGAATATATAATATGCTGAGTGCTCATTCTGTGCTATACTTAGATGAGGAATATGTTTCTCTCTGTAGCAAGATTGCACATCAATCTTTTGATACTGCACAACATCAAGATATTGGTTTCGCTGAAATACAAAGATACTATAATGTCTATGCATTTGATGACCCTTTGTTTTATCAAACCAGTTCTAATGGTACAGATCAATCTTTGACTTCATATCCTACAATTGAAGTGATACAACCAAATCGTAATTTCTGGAAACCAACCGTTTTATATTAATGACAATTTCAATCGTTACTGGTGGTGCTGGCTTTATCGGGTCACACATCGTTGAAGAACTTAAAAGATTAGATCATATGGTTATTGTGATCGATAATGAATATTCTGACAATGATAACTTTCATTGGAGAAAAGATACTTTAAATGTAGATATCGATATCACAGATTATAAAGGACTTAAGAATGCATTTACTGGTGCTGATTATGTTTTTCATCTTGCAGCAGAAGCAAGAATCGGACCTGCGATTGAGAATCCAGTAAATGCACTCAATATTAATACGATAGGAACTTGTAATGTATTACAATGTGCAAGAGAAGTTGGAGCGAAGAAAGTATTATATTCATCAACATCATCAGGTTACGGATTGAATGAAGCACCCAATATTGAGACACAACCAGATGATTGTTTAAATCCATATTCAGTATCAAAGATTGCAGGTGAGAAGTTATGTAAGATGTATACAGACCTCTACGGACTTAAGACAATTGTATTCCGATACTTTAATGTCTTTGGTGAAAGAGCACCCAGAAAGGGTCAGTATGCTCCTGTGACAGGTATATTTTTAAGACAGAAAGCAGCAGGTGAACCACTGACAATCGTTGGTGACGGGGAACAGAGAAGGGATTACATATATGTGAAAGATGTAGCAAACGCAAATGTAATGGCAGCAATATCAAATCCAGATGATGATGCATATGGTCAAGTATATAATGTAGGGTCTGGTAAGAATTATTCAGTGAATGAGATTGCATCTTTCATATCTGATGATACAATTAATATACCACCAAGAATTGGAGAGGCAAGAAACAGTTTGGCTAACATTGATAAGATACAAAAAACATTTGCTTGGAAACCCGAAATGAATGTAGAGGAGTGGATTAAAACACAACTATGAATAAGGCAAAATACAAATTAAAAGGACTTCCTCCAGTCTATTGTATTAATCTTGATGGTGAACCAGAAAGATGGGAATCTGCCGAGAATATGCTTAAGGAATGGGATATCGAAAATTATACCCGTGTATCTGCATATGATGGTCGTGAAGATGATTTAAGTGACATATTAAAAGGAACATACCCTGATGGAATGTCATCAAGTGAAGTAGGATGTACTACCTCACATTTAAAAGCAATGAAGATGTTCCTTGAAACTGATGCACCTTGTGCTTTGATGATGGAAGATGATTGTGATATATCTACAGTACTTCATTGGGGATTTACGTGGAAAGATTTTTACTCAAAGATTCCTTATGATTATGATGTCATTCAATTAGCAATCATCAACCCTGCCACTGTATATGCACAGTTGCATCGTAGATTTATAAATGACTTTTCAACTGCTTGCTATTTAATTACAAGACATCACGCAGAGAAACTTGTAAGATTACATTGTCGTGGTGATAAGTATAAACTCGATCAAGGTTCAAAACCGAGAGCAGTTGCAGATGATTTAATATACAATTCTGGCAATACATTCGCAATACCTTTATTTCTTTACAAGCTTGAACTCGGTTCATCAATACACGATATACACATTCATGTATTTCATAAATCAAGTTACGAAGGTATATGGCAATTCTGGAGATGCTCTTCAACTAACATCGAAGATTGGGATAAGATGTTTGATTATGATCCGTATTTTAATCGTGTTCCACCAGGTTTTGAAAACAAATAATGAATTTCTATACTGAGGACTACTGGCAAGGAGAACAAATAAATCCATTTTTATATAATACGGTTTGTAATAATTTTAATGTAGAAGAAACTGTGATGGGAGGTGGAAGAAAAACTGATTGGAGACTTCATAAAAAAGGTATAAAGGATATTGATATATTACTATATTGGATTAATGCTTGTATTCCTGAGGCTGCTTTTCATGTTAGTGGAGGAGGGAGTAGTAAAGATTATGGTGCTGCTACTTTTGATAGAGGAGGATTTGAAATTAATCAGTGTTGGGGAATACATTATGATAAAGGGCAATATGTAACTAAACATAATCACTTTCCATATGCTCTGTCATTTAATTATTGTGTCTCTGCACCAGAGGGTTCCTCTCCTTTTATCTTAGATGAAGAAGAGATAGAACCCGTACCAGGTAGAATAGTTTTCTTTCATTCACATAGAAATCATTATACTCTACCAAACAAGTCTGATGGAAGGTGTATGGTTGTTGGAAATATTGTTTATAATCCATTGATTAATAAGTAAAACTTATATTCTTAATAATTTTTTAATAATTATATCAGGGTTTCTTGACTGGGATCGGCATTTAATTGTAAAGTTTCTTGACAAAATTTTATATTTACTATATAATATTGTTACATAAATTAATAATTCAATGACAGTTACAACCGAATCAGGTGGAAGACAAAACGCTTTCCCAACTGAAACAAGACCTTATATCGACGAAAGTGCTTCCTATGACGGATATCCTCAGAATGCTGAGAAAGTAAATGGTCGTTGGGCGATGATTGGTTTTGTTGCACTATTAGGTGCGTACATCACTACAGGTCAAATCATACCAGGTATCTTCTAATGGATCATCAGCACTCATATTGGAGATACGCAGAGAAGATTAATGGTCGTCTCGCAATGCTCGGTTTAGTAATCGGCACAGTCAACTACGGTCTATTCGGATGGATAGCACCAGGTTTCTTTTAAAAAATGAAACTCAACACACAATTCACAATCAACAAAGAGGAAAAACTCATGACTCCAGAAGCAGAAAGATTTAACGGATGGGCAGCAATGCTAGGTTTCGTAGCAGCAGTCGGTGCATACGCAACAACAGGACAAATCATACCAGGTATTTTTTAATGACAACACCAAAACCAATCGAAAAAGAAAAGCTAGTTGCCGAGAAACTTAACGGTAGATTAGCAATGCTCGGCATTGTAGCAGGATTAGGTGCTTACCTAACAACAGGTCAAATCATTCCAGGTTTCGTGTAATGAAGAGACATCCAGTGCCATTTAAAGTCGTGCCATACATCTTTATGTTGGCATTGGGAACAAGTACATTCACAAGTGTATTTGCTTAAAACTTTACAAAACTAAATACTATTGTAACAAAACTTTAAGTTATGGGAGAATTCAACATCGCTGCACAATCATTTCCAATTTGGAAAGCAATACTATGGTGTTTCTATCCAGTGAGTGCTCTAGTCGCTATTGAATATTTTTTACGTTTAGTAGATGACGATGACGATGATGATGAAGGAGGTGGAGTTATGACACCAGTTTATCAGGGAGCATAATGATTATTAGCAGAGTAGTATTTTTGTGTGCAGTCGCATACACAGCAACAGGTGGTTTAGGGTTCATATATTCATGATACTCTTGTCCACTATAGTCAATTCTATTCCACCAGGTACAAGAGACTTGGTGGAGTTTGGTTTTTTTATGGTCGTAGGAATAACCGCAGGATCAGTAGGTCTATTATGAAACAAAAAGAAAAAATAAGAATGTTTTTACCGTTTAGCTGGGTCATCCCTGCAATGATATCATTTTCTTATATCAATGCCCACACATTAAACGTATGAACTATTATCAGACTTTAGAGATGTTTATAGCAATATTTTCGGGAACAGTGTTATTAACCACACTTTTCGTAGTAATGATGTCAACAATGATGGAAGAGACAGATATATAAAATTATTATATTATATTATTATGTACTGGGAAGAAGTAATTGAACTAATAAAAAATCATGGGGAAGAACCTAAATCTACATTTCCAAATCTGTATAATGATTCAGATGAGTACGTAGTTTATGAGTATGAGCGTGGAACAATTAAAACAAGTTATATTGATATTGAAGAATTCCCCCAAAAAATTAAGAATTGTTTTAAAAAATATCTTAAATATTTTCTTCAAGATATTCAAATATTCTCTTCACTTGGTGCATCAGAAGGGATTGGTGCACATACAGACCCAACTAATGTTTTGATTTTATGCTTGGAAGGTGAGATATCATATGTCGTTGAGGATATGGAACCTGTTGTATTAAAAGCTGGTGATACAATTTTTATTAAGAAAGGTCTAGAGCATATGGGAATATCAAGCACTGTACCTCGTATTTGTTTATCTTGTGGTATGCGTGGGTATGTGCCTAGTAATGAAGTAACATATCATTTTAATTGAGTATTTATACTTATTGACTTTTCTGTAAAGTTTTGTTAATATAAATAAAGAAGTGAGGGTTTCCTCACCATTAGAAAGGACTCGAAACAATCGTAACCCTGACTACAAACTGCTCTCAAACCAAGACCTATAGGCAGTATAATACTTCGTCTTTCTATCCAGTAGTGAGGGATTACTGGAAATAAATATCGCAACTTCCCTGTTGCCCTATTTACAAACGTCTTACTAATGACAACTCTTTCAAAACAAGGTAGACAGCAAGGTCTACTAGCAGGCTGGCCACAGTTCTGCGAATGGGTAACATCAACAAACAACAGAATCTACGTTGGTTGGTTTGGTGTCCTAATGATTCCATGCTTACTCGCAGCAGCAGCATGTTTCATCGTTGCATTCATTGCAGCACCTCCAGTCGATATCGACGGAATCAGAGAACCAGTAGCGGGTTCTTTCTTGTATGGTAACAACATCATCTCTGGTGCAGTTGTTCCTTCATCAAACGCTATCGGTCTACACTTCTACCCAATCTGGGAAGCAGCAACAGTAGACGAATGGTTATATAACGGTGGTCCTTACCAGTTAGTTATTTTCCACTTCCTAATCGGAATCTCTGCTTACATGGGCAGACAGTGGGAACTATCATACAGATTAGGTATGAGACCTTGGATATGTGTAGCATATTCAGCACCTGTATCTGCAGCATTTGCAGTATTCTTAGTGTATCCTTTCGGACAGGGTTCTTTCTCAGACGGAATGCCACTAGGTATCTCAGGTACGTTCAACTTTATGTTCGTGTTCCAAGCAGAGCACAATATACTAATGCACCCATTCCATATGGCTGGTGTTGCAGGTATGTTCGGTGGTAGTCTTTTCAGTGCAATGCACGGTAGCTTAGTTACATCTTCTTTAATTAGAGAAACTACAGAAACAGAAAGTCAAAACTACGGCTATAAGTTCGGACAAGAAGAAGAAACATATAATATCGTGGCAGCACACGGTTACTTTCGGTAGACTTATCTTCCAGTATGCTTCATTCAACAACTCAAGAAGTTTACACTTCTTCCTTGCTGTATTCCCAGTAGTCTGTGTATGGTTAACCTCAATGGGTATCTGTACAATGGCATTCAACCTAAACGGTTTCAACTTCAACCAGTCTGTAGTAGACGCTAATGGTAAAATTGTACCAACATGGGGCGATGTTTTAAACAGAGCAAACTTAGGAATGGAAGTAATGCACGAAAGAAATGCACACAACTTCCCATTAGACCTAGCATCTGCTGAGTCTACAACAGTTGCTTTAACAGCACCTGCAATTGGTTAATTACTTAACCCAAAACAACTCAAGGGGTCGCAAGACCCCTTTTTCATAGGAAAAATTAATGGTAGCATCTACTTTACAAGCACCTACAAGGGGTTGGTTTGATGTTCTTGATGACTGGTTAAAGAGAGATCGTTTCGTGTTTATCGGATGGTCTGGTCTTATACTTTTACCTTGTGCTTACCTTTCTATCGGAGGTTGGTTCGTTGGAACTACTTTCGTTACTAGTTGGTATACACACGGTATTGCATCTTCATATCTTGAAGGAGCAAACTTCTTAACAGCAGCAGTGTCAACACCTGGTGATGCAATGGGTCATAGTCTTATGTTCCTTTGGGGACCAGAGGCACAAGGTTCATTCGTTCGTTGGTTACAACTCGGTGGACTCTGGAACTTCGTTGCACTTCACGGTGTGTTCGGACTCATAGGGTTTATGTTAAGACAGTTTGAAATTGCAGGTCTTGTTGGGATTCGTCCTTACAACGCACTCGCATTCTCAGCAGTTATAGCAGTCTTCACTAGCATCTTTTTAATCTACCCACTAGGGCAGCATAGTTGGTTCTTCGCACCTTCATTTGGTGTCGCAGCAATCTTTCGTTATATCTTATTCATACAAGGTTTCCACAACATAACTCTAAATCCATTTCATATGATGGGTGTAGCAGGTATATTAGGTGGAGCATTACTCTGTGCCATTCACGGTGCAACAGTACAGAACACTTTGTATGAAGACACTTCAGTCTATACTGATGGTAAGGTTCAGAGTTCTACATTCAGAGCATTTGACCCTACACAGGAAGAAGAAACTTATCAGTATGATTACAGCAAACAGATTCTGGTCACAGATATTTGGTGTTGCTTTCTCAAACAAAAGATTCTTACACTTCCTTATGTTGTTCGTACCTGTGATGGGTATGTGGACATCATCAATCGGTATTGTAGGTCTTGCACTTAACTTAAGAGCATACGATTTTGTATCTCAAGAGATAAGAGCAGCAGAAGACCCAGAGTTTGAAACTTTCTATACAAAGAATATTCTTTTAAATGAAGGTATGAGAGCTTGGATGTCATCTGTAGACCAACCACACGAGAACTTCGTGTTCCCAGAGGAAGTATTACCTCGTGGTAATGCACTCTAAACTAAAATCAGTATTTAATTACATTTACCTCGGAAAAAATTTCGGGGTATTTTTTTGCCCTTTAGACTTTTTTTTATTTCCTAAATAAAAATAACTCACAATAGTTTATGAGCATTCTCCATTCTTCTAAAGCGTATGTTTTCAACTTACAGACAACAAGTTCAGCAGAAGCAAAAAGATTATGGAGGAAAGACGTAAAAGAGAAATGGCACTTTAGATGTGCTTATTGTGGTGATGGTAATAATTTGACAATGGATCACGTTGTTCCCAGATCAAAGGGTGGAACAGACTTTACAAAAAATGTAGTCTGTTGTTGTTCTAGCTGTAATCATAGTAAAGGACATCAACCTTGGGAAGAGTGGTACTTAAATCAAGAGTTTTTCTCATATGAGAAATACCAAAAGATTAGAGAATGGATGGAACCAGATCCACCAACAGACTTATTTCAGTATCGTCCGAGAAGGAATAACGCTACTTGAATAAATAACTCAGCAGTATATACTGCATACATCGGTAAATACCGTATATAAATGGCAACTCCTTTTAAGTTAAAAAGGTCTGCAGTCACAGGCAAGCGTCCTGGTTTAGACGATATGCAGATCGGAGAACTAGCAATTAATTTTTATGATGGTCATCTATTCGCAGAAAGAGACACTCAAGGTGTCGGAATAGGAACAACTGTCGCACTACTCACCCCTTGGATAGAGAACTATGGTGGTGGGTCAATAAACTATAATGGAATTGTAACTGCCACTTCATATCACGGTAATCAAGTAATCGGAACTCCTGCAGGTGGATTTAAGTCGGGAGCGTTTACAATAAGTAATTCAGATCATACAAAAGATTCAATCAACGAACTTAATTTTATATTAGGTAAGTTAGTTCCTCCTGCACCTGATACATTCAATGGATTAAGTTTATCTCTCACAGGTACAAATGGTACAAGATATTTGTGTCAGGGATTCACACCAACTAATAATACAGGTGGTTCAGCACCATCAGCAGGAAGTGGATATACAAGAAATTCAGATAGTACAATCACATCTAATACTATAGGTGATGTCGGACCAGGTGATAATGGAACAGTCACAGCATATGTAAATGCAGTCGGAGTTGGAACATCAACATTAGATACAGGTACAAATAATGCAACATCAGGTGCATTAGTCATAAGTGATAACAAAGATGCATCACTATCAACAAGAAATAGTGGTATAGACGCAGCATTTTATCAGGTATATGATGTCAGAATATTAAATGCAGCATCACCTGATGGTTATAATAAGGCATATATTAATCACGGTTCTGCAAATACATCAGAAGTATTCTGGTATGAAGACCCAAGTACAGTCGGTGCACCTACGATTGCATTCAGTGGTGTAACAACTCCACCGAGTTCATCACACGTTGTTTCATATTCATCTGGAGTTCCACATTATACAAATAATTCTGCAAACACATTTACATACGTTGCTACAGTTACAAATGCAACAGGTGATATGTACTTATACAGTAACTACAAATTAATCAATTCTGATGGTGCAACTACAGGATTTACTAATTCTGGTCATAAGTATTTCAACAATATGCTTATAAGTGGTGCAACTGGTACACATCCACCAGCGAGAAATTATGCAGTTGGCACAGGTGCTACAACACTTATATCAACTTATCCAAATAATATTCATAATACAATTACATCAAATCATTTCACTCGAATGGATGTTGTGACACCTTACGGATCTGATAATAATAATCGAGTTAGTTATTCAACAGCAGTAAACATTATGGGAACATCAGCAACAACATCACAGGTAGACGAAGATAATATACTTATTTCTTCTTTAGGAACTGGTTCTGGAAATGGAATCAGAGTCAATGCAGGTGCTACAGGTGATACACCTTCACCTATATCATCCACTTTCAATGCAAGTGCAACACCTGCTGTTTATGAAGCAATTGTAAGAGGTGGAACACTAAGACATGATGTAACTAACTACACATCATATCTGCCAGTAGGTCCTAACTATTCTTCTGGAAGAAGTGGTACACAATATTTCCAAGTTCTTCTAACTAGAGCTGCTGTATCTCAAATGGATATTGTGGTGACTGGAACTTATGCAGGTTGTTTTGTTTGTCTTCCAGAGAACTCAACTTGGACAACAGGATTGAGTAACACAAATGGATGGGCAGATATGTTTGATGCTTATTCTGGTGCTGGTAATCCGAATAACGCTGACAATGGATGTGCCTTTGGTACAGTAATGTCAGGGTCAAGTGGCACATTTACTTGTGTGTTTGGTGAAGAATCATCATCAAACGGTAACAACAAAATTTTGGTTCGATTTAAATTGACTTCTGGACAGTCGATTTCAACAGTCAGATTCACAGGATAGGGGTAATTAAGTGGCAGTAACCGACCAACAAAAGATTGACTTTCTGTTAAAGAAAATTGGTTTTACCAAAACCAAGACAGGTTCTGTCGTGGGAACTGGTGCAATAAGTGGTACTGGAAAGCAACCCTTCGCTGAAGCGATACCATCACCTCTGATTATTGCAAATGGTGCACTATGGAATGAGAGTAGTTCAATTCCTGCAACACCACCAGGTTCAGACACGAATCAAGTTAAGGTATATCTTGCTGGTAGCTCTGGGTTAAGAATGACAGCAGATGCTACAAGTTCTGGTCAACGTGCTTATATTGCTTATACAACTTATGGTAATGCATCATCTACAAGATTAACGAACTGGATTGATACTCAATTTGGTGCAAGTTATTTAATTAAAGTATATAAAGGAGATCCAAATTCTGGTGGTGTTGCATTATCTGCTGCTGGTTCAGGTGCAAACGATGGTTGGTTCTTTGATTATTCTGCTGGTGTTCTAAACTTTAATGACACAAGTGTTCCCAGTGGTGTTACTGATACAAACATATACATTGTAGGTTACAGATATATTGGACAGACTGGTGCACCAACATCTGGTATCTCTACATTTTCATATAAAGATTTATTTGTAGAGAGAAATTTAAGTGTAGGTGGTATTTCTACATTCACAGGAGATGCAATATTTAATGGTAATGTTTCAATTGCTGGCACATTAACTTATGAGGATGTATCAAATATTGATTCTGTTGGTATTATAACTGCAAATAAAGATATTCACGTTGGTGCTGGTGTTTCTGCTGTTGGAATTGTAACTGCTGGTTCAGGTATGAGAGTTACTGGTGGTGTAATAGAAGCACTATCAGGTCAGAACAAAGTACCATCTTTATATTCTGATATTACAGATCTTCCGAATTCAACTGATTATCACGGATTATTTGCTCACGTACACGCAAACGGTAAGGCATATTTCTCACATAATATGGGTGCCACGGTTACTGTTACAGTCGGAACTGATACAGTAGGTGGACAATCAACTGGTGTATTCTATTTTAATGGTACAGAGAAACCACCTCTATTTCCTATAATCAGAAATACAACTTATATCTTCGACCAATCAAATTCAACTAACGCTTCTTATGGTGGTGCTGGTGCACATCCATTAATGTTCAGTACTGGTGCAGGTGGTGATCATAACGGTCACGGTCATTATATGACAGGCATCACTTATAAGTTAGATGGTGTTGCCAAAACCATGGCTGAATATGTCAGTGGTTTTGTGGCTGCTACGTCACGAACAGTCGAATGGAAAGTACCTGCAAACGCACCCGCAACTTTATATTACTGGTGTCATCATCACACAGGACAGGGAAATAGTTTCTCATTAAGTGATGGTGCATATCTTGAATTAGTTAATAAGAATAAATTTGGTGTCACAGGATTAGGAACTGAAGTTTATAATATTGGTATTTTAACTGCCACTAGTGTAACTGCCACAGGCATAGATTTAAATGGAGATTTAGATGTAGATGGACATACTAACTTAGATAATCTTAGTGTTGCTGGTGTTACAACTTTTTCTGGAACAGTAAATACTGCATCAATAGTTGCTACAGGAATAGATTTAAATGGTGATATAGATGTAGATGGTCATACTAATCTTGACAATGTTAGCATATCTGGTTTTGCAACTGTTACTCAAGACTTAAATGTAGATGGTCATACAAACTTAGATAACGTTTCTATCGCTGGTGTTGTTACTGGAACTAATTTTCATGGTAATACATTTGTAGGTGATGGTGACTTTGTAGAATTAGATGTAGACGGACATACAAACTTAGATAATGTTTCTGTTGCAGGAGTCACTACCTTTGCTGCAAACACAAGATTCAATAGCACGATAACCGCTGGTGGATCTGCTGGAACAAATGGAAATTATTTAAAGACAACTGGAACTGGAGTTGAGTGGGCATCATTCCCATCAATAAGAACTAGACAAACATTTACAGCATCTGCTGGACAAACTTCATTTAGTTTCTCATACAATGTAAACTATGTTGATGTCTATATCAATGGTGTTAAATTAACTGATGCTGAATTTACTGCAACTAATGGTACATCTGTTGTATTAGCAGTCGGTTCATTTGTAGGAGATATAGTCGAAATCGTTTCATACAATACTGTGTCTGCTGGTGGTGGTGCTTATGGTATTGGAAATCTTGTCGAAGATTTATCACCCCAACTTGGTGGTAATTTAGATTTATTCAATAAATTTATCACAGGAACAGGTGGTGCAAATATTTCTGGTGTTGTTACTGCGACACAATTTAAAGGAGATGGTTCAGCATTAACTGGTATTATTGCTGAAGGTTCAGGTGTAGTCATAAAGGATAGTAATTCGACTGTTGGTACTGCTGGAACAATTAACTTTGGTGATAATTTATCTGTATCACCTATATCGGCTGGTATTGTAACAATAACTGGATCTGCTGGTGGAGGTTCAACAGCTGAAACTCGTGCGAATACTTTAGTCGTTACAGGTGTATCTACACTTACAAATATAGATGTTGATGATTTCATAGAGGTTGGAAGTAATATTCAACTTGGTAGTATTGGTATTGTAACTGCTTTAACATTCAAAGGTAATGGTGATTTTGTTGAGATAGATGTTGACGGTCATACAAACTTAGATAATGTCAATGTCGCTGGTGTGACAACATTTGCTGGCACTGTGAATACTGCAGCGATATCTGCATCAGGTGCGTTGACTATTGCTGATATTAACGCAAGTGGTGGTGGTGTTGTAAGTATTAAGAGTAATGGTGGTGGAACCACACTTGCTAAATTTACAAACGGTGGAAGTGTTGAACTCAACTTTAATAATGCTAAAAAATTAGAAACTTCAAACACGGGTGTGACAGTAACGGGAACAGTTGCTGCTACAGCTTATACTGGTGATGGTTCACAACTTACTGGTATATCTGCTGGAGTTAATACAAGTCAATTCAATGTAAACAAACTAGATGTATCTGGTATCTCAACATTTAATGGAAACGTAGATGTCAATGCTGATATTGACGTAGACGGACATACTAATCTTGATAATGTTTCTATTGCTGGTGTTACTACTTTTTCTGGTGAAGTGGTATTCGATACGCATCCAACTCGTATTAAAAGCACTGCTGGAGACTTAACAATTGGTGTAGGTAATACAAGTTCATTCTTTATTACAGGTGGTCCTTACACAAGTGAGAGATTTGAAACTACAGCAGATTGTGTTATCCTATACAGTGATGGTACAAAGGTAGCAAGAACACATAATGGAAGATTTGAGATTGGAAATCCACAAGCTAATATAGGTGTAGGTGCAACATTTGGTGTTACTGGTAACGCTTTGTTTGGTGGTACAGGTATTGTCACTGCAACAAGTCTTGAATTGAATAGTGAGACACAATCATCAAGCACAACTACTGGTGCATTAGTTGTAGATGGTGGTGTTGGTGTTGCGAAGAACCTTTATGTTGGTGGTGCGATTATTGGTGATGGTTCAGGATTAACAGGTATTACCGCATCAGGTTCTGGTGTTGTAATTAAAAATAATGGTAACACAGTTGGAACTGCAGGGACAATAAACTTTGGAGAGATAATAGATGTATCTGCAATATCTGGTGGTTCAGTAACTGTTGGTGTATCAACAAGTCAGTTTAATGTTCAAAAACTAAATGTATCTGGCATAACAACTACTTATCAATTATCAGTTGGTGCTGGTGGAGTTGTATTTAATAGTAATGCAATATATGGTTCATCTAAAATAATATTCAGGTGGAGGTGGTGGTGATACTGCATATTATTCTGGGGGAACTTCATATAGTGATCATATCTTCAGGACAATGCAAGGTGGATCTACTATTGAAAGATTCCGTATTGGTAAAGATGGTGATATTGGATTACTAGGTGAAAACTATGGTACATCAGGTCAAGTATTAACCAGTGGTGGTTCTGGAGCTGCAGCATCTTGGACAACTATATCAGCTGGAACTGATGTTGGTATTACAACTAATCTTTCAGGAACGTTCAATGCAAGTGCTGGAACTCCTGCAACCATTAATACACTGCACTGGATATAGTGCAAATGATTTAGTTGTTGAGTATACAATATACATTAAGAATGGAAGTGATTTCCAATCACAAAAACTACTAGCAATGAGAGATGGCACAACAATTCACTCAACACAGTTTGCAGTGATGTTTAGTTCATCATTATTAGTTCAATGTGATGCAACAATCAGTAGTGGTAATATATTATTGAGAGCAACTCCTGAAACTGGAGTTTCTGGTTCTACAACCTATAAGATAAAACGTGAGGTTATGTAATGTTCAAATATACTCTTGCTGTTACAAGTCCTGAGTATTGGAATACAATTCACAACGTATTAATAGTTGATTCAAATGAAGATGGTATTCCTGACCGTAAGGTAACTTGCTCTGATACAAAAGAACATAGTCCAACTCGTGGTACTTATTGGTTAACACACGATGAAGCAACTGGAATATCGACTCACCCTCAAGTCAAGTGGATAGAATTATCTCCATCTGATTATCGTTTTTCATATCCAGAACCAGAACCTGATACAAAAAGATTTCGTAAGAACGTAAAAATATATCGTAACTTATCAACTTCTGCTTTTTCTATATCAGCAACATCAGCAGAGGAAAATCGTACAAACTGGGCAACGAAGAGAGTTGGTGTAACAACAAATGGAAAGAGTTGGCCAAATGTTACTGGTGATGCAGCAGTCATTAATGATGATTTAAGTTTTAGTTTGACTGGTAAAAATGTTGATGTTGTTATACAAGACTCAGGTATTATGCAATATCATCCTGAATTTTTAGATGATGATGGTAAGTCAAGAGTGAGAGATGTAGTTCTAGACGGTCCATATTATATTGATCCAAGTTACTTCACATCAAATAGTCACACATATACAAAACCTGATGGTCGAACAGGTATTACAACTGCATCAGCACACGCTTGGTGGGAAAATTCAAGCAGTCGTTCAGGTTCATTTTCTTCAGTCGGTACTGTTGCAATTCCTGATAATTATACTGTTGCAAATACACTTGGTATTGGTGGTACATCACATACAATGACAAGTTCTCACGGTACTGGATGTGCTGGACTGTCTGCTGGTAAAAATTTTGGTCTTGCTTTTGAATCTAATATATGGAATATGAGTGCGATTGCATCTCCTACAAGTATGGGTATTGAAGCAAGTTACGATATTATGAAAATCTTTCATCAAAATAAACCTGTTACTGCGGGTCGTAAAAATCCTACAGTTGTAAATGGAAGTTGGGGATACTTTGCTGGTTTTAATTCAGGAACTCAAGTTTATTATAGTTTTAAAGGTTCAACAGGTAATTTCACTGGTTATAATATGGGTAGTTCAGGTGTTCAAGGTATGGCATATGGATTGAGATCAGGTACAACTTATAATCGTCAGTTTGCAACATCGTCAAGATCAAATTCAACTGAAACAGCAGGTGATGAAATGGTAAATGCAGGTGTAATATACGTTACTTCTGCTGGAAATAGTAACCAAAGATTAGGTCTTGGTTTAAGTGATCCTCATTTAAATGATTATCTCACAACTTTGAATGGTGCTGACAATCGAGCAGGTATACCTGGTTCAGGAGTAAGTGGAACTGTACCATCAGGTCATCGTAATTGGATTCATCCTGCAAATATTGGATACAATACAACTACAGACTATCATCCAGCAGTTTGTGTTGGAGCTATGGATGATTATATTGAATCTAATTATCAAGAAAGAAAGGCATCTTATTCTAATAACGGACCAGGTGTTGATGTATGGGCACCTGCAGATGAAACATTGTCTGCTGGTATGAGAGCAGCGAATGGTGATCAACTGGGAACGGAAGTTAATTTTTCAAGATATAATTCTAGTTTTGTTGATCGATATTTTAATGGGACATCAGCAGCATCTCCAGTTGTTGCTGGAGTCGTTGCATTATTTCTTGAATCAAAACCAAGTGCAACGTCAGCAGAGGTGAAAGATTTTATTAAAACGCAAGCATCACAAATGCTTCCAAATACGGAATGGGCAAATCCATATCCAACTGATAATGATAATGAATACTGGAGAGAGGCTTATAATAATCGTGGTGCAGCGAATCGTGTCATCTATGATCCGACTGCATCAGATGCCGAAGTGAAAATTTCTGGTGTTGAAGTCACTGGTATATCATTCAAACAATCATAAATAATCAAAAAGTCATATGGCAGAGAAGGGTTTTGGTGTAAAGGAGGTTAATCTGATTGGTGCTTCAGGCACACCGACGATTACAAGTCCTAACAATTTAAATTTAAATGCCAACAATGTTGCGATAAGTACAAACGTCAGCATTGGTGGAACTCTTTCTGTGACTGGAAATGTTTCTGTTGGTGGAACATTAACATATGAAGACGTAACTAATATAGATTCAGTAGGTGTTGTAACAGCGAGAAGTGGGTTAAGTGTAACTGGAGGAACTTCATTCTTTGCAGGTGCAATATCAGCTGCAGGTGGAATCACAGGTACTGCTACAACTGCAACAAACATTACTGTAACTGCAAATAATACTGCGAACGAAACTGTATATCCATTATTCTCAGACGGTGCTTCTGGATCTCAAGGAGCAGAAACTGATACAGGACTAACTTACAATCCAAATACAAACTTGTTTACCGCAGGTTCATTTAGTGGAGGTGGTGCAAACTTAACCAGTTTACCCGCTGGTCAACTTACTGGCACAGTTGCCGATGCAAGAATATCTACACTTACTGCATCTAAATTATCTGGTGCATTGCCAGCAATCAGTGGTGCTAATCTTACCAATCTTAATGGATCAAATATTGCATCAGGAACTGTTGCTGACGCAAGAATTTCAACACTTACTGCATCGAAAACTTTCAGGTGCATTACCAGCAATCAGTGGTGCAAGCTTAACTAATATACCAGCACCCTGATGAAGGCACCAGTCGTTAATTTTACTGTGACTGCAAATGGTTCGTCAGCATATAGATTTAGTGGTGGAGGTGTAGATAGCTTCTGCAGATGATCCAGATTTATATTTGATTCGAGGGCAGAAATATCGTTTTAATAATACTACTGGTTCAGCACACCCATTTCAGTTCCGTTTGACAACTGGTGGTTCCGCATATACCGCTGGTGTTACTGGTGATCAAAATGGAGTTCAGTTCTTTACTCCAGAACTAGATGCACCTGCACAATTATATTACATATGTACTCTCCATAGTAATATGGTTGGAAACATCTATTTAAGAGGTGCGGGTGGTAATGAAATGAACGTTGGTGTTACAACTTCAACAAATGGAGTATTAGTTCATCGAACAACAAATGCTGGTCCTCTATCAGGAGGTGGGAGTTACGATTTTACTCTTCCTGCGAACTGTTACAAAGTTGATTTTGTTGGGCATAATATTTCTACAAGTGGATCTGGTTCTCCTGCTTTCAGATTAGGAACTTCCGCAGGGATTCTTGCAAGTGGTAATTATAATTATACAAAAAGTGGAACAGGTAATGCTTATGAAGGAAGTAAAAATCAGATAGATGCTTTTGATACTAACTTAAATGCAGGTAGTGATACAGGTGAAATTTTTATGACATTTTCATCATCTTCAGCTTCTAATATGTGGATATTTCATGGAATGGCAAACAGACGAACACAAAGTGGAAATATGTTTGTAATGGGTGTTCCTGATTTAGGTGGAAATGCTTTAACAACAATAAGATTCTTTCCATATGGAACAGGATTTGATACGGGTCGTTTTAGTTGGACTGCATACTGTACAAGTTAATAAATAACTAAAAAGAAATATGGCTAAGAACAGAGAAGCATCACAATTTAATTCGTTAGTAAATGTAAACGATACAACTGCACAGGTTGGTATTGCAAACTCTGTTGGAATTAATACGACAGCACCTCAAGGAAATTATGCATTGTATGTTCAGGGAGATGCTAATATTACAGGCACCATAAATACAAATGGTAATCCTGCTGCAACACTAGCTGATGCTACAGCACTTGCAATCGCACTAGGATAATAACAAAATGGCAAATACCTTTAAATTAAAAACAAAAGCGAACGTTGGTATTACAACTCAAAATGTTTATGTTGTTCCGAGTGCAACTACAACTGTTGTAATTGGTATCACACTTGCAAATACTTCTGGTTCAGGTTGTCTTGTAGGAGTTGGAATTACAAGACCATCAACTGACGATGTTAAATTATTAAAAAATGCTCCAATACCTCAAGGATCATCTCTTGAATTTATGTCAGGAAATAAGGTAGTATTAGAAACAGCAGATACTATAACAGTCGATAGTGATACAAATAATAGTGTAGATGCAACTCTTACTATAATGGAGATTACATAAGATGGGATTGACCCGAATTACAAAGGGTGTCATCAAACCCAATGAAGATTATCAAACTGGCATTATCACCGCAACTGGATTAGATGTTAATGGAGATGCGGATGTAAGTGGTAATTTGTCAGTCGGTGGTGTACTGACTTATGAAGACGTAACAAGTATAGATTCAGTTGGTATTATAACAGCACAGAAAGATATTCATGTCGGTGCTGGTGTTTCAATCGTAGGTATCGTAACAGCTGCGACAGGAGATTTTGTAGATTTAGATGTAGATGGACATACAAATTTAGATAATGTAAGTATATCAGGTGTCACAACAATTGGAGATGTTGTTGTTGGTGGTGCCACAACTGATTTAATTGTAAATGGTGATGCAAGAGTAACAGGTATTTTATCAATTGGAACTGGAACAGTTGTTATAGATGAAACAACAGTTAAAACAGGAACTTCTAATTTACATAGTATAGGTATTGAAATTGCAGGTATCAATGTTCTTGGTGCTGATACTCCAATAGGTTCTGGTTCTACAATTTATAATTCAGGAGCAGCAGTCTTTACTGGTATTGTGACTGCTGGTGTATTCTATGGAGATGGTTCTAATTTATCTGGAATCACTGCTGCAGGAACTGGTGCGATTGGTGGTCTTACAGTTAAAGGTCCAGATGGCACTGTTGTTGGTACTGCTGGTAGTATATCCTCACTTGACTTTAGTGGTTCAAGTGGATTAAGTGTAATTGCAAGCACTGGTGCTGCTGGTGTGGCAACGGTTGCTGTTCTTGCAGAGCTTGTAAGTGATACAAGTCCTCAACTTGGTGGTAACTTAGATTTATTAAATAAGTCGATTACTGGAACTGGTCATCTTGATATTACTGGTAACACAAAAGCGACTGGTATATCAACTGCACTTCAATTTAAAACAGGAACATCTAACTTACATAATGTAGGTATTGAAATTGCAGGTGTAAACGTTCTTGGTGCTGATACTCCAATTGGTGCAGGTGCAACTATTTTTAATAGTGGTGATATTGTTGCAAAAGCAGGAGCAGAATTTCAAGGCATTGTTACAGCAACATCATTTGTAGGAGATGGAGCGAATCTTACAAACACAGGTGCTTCATTAAGTAGTGCATCTTCTGGAACTGAAAGAGTTGTACTTACCAACCTAACAAGTGGTACGATGATTAGTGCTAAAACTGATCCTCAACTCACATTTAATTACGCAACAAATACTTTATCCGCATCAGTATTTTCAGGAAGTGGTTCAGGTTTAAGTAGTTTAAATGCAACAAACCTTTCATCTGGTACAGTACCGATTGCTCGTCTTGGAGATAGTGGAACAAAGAATAGTGGTACATTCTTAGCTGGTGATAATACATTTAAGACAGTTACAGTTGCAATCAATTCAATAGCAGGTGATTCAAATAATCGAGTCTTAACATCTGATGGTGATGGAACTGCAACTGCAGAATCTAATTTAACTTTTGATGGTACAACACTTCAGTTGGGTTCAGGCACAAAACTTGACTTTATCATCAAACGATTCCTATTTAAATGCAAGAGTGATGCGAAATGAGTCTGGTGGTTCAGATGATGGAATGTATATTGGTTACGGAAATGCGAATAGTGGACATACAAGAATATATGGTGGAGGACAAACAAGTGGTGGAATATCTGTACAAGGAAGTGGTAATGGTGACTGTTATATTAATGGTAATGTTATCTGGAACTCAGGTAATGATGGATCTGGAACAGGATTAGATGCTGATACTGTCGATGGTATTCATGGTGCTAACTTTGTAAGGTCAGATACTAATGACACAATGAATGGTCAACTAGTTGTAAACACTGGTACAGACGAACATATAATATTACAAGGTTCATCTAGTCCTTACATCAGATTTAGAGAAGGTACAACTGATAGAGCATATTTACAATTTAGTGCTAGTGATGATGCTTTTTACATAGTTAATCAACAACAAAATGATTACATTATTCTTAGAGGTGGTACTAGTGGATTAAAATGGCATGCTGATGGTAGTGAAGCCACAGTCTGGACTTCTGGTAATGATGGTTCAGGAAGTGGACTTGATTCTGATTTATTGGACGGTAATCATGGTAGCTGGTATCGTGATTACAATAACTTGACTAACAAACCAAGCACTGCTACTGTATTATACATAGATGTGTACGGACAAGGCAACGCTGGTGATAGAGACACAGCAAGAAACTGGGCAACTAGTGCAGTCAGTGTCCCTAATAATACTATGTTCGTTGTTAGATGGAATCGTGTATACTCTTACTGGGTAAACAATAATACCGCATCTGGTAACGAAGATAGAAAAACTTTATGGATTAAAAATAGCAGCGGTTCAATTTATTGGGCTGGAGCAGATTCCACATAGTATGAAGAGGAGTTAAAATGTATCCACAACAATTCGACGATTTACTTAAAGAGGAAAATATAGAACAACCTCAGACACTTATTTTTAATAAGTTGTCAGGTGCTCTTGTGGCAAAAATGATTGGTTCACATCTTGATAAAGTGAATACCAAGTATTGTAAAGGTAAGTTAGAGACATTTAATCCTGAAACACATGAATATGTTGGTGATTTTGATTCAGGTTCAGTGCAAAACAAAGCAACTAGACCAAGAATAGCATCTGAACTTGATCTTGATACCACTGCAGGAATTCATATTCGTAAGAAATATAATTATCATCATCAGTTGAATCACGTTATTGATATGATGAAATTATTATTAGATGCTTCATCTTTAACTGACGATCAAAAAGCAAGTTTCAATGCGATGAAAGAATATATTGATGAAGTAAGAGATTTGAATGGTAAGTATAAAGATTCTTATCAAAATGATCCAAACTGGACATATAAAGATAAAACCACAGTAAGAAATGATGTAAATGCTAAAATGGCAGGTGGAGTCTCCGAAGAGATTAAATCAGAAAATGATCTTTCTGGTATTAATATGATTTCAGATAGGTAAAATGACAATAATTAAACGCACAGGTTATCTTACTACAAATAATTGTGACGCTATGGTGGCAGCATTACCAACACTACCAGATGCTGCTGGAAAGGAATATCGTAATAGTGATGCAGGTGGTAATCAAGTTTCTTCATATAAAATTTTAAGATATTATTCATATCCCGAATCACTTAAGACAGCTTGGAAAACTTATATCACAAGTGAAGTTTTGAGTTCATACCTAGTTTCAACCTTTATGAAAATACCTGCAAACACTGGTATCTTATATCCAACCACACCAAGTGATCCAGCAAAGATTGGTTTGAATGAACCAGTCAGGGCGATTGGATCTTTTCTTTCAATTTCATTGAATGATGGCAATCATCTAATATTAAATGGTACAAAATATAATGTAGATAAAGGAGATGCTTTATTGTTTGATGGAACATATACTTATGAAACAGAGACTAGCACTCAGGATAATTTATGGAATGTTAATATGGTTCCGACTTGGAAGTTAGCAACTTATGGTGCATGAATATAAACTAATTGAAGTAGAAGAAGCACATTCATTAAGAGATAGATTAGATTTATTAGATGATGCTTACTATCTTGATCGTTCAACATTCAGACCTATTCGAGGAGTAGAGAATCACGAGATTGGATCTTATCAATGTGTAGGTGATACATCATTACCAAAAGATTTACTTGTTGATTTAGTAAAGATTTCTCCGAAGAAACCATTACCTTTATCAAAAATAGTAATTAATAAGTATGATGTAGGTGACTGGATTCCAAAACATTGTGATGACCACGGACCTGCATACTTTACTACATTACATCTTGAAGATTCTGAAGAGGGTTTAAGTTATGAAGGTGGATTCTCTAAGAATGTAGCAGGTTGGGCTAAAGAATATCCGACTGATTTATTACATTGGGTCGAACCAGTGGTCAAACCAAGATATACTGTTATCTTTTTATATGATAGAGGTATTGGAAATTTTGGTGGAATTAAAATATAAATAACTAAAAAATTGTGTAAATGGCAATAACCATCAGTGGACAGAATAATAACGATAAGATATTAGCATCTGATGGTGTATTAGATTCAATATCAGGATTTAATGTAGTAGGTGTGATGACCGCTACACAATTTGATGTAACAACAAAACACACTGCAAATCATATAGACGTAGGAAGTACAATACAACTTGGTAACGCTGGTATTATAACTGCAACAACTTTAATTGGAAATGTTACTGGTAATGTAAACTCAACATCTCATTTACTTCTACAGATAAGTGGTAGTGAAAAATTTAGAGTAGGAAATGGTGGACAGTTAGGAATCGGTGGTGCAAACTATGGAACATCAGGACAAGTATTAACAAGTGGTGGTTCAGGAAGTGCAGCGTCTTGGTCAACAATTTCGGGAACAACAATAAACAATAATGCAGCAAATAAAGTTATTATGGGTTCTAATACCGCAAATACTTTAGAAGCTGTTGCAAAATCAACTTTATTTGGAAATTTAAGTCACGGTCAAAATTTTCTCGATGATCAAAATTTAGTATTTGGTGATGCATCTGATATGATATTAATTCATACATCATCAGGTGCTAAATCAAGATTAAGAAATACAAACGATTCTGGTTCATTAGATATTGAAAGCACATTAACTAGATTCTTAAACAAAGATGGTTCAACTGAAAAACTTCGTGTATCAGCAGAAGGAAATGTTACTGTAGGAGCAGCAGTTACAATATCTCCTGTAGGAAATATAAATGCAACTGGTATTATAACTGCAACAAGTTTTGTTGGAGATGGTAGTGGGTTAACAGGTGCAGGACCAACATTAACAAATGGTGCAGATAATAGAGTTGTAACAACGACTAGTGCTTCTGCTATTACTGGTGAAGCAAACTTAACTTTTAATGGTGGAGCAACTGGTGACGCACAACTAACAGTTCACGCTGCCGAAGCAAATGCTAATTCTGATTCTGAATTAATACTAGAAACAAGTAATGATTTTGCAACATCAGTTATAATGTTTAAAGATAGTACTGCTGAAGCAGGTTCAGTAGCATATAATCATGGTGATAATTATATCAAATTCTCTACAAATGGAACAAACGGTGGAACTGAAAGAGTTCGCATCGACGCAGGTGGTAATATGAATGTGACTGGTATTGCTACTGCTACTGAATTTGTTCCAACAGTGGGACAATTATCACATAGAAATTTAATAATCAACGGAGCTATGCAAGTTTGCCAAAGATTTGCTCTAGCATCTATGAACAACCTTAGTGGTTCTACTCATACTTATCATACAGATCGTTTTAAAGGTTATAATGGTAATGGTGGTATTCTTGGACTGGAATGGCAGCAAAACTACCCAGAAGGTTATAAATATTCTTTAAGAATAAAATGTGTAACAGCAGACTCATCAATAGATGGATTGACATTTGTTAGTCATGTAATTGAAGATAAAAATATACAACACTTAAATTATGGCGAGAGTTATGCAAAAAGTTGTACTTTATCTTTTTGGATAAAATCTAACTTAACAGGAACTTATAGTGCTTCTCTATTTAACGATACGCAAGGTACTAGATGTTTTGTTGCTGAATATACTATAAGTGCTGCTAATACTTGGGAAAAGAAAACAATTACTGTTCCTGGCGATACTTCTGGTACTTGGAACGCTGGTGGTCTTAGAGTTCAATGGGCGTTAGCAATACAATCAGACAGGCGTACATCTACTTTAAATTCTTGGCACACCACATCTTCTGTTCAATACTGCTCAACCAATCAACCCAATTTTATGAGTAGTACAAATAACTACATGAACCTAACTGGCGTTCAGTTTGAAGTAGGATCTGCCACGCCATATGAACACGTTAGTTATGGTGATGAACTCGCACGTTGCCAACGTTATTTCCAAAAAGATATAAGTACTAGAGCGTCTTGGAATAGTGGTAATGTATCTGGTAGACAATTTCCTGTAAGATTTATAACAGAAATGAGAGATACACCAACTATATCTTTTTCCAATTTTCAGGGAGCCGGATCGCTTAGTGCATCTGCTGCAAGTAGACAAGGCTATAACGCTTACATGAGTGGAACTGAAAGATTTTATGAATGGAGACACACAGCAACTGCGGAGATTTAAAAAATGTATAAATTTTTAGACGACACAACAATTAAAAGACTTTCTGATGGTGCATTCATACCAGTATCTGAAGGTAATTTAGATTATCAACTATTCAAAGCAGATGTTGTAGGAATCGGTACAACTTGTGTGGTGGGTATTGATACGGTTACAACAGTTGATTACTCTGATGCTCGTGCTGCAGAGTATCCAAGTTTAGAAGAACAACAGGATATGCAGTATTGGGATGCAGTGAATGGAACAACAACTTGGAAAGATAAGATTGCAGAAATCAAGGCAAAATATCCAAAATCACAAGTAGGAGTTGTTACTACAGTAGTTCCTAGTTGGGTGGTTGGTATAAACACATTCATTCCTCAATAAATAACTAAAAAAATATAAATGGTATTAAGTAGACTCACAAAGATAACTGGACCTGGTGTTGCGACAGACACCAACTGGGTGGGTAATAATGCCGATTTTACTGGTATCACTACCACTGCTACATCATTTAATATTGGTGTAACAACAATCCATTCTAATCTAATTGAAGCTCATAATATCAAATCTACAGGTATTATAACTGCAACTGGTGGATCTTTTTCAGGAAATGTTACTGCAGTTGATGGAACTTTTTCAGGTAATGTTTCAATCGCTGGTACATTAACATATGAAGATGTAACTAATATAGATTCAGTTGGTATAATCACTGCACCAGCACTCGATGTTGATGACTTTTTAGATGTAGGAAGTAATATAAAATTAGGTAATGCTGGTGTCATAACAGCAACAAGTTTTGTAGGTAGTGGTGCTGCCTTAACTGGTATTGATGCAACTGCCATTAAAGATTCTGGTGGTAATGTAAAGATACAAGCACAGGCATCGGGTGCAATGTACACTGGTATTCATACTTTTAGTTCAGGTGCAGAGGTTGGTAGTAATATTAAATTGGGAAATGCAGGTGTTGTTACCGCAACTTCTTTTACTGGTTCAGGAGCAAACCTAACGAGTTTACCTGCTGGTCAACTAACTGGTACAGTTGCTGATGCTAGAATATCTACATTAACTGCGTCAAAACTTTCAGGTGCTTTACCTGCAATCAGTGGTGCTAATCTAACAAACCTTGATGCATCTGATTTAGCATCAGGAACAGTTCCCACCGCAAGATTAGGATCTGGAACTGCAAGTTCATCTACATTCTTGAGAGGTGACTCAACCTTTGCAGCAGTAACAAGTACAACAATAAACAGCAATACAAATAATTATATTATTACTGGAACTGGAACAGCTAACGAATTGCAAGGTGAGTCGGAACTACAATGGAATGGTTCAAATTTATTTGTTAGAGCTGGTGAAGCAACTCCTGCGTCATTAAATTTAATTGCCGACCAAGGTGATGATAATGGAGATGGTTGGAAAATACAATCTGAACAAGATGAGAATGATTTAACATTCAAAAGTAATATTTCTGGAAGTTATGTAGATAAGTTAAAACTTAAAAGCAATGGTCAATTAGAAGTTCAAGGTAATCTTATATCAACAGGTAAAGCTTCTTTTCCAGATGGTAATTCAAATGGTGTTACTATTGGTAATAAATCTGGTGGAGATTTAAGAATATTTCATAACGGATCTAATTCATACCTAGAAAACGATACTGGAAATCTAGTTATAGATAACGGTTCTGGTGTTGATATGTATATCAATTCTGGAAATGATATTTACATACGACCACAAGGTTCGGACAACGGGATAAAATTAATAGGTGACGGGGCCGTTGAGTTATATTTCAATGGAAGTAAAAAGCTTGAAACACTAAGTTATGGAGTGCAAGTAACATGGAGCTATTAACAGCAGGGAATAATATTAACTTTGGTGATAACACTGCCAGATTTATGTCTGGTTCAGCAAACCAGTTACAAATGTATTATGACGGAAGTAATGCTTACATTAATAATACAGTTGCTAGTCAATTAAAATTCTGCCACTAATAATACAGTTAGATGTCAATTACAAAGTGATGGGCATTGGGCACCAGTAGCTAATAATACTTATGACTTAGGTACTTCTTCAATGCGTTGGAGAAACATATACACAAATGACCTTAACTTATCTAATGAAGGTTCAACAAATAGTATAGATAATACTTGGGGTGACTGGACAATACAAGAGGGTGAAAGTGATGTGTATATGATAAATAATCGAAGTGGTAAAAAATTCAAAATCAAGATGGAGGAGGTTTTATAATGAGTCTTTATTTTAGTGATGAAGGACAACATAGAGCTGCTCATGTAGTTCACTATACAAGATTAAAAAATACTACTCGAAGGAGTCTCACCAATTCCGCTAGTAATAATGAAATTGTTACTTGTGATTTTGGTAGTTTTGATAAAAAATTATCTTCTTCCACACTAGTATTTCAAGGATTTATTGCTTGTTGGGGTAATAATGCTGGTGCGATTACTATGAATCTTAAAGTGGGAGGAACATATAATGGTAGCCTCGTTACAAGTGGTGGTGTAGGAAGTGGTTATCCAATTGTTCATTATCAATATACTGATGTTAGTTATTATAAGATGATGGTAATATCTGGCAGTGTAACAAATGCAACAGGAACTGGAAGTACAAATGTATTAGTAGGTCATAGAACTGCAAACGGAAATAGTGACAGACCTTTTAATATATTAAATCCTAATGCTAGTGATGATCAAAGAATTGAAAACAGTATGGGTGGATCAAGTTTATCAATTTGGGAGATGAATTTATGAACGGAACAAGCACTTTTTTACAAGCATGTGAAAACCTTTGTGGTGGACTTTTCTTTTATGTGGAGGGGGATGATGAATATGAAAATGTTAAATGGTTAATTGGTGATGGTAACTTATCTGACGAAAGTAAAATTCCAACAAAAGAACAGGTATTAGCAGAAGTAACAAGAATTAAAAATCAAGAACTTTATAAAGAACAAAGAACAGGTCAGATGGTAGACGGTGTTGCTACTACAGAAGGTATCTATCCTCCATTAGCTGAGCAACTTGACTATATCTATCACCACGGTATAGACAAGTGGAAGACCGATATAGTCGATCCTGTAAAAGCAAAATACCCTAAACCATCATAAATAACTAAAAAGCAATAATGGCATTTACACGGATACTTGGTCCAGGTATTCATACCGCATCCAATATAAACAGTCATAATATAAAATCTACAGGTATTATTACTGCAGTATCCTTTGTAGGTGATGGTGCTGGGCTTACTGGTATAGCGTCCACAGATAATATAATTACTGGAACTGCTGCAACATTCAACACATACGCTGTTGATATAAATGCAGGAATGACCGTTGCTGGTGTTTCGTCTTTTACTGGGGCAATATCTGGATCTACTGCAAACTTTTCAGGTAATGTTACTGTTGGTGGAGTCTTAACATATGAAGATGTAAAGAATGTTGATTCACTTGGTATCATCACAGCAAGGTCAGGTGTAGATGTAGATGACTTTTTAGATGTAGGAAGTAATATAAAATTAGGAAATGCAGGTGTTATCACTGCCACAACATTTAAAGGTGATGGTGACTTTGTAGAATTAGATGTAGATGGACATACTAATCTTGATAATGTAAGTATTGCTGGAGTTGCAACAGCAACATTATTCAGTGGTGCTTCTGAAGTTGGTATTCAATCTGCAGGAACTCAGATTGGTGCTGGTATTACTCAACTTAATTTTGTAGGAACTGGTAATACATTTGCAGTCAATGGAACCACAGTAGATATTAGTATTGCAGGTGGTGGTGGAGCTGGTGCTGGTGGAACTTGGAGTACATACACTGCTGGTATCGCAACCAATAAATCAATTGGTGTTCATACGAGTAGTCTTGATGATAATGATTTGCAAGGTATCGGTGCATCATCTATCGACACAACAATCACTGTCACAGTCGGAACAGATACAGTTGGAGGTCAATCAACAGGAGTATTTTACTTAGATGGAGTTGAGAAACCTGCATTGTTTGAAATTAATAAACGTCATACCTATACCTTTGACCAGTCTGATAATAGTAATGAAGTATATGGTGGTGCAAATCATCCATTGATGTTCAGTCTCGGACCTGGCGGTGATCACAATAGTCACGGTCATTATATTACAGGTGTTACATATAAATTAGATGGTGTCAATAAAACAATGGCACAGTATGTAAGTGGATTTAATGCTGCTACAGTCCGTCAAGTTGTATGGACGATACCTGCTGATGCACCTGCATTACTTTATTACTGGTGTCATCATCATACAGGACAGGGAAATAGTTTTGCTGTAAGTAATGGTATGGCAAAAGGAATGTATATAAGTAATGGAATGATAATTCACGATAATACTTTAAATGATAATCATTATATTGGAACTGCATTTAATGGTCTGATGGCAGGTCCAGTTACTATAAATGGTAATCTCTTCATTGACGGTAATTATGTTGTCGTCTAATAAATAAAAATATGTCACAGATTAGTCAAAAAAGTATATCAGGTATCACGAGTATCACCACTCCAACGGGGATTGATAATCAATTTACGCTGCATATAAACGATACAAGTGAAGCTTTAAAATTAGATCACGCAGGTAATATTCATATTCATAACCACGTTAATACAACTGGTATATCTTCAGCATCTAATTTCAAAACAGGCACATCTGATTTACACTCAGCTGGTCTTAATGTAGCATATGCTGATGTAGATGATTTTGTAGATGTAGGTAGTAATATAAAATTAGGAAACGCAGGTGTTATAACAGCAACAAGTTTTGTAGGAGATGGATCAGACTTAACAAATCTACCTGCTGGATTAGGAACTGCATTAAGTGCGACTGCATCAAGTCCACTTAACAAGATGTATTACACCAATCAGGTTCTTGGTGTACCATCTTCTGTGACTGTTGATGTTCCTGCATCCGCATCAAAAGCATATACACAGTATGCAGATATCAAAGTTGATGGTAGTGCTGATTTAATCGTTGCTGAAGGAGATGATTTAATACCTGACGTTTTAGGACTTGCAGACTTTGGAACCTTTGGTGGTGGTGCAAGTGCAGGTAGAATCAGAGTTAATTCAATATCAAACGCAGCAGCAAATGGTGCAACAACAATTCAGAATGGTGTTGTAATATCTGGAATGACCACTATCACAGGTGGACTATCAATCGGTGGCACAATAACATATGAAGATGTAACAAATATAGATTCTATCGGAATCATAACAGCACGTTCAGGTGTAGACGTAGATGATTTTGTAAGTGTAGGAAGTAATATTCATTTAGGTAATGCTGGAATTATAACAGCAACATCATATCGTGGTGATGGATCACAATTAACTGGAATTGTTGCTGATAAAATATTTGAAGGAAATACAGAAGTCGAAACTATTGATACAGGTTCTGATGGTCATATAAAATTTACGACAGAGGGGAATGAGAAACTTCGCATTCAATCTGATGAGTATATTTGGGTAAATAAGGGAAATGCAAATAATAATGCTCAATTTGTTTTAGATAAAAGTGCTTCTGGTGGTGCTGGTGTAAGATTTTATAATGCTGGTAGTCAATTGGCATATATTCAGTTGGATGCCTCTGAGGATATGGTTCATTATGGAGGTTCAGGTGTAGATCAAATATTTTATGCTGGTTTATATGAAAGACTTCGCATCATTTCAAACGGTAGAATTGGTATTAATACTACCAGTGCAACTAGTGCTCTACAAATATATGCTGCTGATTTGGGTGAAGGGACAGCAAAAGGTCAAATATTTTTAAAAGATAATGCTGATTATAATGCAACTCCCACTGGTGGAATAGTATTCCAAGGACATCATACATCAGGAAAAACATCCCAAGCAATCTTTGCTGGTATTAGAGGATTTAAAGCAAATACTGGTGATGGTGATTATGATGGATGTTTAGGATTTGATGTAAGAAAACATGGTGCAGTCGCATATGAAGCGATGCGAATTAATGAATATGGTACTATAACCAACACTACAGATTCCTCTCATTCTCAAGGAGCAGGAACATTCAATATTAAGGGAGTGATCAATCAATATTCTCAAGGAAGTGGAAGTGGATTAATATTTGACTGTGACTTTGGAAGATTAACTGGATATAGTGATAATGGTGGTATAGCAAACTCAGCTAATTTATCTGCTGCTTTGGCACATTCAACAACAGATTGGACAAGTAGTAGTAGTAATACACCAATGACTGTAAACGGTGGTTCATTTAACTATAGAGTAGGACGTGGTGGGTACTTAGATTGTGTGTCAAACGAAGGTAGAGTACAGATTGCAGGAGGAGCAGGTGGATCTCCAAATATAGCAGAAGTATTAAATACCCCATCTATGACAATTGAATCTTGGATTTGGTATGACGGTGCTGGTAGAGAGGTGATAGTATCAAGATATGGAAGTGGATTTCCAAATCAATTTAATATGATTGCTGATCCAGATGGTCAGTTCCATTATAATAATAGTGGAGTTGGTGCTGGTAGTGGTAATATTACTGGACAAAATTTCCCTGATAAAACTTGGCATCATCATGTATGGCAGTATGACAGTGGTAATAATGTGAATAGGTGGTATATCAATGGTGCATTTGCTAACTCTGCAAGTGCTGGAAGTTCTCTAGCAGTAGTTAGTACGGCTGGATTTGCTATTGCATCAAGAGGAGATGACTATGAAAGATGGGATGGTAAGATCGCTGTTGTAAGAATATATAATCGTGCATTATCAGCAACAGAAATCAAGAATCACTTTGAACTTGATCGTGGTCGGTTCGGAGTATAACATCATAAATAATCAAAAAGCAATATGTCCAGAATAAGAACTAATCTTATAACAAACAGAATGGCAAACGGAGCACCTACCGTTTCTCATGGATTAGTTATAGCTGGAGTTACTACAGTCACAGGAAGTATTAATAATTTAAATCTTACTGGTATTACAACTTCTATTCAACATCAAGCTACGAATATTAATGTAACAGGTGTTGTTACTGCGACAAGTTTTGTAGGAAGTGGTGCAAACTTAACTGGTATTGATGCAACTGCAATCAAGGATTCTGGTGGTAACGTAAAGATTCAGGCACAAGCATCTGGTGCGATTCATACTGGAATTCATACTTTTAGTGGGCAAATTACTGCAAATGGTACAATATTAAAAGGTACTACCTCCTCAGTTTATGATGTTGATATTGTTGGTACTGAAAGAACTGTTGAAATAGGTGTAGAAGATAATTCTTCAGCTTATAGAGTAGCTTTAAATACGACAAATAATGTCAATGCTGATTTTAATATACAACACAAATCAAACTTAACTTCTATTGGAACAGGACTTAATAAAGATTTATCTTTCCATATTGGTGGTGGTACTAATGCTGTTAGTGCCGAAAAAATGCGACTTGATACTGCTGGTGATTTACATATTAAGGGCGGTAATATAGAAGCTGGAGATAATAGTTTTCCTTTAAACTTCCTTGATTCAATTTCTAATTATATTGGAGTTGCTGCTGATGGTGGTAGTAATAATGGTGATGCATTATTCATAGCACATAGTCACGGAAGTGGTCTTGCTTTATTTGGATATGAAGCTGGCGGTGATAGACTAGTTATTGGTACTGATGCAGGTAATGGTCAAAATAAAATAGATTTCCTTACGGATGTTGGAGGAACTAGTGGTGGTAATACCGATAACTTGAATGGCAAAGTGCCAAAGATGCGTATTAATCCAGATGGAAAAATTTCCATCGGAACTGTAGAAACTAGCACTGGTTTATTATTGCTTGATAAGGATCTCACAGCAGAAAGTGATGTATCAGATAAAAATAATTATCATCTTGTAATTAGATCACAAACAAATAGCAACACTTCAAAAATTGGTATTGCATTTGCGAATACTTCAGATGATACTCATGTGGGTGCAGCAATATTACATCATCGTACATCCACTGATTCAATTGGAGATCTTGCATTTTATACTTCACCTTCAAGTGGAACAACAACAGAAAGATTTCGCATCGGATCTGATGGTAAACTATATACAAGTGGAAACCATTTCTATCCACTTGTAAATTATTCTACGTATGCTACCTTTACTGGTGTAAGCATTACTTCTAATTCCTATACTGATCTAAGGACAATACTGTCAAGTTATACTCCTAAAAAAGCAGGTAATCTGATTGTGATACACCATCAATCACAATGTTGGCAGGGTTCTGATGCTAATAGCAATGGTGATGCGATGTGGAGAATTCAAAAACAAGAAGGTGGTGGAAGTTGGACTACTGTGATTGCAAACGAGCGTATTATGGGTAATATGGATGGTCGAAGCTATACTGGAGGTAGTGGACTATCGAGACATCATCGTACAGTTCACCTGATGGGTAGTTTTGAATGTGCTGGAACTTCAATTAGTTTGAAAACTCAAGGTCTAGTGGACTTTACAAGTGTGGGTTTACAATGGTATCATCATAGTCAAAACATACTCCAAGTTTGGGAATACGAGAAAGGTTAATCATGTACGAACACATAATACAACAAACACTTATAGGTATTGGCATCACACAATTTAGATTTGATGAAGGTATTGTAGATGAATCTACTTACTTATCAAAATGTCAAGAGGTTGTTGGAATTACAACAGATACTAATGAATCAATTCTTAGTACACCATCTAAAGACTGGGCAACTTTCAAGGCAAAGTATGATGACTTGCAAACAAAATTTCCGATGAATGAATTAAGAGTGGTAAGAAATATTAAACTTACTGAAACTGATTGGTCTCAATTAGGTGATGTTCCTGTTGGAATTAAAACATCATATGAAACATATCGTCAAGCACTTAGAGATCTTCCATCAAGTGCAAATCCAAGTTTAAATGAACAAGGTTATCTTGATGATTCATCAGTTACTTGGCCAACTGAACCATCATAAATAATCAAAAAGCAATATGTCCAGAATAAGAGCCAATAAAATAACTAATCAATTAGCGGATGGATCACCTACCGTTGAGAAGGGTCTTATTGTATCTGGAGTTACCACAGTCACTACATTAGATTTAAATGGTGATTTAGATGTAGACGGACATTTAAATGCAGATAATGTAAGCATCGCTGGTGTTGTGACTGCAACAAGTTTTGTAGGAAGTGGTGCCAACTTAACTTCATTGCCAACACAAGTAACCATAGCAAACAATGCCGACAACAGAGTAATCACTGGTGGTAGTGGTGTTAACTTAAATGGTGAAGCAAATTTAACTTATAATGGAACAAAATTAAGTCTCACAGGAAATAGTGCTTCTCCTATTGTTGAATTTATTAACACCTCTGGTGCTGCAACTCAAGGTGCTGTTTTAAAATTGAGGGCAAGTGGTAGAGGTGGAGGTATTGATGATGAAGATATATTATTAATAACGAATAACTCAGATACTAGAACTTTTGGAGTTAGTAATGCTGGAACTGTAAATACCACTGGCGACATAAAAATGGCCACTGGAAAAGGTATTAATTCATCTGGTATTGTAACAGCAACAAGTTTCAGTGGTAGTGGTGCAAACTTAACTGGTATTAGTGCTGCAGCCTCATATAATGCGATAATAAATGGTGAAATGCTTGTCTCACAAAGAGCTACTGATTTTACTAGTGTAACTTCTTCTGGTTATCATTTAGACAGATGGTACTTTTATTATCAAAATAGTTCAGCAGCATTTAGAATTAGACACTCAGGAGATTCACCTGATGGTTTTCATCAAAGTTATAGAGTAAACTGTACAACAGCAGATACTTCAATCGCAAGTAATGAAGAAGTAAAATTGTTTCATAAAATTGAGGGATTTAATTTAGCTCCGTTTGCAAAAGGAACAAGCGGTGCTAAAAGATTCACTTTATCTTTTTATGTAAAATGTAATAAAAGTGGAACATATATTGTTGAATTACATGATCGTGATAATAACAGAGATGTCTCTGGTTCTTATACAGTATCAAATACTAATTGGAACAGATATACAATAGATTTTCCTGCTGATACGACTGGTGAATTTGGATTTGATAATGGTAGTTCCTTAGAAATTCAATTCTGGTTAGTTGCTGGTTCAGCAGTACAAGGTGGAACTTTAAATACTGCTTGGAGAGGTTCAACAGATCCTTCAAGTGCAACTGGACAAGTTAATTTTACAGACTCAACATCAAATGAATGGATGTTAACAGGAGTACAATTAGAACCAACCACTACTGGCACAGCGAGTGACTTTAAACATGAAGACATAAGCACAACTTTACTTAAATGCAAACGCTATTACCAACGTTCAACAGATTCAAACCGTGGAACTAATTATACATTAGCAGTATCTTCTTGGTACGCTGGTGACGGTGTACATAGTTTTAGTAAACATAACTCTTACTATGATTTCACTGAAAGATTTGAGGTTGAAATGAGAGCGTCTCCGACTCTTACAATTTATGGGTCAACTAATCAAGGTGATATTCACATAGAACAGGTTGCAGTTGGAAGTCAACAAGTTGACTGGAATAACAATACAACAGAAGTAAGAACCAAAGGTTTTTTCCTCAGACACATTGAAGACAGCTATGGCACATCTGGATCAGGTAATGGTTTTGGTATCCTAGCTTACACAGTAGACGCAGAATTATGACTTATTCTTACAAAAAAATGAAAGATGAGGATGGAAATGAAACAAATTACATCCTTGCTGAAAAAGGTATGATAATACCTAAAGATCCAGATAATAGATTCTATCAAGAATATCTTGAATGGGTCGCTGCTGGAAATACACCAGCAGAGGCAGATTAACTTATAGTTAATTAATAAATAATCAAAAAGATATAAATGTCATCCGAGATACGAGTTAATAAAATTGCAAACCGTGCGGGTCTGAGTACTGTTGAGTACACAGACACAGGTATCATTGTATCTGGAATTGTAACTTGTACAGAGATAAGTGGATTAAATGCACTGAACATTGCTGGTGTTTCAACATTCGCCAGTCCATTAGATATCAATGGGGATATAGATGTAGATGGTCATACAAACTTAGATAATTTAAGTGTTGCTGGAGTATCAACATTCTCTGGTGAAATATGTTTAGATACACATCCTACCAGAATAAAAAGTTCTGCTGGTGATTTAGAAATTGGTGTTGGAACAACTAGTTCTTTCTTTATAACAGGAGGACCATATAGTGCTGAGAGATTAGAAACAACAGTAGATTGTGTCATATTGTATAGTGCAGGTTCAAAAGTAGCACGAACACATAATGGTAGATTCGAGGTTGGTAATCCTTCAGCTGCCATAGGTATCGGAGCAACTCTTAGTATTACTGGTGGTGCAAATTTTGCAGGTATTGTAACTGCATCAAGTTTTTCTGGTAGTGGTGCTAATTTAACTGGTATTGATACGGATTTAGTCTCTGATACTTCACCACAGCTAGGCGGTGATTTAGAGTCAAATACGCACAATATAAAGATGGCAGATAGTTCTTATACTGCTGATGAAAATAAAATTTATTGTGGTAATTTTTTAGACTTTAAAATTTATCACGATGGCACACCTTATGAGAATATTTTACAGAGTAATGGTGCAGTACCTATAATTATAAAGCCCAAAGATACCGATGTTGGATTAAAAGTATTACCTGACAGTGGTGTAGAATTGTACTGGGATAATGCCAAGAAATTTGAAACCACACAAACGGGAGCTGTCGTAACTGGAATATTAACTGCAACATCTTTCAGTGGTGATGGTTCAAGTTTATCAAATCTACCTGCTGGTGCTCCTGTTGGTGGTGCATCAACAAACACGGTCTTCTTTGAAAATGATAAGGCAGTGGCAGTCAACTATCAAGTTACTTCAACAAAGAATGCGATGAGTGCAGGACCAATTGCAATTAATGCTGGAATTGCAGTCACTGTTCCATCAGGATGTTCTTGGACTATCGTATAAATATTGATGAGGAAATAATCTTATGCCAGTAACTATTAACGGAGACGGAAGTATAACAGGATTAGCAGTCGGTGGACTGCCAGATGGATCTGTGGATGCAGATACATTAGCATCAAATGCAGTAACAAGTGCAAAGTTATCAAGTGGTGCGATAACGTCTTCTGCATTGCCCTCTGGTTCAATAATTCAAGTACAAGGCGGTATAGAAAACAGTCAAGAACAAAAACTTGCCGATCAATTTACTAGTGGACCAGAAGTAGCTATACAAGCATCTAGTGCTAGTAATAAAATACTTATAATGGGTACTATTAGTATTGGAGAAGGTAGTGGAGGTGACGTTCATGTATTTCTTTATAAAGATGGTAGTGTTCTTTCAGGTGCTATTGGTCAATCCGTAGGTAGTGCTACAAGGTCTACATCTGGACTTTCTTGTGGTAGAAGTGCTTGGGATACTCAAACTACTCCAGTTTTTTATATGGAAACGGCTGGTGATACAAGTTCGCATACTTATAAAATTACTGCGATGGCTACTAACACTTCTATAGCTTTAAATCGTCAACAAAACGGTAATGAAAATGGGGATAATGATAACAGTCATATAAGTTACATTACAGCCATGGAGGTTAAAGGATGAGCGAACTAAATCTTACACATTCAAATGGTAATAAGGTCAAGTTAACAACACCTGATACTTTAGCTGCAAGTAAAACTTTCAAGTTACCTGGTGCCGACGGGAGCTTCTGGGCAAGCTATGGTCACGGATGGCAGTGGTGCACTTAGTTTTGCCTCAGTTTCAAATACGCAAGGTAATTTAATAGTAACAAGATCCGTTAATGCTGATATTAGTGGTGGTAGTTCTTATGACTTTACATTACCAGCTAATTGTTATAAAGTTGATTTTGTTGGACATAATATATCAATGAGTGCCAGTGGAACTCCTTCTTTTCAGGTAGGAACAACTGCTGGAATGATTACCTCTGGTGGTAAATATAATTTTACTGAAGTTTCATATGGGGGTAGTACTGCAGGAAGATATCAAACTGCTCAGAATGAAATACGATTTGGATATTATAATTTAAATGCCTCCAGTGACACAGGAGAAGTATTTGCTTCTTTTGAGTCTTCTTCTGCTACTAACTACTGGATAGTTCAGATAGATTCACATAGACGCACTCAAACAGGTTACTTAAAAGCAATGTGTGCTTTGGACTTATCTGGAAATAATCTAACTACCATTAGATTTTATGGATGGGCAGGAGTTAATTTTGCAACTGGTCGTTACAGTTTTACTGCATACAGCACAAGTTAATCATGAGCACATTAAAAGTAAACAAAGTACAACACCTTAACTCCACAGGAGATGGACTTGTTGTAGATAATAAAGGAACAGTCGGTATTGCAACCAACGATTTAGAATTGAACACCACTTTAGTCGGTGCTGCAAGTTCATTAGTCGGTTTGTATATTGGTGATGGTTCATTATTATTCAGTAATAATTTAAGTCGTTCGGGTGGTTATTATATAACTACTGGTGTAAATGCATTGAATGCAGGACCTGTATCACTTAACACAGTGATGACCCTTGACGGTACTTGGGTAATCGTATAGGAGAATTATGTCAATCACATTTCACGCAGATGGAACAATAACTGGTTCAAAATTAACACTACCCGAAGGTAGTGGTTGTAAAGGTGCTGTAATTCAAAGAGTTAAGGTTGAAAGAGGTGGTAACGCAGGTACAACTGATATATCCCGAAATTCAAATGGTGGTTGGGATGATGTGAATACAGTATCTTTCACACCATTATATTCAAACTCGATAATCAATATGTACATGAATTACTCGGTTGGTGCACAATCTGGTGCTCATTTTTATTTCAGATATGCTTATCAACCAAGTGGTGGTAGTGATACTGAAATTGAAAGGACTGGTAAACAAGTACAACCTGATACTGCAGATGCATTACCAAGTCGATTTGCTTGGTCACATCAGTGGGTTCAAGGTAATACCAGCACATATACATATAAACTTCAAGGATATAAGAATGATGGAGGTAGTGCAGTGGTATGGTGGCATACTTATGGCAATGCTACTACTAGTATTTTTGAGATTACAGAAATTAAACAGTAACTATAAATAAAAGAAAAATATTATGGCATCAGAATTAAGAGTAGATAAAATAGTTCCAACCGATGGTGTTCCCACTGGTGGTGGTGGAGGCATTATACAGATAAAGCAATCATCATACAACACTCATCCATCTTTGAGTAATACAACAATGGCTGCAATTAGTGGATGGACTGTTGTTATGACACCAAAATTTAATACAAGTAAAATGTTGGTTACTGTGAATATATCTGTTGAATGTAGATCTTCAAATATAATTGGTATTGAATTGACAAGGAATGGAACAGCGATGTTTAATAATAAAGGTGGATTTAGAGGAGACTCTGCTCACGGTGGTTATTGTACTTTTTCATATCTAGACTCACCTGCAACGACTAGTGCAGTTACTTATGGTGTACAAACTGCCTGTAATACTGGTAATTATGTGATTAATAATTACTATGGTTCTGGGCCTTGTACTTCTTTTTTAACTGTAATGGAGGTATCAGCATAATGTCAGAATTAAGAACTAATCGAATCGTTCCAAGAGATGGATTGCCTTCTGGTAGTTCTGGTGGTATCATTCAAATAAAATATGCTATAAAAAATGATACTCAATCAATTGCTTCTCAAGGTTCACCATATACTTGGGTTGTTGACATTACGGGACTTAGTGTTTCAATCACACCTACAAGATCTGATAGTAAATTTTTAGTTCAAATGCATATCGGATGTCATGGTACTACTGGTAATGCTGCCAATACTTTCCGTATTTACAGAGATTCAACTGATATAACACTAACTGCTGCTAACTCTGATAGTAGAATGGGTGGAACTGTTTTTTATAATTCTAATAACACTTCTATGGGTATTCCAGCATCAATGAATGTTTTAGACAGTCCTGCAACCACTAGTGCAATCACATATAAAGTTACTGGATTTACTAATTCTGGAACTCTTTGGATTAATAGATTACCTGGTGATTCTACTTGGAATACAATTTCAACATTAACTGTTATGGAAGTATCAGGTTAACCGTCACTTGACACTTTGAAAACTCTGATATATAATAAAGTCAAATATATTTTTAGTAATGGCAACTGATCAACAAAATCATTTAAAGTCTGTAACAGAGCAAGCACAAGGTCTTGTGAATGAAATAAATCAACTTGAAGGACAAGCAAAATCAAAAAGAGATATGCTTTTGAAACTTCAAGGTATCATTGAATATCTACAACAAACTGGTGTAGAATTGCCTACAGAGGAAGCACCAGAGGTTGCTCCTGCAGAACCAGTTGAATCTTGATTATAAATAGAAAAAAAGATTAAAATTTAGATGGCATATATTGGTCGTCAACAATCGTCAGGTGCGTTTGCGAAACTTGATGATGTAAGTTTACAATTTAATAATAGTAAAACTATCTTTAACTTGACGATTGGTGGTCAGGCATTTTTTCCTGGTAATCCATATACTTTGCTTGTATCATTAGGTGGTGTTATTCAAGAACCACTCACTTCATTTACGATTAATGATGACCAAATAACTTTTGCATCAGCACCACAGTCTGGTGCTAACTTTTTTTGTGTAGTTCTCGCCACGACAAATACAACACCATTAAAAACTCTAACGGTGGGTGCAAGATCAGGAGCACAAACTCTTGATTTACATGGAAGAACTATGTCTGTACAAGATCGTAGTGGTACTAAACATACTATCGGTTTCAACCTCACATAAATAAAAAGAAAGCTTTAACGATATAATGGCGAATAGATTTCCGTTAATACTGAATAGCAATTCCAATCAAATCCAAGAGTTAGCAGCAACTGATACTCTAGATTTGACTGGAAGTGGTTTAAACTTGACAGGTATTACTACATTATCAACTGGAGCACAATTAAATTTACAAGGTGGTACGAATTTAAATACAGGTACAAGAGGAGATATATTATTTTATAATGCAAGTGGAACAATACAAAAATTAAGTTTAGGTGCGTCTGGAAAGGTATTAAAATCAAATGGTTCTGATTTAGTATATGGTGATACTGGTTCAATAGCAAATGTATATTATGTTTCTACAAGTGGAACTGATGCAAGTGGTTTTGGTTCTGCAATAGACAGACCATTTAGATCCATCAAATATGCAGTTGCTAATATTGGCACACCATCAGCAACAGCACCTGCGATTATATTTGTAAAAGCAGGTGTATATGAAGAAGCACAATTGCCGATTGTAGTTCCTGCACATACAACTGTTGCAGGTGATAGTTTAAGAGCAACAATAGTTAAACCAGCATCTGGATTAGATTCAGGTGGTTCGATACAAAATAATCGTTCAACTCTATTCAAAATGAGTAATGCAAGTGTATTGCAGGATCTTGTGATGGATGGAATGGGTGGTTATACACCAGGAAGTCCTGCTTATAAACCTGAGAGTGCAACAATTGGTGGAGTATATCTTGGTTTTAGTGCTGTTAGCCCAATACTTGGAAAATCACCATACATTTACAACTGTACATCATTTGGAAATGGAGCAACAGGTGCACTCCTTGATGGTGCACTTCACGCATCTGGTAATCGTAGTATGTTATTCCATACATACACTGCTGTTCACAGTGATGGATTAGGAGTATTTCTAAAAGGTAATGCTAACGCTGAAATGATTTCATCGTTTACTTATTATTGTACAGTTGGTTTTGCATGTATAGGTGGTTCCAAGATACGTTCACTAAACTCAAGTAACGCATATGGTGAATATGCTGTGTACTCTGCAGGATTTGATGCAGGTGAAACTGCAAATACAGGAACTATTAAAGGTACAATGCTTACCTATACTAATGTTCTTACAACCTCATTTACGAATGGTGAACAGATTACAGGTGGAACATCTGGTGCGACTGCTTATGTTATAAACGTTCAGTCAGAACCAAAGGTATTATATATTGTTCAAAAGTCTGGTACATTCCAAGCAACTGAAACTGTAACTGGTGGTTCATCAGGTGCAACTGCGACTCTTGCTGCTGGTGGTTCATTTGAAACTAATCAATCTGGAAGAATACTTGTAACAACATTCTCCACATCACCTGATGCTGGTGACTCTCTTCAATTTGCAACGACTGATGGTAATGCATTTCAAATCCAATCAGTCAGTTCAGTTACTGCAAACAGTGTTGCATATCATGTATTAGTATTTTCAACATCAAGAGCAACTCCAGTTGCTGCTAACGTTGGTGTTATTGTCAGAAAAGAATTTAGTCTTGTCAGATTGACAGGTCATGACTTCCTACAAGTTGGAACAGGTGGAACTGATACTACAAACTGGCCAAACAATCCATCACAAAATCCAAGTCAGGCAGACCAAGTTGTTACAAACTCCACTGACCCAGGACGAGTTTACTATACTGCTACCGATGAACTAGGTAACTTTTATGTTGGAGACCAATTTAAAGTAGACCAAGCAACAGGTAACGTTACATTGGATGCATCAGCATTTAACTTATCAGGTCTTGAATCATTAAGACTTGGTTCTGTTGGTGGTTTGATTGGTGCTGCTGTTGGTGAGTTCTCAACAGATGGAACTCTTTCTCAGAATAGTGATACAAAAGTTCCAACACAGAAAGCAGTTAAGACTTATGTTGATACTGAAATAACTAGCATTAAGTTCTGTATCTGGTAATTTCACAGTTGCAGGTATTTCTACTGTTACTGGAACCACACATTTTACAAAACAATTAAATGTTGCAGGTGTTTCAACATTCCACGGTAACGTTAATTTATTAGATGGTGACAGAGCACGTTTCGGAAGTTCGGAAGATTTACAAATATATCATGACTCAAACCATTCATACATCGCAGAAAATGGTGCTGGTGATTTAAAAATACAAGCAAGTGCAGGAAGTATCATCATCCAGAAGAGTGATGGTGAAGAGATGATCAAAGCGACTGTCGATGGTGCGGTTGAATTATATCAAGATGATGTTCTTCGTTTAACCACAACTTCGACTGGTGTGAGTATCGGTGGTTCTTTAACAGTTCCTGGTAACGTATCAATCGGTGGAACATTAACATATGAAGACGTAACTAATATAGATTCAGTTGGAGTTGTAACAGCGAGAAGTGGTGTAATTTCACCTTATGCTGATATTGATGACTTTATAAGTGTAGGTAGTAATATTCATCTTGGTAATGCAGGAGTTGTAACTGCAACATCATTTTCTGGTAATGGTGCAAATATTACTAATGTTAATGCAACAACATTAGATTCCCTTGATTCTGGTTCTTTCTTAAGATCAGATGCTAATGACACTGCAAGTGGAGTTATAACTCTTACTTCTTCAAGTAACTATCCTTTAACAATTAATGGTAGTGCTGATGCAAAAATAGTTCTACAAGGTTCAAATGATCCTTATATAAGATTTAGAGAAGGGACTACAGATAAAGCATATATTCAATGGGAGGATTCTGGATATTTACAATTGGTAAATGAAGAAAGTGGTGAATATTTAAGAATTGCAAGTGGAGCAAATGGATTAACATTTACTGAAGGTGGTAATGAAAGAACTGTTTGGCATGCTGGAAATGACGGTTCTGGCAGTGGACTAGATGCGGACACTTTAGATGGTGTTGACTCAACTTCTTTTGTAAGGTCTGATGCAAGTGATACAATGTCTGGAGATTATACTTTTAGTTCAAGTTCACAAGATATTATAAACTTTTCACATAACTCAACGAATAATAATAGAGGGATAGCTTTTAATAGTAGAACAGCACTTTCAACAGCTAACAATGACGGATGGTTAAGATTAAATAATAATTCTGAATTTACTAGTGGAGTTTATACCCCTCTATTAATGAGGGCTGATGGAGGTTTTGATACAGATGGCAATACAATCGTAAATAGTTCTGGTCAAATTATAGCAGGAAGACTTACAGGTGCATTACCAGCTATTGATGGTTCTGCACTAACTGGTGTTGGAGGCGGTCTTCAATCAGTTCAATATTTCACTTCAAGTGGAAACTTTACTTGGACTAAACCATCTGGAATCACAAAAGTTAGAGTTATTGTAACAGGAGGAGGTGCTGGTGGTGGTGCTCACAACGGTGATGATGCTCAAGGTGGAGGTGGTGCTGGTGGTACTGCAATTGAATTGATTGATGTTTCAAGTGTATCATCTGTAACAGTCGCTGTTGGAGCTGGTGGTGTAGGTGCTTCTGGAAACAACTCTGCTGGTGCGGGTGGAGGAGGAACTTCATCATTTGGTTCATATTGTTCTGCAAGTGGTGGTAGTGGACCTAGCACTTGGGCAGTCGGTGGAAATGGTGGTGTAGGATCTGGTGGTAATTTAAATTTTAGAGGTGGTGGTGGAGTCTCTGGTAACATTGATGGACAAGCTAATGAAGAATCTGGTGGAACAGGAGGTTCAAGTTACTGGGGTGGAGGACCATATGGTGGTTCAGTTTGGGGAAACAGAGGCACCGATGGAGCACCAGGTGCTGGAGGTGCTGGAACTCATGCCAGCACTAATAACCAAGGTTCAAGTGGTAAAAATGGCATAGTCGTAGTGGAGGAATACGCATAATGGCAAAAAAAGTTCTTATTTTTAATAATGAAGTAGTTGACATACATGATGCTTCTTTTGAGGTTCATTCAAGTTTCACTTGGATGGATTGTGATGATGATTCAGTTTCTAGAGACTGGACACTTGTTGATGGTGTTTTAACTAAACCTGATGATAGCATTACGAGTGCTGATTGGGATAAGTTACGAACTTCAAGAGATGTTAGGTTAGGTAGATGTGATTGGACACTAGGAAATGATAGTCCTTTATCAACTTCAAAGAAAACAGAGTGGCAAACATATCGTCAAGCCTTAAGAGATTTACCAGCAAATACAACTGATCCAAGAAATCCATCTTGGCCAACTAAACCATCGTAAATAAATGCCTTATATTGGTCGAAATCATATAGCAGGTGATCATACCAGCAATTTCAAAGTGTTAGATGACATCTCATCTTATACTGCGACCTTTAATGGATCATCAGCGACTATTGTATCAACTGCTGACGAGACAATCAGAATACCAGAGCATCGTTTTATTCAAGGACAGAGAGTAACATATTCAAATGGTGGTGGTGGAAATATTGGTGGATTAACAAGTGGAACAGCATATTTTGTAACTTTTGATACTGCTAATACATTTAAGTTAGCAACAAGTTTAGCAAACGCAAATAATAATACAAATATAAATTTATCATCTGTAGGTTCTGGTTCATCACATACATTAACTGCTGCATTTGACGGTGTTAATACAACCTTTCAAGATAACTCATGGTGGAGGATCTTCTGCTGACATAGTTAATTCAGCTCAACTCCAAATAGCAATCAATAATGTAATACAAAAAGCAAATCTAGACTCCTCATATACTGAGGGTTTTTTAGTTGTTGACAGTCGTAAAATTCAATTCAAAACCGCACCAACTGCAGATGATATTTTCTGGGGAAACATAATTGCAAATACGATTGAGACTTTTGATATATCTGATTTAAAAATTGACCAATTTACTGGTGATGGTACTACGACTCAGTTTACATTATCAAGAGAAGTACCAAATAATCAAAGTGTTATGGTTACACTTGATGGTGTGGTACAACACCCAAGTGATAAAGATACAACCAGAGCATATCGAATCCTTGCAGATACAGTAATTGAATTTAGTTCACCACCTCCAAGTCCTTAGTGATTGAATACAAGTTAGACATCTTGGATTCTCTGGAGCAGCAACAGGGGATGTAAGTGGTTTCTATGGACGTACAGGTAACGTTGTATTAGGTGCATCAGACCACATTACCACTGGAGATATTACACCTAGAAATATAAACGCATCTGGAATTGTTACAGCATCTACTTTTAGTGGTGGTTTTTCAGGTAATATAGTAGGAACATCTGCAACATTTACTGGGAATCTATCAGTCGGTGGTGTATTGACATATGAAGATGTAACTAACGTAGATTCAGTTGGCATTATAACAGCACAAAAAGATATTCACGTTGGTGCTGGTGTTTCTGCTGTTGGAATTATAACTGCAAGACAAGGTATTAGAGTTCCTGATGGTGGTGGTAGTAGTAACAGGATATCAGTTGGAGATTCAGAAGATCTAAAAATATATCACAATGGCAGCCACTCTTATATTACAGATACTGGAACAGGCGATTTAAAAATTGGTGGTGCAACAAGAGTTGATATTGGTAATGCTGATCTTTCAAAATTATATTTTAGAGGAACTAATGGTGGAGGAGCAAATCTTTATCATAATAATGTTCTTCAAATAGGCACATATGATTCAGGACTCAATGTTTATGGTGATGTAACACTCAATGATTCAATAATTCATAGGGATGATGCAAATACAAAAATAAGATTCCCCAGTAATGATACAATTTCATTTGAAACTGCTGGTAGTGAAAGACTTCGCATCAACTCAAGTGGTAATGTAAGTATTAATAATGATTTAGATGTAGATGGTCATACAAACTTAGACAATGTAAATGTCGCTGGTGTATCAACTGTCTCTACTAGGTTGAACATTAATACAGTGTCTGGTACGAGACTAGCTGTAGCAGGAACCAACGATCCTTGGCGTGGAATGTTCATGATCAAGGATACCAATACAAATGCTACTGCAACGCCATACATGACATTTTGGAATGGTAATGAAGCAAATGATGGTAGCAATACAGGTCTTGAAGGAAGAGTTGGTCTTGTTAATGGAGGTGCAACTAATGAAAGATTTGATTTTTGGTGTTACAGAACTGGTACTCCAGTATCATTTGCAACACAGGGTACAGAAAGACTTCGCATCACATCAGCAGGTAAAATTGGTATTAATAGCACCTCTCCAACATATGCTTTAGAAGTTGATGGTGGAACACAAAATACTGTTATTGTTGCTCGTTCATCAGATGCTAAAGCAGCAATTTCCTTTTTAGATAATACTACTGGTGGATATGGTCGTGCAACTATAGGTGCAGAAGGAACGGAAGTTTATATTACCTCTGGAACTTCTGGTGCAGAAAGACTTCGCATCACATCAGAGGGTTATCTATTTGTAAGAGATAATGGAACGCAACAAACAAATACTACTCTTTCATATCAAAGTGAAGGTGCGTTTTTAACTCACTATACTGCAAGAACAACAGCAGGTGGTGACAGATATCGTAGAATGCTTGACATTGCAAGTGTTGGTGCAAATCCTCATGGATCATCTATAAGACTCTTAACTAGTCCTGATGATACAAATCCAGCCGTAACTGTAGAAAGAGTCAGAATTGATCATAATGGTCGAGTTGGCATTAACAAAAGTCAACCAGCGACAATGCTATCAATTAAAGCAGAGAGGTCTGCGGTTCCAAGATTTGGTATTGATGGACATTATTCTGATTCATCTTATACACAATCTACTTGGGATGATTCTAATGGATTATATACAATTCTAGGTGTTAATCATAAATTTGATGCAAATGGTAACGATGCAACTCCTATATCATCACTTCATAGTTCTTCAATAATGTTAGATGGAAGATCTGGTAATACAAGATTTTATGTGAAACCTAACTCAGGAACTTCATTTACTGAGGCGATGAGAATCGAGGATAGTGGTGATATACGTATTGGTAATTATGGAACTTTATTTGGTAATTCAGGTGCAACAATCTATGGTTCATCTTTAAGTGGAGGTCCACAAGTTATAGTTTCAAGAATTAGTGGTAATCCAATCCTACTCAACAGAAATGGTACTGATGGAGATATAGTTGAATTTAGAAAAGGTTGGGGTGCTGGTGGAACCATTGATATTGCAACTAACAGTGTTACTTATAACACATCATCTGACTATAGATTAAAAGAAAATATAGTACCAATATCTGATGGTATTGCAAGATTAAAAACTTTAAAACCTTCAAGATTTAATTGGATAGGAGATATAAGTAGCACTCGTGATGGATTTATAGCACATGAAGTAACAGCAGTACCAGAAGCAATTACAGGAACAAAAGATGAAGTATATTCAGAAGATGAACCTAATAAGAACATCAAATCTGGCGATCCAAAATATCAAGGAATAGATCAAAGTAGACTTGTACCTTTACTTGTCGCAGCTTTACAAGAGGCAGTTACAAGAATAGAAGCTCTAGAAGGTTCATAACTAAAAATTTAATAGTGTGATATAATAAGAAAACATTAAATTTATAAATCATTATTTAACAAGACATATGAACTTCGCAGTTTATTCAAAAGAGAGTTGCCCATATTGTGAAAAGATAAAACAAGTCTTAGACTTGACAAAAACCAGTTATGTAGTGTATAATTTAAATGAACACTTTGATCGTAATTCATTTGAGGATGAATTTGGTCAAGGATCAACTTTCCCACAAGTGGTGGTTGATGGTAAAAAACTAGGAGGTTGTTCTGACACAATCCAATTCTTGCGAGAAAACGAAATCGCAAAATAACGACATAAATAAATCAACTGACCACATTGATCGTGGTTTTGAGTTGATTCTCTCAGGAGGTAAAACAAAGAGACCTAAAACATTTCGTCTATTGTTAGATAAGATGATCTCTTTTTTTAACAAGGACATAAACATTCACTTAGACTTTTATGTGAATGTAAAAACCAAAAAATAATCTCAGGAGAATTATGTTAGCAGTAAGCATTGTGTTCGCAGCATTTCTGTTTATATTGTTTCTAATCGTAGGAGTAATAGGTGGATGGGTTGCAAGGGATTACATGATGAATTATCAAGAGGTTGAAAAAATTCATCCAGAGATGTATGATAGAAATGGTAATATAGTTCCTGACGAAATAGTAGCATTCCGATTTGAAAATCATGACAACAACGACGAAGATGACGACGACTAAACCAAAAGTGGTAAAAGCAAAAACAACAGCAATTCCAAAAGTTACCTAACATTCCATTTTGTTATGAGGTATTGGAAGCTGCATCAAAACAAAGAACTAAAGCAAAGAAAATTGAAGTTCTAAAAACATATGCACACGATTCTATAATGGCAGTATTGATTTGGAATTTTGATGAATCAATAGTATCATTACTTCCAGAGGGTGAAGTTCCTTATGGTAATACAAGAGAAGATAATAGTGTGACTGGTTCTTTATCTGATAAAATTAATGATGCAGTCGGTATGATGAGAGAATCAGGTTCAGCATCATTGGGGTCTCAAGACCAAGGGAAGGCATCAATTCGTGGAGAGTATACAAAGTTCTATAACTTCTTAAAAGGAGGGTAACAGTGGACTTTCTGGACTCCGTAGAGAGACAATGTTCATCAATATTCTTGAAGGATTACATCCTCTTGAAGCAGAGATACTTGTTTTGGTTAAAGATAAAAAATTAACTGATAGATATAAAATTACAAAGGATATTGTATCTGCTGCATATCCACAAATTACTTGGGGAGGACGTTCATGACTAAACCACTAGGTGAATTATCACAATCTGAAAAATCAGAGAAACCAGAAAAGAGAGAAACATATTGGACTTCAACTGAAAAAGAATCTCTTAAAGAATCATATGGTACAGAAATATTAGTTGAAAATGGTTCTCCTGCTGATGTACGGACAAAAGATGCACCAACTGATGCGTCTATCGTAACCTATACTGTTGATGGTAAAGAGCATCAAGATTTAACTAGAGGTCCTAGAGTCAAGTTGTTTGATATGTATTATGATAAGTTTACGAATCTCAAACGTATTGACTACGGACAAGGAATGATTAAACCATCCTTATGGGGATACAGTGGTGAAGCAGCACCCAAAAAGAAAAAACGGAAGTAGTTTTCAAATATGGCGGGAAAAAATCCCGCCATTTTTTTTGTCCTGTAGGGTTTTCACGAAACAAAACCAATTATTTAGATTAAAAACAGGTTAAAAATCAGTTAAATGTAAAGAATATATAAAAATGTATCGTAAATTACAAAACTACTTGCATATATAGAGTGAATGTGTTACTATTAACACAACGTTCATCTTATGGGCATCCTATTATCAGCTTTAACTCTTATTGCTAGTCACGAACCAGTCCATTGGACTATTAAGTGTGATAGGTGGATGGAACTCGCTTATGAAATCAAACAAGATCCATATCTTGATGATGCAAGTAAGTTGGGTTTAATCAACCACTTCAAGTATAAAGTAGAAGAAGCTTGTAATTCATCAGAGACATAAGACGCAAGTAAGCCGACTCGGAACGGGTTCGTTCATCTCTCACGGGAGACGCACAAGTTGACTGAAGGAACGGATATTAAAAACATCCAATTACTTTAGGAGAAAACCAATGGCAAAAGTCACTTATCGTGGTGTTGTTTACGACACCAACAACAAAAAAGCTCAGCAAACAAAAGAGGTCGAACTCACATATCGTGGCATCGCTCACGCTAAGTAATGTTAGTAACAACAGAAATTTTAGCAGCATCTGCTATATTTCTAACTATCATTTACGCTGAAGCTAGATTCTTGTATGGATACAAGTTCTAAATTATAAGGAGGGGTTGTTACCCTCCTTTTTTTGTGCTATAATAGTTGAAACAATAATAACTATGGACAGAGACAAACTCAAACTAATGGTTCGTAACTTAGAATTATTGGTAGATGACATAAAGCAGAGGTCTTTTCTGATGTGGAATCTTATGTTGCTCCACCTCCTTCTATATCTCAAGATTATGATGAAATATTAGAGGACGACGATGGCTACCCCGATTAGCAGAGTAAAAAGATTAGTTAAAATGCTTAGAAAGATTAGTCAAACAACCTTATTTGTACGATGAGGAACAAAATAAATTAATTCGTGAACAACTAGAAGTTGCTAAAAATGAATTAGCAAGAATTCAAGAACAAACATCAAAAGGATTTAAATGATTGAAATTTTAGATTGTCCATTCTCACTTGATATAAAAGAAAATATCCTTTCTTGGTTGAATACTCAAGAATTCTTCGCTGTTCAAGGTGGTAAAGCATATAAAACAAATGATTATATTGATATACATATTCCAGAGATAAAAAAATTATTTGACTGGATTGAAAGTATTACAACTGACGCAGCAATTGAACTTGCACGTTTCAGTAATTCACTGTATAATAGTAACCCTAGAGGAAATACAAAAAATTTTAAGATTGACGCATATTGGGGTTTAACATATCCAATAAATTCTTGGATAGAACCCCATAATCATTTTCCACATGCTTTATCTTTTGCATATTATGTAAATGCACCACAAGAAAGTGCACCTTTGATTATTAATGATCAAAAACATTGGATAAAAGAAGGTCAATTGGTAATTTTTCCAAGTCTTTTCACACATTGGGTTCCTCCTGCAATCAAAAATGGTAGAACATTACTATCAGGAGACATTGTTTACTTATCACGTTTTAGTAATTAAATGGAAGTTAAATTAATTAGCGTATCACCAGATTCTGAAAAACACATGGCATACTGTGCTCGTGTGAGCAATCCTAATAATCAGGAAAATGATAATTATGCAGGTCTTTTAAAATACTGCATCAAACATCAGCATTGGTCAATTTTTGAGCAAGCATTTATGACTCTTGAAATTAATACTACAAGAGGACTTGCTGCACAGATTTTAAGACATCGTTCTTTTACATTCCAAGAGTTTAGTCAGAGATATGCTGATACAAATTTATTAGATGCAAGTATACCACTACCAGAATTGAGAAGGCAAGATACAAAGAATCGTCAGAATAGTATTGATGATATACCAGAAAAACAAATTAAATTCTTACAAGATAGAATTCAATTATATTTTAATGAAGGAATGGACTTATATAATGAACTATTGAGAGAAGGCATCGCAAAAGAATGTGCGAGATTTGTTCTTCCATTAGCAACACCAACTCGACTTTATATGTCTGGGAGTGTTCGTTCTTGGGTGCATTATATCGATTTACGTTCTGGTCACGGAACACAAAAAGAACATATGGATATTGCAAATGCTTGTAAGTCTTTATTTACCGAACAGTTTCCGACTGTATCTGCGGCTCTGGAATGGGTCTAAATAACTATACTACTTTATAATATTATGGCAACATACCCTGTAGTAAATACAAAAACTGGTGAACAGAAAGAAGTGATGATGAGTATCACAAAATGGGATCAGTGGTGTAAAGATAATCCTGATTGGTTGAGAGATTATTCTGATCCTTCAACAATGCCAGGTGTTGGTGAAGTCGGAGAATGGAAAGATAAGTTAAGAAAGAGTAAACCAGGTTGGAACGATGTGCTTAAAAAAGCACAAAAATCACCAGGTTCTAGAGTAAAACCACTTTAATCAAATGCCAAGAAAAAAGAAGACTAATGGGGATCAACCCATAGGTATCGGATTAACTACGAAACAAATGAAACGTAAGAAACCGATTGGAAATACTTACCTTCTTGATATTGAACCTATCACAGATAATCAAAAGAAACTTTTTGATGCATATGCTCAAGATAAACATCTAGTTGCATATGGCACTGCAGGTACAGGTAAAACATTTATTTCATTATATAATGCTCTTGCAGATATTCTTGATGAAACAACACCATACGAAAGAATATATCTTGTTCGTTCTTTAGTTTCAACTCGTGAGATTGGTTTTTTACCTGGTGACCACGAAGATAAAGCTGATATTTACCAGATACCATATAAAAATATGGTAAAATATATGTTTCAAATGCCAACTGATGCTGACTTTGAAATGTTATATGGTAATTTGAAAGCACAAGAAAGTATAAAATTTTGGAGTACTTCTTTTATAAGAGGAACTACATTAGATAATGCGATTGTAATTGTTGATGAGTTTCAGAATCTTAATTTCACGAATTAGATTCAATCATCACTCGTATTGGTGAAAATAGTAGGATTATTTTTTGTGGTGATGCTAGTCAAACTGATTTAGTTAAAACTAATGACAGGAATGGCATACACGACTTTCTTAACATCTTGCGTAAAATGCCATCCTTTGATATAATAGAGTTTGGTATCAATGATATAGTTCGTTCTGGACTTGTCAAAGAATATATTATTGCAAAACTTGATATTGGTCTTTAATGTTTAATCATGTTGATATTGATCTTCCAAAACTAACAAGGGAAACGATAGATGGTGTACGCTACTATTCTGTTCCTGACGAAGATGAATTAATAAAATTAGTTTCAATCACATCTGTTACAAGTCATTTTAATAAAGAAATATTTGTTAAATGGCGAAAAAGAGTAGGTGATGAAGAAGCAAACCGTGTTACTAAGGCAGCTACCACCCGTGGTACTGATTTTCACACTCTAACTGAACATCATTTATTGAATGATGAGAAACTTCCAAAAGTTCCTCCGATTTCTAATTTTCTGTTCAGTGTGGCGAAACAAAAAATTGGTAATATAAATAATATTTACGCTTTAGAGGGTTCGCTCTACAGTAGGCAACTAGGAATTGCTGGAACTGTTGATTGTATTGCAGAATACGAGGACGAGTTAGCGATAATAGACTTTAAGACTTCTAAGAAACCAAAACCAAGAGACTGGATAGAACATTACTTCGTCCAGTGTATGGCATACGGTTGTATGTTGTATGAATTAACGGGTATATCTGTTAAAAAATTAGTAATTATTATGTCCTGTGAAAATGGAGAATGCATCGTCTATGAAGAATACAACAAAGCAAAGTACATCAAACTCCTCGGAGAATACATTAACAAATTTGTTCAAGATAAACTGGAAATCTATGGAACCGAATAAAGAACTAGAACAGGCAATCGAGAATAAATTCTTGACACCATCTAAATTTGCAATCGAAATCGAAAAGATTGTCGCAGCAGAAGAAGACTTCAATTATATTGATGCAATCTGCTACTATTGCGAAACTAACAATATTGAGGTAGAATCAGTATCGAAGTTAATATCCAAACCTTTAAAAGAAAGATTAAAATGGGATGCAACCCGTCTTAACTTTATGAAACCTACATCAAGAGCAAAATTGCCTTTATAATGAAAAAATCAGAATTGATTCATTGGAGATTGCAAGCGATGCTTCGTGAGCATTCTTTCCCTGACTTAAAATACTTGGGTGTCAGACCTGATAGTATTGGTGTTGACCAACACTGGTATAAAATAGGAGAAGCAGAAGTACCTGTTGACTCAATTACAGAATTAGATAGTGAAGAGGAAGAAGATGAAAGTGACTCCATTTGAAACCTACCAGTCATATCTATCAATGAAAAGTCATTTTACGAACCGTAAGTATGACTTTTTTAGGTATGGTGGTAAATCTCGTGCAACTATGACATCCTTTAATAAAAGGAAAGATAAGTATTGGTTCGAGAAAACATCGAGAAAATATTCTGATGATCAGATTGTTGATTTTCTATTAGCAAACTTTGTGACTACAGATAATCCAAAGAACTTGTGGATAGGTGAGATTATTAATTCTGGTGAAAGAACTTATGCAGACTGGACAAGAAGACAACAGAGTATTTCTTACTTATTCAAAGAAGAATCAAGTAAATTGTTAGAAGAAAATAAGTTAGAAGAATTGTTTGAATGTGGGAAAGGACATCCTATTATATTGAAAAGATTCTTAGGTGGTGACATATCACTTGAAACATTTGTCATCTTTGATATCATATTCTCGTTTTCAGATAAGTTTGATGAAAAGCTACTTGACCCTGTATGGGAAACCGTAAGTTTAAAAATAAGAAAATATAAACCATTCCTTAGTATAAACGTATTTCAATTCAAAAAAATATTACGAGAAATAGTTGAAGTATGAGAATTGGTGAAGTTAAGTATACAAACCTAAAAAATGATTTTGGTTACTGGACTGTCAACGTAGAGGATATTGGTGAATATTTACCTATCAAGATAGATCATATTGTAGGTCAGTACAATCCGTTCATTGGATGGAAGATTGATGATAAAGTTGAGAAATTTATAGAAAATACTGTGAAAGAATTAGTTGTACCCGATGGCACAGATATATCAAGAGTTCTCCCTTGGGGAAATTACTTTGATAGGTCAAATTATTATTATCACAAATATCATCATGTACCTCACGTTGACTTTCCAGGTTGGGTTGGTAATTTATGGTTGAGTGAACATCCCGAAGGTTCAAGAGGAACTCAGTTTTATAATTATAAAGATAATTGGAAACATGATAGATTTGACTTTCCCAGACCAGAAGAACTATTGGATCAATGGGAAACTTCTTGGCAACAATGGGAAATATCTAAAGTAGAATCTTATGGATTTGAGTATATGGGAACAGCACCTGCAGTGAAAAATACAATAACTATCTACAACTCTTGTGTACCACATAAAGCTTATATTGGTGATGATGTTGAAAGGTCTTGGAGTCAATTAGTTCAGATATCAAAACGTCGTCATTTCACATCAAAAGGTGATGTTGTAGGCACAACAGACCTAAATAATAATGTATTCAACTTAAATTTATGAGTGAATTTTTTGATTCAGACATAGTTCGTGAAGAACTACAAGAGATAAACGAATTGCAGTTGTCTATTTACAAGAATGCAATGAAGTTTGGAACTTTTAGTCGTGAAGACAAAGTTGACCACATTGAAAAACTTACTGAATTATTAGAGAGGCAACGAGTAATGTATACTCGCATCAGTCTTTCTGATGATAAAGAAGCAATCGATCTTAAGAATCATTTGCAAAAATCAGTTGAACTTATGGGTTTCCCAGAAGGAACTGATATGTTGCTATTATTCAGTGGTATGTCAAATACTATCGAGAATCTTAAGAACTCTATTGACAATTAATTATTAATCTGTTATAATCTAATTATCCAAAATATCCAATTTATCCGAGGTATCTAAATGTCTTTTAAAGACCTTAAAAAGCAGTCTAAACTTGGCTCTTTAACAGCAAAACTAGTTAAAGAAGTTGAGAAGATGAACAACACGGGCGGTAACGCTGATGACCGTATCTGGAAGCTAGATGTAGACAAAGGAGGTAACGGTTATGCTGTTATCAGATTCCTACCTGCACCCGAAGGTGAAGATTTACCATTTGTAAAACTATATTCACACGCATTCCAAGGACCTGGTGGATGGTTCATTGAGAACTCACTCACTACTCTTGGACAGAAAGACCCTGTTTCTGAGTATAACTCATTACTCTGGAACAACGGAACTGACGCTGGAAAAGAAACAGCAAGAAAGCAGAAGCGTAAGTTAACTTATGTTAGCAACATTTATGTTGTAAAAGACCCTGCGAATCCTGAGAACGAAGGTAAAGTATTTCTATACAAGTATGGAAAGAAAATCTTTGACAAACTTACTGCAGCGATGCAACCTGAGTTTGAGGACGAGGAAGCAATCGATCCATTCGATTTCTGGCAAGGTGCAAACTTCAAGTTAAAAGCAAAGAATGTTGCAGGATACAGAAACTATGATAGTTCTGAATTTGCAGCACAAAGTCCTCTACTTGATGACGATGATGCAATGGAAACACTCTGGAAAAAACAGTTCTCACTATCTGAGATTGTTGCACCAGACCAGTTCAAGACATATGATGAGTTAAAGACTCGTCTAGATTATGTTCTTGGAAATAAGAAGTCCGCTGCACCACAGTTTGAAGAGGAAGATAATGATCGTGGTCAAGCAGAAGAGTTAGTAACTGCTGCTGTATCAAAACCAACTCCTGCTGTTGCAGAAGAAGAGGATGATGCACTATCATACTTTGCGAAACTCGCAGAAGAATAATTACAAAGTAATTGTGTAGGGGGTCAAACGACCCCCTTTTTTTATGGATTAACTACTTCAGTATTTTCTGTAGATGCTAGATTCTTGGCAATATAACTTGAGCTCTTATCATATCTTACTACATCTCTTAAATCATTTATAAAGGTTTGTATATAACCAGGTATCAAAATATCAATTTCTCTTTTCTTTTCGTTTTCATTATATTCGTATTCTAAATTTGTCACCGCACGGGCAATATTATCAGTGAGAACTCCAAATTCATCTTTATCATCTAACATTGTATATCCTGATTGAGATCTCAATGTGTATGTTGTTTCTGGAAATTTATGAGCAGTACCATCAATTTTAAAATCAACATCAACAATTAAATTAGGTGGAAGTATAAGACGATTCTGATCATCTCTTATTTCAAAAGTTTCATAATGATGATTTGCATTCATCTCTGTTTCTGAACCATATTTTTCTAAAGCAAAATCATATACTTTATAATCTTGTAGTGGCCATTCGTGATTTATATTAATAATTCCAGCAACTAATACAACAATGTAGTCAAGTGTTGGATCTCCATATAATTCTTCTGCAATCATATCAGGACGATCACCGTCACCAATTGTAAATTTATTTAATAATGAAACATTATCTTTTAGAAAATCAAAGAGTTTTGTTCTACGAAATAAATTCTTGATTAATATATAATCTCTCGATGAGTTTTTATGAGTCAACGGAGACTGATAAGCAATATTAGGTAATTCTCTAAAATATCCCATTAGAATCCGACTCCCTGTTCATCACTCATACCATCATAATCCTCAGAGTAAATTGGATTAAGTTCTTTAAATGTTAAATTCATTCTGATACTAACTGGAGAACCATCTTCATAACTTGCATATGCACCAGCATTTGTATAGTTTACATTCATACCAGTAAGAGCACACATTTTAAAACTGTTTAAGAATGGATGGTCTTGACCATTATGTAAATAACGAAGTGAAAATACATCTGGTGCTTGAAGAAAAATACCTGATGCAGAACCACCATTCATTTGACCTGCTTTTGCTGCCATCGCCATTTTAAATTGTCTTATTATTCTCTTCACCTCAAGCATTTCTTCATAATATCTAGGTGTGAATGTGATACTGAATGGGAATGTTCTTAGATTTACTCCACCAAATAGTAATTCTAAGTTAGAGTTAAGAACCTGACCTGTTGCTCTTGAAATTAATCCTGCACGATTGACATTACCACCTAAAGCATTAATCGCAGCACCACTAAATCCTGCACGAATTGCTCTTTGTAAATCGGGTGATAATTTATCTAATTGAATATCTCCTTGCAGTACATCTAGTACATTTTGAAAACTTTTATTTGGATTATTCTGTATTGCTGTTGCAGCAGCAACTCCTGCTAATTGAAATATATTCATTGTATCGTCACCCCAAGTAACAATATTGGAATCATTTACTTCTTGAGGAATTGGTAACTCAACATAATATTTTATTTTTTGATTCCGACTCATTCGACTGTTCGCATCATTTGCATTCATTCTAATATTAGAATACTTTGTATAAGTATCACCAGCTTTATATGTCCTACCATTTAATACTCCACCTTGTGCAACTTTTTGAGTTGTTCTATCAAAATTTATTCCAAGTCCTGTTCCATTTTTTGGTGCAACATATTCCATACACTTAATCATAAGCGTATCTCCAGTAAATTCACCTGGACCTCTTGCAAGAGGATATCCTAATCTTGTTTTTATATTTGACTTTCTAACTTGTAAGTTCTTTTTTGCAGTTGATCCAGTGGTCTTAGTATCATTAGCAAATTTCGACTTTTTTACTTGAGTTCCATCTGAGTTTGTATAGTTACCTGTAAAATCTATACTCTTTCCTTTAGTTTCTTGAAGCTTGCGGTTTTCTTCAGGGTCAGGATGAAAAGTTGCTAACCCGTGTTTTTTTATTAATTCTTGCCTTGTGTAGATTCCTTTTCTTCTTCTAGAAGCATTTGCTCTACGATTACTCGACATATCGACCTAATTTTTTAACTATTTAGTAGGATTTTGACAAAAGGTAAAGTTCTTAAGTCTCTTAGTTCCATTTCATCTACTTGATACAACCCACCAACCACTTCTGGGAAGGTATATTGTCTCATTTCACCCCAATGATAGTTCAATCCCTTGAATCCCCATTGAAAAACATCAGTCACAGCAACAAGTGGGTGTGAGTCATACGCAATACCAGGTGTTTTTGCGTTGTATACAAAGACATAAAAATTACCTGCTTGAGGAACATTACTTCCCTCAGTCAACACTTCGAGTATATCTGTTGCTAAATCATCAGCACTTTCATTACCGATGAATCTTTTCATTATAGGATCTATACGACTCATATGTCTAACTCTTTTTCTGTAATTACTTTAAACTCCCACATTCGGTCAGCACAATACTCTCTTGCTGCTTTCCACTTTGCTTGATTCCTTGCATATTCAAATGCTTCACGAATGTAACCTTTGGTTTGTCTTTTTGGTCTTTTTGGTTTTGTTGTTTGTTTAAGTGGCTTCACTTCAATCAGGTATCTTTTTATTTTACCTGTGTTCTCTTGAACCTTAATATAAAAGTCTGGGAAGTATCTGTGTACTCGACTATCGTGAGGTGAGATATATGGGAGAGCAATCTCTTCACTTCCCCACTCAAGAATTTTAGTATTCTTGTCACAGTACACCATAAACTTTCTTTCCCAAAGTGACCTGTAAATTATATTGGTCGGATCACCCTTGTACTTTTTAGGATATGACGGATAGTATTTTCCCCTATAAGCCATCTAAATAACTATACTATAGAAGTATTTAGAGTGCCAGCACCAAGACCAAGAGGGATATCAGATATACTGCCTAAGTTACAGAATGTAGCTCAGACATCAAATTATTTTGTCAGATTTGCCTTACCACCTAGTGGATTAAGAAATCATCTTAGAAGAAAAGGTATTGATTCAAGATTCATTGCAGATAATGTAGGATTATTATGTTATGATGCTGTATTACCAGGCAGTGCAATGGCATCACAAAATATTACTGGAGATTATCAAGGAGTTGTTGAAAGATTTGCACATACTCGTAATTTTACTCAAATAAATTTTGAATTTTATGTAGATAATGAATATAAATCTCTTAAATTTTTAGAACATTGGATGGAATATATCACAGGAGGAAATCAAGTTGATCCTAGTAGTGATACGTATTTTTTCCAACTTAATTATCCAAAGAATTATAAATCAAATGATACAACAATTGTAAAGTTTGAAAGAGATCACAAAAAATTCTTAGAATATAGATTTATAGGATTATTTCCACTATCATTAAATTCAACAAGAGTTCAATATGGTAACTCACAGGTGCTTAAAGCAACTGCATCATTTAGCTATGATAGATATATTTCTGGTGAGTCATCTTCATTAGCAAGAGATTTAAGAAGAGCATTCAATGATCTTGGATTTGGTCGTGGAAATCCAAATAGAGATGGACTATCTCTTAAAGATGACCAATTAAATGCACTTGCTTATCAATCAATGGGTAGATATTTAAATCAGGATAATCCAAGAGGTGAATATGGACAATTGACTAAGGGTGGTTTCTCTCCAGTTACTGTTCAAGCTAATTATCCATCTACAGCACCTGGCATATCTCCATAATTGTGCTATAATAAGTTTACAAAACCACTATAAATAATTTTACTGAAGTGTAATAGTTATTATGCCTTTACCAAAAATTGCAACACCGACTTATGAGTTGGTGTTACCTTCGTCAAACAGAAAAATAAAATTTAGACCTTTTTTAGTTAAAGAAGAGAAGATTCTCATTCTTGCAATGGAATCCCAAGATACAAAGCAGATTGCTAATGCAGTCAAAAATGTTATCACTCACTGTATACTAACCAGAGGTATAAAAGTTGACAAATTATCAACATTTGATATTGAGTATTTGTTTTTAAATATTCGTGGAAAGTCTGTTGGAGAGGATATTGAAGTTATGGTTACTTGTCCAGATGATGGAAAAACACAAGTTCCCGCTTTAATTAATATTGATTCCATTAAAGTTCAAAAAAGTGAAGATCACGAAAGTGATATCAAACTTGACGATACTTATACATTAAGAATGAAGTATCCATCACTGAATGAATTTATCAAAAGTAACTTTGCTGGAGCTGTTGATGATATGAATGTAGATGATACATTCGATTTAATTGCATCTTGTATTGAACAAGTATATTCTGAAGAAGAATCTTGGAGTTCTGCTGATTGTACTAAAAAAGAATTAAAAGACTTTTTAGAACAATTAGATTCAAAACAATTTAAAATGATTGAAAAGTTCTTTGAGACTATGCCAAAGTTATCACATACTGTGACTGTAATCAATCCAAATACTAAAAAGGAAAACAAGATTGTGCTAGAGGGGCTACAGAATTTTTTCGGGTAAGTATGGCTCATGAAGATCTTGCGTCATACTACAAATTAAATTTTGCCTTGATGCAGCATCATAAATATAGCTTAACTGAGTTAGAAAATATGATGCCTTGGGAGAGAGAAATCTATGTTTCATTATTACAACAGTATGTTGAAGAAGAAAATCTAAAAGCACAACAAGAAAATAATGGATGAGGAACAAGGATTAGCATCGCCACTTGCAGGAGGTTTAAGAGGTATTAGAAGAACTTTATCTTCTAGTGTCCTTGGTGGTGGTCGTGCACCTGTTCAGGCTCAACCAGATCCTCAAACAACTAATTTACTACAACAAAATTCATTAGCACTCAATAACGTTTCAGCACAGTTAACAAATATAAATGCACAAGTTGCAGGTTTAAGTGGATCATTAGCATCAATCAAAGAAAATTTAGCAGTAAGTGATTCTTTAGCTAGGCAAAGAGAAGCAGCAAAACAAAATCGTGAAAGAATTTTAGCAGAGCAAGGATTAAGAGAAGGAAAAGAAAGTCAAGTAGAGTCACGCATACAACAAGCACTTACAATGCCAGTTAGAAGAGTGGCACAGAAAGTACAAGGTGGATTAGCAAATCTAGGTTCTTTCTTTACTTTTTTAACACTAGGGTGGTTAACTAATAGTCTAATCAATGTAATCAATGCAGGTGCAGATAAAAACACTGATTTATTCACTCAATTAAAATCAACATTTCAAAGACAGTTAATAATTGCAGGTGCGACAATCGCAGCGTTGACTGTTGGTTTTAAGGGTATATTAACTGGATTAGGTTTTCTTAGTACAAGTGCATTAAGAATTGCAAGAGGAGGACTTCTTAGAACTCCATTTGCAAAAATAGCTGCTGGTATCGCTGCTGGAACATTATTATTAAAAGGTGCGAAAGCAATATCTCCTACAGGCGGACCAGTGGGAGACGCAGTGGTTGGAGCAGTGGTTGTACCAGCTGCCATAGCTGGAACTAGTTTCGTTAAAACTCAATTTAGTAAAATTTTAAATTTCTTAGACACAAAGTTTCCAAAGAAAGCAATTGCAGATAAAGTAGCAAAGGAAACTGCAAAAAATACTGCAAAAGATTACAAACCAATTATAGATACAGGTATAAAAGGATTTATAAAAAAAGGTAGTAGGTTTATAAGTAAAGTTGGTGGACCATTATTCTCATTTGTCTTTACTTTATTAGAGGTGAGGGAGTAGGGTGCAGCAAGCCGCTGCAGCAGCAGGATTCTTTGCTGGAGCAAAAGCAGGTGCAGCATTAGGAGCAACTTTAGGTGCATTAGGTTGGTGGTATAGGTGCTGCACCAGGTGCTCTTATTGGTGGAATTATCGGTGGTTTCCTTGGTGAAGAAGCATTTAAGGGTATATTTAAAGGTATAAAAGCACTGTTTGGATTTAAAGTTGGTAATGAACAAGAAGATGAAGGACCAACAGACAATTCTATTGATTTAACAGGGGAGGCGGTTCTCAGTGATGATAAGGTGGTAGAAAGTGTAGGTGCTAATCCTATTTCAATTGATGGAGGATCAAATAATACTGTATACGGACCTCTCTCTGAGATAGGTAAGAAAAATAGGGAATTGATAGCAGCACAAAGTTCAAATCTTTTAATTTCATCAATTACACCAAGAAGTAAGAATAATTCAGAAATCGCACAAACTATATCAACAATGGAAGAAGGAGCACCACAAGTTATTACTTTCCCAATCAAGGTGGAGGTGGTGGAGATGCTGGTGGAGGTGGTGGAGTTGCACCCCCAGACGATGATACAAATAGATTACCACAGATAGGATTTGATAATAATAATATTCATACGATGTATGCTACATCAACTTATGGAGCTAGTGCATAATGTCCATTTCTTCAAGAAGGAATTCTGCACTTAAATCATCGATAAGCATTAAATCGATATCAAACACTGCTGCAAAATTTTCAAAATCATTATCAAGTGCTCGAAGTAGTTCACAAGATATACAAAAACAATTAAGAGAGACAAATCAATTTAAAAGAAATTTGATTCGTAAAGATAATATATTTTTTAGAAGAAGACAAGAAAATATAAGGAGAAAAGATAGAGAAGATGAACTTGAAGCATCATCAGTCACTGGAACATCCAAAAGACAAGGTTCTCTGCTTGCTAAGAGTACCAGAGGATTTTTAGGAAGAATACTGGACTTTTTAGGTATATTGTTATTAGGATGGGCAGCAACAAACCTTCCAAAAATTTTGATGGGTATTAATACTTTAATTAATAATATTAAAAGAGTTGGAGGAATATTAGGATTCTTTGTAAATGGTGTGAAAGATGTTGTGCTTGGAATCGGTTCGATAATTGGTGCTACACTTGGTAAATTATTAAATTTTGATTTTATTTCAAATAAAAGTAAAATTGATAAAGAATTAGAAGGCACTCAGGGAAATGTACAAAAAACACAGAGAGAGTTAGCTGAGTCTGCAAATTTATTTTCAGATCCTGAAAATTTTGGATTAGAAAATCCACCTGGTTTTGAAGTTGACACCCCTCAAGAACAGAAAAGTAAAGAAACTTCTAATGTATCTGACGCAGGTGCAGAACCTACTTCTGTTGATGGTAATGAAGGAGAGAAAAGAGAAATAGAGGGTGTTGTTAATGACATTGGTAAATCAGTAGAAAGTAAGGGTGAAGATCCCGTCTCAATTGAGGGTGAATCTGATAGTATAGAGGGAGTTGAAACAGATACAGGTGGTGTAACACCTCAGAGAGGTGGAGGAGCAAAATCAGCACCTGCAACTGCTTCATCATCTATAGAAGATCCGAGAGAGGTATTGAAAAAGAAACAAGATGAATCAATTAAAAGAAATCAAAAAACAAAAAATAGAAATGACAGAAGAAAATCATCATTTTTAGGAACACCAAATAGTGTTGCAAACATAAATGAAAGTGTCACTCCTACAGAGAGTACAATGCTTGCTTCTGTTGACGAGTATAATGCTGACTTTGAAAGTGGTCAAGGAGGAAGTAGAAAGGTTAATTTATCATCACTTGTTACACCAACTAAAAAAGATGTTGATGTTAAAACAAGTAGAAAACCAACTAGAACTGTAATGATAATGGAAAAACCAGTTGATATGTCTTCACCGTCTGTCGCTATGGCATCAGGTGGTGGCGGTGGAACTAAACTTACATCTTCAGCAGTTGAAGATGAAAAAACATTAATGAAACTGCAAAGTTCATCAACTCTTAAGTATACGTAATGGCTGCAATAGATAAATCACTGTACGAAAAATTTGAATTAGAGGCTGTAGATGGTTCTAAATCTGCCAATATATCTGCTGGTGTAGTTAGTTTTAACTACTATGAAGATGTATATTCTCCTATGATAACTGCAATGGTAGTTGTTGTTAATACTGGTAACGTTATTGAAGGTGATGACGGTAAAATGCAATCATTATATAATGGATTTCCGTTAAGGGGTGGTGAGAGAATGACAATCAAAATTGCTGGTAATTCTGCAGATAATAAAGGATTAGAATTAGAGAATATGTTTGTTGCATCAATTGAAAATGTAATGATAGATGCTGAAAGAGAGATGTTTACACTTAAACTTGTATCCAGAGAAGCGATTACAAATGAAACTGTAAGAGTTGGGAAGAGATTTTTACCAACTACTAAAATTTCAGATAGTGTTGATGATATATGTAAAAATTATTTAAGTACAGATAAATTATATGATGTTGATGAAACTGAAAATCCGTATGGATTTTACGGTAATATGAGAAAACCATTCACAGTTATGACAATGTTAGCATCTAAATCAGTGCCTGGTAATGTTTCTGGTAGAGATGCAACAGCAGGATATTTCTTCTTTGAAACACAACAGGGATTTAGATTTAAGTCTATAGATTCCCTCATAAGAAATGATCCTTATGAACAAAAATATACTTACGCACCAGGTATTATAGATGGTAATGATACAACAAAAGATTTTAAAATTTTAGAATTTTCAACATCAAAAAATCAAAATTTACTAGAAAATCTAGAAAGAGGTGCATATTGCAGTCATCGAATTTATATGAACCCTCTTACATTTGAATATACAACAGCATCACAGAGAGTTTTTAAATTAGAAGATTATTCAGGTAAGATAGAAAATTTAGGTGCAGATATAGATATAGTCTTGCCACAACTAAGTCAAAAAGATAATAGAACATTAGCGTCAGTACCGAGTCGTTATGTTTGTGGCATACTAGATATAGGTACAACTGATTCAAAAGTATCTGAATTAGGTAATGCTGATCCTGCTAGAATACACTCACAAGCAATGATGAGGTATAATACACTGTTCACTCAAATATTAACTATGACTATTCCTTTAAATACAAATTTGATGGCAGGTGATATACTTGAATGTGAATTTCCAAGAATTGACGTTGAAAAGAGAAAAGAACCTGACCAAGAACAAAGTGGTTTGTACTTGATTAAAAAATTAACTCATTTTTTTAATTCTACAGGTTCTTACACCAAACTTCAACTTTGTAGAGATACTGATGGGAGGAAAGCAAAATGATTGAAAATTCTTTAATACAAAGTAATTTCATTGGTAGAGATGGTTTTCGCTGGTGGGTAGGACAAGTCGCACCAGAAGATGCACAAGGTTCGCAGATTAATGGTGGTGGATGGGGAGATAGAGTTAAAGTAAGAATTTTAGGATATCATCCAGAAGATGATGTTGAACTTAAAAATGAAGAACTACCTTGGGCACACGTATTAAAATCTCCAGAGGCTGGTTCAGGTAGAGCTGGAAGAGGTAAACCACCAAAGATATCACCAGGTGATACAGTTCTTGGATTTTTCTTAGATGGTGATAATGCACAACAACCAGTTATACTTGGGGTTTTTTCAAGTTCATCCCCTGCTGCTGCAAAGTCAAAAGATAAATCATACTCTCAACCATTTACTCCATTTACAGGATATACAAGTAAAGTCAAACCAAATGATAATATTGCTCAAAGTGAAGCAGGTGATCAAAACAAACTTTCAAGTCCAACTAATAGACAAGTTGATGCCGAAACTGCGAAAAAGATTGAGGAAGCAACAGGACAAGTTACAAAATCAGCGAGTTCAATTGTTGGAATGACAATTACTGCAGGTGATGCAAATGGAGCAAGAGCAGCAGTAAATAAGATAAATGGTGAAGTTTCAAATGCAGTGAAAAATTTTAAATCAGCCACACCGATGATGAAAAATAAGATATTGAGTGATGCTTCAAAATCAATTGCAAGTTTATCTACTGGTATGTCAGCAGGTATGATATCTTCAACTTTCTCAGAGATGGCACCTAAGATGAATCAGGGATTACATAAACTTTATAAAGATAAGTATGGTGAAGTTTTAAAGAAAACAGGTAATATAGCACTAGCAAAGAAAGCTGCTAGTTTAGCACAAAAAGCAAAAGTGCCTTCAATCTTAAACATCGAAAATGCCATACCTTGTATGATGAAAAATGTAACAGATAAGTTAGAGGGTAATATTTCAAATTTATTAGCTCCATTATTAGATAATGTTCAAAACTTTAATGACTGTATAGGAGATCAATTTAATGCAGGTATAATGAATAGTATTATTGGAAGTATAGATGGAGCATTAGGACCTTTGATGGGTGATGTTTCTGACATTTTTCCTGGTGACATTGGAGGTATGTTAAGAGATAAGGCAGATGGTTTACTTGGTTTGTCAGATGCGTTAGGTGGTTGTGATTTACCAACCGCATCATCAATAATTGGACAAAAAACAAATCAATGGACACTTGGTAAAGGACCGAAAAGTATTACAGTCAAATCACTTGAAGATTTATCAGGTTCTCTTATGAGTGTGGCAAATGCAGCTGAATCATTGAAGGAAGCAGCGGGTGGAACTGGAGTCTTAAATAACTTACTTAGTGGTGTAAATTTAAATTTACCAAATATTCAAATACCTCCTATCGCTGGTGCGATTGGTAGTTTAGCAGGGAGTCTTGGTGCTTTTGATTTCATGTCTCCTCTGGTAAATACACCTGGTTATCGAAGTGGTTTAGGTGATTGTTTTACTGGAACACCTACTAATTGCTCTGGTATAAAAGTAAATGTTTTTGGAGGAGATGGTGAGGGTGCAGCAGGTCAAGCGATCTTAGGTGGTTTAGTTGGAGATTCCGCAGCAGAATTGACAGGGAGTTTGATTGGTGTTAAAATGACTAGTATGGGTTCAGGATATACTACACCACCATTTGTTGAAATAGTAGATAATTGTAATCAAGGTTATGGTGGGTTAGCAAGAGCAGTTATAGATTATGATAAGACATCACCAACTTATGGACAAGTCACGGACATATATGTTGTAAATGGTGGAGAGAATTATCCAATCATTGAAACAAATGATGATACTTATACAGTCGATCACGTAGTTGTAGTAAATCCTGGTGAGGGTTATAAAGAAGAAGATATTATCACTGACCAACAGGGAAATGTTTATACGAAGTTTATTGATTCAAATGGTAAACTCTTGAATGTAATTCCTCCAAATCCTGCGACAAACAATGTTAAGGAAGTTACAGAATTTCCAGTCTTGAGTATAACAGGACCTAATGGTGAATCAACTACAGGATTTGGTGCAATATTATCAGCACAACTAACTCCAAGACCTGAGTATCAGGGAGAGATAAAACAGGTCATAGATTGTATTACACCTCGTGATGGCATTGTTGGTTTTGTGAATGGAGAACCATATTATGGAGTATTTCACGTTATGTCTAATGGTATAAAAATGACAGGTGCTAAACACTCAGATAGTGATCTTATAATATATGATACACCCCAAGAAAGTCGAACATCAAGGGGTATGATGGCATCAATGTCATCTGTAACCACAGTTTCATCACTAGAAATTCAAGAAAATGTTTCCGACACCACAATACAAGCTATCCCAAGCAGCGATACTTCAACTACAATGGCTGATACACCAAGTCAACAAACGACTCAACCGAGTTACACTCCTCCTAATAATAACAATACTGGTAGTAGCGGGTCTTCGGGATCAGGTGGGGGTGGATCGTCAGGTGGCGGTGGATATGGAGGAGGATACTAAATAAAGGTAAAAAAATATGGGAACAAAACCAAACGAAAATTGGCAAGAGAGAAGTTATGAGGCATTTACTCCTAACGTTAAATTAGACTGCAATAATCCTCAAGAGGGGTTTAGTGGACCTATTGTTTATAATATGTTGGCTAGTTCCAAAGATGGAAATCAAAGTTCATATGGAATGACAGAGGGTGGATTATTTCATATTTACAATGATCAATGTATAGAGATAGTTGGTGGTAAAAAAGTTGGAGGTGGTGGTGTATGTTTAAATATTGTAGGTTCAAGTGGTGATGTTTGGATAACTGCATTGAGTAATGGCGATGTCAGAGTGACTGGAACTAACATTATGTTAGATGCAGCAAAAGATTTAACAGTAAATGCAGGTTCAAATTTCTCAGTTAAAGCAAATAAAATCACGATGAAATCAAATGAGTGTTACATAAGTGCACCAAGAGGAAAAATAACTGTTCGTGATGTAAGTTGGAGTGGAACAGTCTTCAAAGGAACTACTATTGATCCAAGTCAATTCAGTGGACAAATAAAAAATATTGCTGATAATCTTGATAAAAGTCAAATACAAGATGCTGCTAAACAAGCTGCAGGTCAATTACAGGATGTAGCAGGTGATTTACAAAATCAACTTGGAGGATTATTCTAGTGAGTGATTTTAAGAATGGTGGAGTTCCTACACCAGATTATGATAGTGGAAATGTAAATTATATAAACGATACAACTGAATTTACAGAAGACGTTTTCATATATGGTAATACCTATGCTCAGTCTTATAATGGTGTTGAGATAAGTGTGGTTGGTTCAACACTCACATTCACTGTCGCTGGTATTGGGAGTACAAGTTTGACACTATCATAGTTGACTGATTTTATACATATGCTATAATAAGAATAATGTATTATCAAGGTATGGATGATTTCGTATTCGAGGTTGTAGTAGACATCTGTTCTAGAACCTTTAAATTAAAAAGCGACAACGGAGATAATAAGATAATTGCCTGTGAAGATAGTGATGAGTTTATGAGAGTTTTGGAAGTTTGTGACAAAATGCTTGAACCAGAAATGGTTGTTTATGCAGATTTGGCAATAACCTCAGATAAATAAATGAAATACAAGATAACCACTCATTTCTGTTGGTTTCGTGGTAGAAGTATAATTGTCAAAATGTATTTCATCAACGGAATGCCTTTTACCTTTGACGAATTACCTGATAGTCATTTAGAAGATCAAGAGTTAATCAAAGAAGCAGATAAGCATCCTACATTTAATGATGATGAGATGTACCAATATTATGGATATCTTGTAGAAGAAGAATTACACCCGTGTTTGTTCCCAATTGATTTAGAGAACCCAGAAGAATTGCCAGATGATATCTCAATTCATATAGACACGGAGGAGTAACCAGCTAAATAAACCTAGTATGCACGGTCTATTCGATCACATTTTATAGTAGTTAAAAAAGATGCCTCTTAATAAGTTAGAGAATTTTATAAAGAATACAGAGGGTCGTGTTCTTTATGTAAATCCAAATGATCTTGATTCCACTGATGGTATTGAAAATCAAGGTAATTCATTAACCAAACCCTTCAAAACGATTCAGAGAGCACTGATAGAGGCTGCTAGATTCTCATATCTTCGTGGAAATGATAACGACTTAGTAGAAAGAACAACAATATTACTTTTTCCAGGCGATCATATAATTGATAATAGACCTGGTTTTGGTATTCGTAATGAATCAGGTATCGCAAAAGCAATAAGTCCAAGTGGTTCAGCAACAGGTGCACAAAATACTTTAACACTTACCTTAAATTCTAACTTTGATTTAACACAAGAAGATAATATTCTCTACAAATTTAATAGTGTCAATGGTGGTATCGTAGTTCCAAGAGGTACATCAATAGTTGGACTTGATTTAAGGAAGACAAGAATAAGACCATTATATGTTCCAAACCCAACAGATGATAATGCACCAAGCAGTGCTATATTCAGAATCACTGGTGCTTGTTATTTCTGGCAGTTCACATTCTTTGATGGAGATGAATCAGGTTTAGTATATACAGATCCATCAGACTTTAGTGCAAATAATCAGTCAAAACCAACATTCTCTCACCATAAAATAACTGCATTTGAATATGCAGATGGTGTCAATACACTTGATAATTTTAGTAATTTAACTGATTTAGACATTTATTATAGTAAACTTACTAACGCATTTAATAGAGCATCTAATCGTGAGATAGACCAAAAATATCCATCAGCACCGAAAGGTTTTTCTCCACAAAGACCAGAATTTGAAATTGTTGGTGCATTTGCAACTGACCCACTCAATATTTCAAATATTGAATCAGGTGATGGAGCAACACCAGGTCAGGTTGTTACAGTTACCACTTCAGTAGATCATAATCTCACAGGTGGAACTCCTATTAAGATTCGTGGTGTAAACGTAGCAGACTATAATATATCAACTAAAGTATCAAATGTTATTGATGCAACAAGATTTCAATATTCTCTAGAATTTGTTAGACCTAACTTACCAGCAGGATCTGCTGGAGGTTTAAGTTCAGCAAACGGGCAGGTGCAAGTTGAGACTGATACAGTATCGGGTGCTTCACCATATGTCTTTAACTGCTCAATGCGTTCTGTATTTGGTATGCAGGGTTTACACGCAGATGGTGCAAAAGCAACTGGTTTTAAATCAATGGTTACTGCACAGTTTACTGCAGTTTCACTTCAAAAAGATGATAGAGCATTTGTAAAATATGATAAAACAAATAGAAGATATAGTGGTATTTCTTTTTCAAAACAAACAGGAGCTTTATTATCATCTGAATCATCATCAACAAATCCAGAGACGGTATTCCACTTAGACCAAGAAGCAAATTATAGAAAAGGATTTAGAACTACACATATTAAAGTAAGTAATGATGCTGTTGTACAGATTGTGTCAGTGTTTGCGATTGGATTCCACGCACACTTTGAGATGATAAACGGTGCTGACGCATCAATTACAAACTCAAACTCTAACTTTGGTACATTCTCATTACTCGCAGAAGGATTTAAAAAAGAAGCATTTGCAAAAGATAATAAAGGATTCATTACATCTGTTATTACTCCTCGTTCAGTTGTATCTGCAGAGCAACAAATTGAATATTTACAGATTGATGTCTCAGAAACAACAGCAACAAAGTTGTTCTTATTTGCACAACCAACATTAAGTTTACCTCCAGCACACATTTCCCAAGGTTTTAGAATCGGTGCAAGGTTTGATGAAAAATTATATATTGATAACGGTGGAAGCACTTTTTCTGCATCAATTGTAATGCCAAATGGTGCATCTGGAACTACAAATGTTGGTGAGAAGAATTACGAAGCTATACATTCAGATGCAAGTGCATCAACTAAATCAGTATTCACAATCAATGCAGGTCACGAACTTGCAAATGGTGAATCAATACGAATTATTGCGAATAATGGTGATTTACCAGAAAATATTGACCCTCATACAGTTTACTTCGCAATTACAAGTGCACAAGATTCTGCTTTAGCTGCAAATCAAATTCGTATTGCATCATCAAAAACAAACGCTGATTTAGCAGTCCCAGTTTTTGTTAAAACTGTAGCAAGTAATGTAACAGATAAGTTTAGAATTGTAAGTAGAGTATCTGATAAGAAACCAAACGATGCTGGACATCCAATACAATATGACACAAGTGCTGGTCAATGGTTTGTTCATACTTTAGCTGCTGGTAATACTATACATAATGGTTCTTCAATATATGCAAATGCAACTGATGATGATATAACATACGTTCTTAGAAAGGATGATGATAGAAGTTTAGATGAGAAAATATACAAATTGAGATATGTTGTACCAAAAGAATTAGTAAATGGTAGAGATCCAACAGATGGATTTGTTTTACAAGATTCAAGTTCAACTAATGTTCTAGCAAATACTGATTTTAGTAAGACTACCATAGGATCAAATGATTATGGTTTTGACCGTAATACTAGATTTATTTCACAGGCAAGTTTTGATTCCACTGAGCAATTAGCCAAAATACGTTCTGATAAACCACATAACTTAGGTGTTGGCGATCAAATTGTTGTTAGGAATGTTCAGAGTTCAACAAACTCAACAGCACTTGACGATAAAGGATATAATGGAACATTCTTGGTTTCTGAGATTACTAATGATAAAGAATTTAGATATTCACCAACTGATACATCTGGTGTAACACACACCACTGGTACATTTACGAATAATACACAAACCCGTTCAACATTATTACCACGATTTGATCGTAATAATAATAGCGGTAACTTCTTTATATACAGAACTGAAACTATTACACCTTACATTCAGGATGTTCAAGATGGTGTTTTCCATCTATTTGTATTGAATAGTAATAATGCGATGGATGAACCATCAAATGAATTTTCTGAATTAAAGTATAATCAAAATATTGTTAACTTATTCCCTGAGTATGATCGTGATAATGTAAATGCTAACCCTCCAGCAGCGGTATCTTATGCAAAAAGATTCCCAATTGGTGATGTTATAACCAATGATTTAAAGAAAAGTATTACTAGAGAAACAACAAACCAATTCTTAAAGAATTTTGATGGTTCAATTGGTATTACTTCAGTTACAAATAATAGTACTAACGCTGTTATCAATCTTGATGAAGAACATAGTTTTGATTCACTTAAGTATCATAATACTTTAAATGGTGGTTCAGGTCATACTGATGGAACATATTATAATGTAAGATTATTGAATACTAACGCAACTCCAGCGACTGCTCCTTGGGATGGTGCGACTGCAAAAGTTGTTGTATCAAGTAATGCTGTAACTTCAGTTGAGATTACTGACGGTGGTTCTGCATATACAAATGGTGAGACATTATTCTTTGATAGTCAATCAGTAGCCTTGGGTGGTATTGGTGGTTCACCAAATGCAAGTCTTACGATTGCAACTGCTGGTATTTCATCAGCAACTGGAAATTATATTCAAGTAACTGGTATTACAACTGGAACTGACTCTTATCATCGTATTTCAAGTATTAATAGTACAAAACAAATTACTGTTGCTAAATCTGCTGCTGATACTTTACTTGATGGACAACAGATTCATGATATGGGTCCTTGGGTTGCGGTTGGATCTGCAACAACCGATAATACTGCAGGAGTCACAACATTTACTACATCTGTAGACCACGGACTCGCAGTTGGTAATCAACTTAGATTATTAAACACCAGTGATACAAATCTCGGTGATTTTGTTGTTACATCAGTTGTTGGAATTACACAATTTTCTGTTAAAACAACAGGTAATATCGCAGATCCAAAATACATTCTGAAACATGGTTTATCAGACAATGAATCAATTTCAGGAGTTGCTGGAGAAAATATAGATGTAAGAGGATTTAATATATTTGACCACGAAACACTAATTTTAAATGAAGCAGTAGGAACTGGTGATGCATCATTTAAAGTAAAACTTCCTGATGGAACAACAACTGCAACATCAATCGTTAATCGTTTCCCACTTGGTTCATACATTCAGATTGGTGGTGAGATTATGCGTATCGCATCAAGCTCACTTTCTGGTGGAGGTGGAGATGAGATAACTGTTATTCGTGGTTCACTTGGAACAAATACATCAACTCATCTTATTAATTCTAGAATTAAAAAGGTCAAACCATTACCAGTTGAACTTCGTAGACCATCTATACTTAGATCATCAGGACATACATTTGAATATGTTGGTTTTGGTCCAGGTAACTATTCAACTGCTTTACCACAGTTACAGAATAGATCACTTACAGAAAGAGAGGAGTTCCTAAATCAAGCACAAGAAACATCTTGTGGTAACGTAGTTTACACTGGTATGAATGATAAAGGTGATTTCTATATTGGAAACACCAAGATTGCATCTGCGAGTGGACAACAAACTACATTTGATATTCCAGTTGCAACAGTTACAGGTGAAGATCCAAATCGCTTGAGTGCTGTATTTGATGAAGTTGTTGTTAAAGAAAGACTCTTAGTTGAAGGTGGAGCATCGAAACAGATTCTATCACAGTTTGATGGTCCTGTTACATTCAACAGTGATTTAAGATTATCAGATAGCACTAAGCAACTTATTACTGAAGCATCACTTCGTGCACAAGATGCGAAGTTTAGAAATACAACTAACTCAACTGCACCCACAAATGGTTCAGTTGTGATGGATGGTGGTCTGGGTCTTGCTAAAGATCTTCAAATAGGTGGAAATATAGTTGGTGATACTGCATCAAATCTATCTGGATTTAATAATGTCACCGCAACAAACTTTATTGGTAACGGTGCTCAACTAACTAATACTGGTGCTGCATTATCATCTGCTACGTCTGGTAGTGAAAGAGTTGTCCTCACTGATTTAAGTAGTGGCACAATGATTACTGCTAAAACAGATAGTGATTTAACATTTAATTTTGCTACTAACACTTTATCTTGTACGACATTTTCTGGTGCATTAAGTGGAAATGCAACTTCTTCATCAACATCTGCTAATTTAAGTTTTGGATCTGCCAATCAAGTTGTATTTAAGAATGGTTCTAATAATGGTGAGACATCTGCTGGTTTAACATTTAATGGAACTCAACTTAATTGTACTAATAATATTAGGGCAAACAATATAACACTTGGATTGACTGCTGGTACAACAATCAACACCGCAACTGGTGATTTAATTTTAGATTCATCAAACAACAAAGTTCACATCACTGCAAATGCAGAAGTAGATGGAACATTGAATGTTGATTCAAGTACAAATTCATCAAGTAAGGACACAGGTGCGTTGATTCTAACCGCAGGTGGACTTGGGGTTGAAGGTAACATCTACAATGGTGGTAATATTGTTGCAAGTGGCAATATTAATGCAGGTGGAGATGTGGTTGCATTCAGTTCATCTGATATGACACTTAAAGAAGACATATCACCTATTGAAGATGCACTTGGGTTGATTAACTCATTGAGTGGAAACACATTTGCTTGGAAACCAGAAGCAGGTATCTTTGGTAACTCTGGTATGGATACTGGTATTATCGCTCAAGAAGTTGAAGCACTTAATTTACCAGGTATTTCCAAGAGAAGAGGCGATGGTACACTCGGTGTTCGTTATGATAGATTAATTCCAGTTTTAATTGAAGCAGTCAAAGAACTTTCTGCTAAAGTTAACTCTCTTGAATCAAATAAATAACTAAAAATATAACTGATGGCAAATATCAAGAAGAATTTTAATTTTCGTAACGGTGTTCAGGTTGATGACGACAACCTGTTAGTAACTGATACTGGTCTGGTGGGTATCGGGACCACCATTCCAAATGAGGCTCTTGATGTCAGAGGAAATATTGTTGTAACTGGTTTTACTAGCTCAAGCACTGCACAAATAGGAGTATTAACAGTAACAACATTTGTTCCAAATCAAATTGTTGGTGCTGGTCTTAGTGTTTTAAGTGGAATTGTTACAGCACAAGGTGCTGGTATATTAACGTACTTTGGTGATGCTAGAAATCTACAAGGTATGCCAACTTCACAATGGGAAGATAAGGATGTTGGTTTAGGATTCACAAGTATATACAACACAGGAGGAAACGTGGGTGTGGGGACCGAAGATCCCCGTTCGACCTTCCAAGTTGGTAATAACGCTGATGCTGGAGAAAAAGGTGTAGGTATCAGTTCAGTCGGCAATATCAATATGACTGGTATTGTTACAGCATCAAGTTTCATAGGTGCTGTTACAGGTGATGTAGCAGGAAGAATTACAGGTGACGTTGTAGGAAATATCAATTCAGCAGGTGTATCGACATTTATAACTTTAGATGTAAATGGTGATGTAGATTTTGATGGACATACTCACATTGATAATATGAGTGTGTCAGGTGTTTCTACATTTGCAAGTAATATTGTTGCACAGGGTAATCTAGACTTAACTGGTGAACTAGATGTAGATGGTGGAGCAACGATTGATAATATTCAGATTGGTATAACAAATGATAACGAGATTGATACATCTACTGGAAATCTAACAATTGACTCTGCTGGTGGAACAGTCACGATTGATGACCAATTTGCAGTATCAGGAGTAACCACCTTTAGTGGTGTAATTGAAGCACCTGCTGGAATGAACAAGATTCCATCATTGTATATGAATCAAAGCAACTTACCTAGTGCTTCTGATTATCACGGAATGTTCGCACACGTTCATAGTACAGGAAGAGGATACTATGCTCATGCAAATAACTGGTATGAATTAGTTAATAAAGATTTATTCGGAGTTGTAGGTACAGGAACTGAAAGATATAACGTAGGTGTTGCAACAATATCTAACTTAATCGTGACAGGTATCTCAACATTCAATAACAATATTAATGTTGGTTTTGTTGGTGCATCTTCAACTTCATTTGGTGCAAAGATGGGAGTTGGAACAACTGAAGCACCTGTAAATGAAATTCAAGTTAGAAAGTCTGGTAATGCTGAGATTCGTGTAACAAGTGAAACTGGTATTGCAGCGGTATCAGTTGGTAGAGATACAGGAAATACAAACACAAATAATGGAGCAATCAGATATGGTGGTGGATTAGGTTATCCTTATAGTTCTGATACATCTCTCGATGTATTAAATTATGGAACTGGTAACTTTAACTATTACATAAGTGCAAGCAATTCAAGTGGAATAAAAGGAGACTTCCATTGGCATCGTGGTGCAAACTCTGCAAGGTTGATGACATTAACTGGTATTGGAGGTTCACTTGGTATTGGTGTTACTCAACCATCAACAAACTTACAAGTTGAAGGTGGAGGTTCATTTAGTGGAAATGTAAGTGTCGGTAATAATCTAACTGTTGGTGGAGCATTACTTGGTAATGTACAAGGAACATTAACTGGAAACGTAGCTGGAACACTTGATGGAAACTCTAATACAACAGTTGGTATATCAACATTAAATAACCTAACAGTTTCAGGAGTCGCTACTGTAGGTGGAAGGATTTTCACAGATATCGTTGGTATTGGTACTGACGAAGAACTTGATACACCATTCTATGTCAATAGTGGTGCTGAACAATTTTTTGTAACTGGGTCAGGTAGCATTGGTATCAAAACTTCAACTGAATTAGAAAATGTTACAATCAATGCGAGTTCATCAAGCATAGTTGTTGATGGTATTGGAGTTGGTTCGACTGTTATTGTTGGTGCTGCTGACTTTAAAAATGCAGGTCCTGATGCAACACGAAGATTTATGATTCCACCTAAAGTCACTACGACTCAAAGAGGTAACTTATCTGGAGTTATTGCAGGTGCAATGGTATATAATACATCAGTAAATAGACTACAAGTATTCAACGGGTCAACTTGGAAGGATTGTTTCACCTAAATTTATGGCATTACAAGGTTCTGGACAAATATCTTTTTCTCAGATAGAGAACGAGTTTGGACAAAATGGCGAGAGGTCACTTGGAGATTATCGTACATCACAGAGTGTTGGTGAATTATCAAATTTACCTTTAGACTCTGGTATTCCCACTTCAGGTCAGATAAAATTTAGTGATTTTTATAGTAAAAGACTTAATATAATTGTTGATATGCACTCTGGTGGAGATGAATTTCGTCAGAGTGCGAAGAATGATAAGTGGAATAATAATAATTTAACAGTGATTGGTGGTTTTAGAAGTAAAAAAGAAGATGGTAGTAAAATCATAGTACACGTTAATAAAAAGTTTGGTTCAGATAAAAGTAGTGTTAATAATTGTGCTGTAAGGACAGGATCTTGGAACTCATCATCATCAATACAAGTAGATGTTGGAGGTGAAGGACAAATTTTAGGTGCTGGAGGAGACGGTGGACAAGGAGGTGTTTGTCTAGGTGGTGGTCAACCAGGTGGTTCAGGTACAAGTGGATTAGGTATAGATCATAATGGTGTCACAGTAAATGTTTTAAGTGGTGGAATCATTCGTGCTGGCTTCGGAGGAGGCGGTGGCGGTGGCGGTGGTCGCCAAACTGACAAGGGTTCAGACAGAAGAGCTTCTGGTGGAGGAGGCGGTGGTGGTGCTGGATTCCCTGCAGGAAATGGAGGTCAACCTGGTAATGGTTGTGCGAATGGAAGTTCTGGGTCAAGTGGTAATGAAACTACTGCTGGAGACGGTGGTGGCGGTGGTAATAATGGAAACCAAGCATATGGTGCGAGTGGTGGAGAAGGTGGACAATTCGGAGAAGCAGCAAATGGAGGAGGTAGTTCTCAAGCTGGGGGTGGATCTGGTGGAGGAGATGGTGCAGCAATTAGACGAAACTCTGGATTTAGTGTTACGATAAACAATAGTGGAACAATTCAAGGTGATCAAAATGCAACGGGAGTATCCTAACTTTACAAACTAGATTTTTAGTGGTATAATAGATAATATTGTTTGTGAGTATATGGCAACTGATTCAGATTTAATAAGAAGATATCGTGGAGCATTTACAAAGGAACAATGTAAGAATATAATATCTCACATCAACTATTTTGAAGAACATAGTTTGATGTTTTATGATAAAAAATCTCTACACAACACAGACCATATAACGGTTAATGTAGCACATGATTGGGATATGGATGAAACTGCTAGTTCTAAGATGTCAAACTTAGTGCTACCACATTTCAAACCTTGTGTTGATGAGTACTTAGAAGCATTTAGTATATTGAATGATTATAAGTTTTTAATGTATGACATCAAAGTAAAAAAAATACCAATGGGTGGTGGATTTCATTCTTGGCATTTTGAAACTGGTGGAATAGAAAATTGCCATCGAGTTTTTGTAGTACAATTATATGTTAATGATGACTTTGAAGGAGGGGAAACAGAATTTTTATATCAAAATAGAAGAGAAGAAGCTATTGCAGGTGATGTTTTAATTTTTCCTGCAGGATTCACACATACACATCGTGGTAATCCACCAATAGGAGGTCATAAGTATCTCATAACATCTTGGGGACATATGCAGGAATGAATAGAAATGTTGAACTTATCAATTTGGCAAGGATTGATTTAATAAAAGGATTTACAAAAACAAATTTAGATTCTTTGTCAAAAATATTACTTGATAATTATGAAAATAAATTTGATTGTGATATTGATAGTACATTTTATGAAGACTCTATTTGCCCACCAAATGATTATGTCAATGAAATTATTGAGGAGATTAAGACTGATTTTTTTGCAGTCACACAAGAAAAGATAATTCCTAAAACTTACTGGGGACATATTCATGAAAAAAATATGAGTGCTACCCTACATAATCATAATGATTCATATGTTTCTGCTGTAGTATATGTACAAATACCAAATGGTTCTGGTAGTATTGTATTCAGACCTCGAATAAATCAATATGATAACTCTGCATACACTTCAAAGTTTAAACCAGAGAGAGGTGTATATTATATTTTTCCTGGTTATCTTGACCATTTCGTAACTAGAAATATGTCAGATGAAAAGAGAATATCATTATCAATTAATTTTGAAAAAGAATGAAAGCAATTTTTAAAATAGAAGAATATCTACAAGATAGAAATAGTATTGTAGTCAAAATTTGTAGATTACATTCTCACATACCAATAGATGAAACTTCTGCAAAAATTGTAGATTGTAACCTTCTAGATTTGAGAGACACAGACTGTTTTGTTGATAGTTTAATGAAAAGAAGTGCATCTAGATTCATAGAAAGGCAAGATGAAAAACAAGATATATTAGATGAAAATAAACCAATCAAGATGTCTGGTGAATTAGACTTAAAAAGTATGGTTGGCAAAGTCGTTATAGGAAAAGTAGATGATTGGAGAAAAAAACCAATAAGTATGAGGAAGATTGAATTATGAGTTGCCAACATTATTTTAAAAAATTAGATAACTTTTCAGTTTGTGCATTGAAGGCAGATAAGGGATTGATAGAGGTCGAACCAGATTCTGAGAGTTGTGCAATATATCAATATGTTTTTAATGGTTCAGCAAAAATTGCAAGACCTTTCGAGTCAGAATTTATTGAAGTTAAAACAGGTGATTTCTTTTCGATGAAAGATTATCTTTATTCACCTAGAATGTATGAAGCATTAGATGATTTTTATATGTTCGGATTCAATATTCAAAATAAAGATGAAGATTGGAATGGTAGGTTATTAAAAGATGAAGAGCTCAAAGTTGAAAATGAGTCAGTAATTATATGTTTAGATGGAAATCCATTTATCAATAACAGGAGATTAGTTCAGTTTGATTATGCAGACCTATCAACTGATAAAGTATATGATGTAGAATTAAATGAAGGTGTTGTTGCCTTATTTACGAAGGTTTAGGAGCATCGAAATATAATCCTAATTGAGCCCATATTGCATCGGGATATAGATTTGTGTATTCATTTGTTTTCTTTAAATACTCATCCCATACTGTTTTTGTTGCGTCAAACTTTTTATAGTATTTCCAAAAATCAGTATCATCTCTTTGTGAGAGCATATAATGGTGTAATATGTAATTAGAATTATCTCGATGAACTTTTGACATAGTTCGATTATATGCTTGAGGTGACGAACCTTTTAAAATACATTTCACCAAGAGAGTTATACTATAGACAACCATATATAACCCGTTTGATTCCAATGGGTCAATAAATCCTTGACCAAGACCAACTGTAACAACATTATCACTCCAAGCATTTTTTAATACACTAGGTTTCCATTTAATTAATTTTGGTTCAGTAATAATTTTACGAGTAGTCCAAGATTTTAATTCTTTAAGTGCATCATCGTCATTAGTAAATTTATCACTAAAAACGTAACCCGTTCCAGTTCGATTTTGTAAATCAATTTCAAATTGCCACCCGTTTGTTCTTGCTATAGATTTTGTAAATGGGTTTATACCATCATATTCAAGAGAATATACCCACGCACTATTCACAAGATGATGATTTAATTCTATCTCTTCATTATCTTTTGTAAATCTTCTTTCAAATCCAGTAGCGTCAACATATAAATCATAACCTTGTGGTAATTCTGTGATTGTATCTACAATATGTTTAACATCTTTACAATAATTTCTCATAAAATTGTTTATCAAGGTTGCATCTAAGTGATAACCAATGTATTCGTTATTATATAATTCAACGTGGTCTTCTTTCAGTAAAGTTCCATCTTGATATGCTTGATACCACTCATCAAATAATCCTTTAGGATTATTCTGCCAAAAAGTTGTATAGAAGGGTTTAGAACCTATGTGATTCCAATCATATTTTATATTTCCATACTTATGAATCGCATTACATTCTTTCATCCACTCACTCTCAGGTATTTCTAACTCGTCAAAAAATGTTTTGATTTGTGGTAAAGTTGATTCTCCAACACCACTTATTGGAATCTCATCACTTTCTATGAGTGTAATATCTGCATCAAGAAATTTCTGCATATATGATGCACACCACCAACCAGTTGTACCACCACCAATAATACAGATTTTCATTCGTGGTCTATGCAATTTGGTAATAAATTTGTAACAACTTTGAAGTTGTGAGGATTGATATAAACTCCTATTAAAATATGATAAATGTCATCAACCATAGCAAATGAACCGTGTTGTTTTTTAGTATTTAATAAGTATGCTCTACCAGCTTTGAGTTCGACTATATTCTTATCGTATATAAATGCAAATTCGTGTAATTCTGTTTTATTAAGTGGTATGAATATTCTCATTTGTTGGGTTGTTTTATATGCGTCACGATGTAATCGAAAAAAACTACCACTATTCATATTGACTGCGTGACATTTAGCAAGGCTGTTCCATAATTTAAAAAAATCAAGGAGTGATGGACATTTTTTAAGATTATCATTTATACTACTATCATTTCTTTGTGTCAATTCTAAGTCATCAACACTACCAGTAAGAGTTAATCCTTTTTTATTATTAGAACCATCTATCCACTTATCAACAGACTTTAATTCATCTATGATAGATGGTACATCAAATTGATAGTTAAGTTCAACTATATCTCCGTAACTATTCAGTATCGTTAGATATGTATCGTTCATTTTTTGGATATTTTCGGAGTTTATCAAGTTTTTGTATATGTTGTATTTTCATAATTTCGTGGTATAATATGATTACACCTTTGGGTGCATCTGATTTCCACATAAATGGTAGTAACCCATGAACTAGACTCTTAAATGATATTTTTATCAATTTATATGAGTTTATAAGAGAATGTTTCAGATGAAACCAATAAGTCCATCCAGTTTCTACTTCTAAGTGATATTTGGATTCCTTAAAAATATTTCTCATAATTCTATTATAACACAACTATCTAGTAATGCAAAACATCTCTGCTGATGCCTATCTAGAACCATTCCCACACTTTATTTTTCATAATTTTTATGATGAAGAAGAGTTGACTCTTATATGGGAGGAATTAAATTTTTATACAAAACCAGATAAGTTATTTGATGTAGAGGATTATCAGGGAGTAGTTGGATATACTAAAGCAAAAGCATTACATTTAGACTCAGTTTACACAGGAAAAAATAGAAAAATATCTAACATCTTAAATGTATCAAGAAAAGTCTTTGATAAACAAGTGTTAGAACCATTTTCAAAGTTGAATGATTCTTGCACTTTTGCAAAATCAGCGAACTATGATGTTACAAAAGTTAGATATTATCATAATGGAGATTACTACAAACCACATACTGATACATTTTATGAATTTTTAGCATTTTCATACTTTCATAAAGAACCAAAGAAGTTTGATGGAGGTAATTTAATTTTCCCAAAGTATGATTATAAGTTTAGTTGTGACCATAATTCATTAATTATGATGCCAGCTTGGGTAGAACATGGAGTAAGTGAGGTTTCTATAAAAGATTCAGATTATTATGATGGATATGGTAGATATGCCATAACACATTTCTTTGGATGTAAGGAGAAACAGTCCTAAAACTGTCACAAGCCCCTGCACAAGGGGTTTTTTAATGCTATAATAAAGACATCTAAAGAACACTAATGCAACTAAGACCCCATCAAGAGCAAGCAATCCAATCAATGTTAGACAATGACAAAGGACAAGTCATTGTTCCTACTGGTGGTGGTAAGACCATCTGTATGATTATGGATGCTGTCAAGCAGTTGGAAGATTATGGCACGATTGTTGTAGTTGCACCACGCATACTACTTGCAGAGCAACTATCACACGAATTTATGGAAATCATTGATGAGAAGTACAATGATGTAGATGTAATGCACGTTCATAGTGGTAAAATCAAAGGTGTGTTCAGTAGCACTAATCCATTTCAAATACAGCAGTTTGTTGAGCAGAACTTGGGTGGCAGAAGAATTATATTTACAACTTATCATTCACTACACAGGATTGAAGAGAGTGGTATCAATGTTGATACTATCTACTTTGATGAAGCACACAACTCAGTACAGAAAAACTTTTACCCTGCTACTGATTACTTCTCATCAGTATGCTGATAGATGCTACTTCTTTACAGCAACACCAAAGCACTCTAGGACTCTGTAAAGACCAGGTATGAACTGGACAGAGGTTTATGGTGGTGTGATATGTCAAGTACCTGCACCAAAGTTAGTCAAGCAAGGTTATATTTTACCACCTAAAGTTAAGGTGTATCGTTCAAGAATACTCAAGAAAGATGAGTTAGTTGCAGACAGAGATAATGAGCAAATGATTGGTGCTATAGATAATCTTGACAAGGACAAAGTATTAATTTGTGCCAAGTCAACAAGACAAATTGTTTCACTTATTTCTCAAACTGATTTCGTACAACAGTTAGCAATTCGTGGTTACTCTTATATGTTTATCACAGCAAAGACAGGTGCTATGATTGATGGGGAGAAGGTCGATAGAGAGACTTTCTTTAACACTCTTAATGAGTGGGGTAGAAACGGAAAGAAGTTTGTTGTACTTCATCACAGCATACTCTCAGAGGGTATCAATGTCAATGGACTTGAAGCAGTATTGTTTATGCGTTCTATGGATTACATAGGTATTAGTCAGACTATTGGTAGGGTTATTCGTAAGGGTAATGCAGACAAAGTATTCGGTCTTGTATGCGTACCAGTTTACTCTAATGTTGGTATTACTACCGCAAGAAAGGTTGAAGCAGTAGTCGATACTATCTTCAACAAAGGTCAAGCAGCTACAACAGTTATTACAAGATGAGTGCAATTATTTTAGTTACAGGTGGATTTGACCCCATACATAGTGGTCACATCGCATATTTTAGGGATGCTAAAGAGTTTAACCCTAGCGTACCATTGTGTGTCGGTTTAAATTCTGATGAGTGGTTAATTCGTAAGAAAGGAAAGTATTTCTTACCAATGGCAGAAAGAAGATTAATAGTCAAAGAACTTAAACCAGTTGACTTGACGATTACTTATGATGATACAGATAATACATCTTGTATGGCAATCCATAAGTGTTTACAAATGTATGATAGAGTGATATTCTGTAATGGAGGAGATAGAGTTGACACCAATGTTCCAGAATATCTTAAATTTAAAGATAATGAAAGAGTTGTCTTTGAGTGGGGTGTCGGTGGCGATAATAAGATGAATAGTAGTAGTTGGATTTTAAATGAGTTTTTGAAGAGGTAATATGAACATACAAGAATTTATACCAAGATACAAACAAATTAAATCAGAGGGTTTTATTGAAATTACAAGAAAAGGCGATGGTAAATTTGGTAATACCTTTGAAGATTTACTTGGTTTAACTGAGAACAATATAGATGCTCCTGATATAGATGGGCATGAGATAAAAGTTCAGAGTAAGCGAACAAAATCAAAAATGACCTTGTTCAACAAATCTCCTGAGTGGATAATACCACAAAAGAGGGTAGTAAATGATTATGGATGGGAACACGCAACACACAAAGGAGAAAAGACAATACAATCCACAATAACTAGAACACCAAATAAAAGACAACTATGGTTAGACACAACAGATAAATTGTATGTTAGATTGAATGATACTATATTATGTCAATGGTCTTGGAAATCACTAACATCACAGTTTGTCAAGAAATTTCCTAGAGCTATTAAAGTATATGGAGAAGAAAAAAGAGAAGGAGATAAAATATACTTCTGGTTCAACGAAGCATATATTCTTACAGGAACCAGTAAAGAACTGTTCAAACAGTTAATTATAGATGATATTATATCCATTGACTTTAGGTTCTATACACAGTATAATAAAGGTTTGAGTATTAGAGACAGAGGAACAGCATTTCGTATGAAAGGTAGTCATTTGGACAAATTATTTGTTAAGGAGATTATTAAATGAGAGACACAATTTTATTTGGAGATTGTCGTGAGACACTCAAAGAGTTTGATGAACAGGCAAGGACTTGCATCACATCCCCACCTTATTATGGACTTAGAGATTATGGTGGAGAGGATAAACAAATCGGTCAGGAACAAACTCCAGAGGAATTTATTGAACAATTAGTATCAGTATTCCGAGAGGTAAAAAATGTTCTTACTGATGATGGAACTTGTTGGGTTAATCTTGGGGATAGTTACTATAACTATCGACCTGGTAAAGGTCAAGCACTTGTCAAACAATCAGTATCTAAAACGAAACAAGACCTACCAGATAAATGTGCGAAGAGAGCAAATAAATTAGAAGGACTTAAAGAAAAGGATTTGATAGGTATTCCGTGGATGTTCGCATTTGCAATGAGAAATGATGGATGGCATTTACGTCAAGATATAATATGGCATAAACCAAATCCAATGCCAGAAAGTGTGAGAGACAGGTGTACGAAGGCACACGAATATATATTTTTATTCAGTAAAAACAAAAAGTATTACTACAATAATGAAGCAATCAAAGAACCCGCAAAAGATTGGGGAACAAGAGACAGAACAAATGGAAAATATCACAACGAAGGAACAGGACTCCAACCACATAGCGGACTTACAAAATCATATCCAACAAAGAATAAACGCTCTGTCTGGACAGTAACAAATAAACCATATCGTGAAGCTCATTTTGCTACATATCCACCTGACTTGATTGAACCTTGCATACTTGCAGGGAGTGAGATAGGAGATATAATACTTGACCCTTTTATGGGTTCTGGAACTACAGCTGCAGTCGCAAAGGCACTTGGCAGAGATTATATTGGGTGCGAACTACACGAAGATTATGGTAACTTAATTCAGAAGAGAGTGCAAGAATATAAACCAGTTCAAGAAGTGGCACAAGAGACTTGCATTAACATCTTAGATATTATATAATAGAAGAGTAAACAAAAGAAAGACAAATGATTGAAGGATTCGTACTCACATTTGCATTGATGACATTTTGTATTGGTTCATCAATGGCAATCGTAAATTTCGTAACTAAAGGGAGATTATTCTAATGAGAGTTAAAGTACAACTGTATGTTGCAGGTCAAGTGTTCAACGAAGAAGTTAGAGCAGTTGACTATCAGGAAGCAAGACAAGTAGCACTTGCAAGAAATCCTAACGCTAGGATTATAAGTGTAACAGCAGTATATTAATGGCAAGAAAAGTTAATTATCAAACTTTTTACCCTACCACACTCCCCTCTTTGTTAGATGCCAAAGTTGGTCAACCAACTGGTTATGTAACAAAGGATGGTTCGTGGGCTGCAGTTCCGTCTGATGGAAGAAAATTTGCCATTGTTCATAATGGTATCATTGAACACTTCTCAAAGAATTTTGAATGTGCTATGATATACATACAAAAAGGAATTAAAAAGGAGAAGAAAAATGCACGATCAAAACTCATCTGATAAGAATGAAACTTCTGCTGAAAAATATCAGCGAGCGTTGGATTTATTTACGGAGTCAGTAATGAAACCTGATGCTGATTTGCGTGGTTGTGCATATAATCAAGGTTGTTATGATGACCTGATGGAAATAAGAGAACACGTTTTAGAATACCTTAAAACATTGAAGGAAGTCACACATCATACCTATGCAGATGAGAGTGATGAATTAGAGACAGCAAAGTTAATTGAAGTGAAAGATAGGATGAAGTGAAAGATAGGATTGCTGTTGATACAAAACCATTTACAAAATGGCGGTAATGTGTTCATACTAATACATTAATACTAGGGTAAATCTATTAAAATAAATAATGTGAACTATAAAATTACCTTATGTTATCTACCCAATACCGACTAAGATTAGAAGCTATTTGCAAGGACATTGCTTCGGGAACAGAAGTTTCATTAGAAGATATGATATGGGCAAACAAATTGGGAAAGGCGAATACAAGTGCTAGAGGAATGTTAAACAAAGCAAGGAAAATATCAAGGAATCCGAATGATTCTTTTTTGAATAACTTGAATATTGGAGACCCCGATTCAAGTAATCACAAAAGGGGTTTTAATAGTCCAGATGAGATTGTTGATTGGTTCAAACCTGACAGGTCAGACGATTGGAGACAAAGAGATTAGACACTAGGTATATGTGCGTAGGCATAAATTTTTGTTAAATTGTATCGGAAAATACGGTGTGGATTTGCATACATAATAGTATAGAGTTGGAGAAAACAAGATGCACTAAAACTCCTGTATTATGGTTCAAATATTCAACTATTATTCGATAAAATGCACAACTTAATTCCACTAAATCAACTCAACGGTTATAATGATGATAACGATTTAATCACAGAATATTACGAGTGCTTAATCGAATGTGATGATAGACAATCAGAATGTAAGAGAATATGTAAGGAGGTTTTAATTCGTTAATTGTAGTTTACCGAGTTAGCAAATGTATCAATTCTACCATCCACCTTAAGTAAAATAGAATAAAAAACAACCCCTTGACTTTTTAAGTCAGGGGGTTTATAATTGGAGAAACAATATATTATGTTTAGTCCTTTGAGATACGTTCAAAACGTAAGAACTGTTTATAGCAGATTTTACCAGAAAAATATTAAGGAAGTCGAAGTTAGATTTGGCGATGAGGAGCCTGCTTGGATACCTTATGATACACTACTATCAATTATGTCAATTATGGGGATAGATGATGAAAGTATTATTTAAAATTAGAGAGTTTGCGTGGATGGTCGCAGACGAAATTGCTGATTGGTTATATCCATACAGAAATAGACTAACACCAGAAGAACAGTTTGAAGTTAGAGTGAAAGACCCTATGAGTGGGGAACAATATATGATGGAAGAAATTATACAATCTCAGAATGAAAGGATAGAAAGATTACAGGATGAAATGATAAATGTTCAGATGAGATTATCAGAACACGATGATAGATTTAAGACAAGAGTTAAGATTAAAAAGGATAGTTCATCGGTATCAGGAGACATCAAGAATATCTTTAATTCCTGATATACTAAATAATTCTTAATATAACTTAAAACTTGATGAAGGATAAGAAGGCAGCAAAGATATTGATTAAGAGAGCAAAAGCAAACCCAGAATTATATACCGATACGGAAGTGAAATACGCAAGACTAATTAAACGAACTTTAAAACTTTCCAGTAATGAGCAACCAATCTCTGAAAATCAATCAAAATAAAGACGGTAGTTTTACTGTCGAATGGGATAAACAAGACCCCGAATGGAGTTGGATGAACAACTTGACATCCAAAGAAATTCAAGGTATCATGGAGAAAGCAATTCACTTGGATAAGAACAAATGATAGACGAATTTTCTAGCCCATCACTTAATAATTTAAAGGACTCTATCGAGGATGCACTCACAGTTGAATCCCCACAGGATATACTGGATTGTATTATGTTGACATTGAAAAGAAATTCACAATACCATCGTGTATGTGCAAGGCACAGTAAGGAAGTCTTGGATTTATTATATGGTGTGGACAAGAAAAACAATGTAGTTGAAATCAATGCGGGTGCGTTGGATGATGATTATCTTACAGACCCGAAAAAATGGATAGATTATACTGAATTACCAGATAGTGGTAAGGTACAAACTGAACCAGAGAATACAGGGTTGTTAGATGAAGATGAGTTGATAGCAAATGGTTATCAACTGACCGATACAGGATGGGTTAAAGCATAATGGCATTATCTGAAACTGTCAAGTCATCTTTAAGGGATGCACAAGAAGATTTAAAAAATGCTCTTGCGTGTGCAGCCAGAACAGAGAAACCATTTATCAGTAAAAATATTGCTGATATGATAGCACAGATTGAAAATGTAATTGATGCAAGTGAAGTCTTAGACCAAATAGAACAGAGGAAGGATGGGGATAGTGGTATGTTTGGTACATTTTTCAATCACGATTTACCATAGTTATGAAGTATCATTTGTATGACGAAAATTATGACCATAAGGGAGATTTCCAGACACTACAGGAAATGAGAAATTACTTGTGTGAATGGAAATATGACAATAATGATAGAAGTTATATGGATGATACCTTTGATTTTATCAAATCTATCAGATGGCATTGGGATTTGACCGAACATTAAAATAACATTAAAAACCTAAATAGTATTAACACAAACGAAAAACACATTATGAAATCAATAGAAGACCATATCGAGTTCGATAAAAAGAAGATTGAAGACCCAACAGTATCTTCAGCAGCTAGAAGACACTACAAAGAGGAACTTCAAGAACTACAAGAGTATGTCGGACATCACACAGAAGAGATAAAAGCTGGCGACCATCACGACCCAAATGCTCTAGAATTATTTTGCGACTTGCACCCTGATGAACCAGAGTGTCTAGTGTATGACGACTAACCAGACATTTCAATAGCAAAGTCCAAAGCTTTTTTGGCACTCTCGGATAATCTTATTACCCTACTAGATTTAACAACTTGAAATCCGAGCAAATCCCCCTCTGGTTTTTCGGGTAAACCGAAAGGCAAAACTAGAAATATACCTGCGTTGGCAACACATTTCCAACCAACATCTACAAAACCTAATTCCCTTAATGCACATTCTAGTTTTAAAGAGTGGCAACCATCAATTAATTTCATACGGATAACCGAACTGTAAATATTTAGTGTGGACATTATACCGAAAGTGTGATATAATATCTGTATGGCATCAACAGCATTAAAAGCTTTAACAGCAACAACAGGAACTCGAACTGATTGTTGGAACACCCCACCAGAGTTTGTAGGGGATGTACTAGAATTTTTCGATAACAAACTAGATTTAGACCCCTGTTGTAATGACATCGAGAATCCCAATGTACCCGCTAAAAAACTTTTTGACGAGAAAATAAATGGTTTAGCACAAAATTGGGTTGCCGAGAGTGTGTTTATGAATCATCCATATAGTAATAGTAAAGAGTGGATACCCTATGCAGTATCACAGTATCAACTAGGACACGCAAAAGAGTTAGTCCTGTTGATTAAGATGGATGTATCGACAAGATGGTGGAAGTCAATATCAACCTATCCATTTCTAGCAATTAATAAAAGATTAAAATTTGGAAATGGAAAAGGTGCAGCTCCATTTCAATCAGCAATAGTTTATCTTGGCGATAGACTTGGTAAGTTTAGACGAATATTCGGTAAATATGGAACCCTTTATATGCCAGTAATTGAAGTGTCACAAGAGAAGTTGAATCCTCTTGTAGAAGTGCTATATTAATAGTGGGGAAACAAAATCGGCATCCAATGGGTTAGGTGCAAGTCCTAACTATCTCCGAAAGGATAAGGGAAATCATTGAGTGTAAGTCCGTATTTTTGTTTCTCGCACCTTATTAACAAACAACTCTTATGTCAACCAGAGCAAGAATAGGTATTCAATTACCTGATGATTCAATCCTTTCAGTATATCATCACTTTGATGGATACCCAGAGGGATTAGGTGTTAAACTTGTAGAACACTACAACACTTATGAGAAAGTTACTGAACTTATAGATGGTGGCAATATGAGTAATTGCTATTCTGATAGTAAGTTTAATGTAGAAACAGGAGAGTTCACACCTATCGCTGACCCAAAACCTAGTTATTATGGTGGGGATAATGAAGAACCAGTATTAAGTAAGAACTTTGATGAGTTCACACGAATAGATTGTTGGCAAGAGTTTTCTTATGTGTTTGTCACAGACAGATGGGTAGCATACTCTACCGAACAAAAGTTTAATGAAGATTATAGTAAGATTACCAGAGTAATTGTCAAGGAGGTAGAAATCCCAAAAAAGCAGACAGTTGAATAAGTGTCACAAGGGGGTGGTCAACCCCCTTTTTTATTGCTATAATGAATGTATAAACAAAGAAACACCCCTATGGAAAAAGTAATCGGAGCATCAGTAGAGAGAACAAATCAAGTATTTCTAAACAGATACGTTGATGACTACTGTAAAGCACTCAATGAGAATTACAAACAGGACACAATTAGAAGTCTTGAGCATAACTTACAACGTGACCCTGATTGCACTTATTCAGCAAATCAACTTGTTAAAATTATGCAAGGTAAAGCAAACCTAGACAGATTTAGATATAGTGAAGGTAAGAAGTATTTAAAAGTGACCAGAGAAGAGTATAACGAAAAAACTGGTTATTGGAGAGATACTACAGTTCACTCATTTGTAGATAAAAAAACTGGGGATGTATTCAAACCTGCATCTTGGAAAGCACCCGCAAAACACATTAGATATAGCTTTTGTAATAAAAAGGATATGTTATTTCTAACTGACCCTAGATGTGTAGGATGGGCGGGTGGATACTTATACTTAAGGTAAAATGAAATTATCAATCAAAGAAAAACTAATTTTTATTGTTTCATTTCTATGGATGCTACATTGGGGAACTAATATAGCAAACCTAATTATTGACACATTCTTGTTAAAAAATGGTGTCAGATTATTACCATTTGGGTTATAATTTTACTATATAATCTCGTATGTGTTAATATAAGGTCAATAGAGAGAGAATAATATTAGTTTAAGCAAACTACTATCACTCAAACAAATGCAACTCAAACACATTGAACATCCCGAAGATACTATTCTTACTGGAGACTTATCAGCAATTAACTGGTTTACTTTACAGGGAAAGGTATCTCTTAAAATAGATGGTTGCCCTGCTATTGTATGGGGAACTAATCCCGAAAATGATAAATTTTTCGTAGGAACTAAATCAGTATTCAATAAAGTCAAGAAGATGGTATGTCACTCTCACGAAGAGATTGATATATTATATGCTGAAAAACCAGACTTGGCAAATAAATTACACTCTTGTTTTGATAATCTAATCAGAACAGATACAATATATCAGGGAGACTTACTTGGTATCGGTGGCGATGACTATTACCAACCGAATACAATAGGTTATCTATTTCCATTTAAGATAGACCATAATATTATTATTGCACCACACACAGAGTATATCGCTACAGGTAACACCTTAGTTGAGACACACGCAGTACCATTAGACCATACACTTGAAACTGACCTTGATAAAGTATTGTATGTTCAATGTGATGCAATCGCTAAGTTTCAAGAATTTGTATATGATAGATGTCAGTTTGCAAAACAAATGGCAACTATGGTTCAGTTTGTTGACAATAAAAAAGCACAAGAATTAAAGAAAACTATTAATCATTGTATTCGTCTTGGAACAAGAATGACAGATGATGTGATTGATACTATATCACACTCACATAATATTGACCCTAACTTGATGAGACTTTGGAAGTTAGTCAAGTCAATCAAAATGGATGCACTCAAAAGATGTGAACACAATGCTTGGTGGTCAACATTTAATGACGATGGCGAAATAGATGGCGAAGGTTATGTAATGTGGAATAGGTGGGGTATATACAAATTAGTTGATAGGGATGAGTTTAGCAGATTAAACTTCCTTACAAGTGGAGCTTGGGACAGTTAAATATGTGTCACAACCTACCACGCATAGGTTATAAAATGCCCTATAATAGAGAAGTAATCAAGAAATCCCTTACTATGAACTCAGGAATACCATCAACAGCACTCAATGATATGCTCACAGATTTCGTGAAGTATGTAGATTCATTCTATGGTGTTGTTGACCCACTCTATCCTATGATGAGTAAAGAGACAGGTCAACCACTCAACACAGTTGACATCTATAGTGCTACTCAATTCTATCTTTCACAATGTAGTGATGAGAGAGTTACAAATTGCACTTGGGGAGACGGAGACTCACTTGACAGAGAAAGAGTCAGAGACATTCTACTTGAAGAGTACAACTACAAGTTTGTAGGAGAGTAAGATGACAAAAATTAGAAGTGAATTTCCACAGACACCTCTCAAGTTGACCTTGAGAGAAGAACAGATAAGCACTATTCTCTATTGTTTAGAGGGTTATGTGCAAGGTAACGATGATGAAGAGTTAGTAGAAGAAATTGATGAAATTTTCAAAGAGTTGGAAACAACTGTTGATAAGTTTTACAATAAGATTGAAAAGGCAAGAGCAAAACAACCAGAGGGAGAATGGTAATACAAACAGTAAATAAGCATACCAGAGCAGGGATGTGGGGTAAACAGATAGTTTGCCCTGATTGTAACAAAGTTGCCACAGTATATCACTTTAGTTGGTCAGCACTCAGTTGTCAAGAGTGTGGTGCTATGGTAGAAAAAAATCAATGGAGATTATTATGAATTTAGACAATTATGAACTAACAACTATAGATTACGCATTAAAGTATTACCTTAAAGAAAATCCAAATCTTGATGAGGAAGATATTGAGTGGTGTAATTTAGTAAGAGAAAAAGTGGATAGCATTATAATATCACAGGCAAATTATGAAAGTGAGTGTGGATAGGACAGTTAAATTACTGTCACACCACATTGATATATGGTAAAATCTTTGCTATAATAATAGTAATTACGAAATGATTATGACCCCCGAAGAAAAGTATCGTGACCTCTACGAACAAATGTATGACCTATGTGACGAACAGGGTTGGGGAGACCCATTCTCTTATGCAAGGTCAAGAGAAATCTATATGGCAGGTTTACTTGGTCATAAAGTTGCAGATGATTATTCTGGGGAAGATGCAATAGATGAAGATGGTGGATGTGAATACAAATCCACCATAGGTAAGAGTGTCAATGGAACTTATAATGGTATAAGTGTTCAAGATGATTGGGAAGACCAAGCTAGGTATATCATAGAGGATAAAATTGGTAAGTATGAAAACCATTATTATGCAAGATTTGATGGTGGTAGAGTTGCAGAGGTATGGAAGTTAAATGCTAACAACGTACTAAAGATTTTATTACCGAAGATTAAGAAACAGTTTAATGAAGGAACATCACACAAAAAAGACCCTAGAATAGGGGTAAGTATCAGTACAAAACAAATCAAGGAATATGGTACAAGAATTAGATAGTGGTAAGTTAATGTTCTCAGGTGGTAACAACGATGAGTGTTACACACCTGATTATGGTGTTAAACCTATACTGAAGTATATTCCAGAGGGTGCTACTGTATGGTGTCCTTTTGATACCATTGATAGTGAGTTCACTAAACAAATATCGAAGCAAAATAAAGTTATCGCTACTCATATTAGTATGGGTATTGACTTCTTTGACTTTGAACCTGATTACTGGGATGTAATGGTATCAAATCCACCATTCACAAATAAGAGAAAATACTTTGAGAGAGCATTATCTTTTGGCAAACCTTTTGCCTTGATAATGACAAACACTTGGTTGAATGATTCAGCACCAAAACAATTATTCAAGGATAAGGACTTGCAGTTGCTTATGTTTGATAAGAGAATGAAGTTTATTAGTCCTGATGGTAGAGACAATGACAAGATAACTTTTAGTAGTAGTTACTATTGCTATAACATACTACCAAAACAAATTGTAATGGAGGAGCTGGATGTGCCACCTAAGAAAGTGTCCACTAAGAGTGGTAGTATGGCAGTTTTACCACTATAATAGTAATATAACAAAGGAGAACCCCTATGAAAATCTCATCTGACAAACAACTTAAGAGAGACATCAAGTATCTCAAGAAACAACTTGACGATAACAAAGATGCAATTGATGAAATCCTAGAACACATTGAAAAAGTGGGTATAGGAAGTGCAGAGTATTTTTGCGAGGAGTTCGTATTTGTCCCTGACGATGAAACACCAGAACAAGTTGCAAGACTACACGACCCATTATACTTTGACATATCTGAATTTAATTACCACAACTGGGAGGGAAACTAATGACTACAAAAAACAAAGACAAAACATTTGGATTGAACTACAAAAGAGAGTTTTTCATCAAAGTTGAAGGAAAAGAACTTCGAGTCAACGAATATGGAGACAGATTACATAGTCTCATAGATGACTTAGGTTGGGATTACCAAAGAATGAGTTGTAGTGGTAGAGAAGTCTATGACGAAATACAGCAACTTCTTGGTGGTATTGATGAAGATGAAGTCTTTATGGAGATTTAAGATGACACAATTTGAATATTACTCTCATAATAAAATGAGTCAAGTAAAAAAAGATTTTACACCCGCACTAATCAATGAACTTAAATCATTCTTGGTTGAGAGAATGGTGGACAATATGGAAACTCAGGACTTAGTTCAATATGTCACAGATGACCTTGACCAGTATTTTGAGAATCTACCAGAGGAACAGTTCATCAATGAAGCAAAAAACTACTGGGATGATGGATTTGACGATGTAATCGAAGAAATCGAAGAGTATGCTGATTGTGATTTCAAAAAGGACAGGAGAGAAGATTACCTTGATAGTCTATCAGAGGGTAAAGACCTTGATGACTATGGTAGCAAAGTTGATGCACTTGTAGATAGTATGGGTGTGACAGATGAAGAGGTGTCCACTACACACAGACGCAAGGACTTGGACTTGCTATAATAATAGTATAAACAAAGGAGAACCCCCTTATGTCAAAAGAAATGTTATTCTTATGTGATGTGTACGATGCTTGGTTATCCAAGAACAAACTACCACATAGATGTGCAAGTGAGATTCTTTATGGTGCTGACACTAAAGGCAGACTTACACAAAATCAATCCTACTGGTTAGAGGACTTTATCTCTACTTGGGATGTTATCTCACAGAATACTTGATATGATTGAGAAACTTAATGTATCAGTTTCCTTTACAGGCGATGAACTGTATGAAACTATCAAACTCTATGACATATTGAGAGATATGGACTTTGAGTTATCAGAAACACAAGTCGAAGTGTTTGAGAAACTACAAGACGCAGAAGTCAACGCAGGATTTTTCTAATGGAACTACTAATCGGAACAGCGTGTTTTGGTGCATTTACCTTTTGGGGTATATGTGTTTCCAGATACCTTGATGCAAGGGAGAAGAACTAATGGCAAAGAGACAGTACAAAAGACCCCACTTCTATAGTATTGCAAGTATGATGACCGATGAAGAAGTACATCAAGTGTGGGAGATAGTCGGTAATGCACTTGACCGCAATGGATTCAAAGATGCAGATGGAGAACTATCAATTCGAGTCTATGATGAGACTCTTAAGAAAAATGTAATCAATGTAATTGACAAATCACTATGAATTTAGAATCACGCAAAGCAAATATGGTGTATGAATTAGCATCACTTGTAAAAGATTTTCCAGAGACAGCACCAGTATTGATAGAGGAACTGGTGGACATAATGTTTGACGAACAGATTGACCACCTTGAAGATGTTATTGTAAATCATTTTGGTGTAGAAGCTTATGGAGAAGAGACAGTTGAATTACTGTCACAACAATAGTTGCAAACCAACCTATTTCGATTATAATAGGTATATACAAAGGAAAAACCCCTATGACCGCAAAAATGGAAATCCTACCTGATGACGGAACAGCAATACTGTTCACAGTATCAGAAACATTAGGTATGCACTTCTGGATTGATGAAGATGCAGTTTTTATGTCAGCACCATCATACGCTACTGGCGATGGTTGTGATATGGACAATGCAATCGCAGTTTCAGATTGGGAATCATTCACAGAGTTGACACCTGATGATTATTCTCACTTATTCGGATATGTATTCACAATGTGTGTACTCAAGAGAGACTATGTAAAAGTTGGTTATTATTCAAAAGCATTTGGAGGAACAAACAATGACTAAAACAAAATTTATCTTTGAAGAGAAATTTATCTCTTATGCAAATGTCGAAATCTATGCAGAGAATGAAGAAGATGCAAGACTACAGTTTCAAAATGGAAACTATCAGTACTATGATGTATCTGACTTCACAGAAGGACACGAACTGATTAGCGTTACTGAAGAAGAACCAGTTAACTACTATCAAGGAGCATAAAAATGAAATCAGAACTTAACAGCAAAGATTATGTTACCTTTGCAAGAAAATTTGTCAAAGAGACAGTTGATATAATGGACATTGAAGAACTCAAAAGTATTGTATCTGACCATATACACGAAATGATACAGGAAGGAGAGGATACTTATGGTCAGGAAGGTGCATTTGAAGAAATGAAGTCTTGGGATGAAGGTACATTCCTTTCAGTTGCAGAAGACTTTGAATTAGAATTGGAGGGAGTAATGATTACATCATTTTTGACAGGAGTTGCAGTCGCAGTTCCAACAGCACTTATCACAATGAAGTTACTGAACAGTTCACTCTTTATCAGTAATGAAGAACTGAAGGAAGCAAACGCAAGAATCAGTCTTATCATTAATAACCTTGATGATTTCCGAGAGGAGAGAATGAAGGACAAAATGGAAAGACTTAGGCATCACAGACAAATTAGACCCCAGATTATCCACTAAAATCAAATGAGAAAAGTTTATTTTACAGAAGAGCAGTTCGACACTCTATACGAACTTGTCAATGAAAAGGTTGAATCACTTGTTGAATCATCAATAGATTATCAGGACTCGGACATTCTAAATGAGAATGAGGACTTACTTGATGTTCAATCTGTTTTAGAGGAAGCAAACAAGTGGGTATTATTGGAGACAGAGGACTAATGGAAAAGATTACATTCAACAATGAACAGTTAGAGTTTCTTAAATTCATAGTCCAAGACTTTGAATACAATGATGACCACGAAAGGTATATGATTGAGCAGATAGAGAACAAAATCTATCAGGCACAGGAAAATCAAGCACTTAAACTATTATCAGGAATGAACTAATGCCACTTATTAATCTATCAAAGGAAGAGTTAAGGAAGATTGAATTTTACCTGATGGGAGACACTCATCCACTTGTTGTCAGCATCCTTGAAAAGATAAAGAACTTGGATGATGTATGTGAATGTGGAGGTCAAACCAACTGATATATAATACAGCACAAACAGAGTAGTTACAATGTCAGATGATGAAATCAAAACCTTTATAACTACTTTGAAGTCGTTTATGCAACACGCAGACGTAGAGGAAATGAATTATCTCAGAAGAGAATCTACACGCAAGTATAAACAACTATACTACAAGAGTCAAGCAAAATTGCATAATGTCTCTTATGACTATTACCTATCAGAATTTACTTAAGGAGTTACACAATGAGTCGCAAGTACAGAGTTGAGCAAAAGTTTACTACAGGATGGGGTTTAGTAAGCGAAACTTCATTTAAACTATCCAAAGATGGAGCAAAGAAAATATTAGAAGAATTAATGAATGAGGGTGTCAACCCAGATGAACTCAGAGCAATTCCCGATTAATGTACGAACCACAAGTCGATGATTACGTCAAGTGGACTACAGCACTCGGTATGGTTCACGAAGGTTGGGTTTATTTTAAATGCAACTACACACCAAAGAAAAAAGGTTTCCCACAGACAGACCATTATATAACCATTGAACTTGGAGTTCGGGATATGCCACCCGAACAATCAAAAACATCATTACATAAGAAGAGTCATGTACTCTTACTATGCTATCATCATAACTGGAATCAATTAGAGTATATCACAAATCGTAGAGATAGTATAGATGTTCAGATGTATCACTCGCAAGAAGGTAGATACGCAGATATACAGTAAGACCTTTATGTTTATCCCTCTCGCATATCAGAGAGAATCGCTGAATTTTATAGAGTGGTCTATCGAGGGGTTCAAGCGGATTTTTTTTACCCCTAAATCATAAGACTTATACATAACTCTGTTATGGTTGTTCGATGAACTGTAGATATTTTTAAAGGGATGTAAGAGCGAAGGTATAAACACACACGAAGAGTCGTAGAATGTAGAGAGAATTAAGTGTCGCAAGATGAGAATGAGAGCGTATATAAGATTGTAGAGTAAAGTGATATAAGTCATACAATATACAGCAAGAATGATACAATAAATCAATGTTTTTACCCCTATAATCTGTATAGAATCTCTCAGGAAAGAAAATACTCTTGCATACCTCTATAATGTATTGAATGATACAGAATACCTTTGATTTTAATTAATAAAAGGTTTTTTAAATATAAAACAGTAATTTATTGCGTTTGAGAATCTGTATAGAATCCATATAGAATGTGTAGTGAATCTGTAAGTAATGTGCTAGGGTATTGTGGACTTAGCGAGCGTAGCATCGAACGGGCGATTTGTCAACATCACGGGCATAAATTTCTGGAAATCCTGACATAAAAACTAGTCGAGAACTTATAAGATTTTCTAGTCGAGATACTCATAATTCTCATAGAAGCTAGTCGAGATATATCACACATATAATAAGTCTAGTCGAGACTCTCATCATCATTCATTATCTCATATACTGTATGTGAATATGAATCTAGTCGAGACACCCGCACATCATATCATCTAGTCGAGATGTGTGCATATACTCATATACTTGACACGTCATCTAGATGTGTGCTATCATATGTACATACACTTCGAGATACACATTATCATGCATAAGCGTGTGTACACAGTCACGCTAGACATAGAATGTTGGGATGACCTGAAGGTCGAAAAGATTGATTGGGCGAAGAGCATTAACCTCTTTCCCGATGAGTTCATCCATTCTAACACGAAATTGCTAGAGAACGGGGTGCCAGTGGACAGTATCCGAAGTGGCACAACTTAAGTTGACGGGGCAGCTGGATTGCGATAAGATCCATCCCAAATATTACAGAAGGTTACAGTTATTATTTCAGAGCTCGGGGAGTGGCGAAGGTTTTCTATC